CAACTTATCCCACTTTGCATCCATGTACTTCTCTTTCATAGAAACCTCCTTATTTTCCTTTTCCTCTACTACTGTTTCCACTACAGGCTCCTCAACTACAGGCTCCTCGATAACAGGAGCTACTACTGCCTCAGACTCCTTACGCTCTTCATTGGTGAAGAACTGGATAGCTGCTACCAGATCAGCCTTGTTCATCTTAGAGTATCCCTTTACTCCTACTTCCTTTGCAACTGCCTTAAGTTCCTTAACTGTCATGTTCATCATATCCTTATCCTCCTTATTCTTACTAAACATTTTTGACTCTGCAAAAAGATATCCTAAGTTCTCCTTGATGCAATCAATATCCTCTGCATATGTACGGATACTTGCATTCTCTACACCAATATATGTGCAGATAGTATCCCATTCTTCACTGGCTTCCTTGTTCTTAATTTCAGCAGTTTTAAACTGCTTGTAGTCGTCAATGTACTGTATGAACGGATCGTATTTGTGTGCAAGTGCATTCATTCTGTCGAAAATCTCTCTCTCGCTCATCTTTGTTAACTCTTTAGCCATGTTAGTCTCCTTCTCCCTATTCTTCATAGGGTTGTGCAAATTAATAGTTCTATCCTAGTGAGTCTAGGTCCTTATTTGTGTAGGGTCGCTACTGCCTACGTTGTGCGATATTGACCTGTCATCATCAGTATGGGTAGGTCATCTCCCATAGACCCCCTTATATAAAGGGGGTTTCGACTAGCATCACTCTCCATCAAGAGCATCCTCGAACTCGTCCATAAGCTCCTCTACAGCAGCCTCAGCAGCCTTTGCATTAGCCTTCTCACGAGCCTTTTCCTCACGTTTGATGCATCTCTGTGCAAAAGCGTATCCAGCATCGTTCTTACCATCATAGTAACCATCACGTACTTCCTGTGCTACTCTGGTCTCAGAAACGGTCTTTGCAACCTTACGAGCTGCATAGCTGACTTCTTCCTTAACAGTAGTAGTAGCATAGCCAAGACCATAACCAGTCTTGTGAGCCGCCTTACAGCCAAGATCCTGGCCCTTGTGGATGTTTGCCATCCATCTTTCTTTTCTTGTCATTGTCTTATCCTCCTTGTTGCTGTTTGTGTTGTTAGTTGCCTGTGCATTGAAAAACTTAAACATAATGTCTCCTTCTCCCACTAGGTAGGGTTCACCATAATATAGGGTTAATAGTATAAGCAGTTTAATGACATGCTTAGGTCTATTCAGTTGTATTAGATAGCATTGATACGTGCTACCAGTTCTTTATCTCTTCTCTTACGAGCAAGGATCTTATTGAGTGTAGAGAGCATAGTACTCTTTCCTACGATTGCCACTGCATATGCATCTGCCTGTAGCTCATTCTCAAGCTTACGCACACGCCAATCATGCTTATAGTACAGATGACCAGCTTCGTGACATGCTACTGCGTACTGTTCTTCCTCTGTCAGCTCTGTAAAGTTCTTGTCATATACCATGACCGCATTGCCATATGCGTCATAGTTAGCTGATGCGTACAGTGAATTAGATACAGCTACTGTGATAGGAGAATATACTCCTATTACACTGACTCCGTTTACATTCCATGTCTTACGCTCACCCATATATGTACCGTTGACGATCTCTGTATGGGTAATGAAGTCCTCTTTCTTAGCTCCCACTGCCTTCATCTCTCTGACAGCTTCAACTACTGTTGCTACTACTGCTACTCCAAGTGTTGCGATGATAATGCTCTTTAACATAGTGTCTCCTTCTCCTATTTGACGCATAGGTGCAATAATGTTTTCTACCCTTGGATGCACTGAAAAGAATTCTTTTCTTTCTGTGTAAGGGGGTAGGGTTTCGAACTAAAGAAGCACTGAAAATATATAAACGTGGTTGCTTCAAAAAATATATCTATATTTAGATATATAAGAGCAAAATGTAGCTTAACACTACACTTTTATATAAGACCAGATAAAGAACGTCTTAACTGATCAAATAAGATGACATTCTCTTATATTCTTACGGGGAAACAGTCTAAAGACGTTGCTCCCAAGGGAGCCGTATTATACTGTTAAGGGGGAAGGGGGTGGGGTAGAATATATTTGAAAATTGCGAAATTTTTGGGCTTCGCCCAAAAAATATATATATAAAAATTAATCCTATATCTGGAAAATTAATTATAGTATTCGTATACAGAAATGATCTACAATGGGCGGCGTTTTTTCTTCTATGTCCTTGGGAAATTTAGAGATAGCATTTTGGCATTTTAATTTGTAATATTATAAATTGTAAGGAGGTGTTTATATGAAAAAGAACACAGAATTAACCATACAAGAAACTGCTCAACTTGTTTACGATTTGATGTATGGGAAAAAGCAGATGAACATTCTGCAAGCTTATTCTACTGTTTATGCTAAATATAAAACCGACTACTCATATGATGAAATTAAAGACTATCTCTTTCATCATGATCTAACAAAATCAGAAGAATAAGAATTTCACATTGGGTTTAAGATTTAAAATTGCTTTATTCTTATTTCTTGTATATAATAAAGCTATGAGAATAGGTTTCCATGTGACCTCCTTTCTTATAAATAAATTTAAACCCGATTATCATACTTTCATGATATCCATATTGGGATAGGACTAAAACTACTATTCGCATCAGTCTTGCTACTTTGGCTGATCTCCTTTCCAAGAGGGTAGGCTAAGTGCAGATGCTTAGCCTACTTTTTTGTATAAGATGTTGCGAAAATACTCTTGATTGGTTATAATCAATTAAAAAGTAAAAATAAGCTACATTTTATGTATAAGGAGATAGCATTATGAAAACAAGCCCAATAATTGTAAATGAGGTAAGAAGATTATCTCAAGAAGAAGGTCTTCGTGATGCAGAGATTGCTGCGATCATTGAGTACAACAGAGTATCTGTACAAAAAATAAGAAAAGCATATAACATTCCTACGTATAATAAGGATATGAGAAAGGACAAAGCAGTGGTATGTCCTAATTGCAAATCAACTTATTATATTCGAAGAAAGGAAGAACCTGGAATATGTTGTCCAGCATGTGCTGTTAAAATAAACAAAGGAGAGCAATTATGCAGACAAAACAGATAGGGAAATTCTTTTTAGAGCAATATCAAAACGGTGTAAAAAATTTTAGCAAAAAAGCATCTAGTCAAGCACTTAAAAATATTAGTCATCCAAATGCAAGTAAATATATCTTTGGCTCAATGGAAGATGTATTATATAAAAACAATGCATGGGAAGAAGGTATAGAGCTTTTTGGAGAAGACAAAATGCAAAAAGCAACAAAAATATGGAAAAGAGCAAATTCTGCTCAAAATATGAAAAACTTAAATATGCTTGATAGAGGAATTTCTTTTACAGATGAACAGACTACGAATATATACGATACGTTAGCAAATATGTTATCCGATACATTAGATAAATGGAGTGGAATATAACATGATAGGTGGATTAGGTCTTGATAGAGCAACAGCACAATACATTATAAACGTGATCCTACAAGATAGAGATGTCAAAGCAGAACTTGCTAAACAAATTCGTATCGAAACTGAAACTGCCAAGAACAAATATTCTCAATATAATAGGGCTTCGTTTGATTCTCTAACATCTGGTGATGTTAATCTCCAATACAGAATGGCACAATCTGGCTATGATGTTTATGGAAGAACAATTCTAAGCGGTCATACTAATACTTCCAATAAAAATGTATATCAAAAAATGAAAAATAAAATTCGTTATGGTAAGCAGCCTGAGTCTGGTTATAGAAATCGTGGTGGATTTACCGTAGGATAAGGAGATTAGTATGGGCTTAATAAATAAAACTTTAAATAAAGTTGATAATATAGCCGTAAAAGCCGTTGAAAAAGCTGCGGAAAAAGGCACAACGAATGCTGCCGCTGAAGCCGTTCTTGGTGCCACTGAAAAATTGAGTAAGCGAGCTGCAAAAAAAGCTGCACAAAATGGAAGTCATGCCGCCGAATCAGCGTTGGTGTTTATGGGAGAGACTGAGAAAAAGGCAGCAAAAAATGGAGCTGCTGATGCCGTTGAAGATATAGTTGAAGAAAAAGTAAAAAGTTCCAGAGGAAAAAATGCACTTATCGGTTCTACAATTGGTGGTATTAGTGGTGCTGGTATAGGCAGTATTACTGGCATGGCTACTGGTGCAGATGAAGACAACCAAAATAGAATGATTGTTACTGGTGCATTAGCTGGCATAACTGGCGGTGCTATCGTTGGTGGTCTTTTTGGAAATAATATCACCAAAATTGCTGGTGGAATCGCTAAAGGTGCTTCAAATGAAGCAGTTGAAGGTGGAGCTAAAGGACTCATTAAAAATGTTGGTGCATCAGCACAAGATTTTGCAGATAAGATAGATGATATTGGAGAAAAAGTTGCAAATAAAATTACAAATGATCATATAGCAAAAAACTTTGGTGGTTATACATTAGAAGAAGCTAAAGAAGTATTTAGAAATGATTTAATTGATGATGCTGTCAATAAAGTTTCTAAAAAAGCTAATACTCTTGGTGGTGCTGCTCAAGGAGCAATTATGGGTTCTGTTGGGGGTGCAGTAATAGGTGGTGTTGCTGGTGGCATTGATGAAGATGATACATTTATCGGTGGAGCATTAAAAGGTGGATTAATCGGCGGTACTCTTGGCGGTATTGGAGGCGGAGCAAGTGGATACTTTAACAATAATGCAAAACTTTTTGCTAATACTACTGCCAATGTGAACTCGTTATTAAGAAAGAAATAAAGGAGATCAGGTTATGGAAGTAGTAAAGGCATTGAAAACTGTTGGAAAAGCATTATCTGATACATCTGGTGCAGTTGTTGACGCTATTGGTGTTGGTGCTGGAACTTTAGATGGATACATTGGAGAAACTGTATCAGAAGCTGCTGGTAGGAAAATCTTATCAAAAAGCGGTAATGTTCTTTCTGATGAATCAGTAAAAGGAGTTAGACGCAAAATTGCTCAAGGAGTAAATAATAATTATTCCCGTATCGGCAAAACTATTGGCGGAGGAACAGAAGGATTAGTTACTGGTGCTGTTGGAGGTGCTGTAATTGGCGGCATCGCTGGTGGAGTTAATGAAGATGAAACATTCCTTGGCGGTGCTGCTAAAGGAGCATTAATCGGTGGTGCTAGTGGTGCAGTTGGCGGTGCAGTAAGTGCGGCCGTTCATAACAACGCTGGTTTAATGGAAAATGCAAGTGTAGATGCAATTGCAATTGCAGAACGCATTTCTAAATGGGGAGCTGGTATGGGTGATGGTATTTCTCGTACAGTTAATAATTCTCCAGTAGGTGGAATGGTTAAACCTGGATCTGTAACAGATATAGGTGGAATTAAAGTAGGAACTCAATTCGATGGGCAAATGAGAATGATGCTCTAATAACATAAAGGAGTCGATTTAAAAATGGCTAATACTATTGCAATAACGACAAAACAAAAAGACTTTAATAATAATACTTCATTACCAGATGTCAGCAATAAAACTGGAGAAGAATTATTAGCTGCAATGTGGGGATTAACCCCAACGAAGACTAAACAAGTAAGTAACATTAGTAAAGTCTATTTTACGAAACATGGCATGTTTGCATCCATCCCGATATTATGTAGAGGGGTGAATTGTGCATATAAAGACGTATGTATGGTTGACCCATCAGAACGTACCGTAGGATCAAGATGTCCTATGGAAATAGCTGCTCTAATTACAAGATTTAATCAATGGTGTCAACACTTTAATATTAATATTGAAGGTGAAACGATAGAATCTAAAGACTTAGTAGATGCAACGCTTATTAAAGACCTTGTAAATATAGAAATACAAATACTTAGAGCAGAAAATAAGATAGCATTATCTGGTGATTTCATGGGAGAAACTCTTGTTGAAGTTGATAAGAAGTGTAATGCTTATTATGGCACTGTAATTACTCCAGAATCTGAATTTTTAATGACTTTACAAGACAAGAAAATGAAGATCCTTAATCAATTAAACGCTACTCGTAAGGATAAAGCTGCTGATAAACGTAAAGAAACCGCTTCAGATGAAGCAGTTCGTATCTTTCAACAGATGCAAGAACTTCAAAGAGAGCAAAATAAAGCAAAATTTGACATTATGGACGTTGATTTTGATGAAAATGGTGAAATTATCGAAGAAAATCCAGGTGATTTTACTGAAATTACTGAAGAAACGACAAAAAACGTAGATGAAACCGCTGAAAATACGGAAAATTCTCAAAAAATAGACGATAAGGAGGAATAATATGGGTGTTTTCTTCCAACCTAATCGTACAATAGCAGAAGGTGGTGGCTTAACCTCTAAACTTATACCATATCAACTTACAAAGACTGGTGTAGCTGTTGGATTTGGTGTTGGAGCTGCTGCTGCCCTTGGAACAGAGATGTTAAGACAGCATAATAAGATGAAAATGGGGCCAGTTTCTTATGAGGGTGGTCCAGCTCGCATGACACACAATGTAACATCTGGAGCTGTAGAAGCTATTAAAGAAGTCACGAACGATCCAGCTGTTCAAGCAGATATGCTTAAAAAGATGGTACGTACTGATGATGGAATCCTTAATAATATAGATGAATTCGGTGCAGATACCGAATTTGTATCAGCATTTTATGGTATGGGGTGATAATTTATGGGTGCAGTTACCGCTCAAACAATATCAAATACTGGTAAAGCAGTTGGTGCTGGAGCATTAGTAACTGGATTTGTTGGTGATGCATTCAACGTTGTATCAGCTGTTGGAACAATGAAAGCCTCTCAAGAAGAAGGCGATCATATTGCAGTGTCAGCTGCTAAAGGTGCAGTTGATTTTGCGGCTGGTGAAATGTTTTATGGAGCTATGGCAAACGGCGGATTAGCACAAGGTCTTGGTGGCGGCCTTGCTATGGCTGGTATTTCTGTTGCTGCAAATTTAACTGCTCAACATATGGAAAATACAGGCTTAAAAATAGGACAGGGTACTGAAAATCTTAAGGGAATTGGTTCTGGACATTTTGATATGACATCAGCTGGCTATACAATGAGACAGCGTTCCCTTAACGCTATTCGTTCTAATGGTGCAAATATTAATTCAGCATTTGGAAACGAAGCAAGAAATTACTATTTAGGATTGTGATTACATGGCAGAACAACAATTAATATCAAGATTATCAGATTCAGAAGTAGACAATATGATTACTCTTTTGAAACCACTGGATAACCAGTTGGATAAAAGGGTTAATTATGTTATGAACAAATTTAAAAAATCCAAAGCTCACGCTTTAGAATATATAGTAACAGATAATCCAATTCTTTGGGCAAAAGTATATCTTAACTGGGAGGCAAGAGATTACCAGGAACCAATCATAGTCGAGTCTAAAAAATCAAAGAAACTTGTTCTTAGACTTGGACGACGACTTGGTAAATCAGAGTGTATGTGTATTATGATTTTATGGTTCGCATATACTCAATATAATAAAGGACCAAATAACCAGTACGATATTCTTATTGCTACACCTTACGAAACACAGATCGACTTAATCTTTAAAAGATTACATCAGTTAGTTGATCTATCTCCTTTACTTACATCATTAATATCAAGAGATATACATCATAATTTATGCTTTGATATTAACGGAACAACAAGTTCGATACTTGGTTTAACTGCTGGTGCTAATAATAGTTCTGGCGGTGCAAATAGCTCCCGTGGTCAAAGAGCAGATGTACTTATATTAGACGAGTGCGATTATATTGGTTCTAATCAGATTACTAACATTCTTAACATAAGAAACGAAGATCCAGAAAGAATTAGACTTATCGCAGCTTCTACTCCTTCTGGTAAACACGAAGAATATTATAAATGGTGTCAAGACGCATCAAAGAAATATCATGTTAGTGATGCAGATAAAAAGAATAATACTTTTTCTGGTTTCGAAGTTAAAGAGCGTAAAGTTGGAGAAGGTAATGGTTGGACAGAGATTTATGCTCCATCTAACGTTAACAAAGAACTGTTAAAAATAAATCCAGATACTCAACAAACATATCTTGAAGATATTCGAGACGAATTATCTGAAATGAGATATGCACAAGAAGTTCTTGCTGAATTTGGTGAAGAAGAACTTGGTGTTTACCAAAAACAATATATTCAAATGGCTGTTGATGAAGGTAAACGTCTTGGTCATAGATATATTACTAAATGGCCCGCAGATGAACGTGAATCTTATCTTAAACGTACACAAGGACAAAACATTAGACTCCTTGGTATTGATTGGGATAAATATGCAAATGCAACCAATATGGTATGTGTTGAATACGATAGATTCCATCAAGATGAAAATGGTCATGTAGATCCTTGTTTTAAAATCTTATTCAGAGAAGAAATTGCTCGTTCAGAATTTACTTATACTAATGCAATGAATAGAGTAATTGAACTCAATAAAGAATTTAAATTTGATTGGATCGCAATAGATAGAGGTTATGGAGAAACTCAATTAGAGTTATTCCATAAATATGGTGAACAACATCCAGAATCTGGTTTAGCAGATAAAGTAGTTGGATATCAATTCTCTCAAAAGATACAAGTAACTGATCCATATACTCGTAAAAAAGACGAGAAACATATGAAACCATTTATGGTAAACAATTCAGTTAATATCTTTGAGAAGAGAAAAATGATATTAGACCCAGCTGATAAATATGTAATCGAAGAACTTGAAGAATATAGAGTACAATCGATTAGTGCAGCTGGATTACCTACTTATACAAGCGAAAACGAACACGCTCTTGATGCGATGAATCTTGCATTATTGATATTTGCTCAAAAATATGATTCATTATTAAAGAAAGTATATTCTTCAAAGATTGCATTTATTGAGAATGTACTTGATAAGCGTGATTTCGGTATTGAAAGCCGTAAGATTAATGATAAACCTATAGATGAAGTACAAGTTACCCCTATACGTGTTATTCGTAGAAGTACTGTTACTGAAGGTATGGTAACTGTTACAAAAACTAAACGAGGCAGTTTTTATCCGTCAGAATTTAACAGGAGTTGGTAATTATGGCAGATGAACATATTTTAAAACAATTGGATCATGATTCTAATGTCATTGGTTATCAACCAGACTTAGAATATAAAAAACCACGTACCGCTGTTGGTGAATTTATTCCTGGACAAGATCCAAATCAAACTTACGATTCAGATAAAGATACTACGTTATATACAAAAACATTAAATGGATTTGCAGAAAATCTTCCTTCAAGTGTTCTTACTGATATCGATTATGTTCTTAAAAACATAAAAAGATTAAAGCAGAAACTTGCAGAAAAATTTAAAGAAGAACAAGCATTGCTTGATAATCCATTTTATAAAGGTTCTACTGGTGGATTATCAGATACAGAAATTATTCTTAATAATGCTAAACCTGGCGAGTCATATAATCCATATAATGATATTACTAAATTGATTGATGCTGGAGAAAATGGTAATACGGATTTTACACAGCAATTCGAAGACCAATATAATGACGTAACTGGTACTGTCATTCCAGCATTAATCAATCAGCTTAATTATATAGAAACAAAACTTTCTAATCTTAATGTAAACTTTAAAGATGTATATTATGGCAGACCAAATATATCAATACCAGAGGCACAAGGAATTGACAATGCTTATGTAAATGATATGCGTCTTATGGAACGTGATGGTACGAATGGAAAGATTAATTATCTTACTATTTCATTTGATGCTATTTTAAATAAATTAGTATCCTTTACAGTATTCCAGGATAATAAAAGTGCCATTAAGTGTGCAAAAGTTATAGACAGTCACGAAGACGCTCAAGCAACAAGTAATGACATGGATATACTTAAAGAAATGTTTGCTGAAATAGAAAAAGAACTAGATATTCGTTCCAGAGGATACATGAGAAATGAAGACCTAGAACTTATACAAAAATCAATGTATAATTACTATGAAAAAAGGAAACATCTCAATGACGTATATAACTTGTACCAAAGCAATCCAGAGTCTAAATTTTTAGGAAGAAAAGTTACTGAATATACAGCTAAACTAAATGATGCTGTTAAAAACGTTAGCAGAGTGTTAATGTATAATCAGAACTATTTAAACCAGATCACCGTTTTGGAAAAACAAAAATATAATTTGCAGAAACTTTCTCGCTCAACAAGTAGCAATAGTTAACATTTTGATGTATATTATAATATGAATACGATTGAAAAGGCGATATTATGAACAGATTAAAATTAATGTTTGCTAAACGCTTCTTCAAAGAGTTACTTCCACAAGACGCATCTGGAAGTTCTGGAGGGGCAACAGGAAGAGAATTAGCCAATCAAGTACTTGGAAAAATCGTATATAAAGACAATAACGATACTGATTTTGAAGATCCAAGTTTTGAATTAACAGAATTACAAGATGCGTACAATAAAGATGCTTATATTAGACAAGGTGTAGATAAATATGTAGATCAGATATTCAAAGAGGGTTACCAATTTTATGGCACAGACACAAACGTAGTTGATTATCTTAAAATGAGACTTGCGTTTATTGCTGAAGCTACATCTACACCAACAAGTCAATTCTTGATGGACATAGCAGAAGACGTAGTAAAATACGGTAACTGTATGGTAGTAAAAGCAAGATCAAATGATCCTAATGCTTTTCCTCAAGGAGTAAACGTACAAGGTCTTTATGGAAAAGATCCCGTAGCTGGTTACTTCTGTGCTAATGCTACGGTTACAAAATGTAAACGTGATGACTACGGTACTGTCACTGAATGGCAGCAAGAAACTGATAAAGGAAAACAAACTTTCCCACCAGAAGACGTAGTTCATTTCTATTATAAAAGAGAAAAAGGTAATGCTTATGGAACTAGTTTTTTAGTTCCAGTTATACCAGATGTAAAAGCATTACGTCGTGCCGAAGAAAATATTTTAAAAATGATGTATAGAAATGTATATCCTTTCTATCACATCAAAGTGGGTACAGAAGAAGCAACTGGTACTTCTAAAGAAGTAGAGGATATCCAGAACGAAGCACAAGACATGGATGTTGAATCTATGCTTGTTACTACTGAAAGAGTAGAAATCAAACCGATTGCTTCTGATAAAGTAATAGACGCAGAGCCTTATTTAAAATATATGGAATCAAGAGTCTTCTCTGGACTCGGTATTCCAGAAATCATGTTTGGTCGTGGTAATACAGCTAATCGTTCTACTGGTGATAACATGACATCTGAAATGGCAGATAGAATTAGGGCCATGCAGAGAGTTATCGAAACGTTCTTTAATGAATTTATTATTAAAGAACTTTTAATGGAAGGTGGATATGATCCAGTATTAAATCCAGACCAAAAGGTTGAGTTCAAATTTAACGATAATGATGTTGATGTTGAAATTAAAAAGCAAGTACACGCTATCTATAAATATGAACACTCTGCAATTACTGAAGACGAAATGAGAGAAGAAATTGGAATGGATCCTATTCCAGATGCCGATAGAGAGAAAATGTTCGTCGAGCTTGTTACGAGAGAAACTCTTAGAGTTCAAGCAGAACTGAATGCACAAACTGCACAAACTTCTGGATCTGAAAACGGTACTCCAGAAACAAATAACAAGGCTAAAAATAAAGGCGGACAATCATCTAAAAAACAAGCAACTAAGAAAGATAGTATCAATCCTACTTCAATCGGATTAATTAAAGATGCTATTGATGGCCTGTATGATGATGTAGATGATTATTTAAAGACTTGTTGTGATAGTCATTCAGAAATCTTACAAGTAAAACTTACTAAGTATATTACAGATTGTACTGAAGAGATTATCTTAATCGTCTCTCAAGATAAAGAAAATACAAAACGAATTGAAAATAAGCTTATAAAACTTGCAACTGACTTGACTAATGGTATAAATAGCGATTTAATTGGTTTTGATATTTACAACCCTACTAATATCATAGACCTTGTTAATGTTAGAATTGACATCTTCAAGGATTTACTAGTAAAATACCTAATAGAATAAAGAAAGGAGACAATTCATCATATGGCTGATAGTATCATTCAAGTTAAAGATGCAAACGGCAAACAATTTGACGTGAACATCTCTAAAATATGTGATATTAATGGTGATTCAGATGGATCTACCAGCATCAAAGACTCAGCTATGAAGAATAGAATCAATTTTCAACATGATTTGAAAGTTGTCAATTCTAAAGGCGAAGTAATTGATTCAACACAGTTGCTTAAAGACGCAAGTGATGGTAAAGTAAATATCGTTGCACTTGATGTCGATATGGAGGCAACTCACTCTGGTAAAAACCATAATCATTGCATATATTATGAAGATAGCATGGAAAAAGATAGTGAATCTTTCATGAATCCTTTCCATAAACCAGTTCTTAAAAATCACGATGATTACTCTGAACCACTTGGTAGAGTGACACAGGCATATGCTGGTCCTTCTGAATTAACAGATGAACGCTCTGCTATTCATTTAAGAGCAAGAGTAACAGACCAGGATGCTATTCCAAAATTCTTAGACAAACGATACGGTACAGTAAGTATCGGTGGTTCAATGGGTACTGTCACATGTAATATTTGTGGCAAAACAATTCTCAAAGATGGTAAGTTTCATTTCTGCGGTCATTGGCGTGGAGAGACATATAAAGATCAAGTATGTTATTGGGGAGCAAGAGATATTGAATATCATGAAGTATCAATTGTAAATAACCCAGCAGACGACTTTGCCCAGATAATGAAAGTTACAGTCCTAACGGACAAAGATACACAGCAAGATAATAAAAATAAGGAGGAAAATTCAATGGGCGGATCTGATTCTACAGAAACCAATGTTGATGATATCATTGATCAGGCATTGGGAACTACTCCGACAGCAGAAGTTCAAGATTCTACTACACCTGTTGAAGACCAGACTCAAGAGCCTACTACAGAAACAGCAGACGGCTCTACTGAAGCTGGACAAGCAACAGATGAATCTGGTCAGACTCCAGCAGATACAACTGATGGACAGACTTCTACTGAAGAAGAGCCAAAAGACAACGAAAAAGATGCTAAAATTACTCAGCTAGAACAAGAACTCGCTGATGCTAAAGCTAAAATTGAAGAGTTAGAGACAGAAGCAATTGATGCTCAGTCTCAGATTGAAACTCTTACAAAGACAGCTGAAGACGCAAGAACAGAAGCTAATAACTTCAAACAGCGTTGTGTGGCATTAGCTACTGCAAACAAAGAAGCTATCGTTGACAGTATCGTTGCAAAAGAAATATTTGAAAACGATGATGCCAAGGAAGAGCGTAAAAAGGACCTCATGGTTAAATCCATGAAGGAACTTAAGACAATCAAGGCAAGTACACAGCAGTCAAATGTTCAGAGAACACAGGCTTCTATTACTAGTCCTTGCTTGGCAGTGGAAGACCCAGCTGGTAACGGTACTGATTCAGCTACCGATACTAATAAAACAACACAAGACAACCATAACATAAAAACAGTTGATGACGCTGCTCAAGAAGTAATCAAAAGGTTGTTCAAGTAAAATAACAAAAGGAGGAAAAGTTAATGGCTTTATTTAGAGGTTATCAAAACCAACAGGGATCTCGCTCTAATACTGCTCTCGTTCGTTCTGGTCATATGTCTCCAGCAGAGAAGTGGTTACTTGATCCCGCATTCAAAGATGCTGACATGAGCGGTGTCTTCAAAGATGGTGTACTGTTCAATTATCAGTATGGTGGTCCTGGAATGGACGAGGTCGTTATTCCTAAAGGACGTGTAGTAGGTGTTGGAGCATCCGTTAAGGATTATGTTTCAAAGAAATACCTTGCTACTATCACATTACCTGGTCTCGCTACAGGCGGCAATACAATCGGTATGGCTCCTTACAACTTCACAAAGGATTGGTTCCAGATGGATCGTTTCGGTGGCAACCAGCCTTCTGTAATCACTCTTGATTACGTTGAGTTACCATACATGCCTGGTTTCACAGCAAACACTAACTTCACTAAGGCTGGTGTCTTAGCAGAAGAGCAGATGCTTTCTGTAGATAACAGAATGCCTTGGGGTGCTGTTATTGGTGAAGTTCAGAACGGCGATTATGTAAAGGCTACTCCTTCTGGTCGTCTTACAAAGTGGGATCCAGATAATGATGCTCCACATCTTATCGTTGGACAGGTTCTTGCATCTGATCTCAACGCTGAGCCTACTGGATGGCTTAAGTGGATGTTATGGGAAGAGCAGTACAAGAAAGAAGATGACATGTTCATCAATCGTTCTGGTGCTTCTAACCTTCCTTCTGATGAAGGTTATCCTTATGATCCTACATACACAGACGGTAATACAATCTTCCAGAATTACCAGTCTAACCTTGTTCACAATCCTACTGGTATCCTTGGTCTCCATGACGGTTCTGGTAACTATGATGGATTTGGTAAGAACGATACAGAATATACCGATATCAATATCGGTACTATCGTTGCTGGTACTAAGGCAAACACTGTTGTTCAGTTCCAGGCTAAGGACTTTGCTGGCGGTGCTCTTAAGAACTTACAGCAGGGCGTTACTGTTAAGATTAACAATACTGAAGTTTCTGCTGATAAAGTTACAGTTAGCTACGAGAAGGGATTAATCTCTATCACTCTTGATGCAGATGTTTCTTCTGATGCTACTGTAACAGCTACTTACAAAGCTCTTCACTATGGAACACCTTCATGGGCTGACTTCAAGGGCGTACAAGGTGCTATGTATATCTTACTGAAGAAATAATGTAAAATAGATCAAGCTGGCTCACTCAAAAGAGCGAGCCAGCAAATAATCATAAGGAGGATAAAATAATGGCTTTAACAAACATTATGGATAATATGGCTCAAGCTAATGCCAAGATCCAGGACGAGCTTCAGAAAAAGCTTCAGAATGGACAGTATTTAACTGACAAAGAGCTTGACCAATACGAACTGACTGAAGATGACAAGAAAATCCAGGCTGCTTGGCTTGAGACTCTTGACGGTAAGACAGTTCCAGGTTTCAACTTTAAGGACTTTTTAGCATCACCTTCAGCTAAGGTGTTAATCCCAAGAGTTATCATTGGTACAATGAGACAGGCAGCAGACCCTGTATATCTTGCATCCAAGTTCTATAAGAAGATTCGTCTTCAGAATGGCTCCGCAGTCCTTTTCCCTTCAATCGGTGTTATGAGAGCACACGATGTTGCTGAAGGACAGGAAATTCCAGAGGAGACTGTAGACTGGCAGCTTCACAAGAACTCAATGATTCATGTAGGAAAATCTGGTGTTCGTATCCAGTATTCCGACGAATTAAAGAGTGATCTTGAGTTCGATCTTGTATCTGTATTATTACAAGAAGCTGGTCGTGCAATGGCTCGTCTTAAGGAAGAGAAAGCGTTCAATGAATGGCTTCGTCATGGTTGGACAGTATTCGATAACAAGCAGAGAGCAAAGATCCCAGCAGCTGGTACAACTGGTCTTGATTTCGAAGGAAATCTTAACGATACTCTTTCAATCGATGACTTACTTGACCTTATCATCGCTGTTTACAATAACGAGTATGTTCCTACAGATCTCGTTATGCATCCACTCGTATGGTCTGTATTCGCAAAGAACGGCTTAACTGGTTCTCTTACAGCTCCTTACGACAGAGACATCAAGAGAGAAATGCCTAATGCTCAGTTCAAACTTGGACCAGAGAGCATCCAGGGTAGATTACCTTTCGCATTCAACGTTAACCTTTCTCCTTTCGCTCCTATCGATGTTTACGATAAGACATTCGATATCTTCTGCGTAGACAGAAATAACGTTGGTGTACAGATCGTTAAGGATGAACTCAAGACAGAAGAGTTCCGTGATCCTTCTCGTGACCTTAACAACGTTAAAGTTATCGAGCGTTATGGCTTCGGTACTTATAACGAAGGTCGTGCAATCTGCTCTGCTAAGAACATTAGCATGGCTCGTAGCTACGCTACACCTGAGCGTGTATATACTATCGAGAAATAATTTGGCAGAATAAAAACAGGAGGAAGACATAATGAAGTTACAATTAAATTTTAACAAGCCTGGTAATTATGCTTTCTTCTGTCCTGTTTCAAAAGTGCATCTTACAAGGAGTAACCCCGTTGCATTTGTCAACGAGGTTACCCCTTACATCTCAAGAGGGCTTAAGTCCAAATCTATTATCGAAGTATCTGATAATAACGTAACAGGACAGAAAACTGCTAAACCAGAAGCTAAACCAGTACAGGCAGAAGGAGTAAAAGCAACAGAGGCTATGCCTTCAATTGAAGAAGAAACAGTAGCAGCACCTGTTGAAGAAGTTAAGGAGGAAACTGCACAAGTAGAATCTAAACCAGCTCAACAAGAAGCTCCAGCTGAACCTTCAGAAAAACCTAGTCCAAAAAGGGGTAGACAAAAGAAGGCATAATTAAATCTAAAAATAAGGAGCGAGACGCATGAATAATCAAAATGAAACAGTAGGTTTAAGAGTATTATCTGTGTCTCCTTCACATTCAGAAAGTAACGTCAATGTGAATAGTACCATTGACGTTACTTTTACTTCTGATATTAATCCTTCTACTCTTACTAAAAACATAGTCGTATTTGAGGACTATAATAAAATCTATAAAAACGCTAATAGCTTGAAAGATTATTCTAAATATGCTGTTGTTAAAGGTAGTATAAACTATAAGGACAGAGTTCTTACTTATACTCCAGAAAAGCCATTTAATACAAATAGTTCATACATTGTTGTGTTGAATGACAAAATAGCAGATATTATTGGAAATACTCTGGTACAAAAATATATCTCTGTATTTTATACAGAAAAAGTTGCCAGCTATCCAAGATGCGAGATTGTTAGTCCACAGTATGGAAACATCACAAGTGAAATTCCTACTTTTAAATGGCATAACCAAAAATCTCCATCTTATGTATTCCAAATCTCAAAGAATAATTCTTTCGAGCTTTTAATTTTGGATGAAGTTATTCCTGGTAATGAATATGAAGACGATATATCTTATACTCCAAAATTTGATGCTCAAGAAGGAATGTATTTTATCAGAGTAAAAAGTGAGAATGGTGAATGGAGCGATACTCACCAAATCTTTATTAAACCAATTACAGATGCCGTTATCGCACAAGAAGACACTCCAGAAATGCTTGCATTCGATGACTTCTTCGATGGACTTGTTGATCCTGTTGAGATACTTGAATATTTCCCTCAGCCTAACAGTATAAACAATTCATTGAAAACTAATATTATCTATATTAAAATAAAAGGGAAGTTAGACGAATCACGAATCAATCTTAATGATTGTTATATATATGGAGAATCGCTTGACGATGATCATGAAGAATACTCACACGAATCAATATCTGGTTCTTGGTCAGTAGTGTATGACTCTTATTATGACGTAACATATATTATCTTTACTCCAGATCTTATCAATCCTCCAGAAGAGGAAGAAGAGCCAGAAGAAGAACCAACAGAACCAATAGAAGAACCTATAGAAGAAACTGGAGAAGAGGGATAATATGGCATTCCACGTTGTTTATGTAGCGGGTGGAGAACTTGATAAAGTTAAACGTGTCGAATACGTTAAAGAAATCAAGAACTTTGCTCAATTATCACAACCATATAATAAAATGCTAATGATGAACTTACCAGCTGTTGAGGGCATATACGATCTTGAATGGACCAGCCCTAACGAAGAAATGGAACTTTTATCATTAGTGGTAACATGCTCTGGTTACGGAGAGAATGATTACTATAACCTTTGGGTTAATAATGAAAGATGGTTTGATACATGGTTTCCTACTGAAGTAAAAGAAGGTCTCTATATAGGAACCGCTACGTATGTTTATAAACTTGAACCACAATCCAACTTCAAGCTTAAATTTGTTAATATGAGTGGTACTTCCAAAAAAGTCTGGTTGGGTATAAGATTATTACGAGAAAAAACAACAGACGAATTACTTAATCCAGAGATACTTGATGTTTTTAAATTATCAGAACCAGAAAATGCTTTAGGCGTAGGTGCTGATGCAGAAAAAGAATTAAATAGCGTTACAACGGATTATACTATATAATAAATTGTAGCAAAATTTATTCTTAGAATGTATATTATAATATAGAGAAATCTTCAGAAGGAGGTAAAGTCAATGGCTCAAAATAACACTAACGAGTACAGAAAGTTCAGATACTACGAAGGCGTTTGTGCTGCTGGCGATTTCGTAAAAGAAATTGCAAAAGTTCTTTCTCTTGGTGTAAAAGAAACATACATTGACAGCAACGGTCAGAAACAGACTATCCCAATGCGTGTTAAAAACTGGGATATTGTGTATCCTACTGTTGATTCGTCATTTGATGGATATGAACATATCAATACAAGAGATAAGTATTTTGGCAATACTAACGATCCCAATGATGGTATTGATAAATACTATACTCGTTTTACTGAAAAACTCGAAAACCAGATTGCTCAAATTACTAATAACGTTGTTTTAAAAACAACAACCACTGCAAGAGATGCTAACTTAGATAACGACGATCTTTCTGTTAGTGGTGATTCTGATCTTGCACAGACTACAATGTATGTGCAAATTTACAAACCTAAATATTTAGCAAATCCAGAAGAATATCCTCTTGATGCTGAATTGAAAGGTATTGTACCTCAGTTAATCACAAAAGAAATGTATAAAGAAGCTAGAAAATCAACTGCTTCTGTTATATACGATCTTGCAGCATTAGCTGATCCTAGCAACGTTAAACAGGAAGTTCACAAGGATCTTGTTATAAAGACTTCTAGAGAAGAAAGAGTTGATGCTGTATCTGATGATATTATTCCTCATTTACTCTTTGGTTCTAATCTTGGTGACTCTAATGAAACGAATGATGGATATTTAAGCGGATTAAAAAATATCTTTGCCGAAACATCTATCTTAAATGTCATCCAGGCACCAACAGCTACGAATCGTGAAACTTTTTGTGTTTTACAACGCTCTCAGTTGAACCAGATTAAACAAACAGAGCCTACTCTTTATAAGTTTATCTGTGATGTATGCGGAAATAAAACTTCATTTACTGAAACAGATTATGATCTTATCAAAGAGATGAACATTAAGGTAACATATATTGAAACAGAAACTTCTTACAATTATGGAGTCACTCTTACATTTGAGAAGACTGTTGATATTTATACCATTAAATCAAATGGGTTACTTAATGTTAAAGATGAATATGGTCATGAGGCTCTTGATGTAATAAAACCAGAGTTATATTCCGAAGGACGTTATGTTCCATTACCAGATAAATATCTTAATCTTTCTGGTGGTGGTTTAGAAAGTGATAATGTTGCTTTCTCTGATGAAAAATTACAATTTTGTTTAGATAGAGTCAGTGATGAAAATATTCTTTACGGAACAATTGTAATTCGTTTCAACTATGATAAACATCTTGATTATACTGACTTAAACTCTTTACAGATAACAGATAGTGTTGCTCTTGAGAACAATCACTATTGTTTAATCCGTATGTTTGATAATCCAAACGCTGATTTCTCTGGTCCAGAACCTAATATCCAGGATAACAAGGGTAATATTACTGTTACTAATTCTCATACTTCACCATGGTCAAAGTTGTCTTGGTATCAAGATTTTGAAGAGATCATGATGGATCATATCGATGAAGATGTTAGTGTTACAAGTATTACAGATGGTACACTGTTAGTTCCATTAGAAACTGCTGGTCTTACATCTGATACTCGTATTTCTTATTGGGTTAATACCAATAACGATAGAGTTTCTCTCGTTGTTATGGGTAACCCAGCTCTTGATTATGAAAGAGACAGACATTTAATCTCAAGTTGCTATATTGGTCGTATTGATTCTTTCGAGAATTCAATTAACGACGTTTCTGGTAACTTTGCATTATATACATCATCAAGTACTACTCCATGTAAGACAGTAATGGATTCTTATGCTACTCAATATCATATCAACGCAGATTTTGTTAACGATTGCTTTGTTGATGGTGCTATTGGTATGGCTAATAATACAAAACACCCAGAATACGCTAGTAAATATCCAAAAGCAACTGGACGCAGCGGTAATATCGAAGCATATAAAGAGTATTCGCATAAGATTGGTGGAGAACAAGAATGTTCTCAGATTTCTGATCTTGGTCTTGATGTTTACTATATTACATTAACTGGTAATAAGTTCTTTAACGAAAATGAATTCCCTCGTTATATGGTTATTAATAAAAACACCAACGAACCATTACCTCTTGGTAATAACGTAGACTCGTTAGGCCGTCCAGTATATTATGATACTGTTGCGTATCGTACATTTATCTATGGAGTTAGCGATACACGTTCTAACCAGGTTGCTGTTTACATTAACCCTAAAACTTTTGAGGGAAAGAACAAGTCTGATTATAAAGTATACTTCAACTTTGGTTACTATGAAGAGAAGTTCGTAATTACTTCTGGTATTACCAGAGATACTTTCGGTAATGTAATAGATATCGAAACAATTGATGACTTTGGTAAAAACACTTCTGATGGTGTTACTAGTGTATCTATGTATCATACAAGATCAAAAGCGTTCTATCAGAAGCATCACTTCTTATTTGCAACTACTGAAGAGTATATGAGTAAGGCTATGTATGGTAAATCTTCTTATACTGGAGAATACTATGCAGATCGTATCAAAATTACTCATGGTAATGACGGTCCTCGTGGTGTGTTATGTGATACTCTTGTAATTGATAGTAGCTCACTTTATCCAAAGGACGAATTGGTTATTAATAAAGACTTCAGCAAGTCTTCTGAAGAACTTGAAGAGACATTCACATACTTCCCTGTAACTGCTCCTTACTCTCCTTTATCTGATGGACCTAATGCTCGTTATGGTATCGCATTAAAGAAATCAGAAAGAGAACCAGAATACAAAGATAGTTCTAAACTTATCCAAATTGGTAAGAACGAACTTATCGCAGTTATGGGCAACAGCTTAATTATTAATGACGATATCAATCTTCCTCATGAGTTATCTAATGGCTGTAAAGTATATTGGTCTGTAAAAGAAGGTTCTAACTGGATCGCAGCATCTGATGGTGAAAACAGAGAAATTGTTCTTGCAGACGGCACTGTACTTCATAAGATCGTTAAAGGTTATGATGCTGATAACGTTTATATTGCATTATCAGATACTTATCACCCTGGTACAGACACTTCATATACTCCAGCAGCTATTGACTTCACTATTGCGAAGGGTACTGCAAAAACAGATGATTTCAAATCAGAAATCGTAGTTACTCCTCCTACTGGTGGATTCGATCCTTCAAGCGAAGTTACTCATGTATACTACGCTTACAGTGATACAGTATTAACTGGATTAACTGGCGGTACAAAAGCATTCGAAACTATGGATGACGGTACTCATATCGATAACATCCATCGGTATGCATATGATAATGATAAATTCATTACTATCGTTGGTTATCCTATTTCTCTTGAAGATATTGCTAAACAAAGCGGAACTGATGCTGGTAAGATTACAAGTCGTTGGACACAAGAACTGTTCAATGCACATCCAGATAAATACTTAAATATCTTCTTTACAAAAGATGATATGTCAAGCGTAGCTGGAGTAATCTACGATGCAGAGAACAACACCGAAACAGAAGTATATGACCAGTTAATCAAGAGCTATGTATCTGTTCCTTTACATAATCCAGATTATGACAAGACAGATAATACTCAATATGCTCTTGGACAGGCATATTTTGATCTGTTACAGTATCCTTGCTCAGTTACTGTATATGCATCTGATACAACAAATGCTAATAATGGTATTTATATCGATGGTGCTATTAAGCAAAGAGAGGAATATCAATACTATCCTTACAACGAAGCATTATCGTTTACTGTAAAGAATCTTACTGGTCAAGTTAAGATTACTAAGAGCCACTATTCTAATATTGATACCGATGTTACTATCAGTGGAACTACAGTAAACATTCCAGCTGCCAAAATGCTTGATGATTTGTTCATAAGCGTTGCAGAAAGAGCGTAATAAAATAATTCAAACTGCGGGTAGTGGAAACATTACCCGCAGCTAAAAATTAAAGGAGGAAAACTCATGGGCTTTAAATTAAAAACTAATAATCGTAAAGTAGAATCTGGTACTATAATCACAGCCAAAATTGTAAGTCCAGATAAATCAGCTTATGATTATCAAGATTTTTCTATCGTTGTGCAACCGCAAAGCTTATCGGACAAAGAAAAAGTAATCAGAGATGCACAAACGATTGCGTCCATTCTTGATAGTAATAATCCAGACTGGACACGTATTACTGACAAGATTAGAGGCGTTGTAGAAGCTTCTAAAGCTGCTACATACTGTAATGTATTTTATGGTGATATTACTTCTCCAAGTGGTAATTCTTCATTAATTGATAGCGGTGAAGACGTAAATCATAATCGTATCGTTAATGTTAACAATGGTGAAGTTATTAAAAGACCACCATATAATGCATCTTCTACTTCTTCTGGATTTACAGCAACATTACAGATGTCTGTTAAAAGCGGTGATGAAGTAGAAATCATTAGACGACCTTTTACTGTACCTATGTACACTAAAGCAGAGGTTCTTGGTACTATTACTGAGTACTGGACAGAAACAAAGATTTGGGATCTTATCAAGAACAACAATACGAATAAGAATGCAATTCATTCTAATTTAACGGTTCCTTCAGCTTTAAATGTTTTAACAGCAATTGGAATTGATAGTATTATTGATTCGACAAATGACGATAATGTTCCAACATTAGAGTTTACATTCCCTTCATACTATACTCCAAACGATTCAGCTTCATTAGTTTCTGCAACTGGAGAAGTAACTACAATACCAGCCACAGAAGCATGGCAGATGGATCGTGATCTTTATACTGTGACTGGCTTAGCAAGTAGAGATTTAAGTAATGAAGATTGTTCTTCATATGGTATTCAGAACTCTAAATCTAAAGGTGAAGTTGTCCTTTATAGATTTGCTTCTAAGAATACAGATCAGAACAAAATTACAACTAAATGGTCATATGACAACGGATCAGTCAATATCACCAAAGATATTTCTGGCATTAGCTTTTTAAGCCAGCTTGTAAGACTTGAAGATATTCGTGAAAACATTGCACAATCATTCTCACTTGGATGGTTTATTCCACCAACAGCACTTGCAAGTTATGGAGTTGATGATACGACCATTGGAACTAACAATTCTCAGAACAATAGAAAAAATATTACAATTCCAGCTGGTAAACATGTTGTATTACAATTACCATCTAAGTTTAGCACAATGATTACAACTGATACCAATCCTGTTGTTGATGAAACAAAGATTGGTTATTCTTACTCACCAGTAGAAGGTAACCCAGTTGGCTTTACTGATAATATGTTCTCTGCTATGGAAATTAACTTTACTCAACCATTACATAGTTCATATAGTGCTATTGATGTTAATAGTGCCTCAGATGCAGATCCGACAAGTACAATCGGGGATAACACAGAGTTCACAGCAGATCTTAACAATACTAAGTATCTGTACTTGAATACATCAGAGGCTGTTCCATTCAATGGTTCACTTACGTTAACATTGAATGAAAACGCTCTTGGTGCTGGTAGCAATGTTACTGTTTACTTCAGCATACAAATTGGATCATAATAAATGGAGATATTAAATGTCGAAACAAGAGTTTATACTATCTTTTGACAACCAACAAAAGAAGCGATACGAAGAATTTTTATTTGAATATCGTAACTACTCTATTATAGATAAATATCAGTTTATATATCAAAGAGATGGTATATCTTTAGACGTAGAGTATTTCAAAGACCTGGTATTCCTCTCAAAGAAGGCTACCAGGTCTTCTTTATTATGCTCATATTTACCTATTGAGCATCATCAAGAAAATATTGAATTACAAAATGATTTAATATGTATCAAAATGCAAAAACCGATACGTCTTTATACTATTATCAATCTAACTAAATATCTGCCATTACTTAATATATTTACTACATCTTTTATGGCGTACCCTACATTTAAACATTATACCGCTAAATTTGAAAATTTATCTTTAGAGAGATATTACGACGACTTTCTCAGTAAATTAGAAAACATTAGTCTTGATAGAGTAAGTGACGATAACATGACTATTTTAAAGTCTTATTTTACTCATAAAGACTTTATTTTAAATATATATGAACATGTTCCTCTTGTTCATTATAGAATCAAGCCGTATTTAAACATTTTTGAAGACATCTTTACACATAGAGACAATTTCTTATTTGTAGAAGGTGAAATGTTTCTTGAACAAGACGATAAAAATATGTATCTTCAAAATGCTTTATCAATGCAATTACAAGATAAAGATATAATACTATACGAAAACATATTTGCAAAAATTTCTTATAGTATGATTATTAATATCTTTAACGAAATAGTTACTGGACAAGAAAATGATCGTGCATTATATAGATTCGAAAACACATTTGCTCAATCTGAAGAAATTGCTGCACGATATTATTCTAATGATTTCGTCGAAGAAAACTTTAATCGCATACTCAATACTTTTGAAAACAATATGGGAGTACGACAAGGTTATATACTTAATCATTTTGAGAATAATAATGCACATAAGGTCTATACTGGACAATTAACCGTTAATAAAATAGATCCATTCAGAATCCCTATTAAGACACTGTATATTAATAATATCAGTGCCTTTAATAAGAATGCATTAACATATCTAAATTACTTTAATACGTATGCCGCATTCTCTATGAATGGTAAAGGATTAATTGCTAATCAGATAGAAGCTTTTAATAAAGATAACAAAACATTATATACTGATCAGTACTCAAGCTTTGTACAAAATTCTAATAAAACTCTTAACGTGCAAGACCTATACGAAGCTGTTAATAAAAATGTTCATACTTCATTATCAGTATATGATATTATACCATTTACTAAAGACATAAAATATTTATATCTTAATAATACAGACTCGTTCAGTACGTCATCTGCAAAACTCTTATTTGATACTATCAATATAGAATTTGCAATGAAATATAATGCAAATATGTATATGTCTGAAATAGAAAGTTTTACACTTTCTTATAAAGATTTGTCCTTACATACAGGCTTTAACTTTTTTAAAGATGTATATAGATTTATGTTTATAGACGAGAATAATATGTTTGCAAACATGAGCAAAAAACATATTTATACTCTTTTTAAGCAAGATTTTGCTGATAAAGGATACCATTGGATTAAAATATATAATGGAATAAATTCAGTTCAAAAGTCTAAAAAAGCATTTCAAATCGTTTTAAATACGAATTTTTTTGAAAAAAAGTCGAATAAAATGTATTTAAATCAAAATAAAGACTTTTTTACAAAAATCAGTAAAGGAATATACATTACAAATACTCATACCAGCATTAATAAACAATCTAAACTTACTAATCATAAATTAACTATGTTTGAACTGGATAAGATTAACCATTTTTTACAAGGTACATTTGATCTTATCTTCAGCAACAAATACTATAAAAATCTTTTCTTAGATAATACGGCTGGATTCTTGTATAAAGAATATAAAGAAACATCATTAAATACCGACTACGTTTCTGATATTTTTAAAGAATATTTTAACGTTGACAATCAACAGTCTGTGATTAGTATTAACAAAGTAAACAAACCAATGTTTACTTCGGAAATCATAGATCGAATTATGAAACACGCTAAAGAAACAGAAGTATTTAATACCGATTCTTTATTGAATAAACTTATAAAAAGTACGTTTATACAGGAAAATCTAATCTGTGATAAATTAATGCATAACGCTGACTTTATTTCGTTACTTAATACCATGGTTATTAAGAAACGTATTCAAACGTCATTTTTTAATAACGACATTTTCATTGATAAATTACCAAGTGGTACACTTGTTAATGAAACATTGTTTATCAATAAAATGCGTTATCAGATTTTACAAGAAAGTAATATATCCGTATATCGTAATACTAAACAAATATGCTATGAAAACAATTTATTTTTAAATAAGTATCTTCAAGCATTTATTAGTAGTAATGTATATGTAACTCGTGATAGTTCAGCTCTTGATGCCTTTTCTCAAGAATGGATTACAACAATGAGATATGCTTTTATGCATCAAGACATTACTACTTTTAGAAATTTACAAGAGACATATGCAGATGATACTGGTATATGGACTTTTAAACAGAATCTTGTAGATGAATTTGATCAAGAATTTGCTACTATTGATAAACATACTATTGATAAACATATGAAAATGTATGAGGCATTAAGCGTTGTACGTACTAATAACTTTCCAGCTGCATTTTATGACCAGTATTTTTTATCCAAAGATATTATTGTAAATACATTACCATCTTTGGATGAAATTCATAAAATCGCTAAAGATCTTGATGTCCTTACAAATGACGAAATAGATTGGGCATGGGTATATCAAGAGGATGAAGGCTTTGACGATCCATTTAAAATTGATGAATTGTTACTTCCAGAAAATGATTCTCGATATGAAGATTTTGAAGATATATTATTTAACCGTAAAACATTAAAACCACGTAATCCAGTACAAATTATTGACGATTATACATTTATAGCAAAATATCCTAATCATTATCCTATTAAAGACGAGAATGGAGAAAATGCCTATAAAAATATAGCAGTAGAATACCTGGATGTACGTACAAGTATTATGAGAAAAGTCTTTATTGGATATTATAAATTATGGCAAGACCATATTTTTGAATTTTCAAGAATGACTATTCCACAATCTGCAAAGACAATACTTGATTATTTATATGTATGGATTTTAATGTCTTTTGCTGAAGAAGATATACCAGAAGCTTTAAGGGTATTTAGACAAGTCAGATGGTATCTTGAACGTGGTATTATAGAATGTTCTGAATATTATATTACTTATGAGCCAGACGATTTAACATCTGGCAAACTTGATAACACTAATTTAGCGATTCCAAGTGATTTAATGCCTCCAGATGATTCGATACCTAATAACACAATGTACATTGATACGAATCGTCATATTATTACTAATAATCCAAACACACTAGGACATGAGGCTCATATCACATTCTATATTGACAATAACAGAGATACTACAATAAGTTTTAGTTTGCATACATTGACTCCAGTATATATAATATTAAATGAGGGATTACCTAATGAAACTATACTGGATACCATTACTCTTCCAACAACGGGAAAAATGGTTTATAATATCCCATATACAGGAGATACTAATATTTTTACCATTAAGAAGCTAGGTGCGGACAACCACGATAACGACTTCTTTATAGGAAATATTGTTATTGTAGGAATGGGTTCTAATGGTAATCTTGAAATAAATTTTAACCCGAAAATTCAAGGAAACAAGGTACTTAATCATGTTTCACAAAAGGTCATTGCTTACATGAATCTTTATAATGACAACGAAGAAATCATGCGTCAGTTAGTACGAGGCAATGTACATCTTAGTGAAGTGTATGAAACATTATTAACTTACTGGGATTTGCACTGGCAAGATAAAGATAAGGGTAAGCGTCTGACAATTAAAAGAACATAAGGAGGTCAAAGATATGCAGACACAATATCAGTTACTATACAGATATGTTAACGAAACTACTAATACTGCTATTACTGACGAATACGATTATACCGAAACTAAAGAATTTTACACACCAGATCATAAGTTGTATTTTACTACAACACAGCTGAAAAACTTTGGTTGGGATAGTAAAAATTCCAAAAACAAAATGGATCTTCAGTTTTGGTTTGATAATAAGAGCGATCCAGATGCTGCAACTGGTGCAATTTACACTGGTACTGCTGGCACTGATTATGTAGCATCAATTACTGGCGAAGCAGAATCTGAAAGAGAAGCTATTATTCTTAATGAAATGGCTAACGCTAATAAGTCTAATAACTTCTACGTATATTCTGGTACTACTAAAGAATATCATAAAACCTTTGTTCCAGAATCAATAGGATATAAAGTAGCAAATGTAGCTGGTATACCAGCAAGACAGATGCCAACTGGTCCAGATGATTACTCTAAACACTTCGTAATGCTTGGTGGCTCAAAACCAGGTATTGACGGAGCTTTTCTCGTATGTAAATCAGAATATATAGAGGCTTATAAGGATAAGACTAAGTATTCTGAATTTAACTCCAAAAAAGGACAGATAGTATTATCTGGAGAAAAATTCGCTAATAACTTAATCTTTGACTGGTACAATCCACAAGATGATAGTTATGTTCCAAGATATGGCGAGACTCCAGCAGAGTTAGATCCAGTTACGAAACAGACAATTAATACATTACTTAGTCCTAACGGATACAGAATTGTTAACCTTGATGGTGATGATTATCTTATTACAGAAGCTGTTGAATATTGGTCTAATATTAAGTTTAGTCAAACAAGAAGAGATACTAATGAATGGGGAGAAATACAAGCTCGTTATTATGACTGTGCTTTCGATGGTACTGTGCATGAAAGTATGTTAACGACAGCTGGTTCTGGTGGTAAAAGAGTAACGTTCGGAACATTATTCTTCAATTGTGGTACTGTTATTCCTAAAGAAATTACATTTGCATCTGAAGACGGTACTACATTAGCCGATGCAAGTACCATTTTACCTTCAGCACAAAGTTCAACAGTTGGCGATGATGTATATGATGCATTTGCTCAATATACGGCATCTTTAAATAATAGAAGTGCTGGAAATACTTCCACTGATGCTAAAGGATATACAGAAACAGATAACCGTAATCAATGTATGAGCCAATCTACACACCCTCATTTATTATGGTATAAGGGATGGAAAATATCTGATCTCGAAGCTGCAAATATGGGCAATTTTATTGCTTCTCTTACTGTTGTCCAATCTAATATTACCAGATATCCAATTCCAGCACATTATGAACCAAGTGGTAAGACTCCTTATCTGATTAAGGATAATTATAAAAAGATTCCTTTATCACCATGGATCTTACATTCTGTACATAATTCGTTAGAGTCTGGTCTTGAAAAAGCAAGAACATTAGTATCAATGATTGGTATTGATAATGTTAAGCTTATTAAGACTGTACCATTTGATCAGTTTGTTAAAATAAAATAAGGAGGAAAATCACATGACTACATATACAGTTTTCATGCATTACTATAACGATGCAATTGGTAAAGCCGTTAGTAATACTAGTCAATGTAAATGGTATTCTGCCTTAGAGACAACCTATAAAGGAAAATCTCTTGATGATAAATACATTGATATTACAGATCTCGACCCTACATTAGTAGCTAAAGATCAGGAAACCGTTGAGATTATACGTATCTCAAACGAAACTACTGATACTGCTGAAACTACTGGAGACTATGAAAAGTATATTCTTGAATCTACAAGAGTAAATAATCCAAAATACGATATGCTTTTTGTTTACGATGGTATTGGATATTTTAATTATAAAGACCAAAAGGGTGTTAACGATACCAGTAGTGACTATGCTCAAAAGACACAACTTTACTTTGATAAGATGAAGCGTGTTAATATCAAACCATGGTTTTTCCACTCTACATATCATTCTTTAAGAGCGGCAATGTCAAAAGCAGAAATGTTAGTAGATTTATTTGGAAAAGAGAATATCCTGGTAGGTAAAGAAGTAGACTTAACACAATATATCGACATTGTATAAGGAGAAATTATGGCGACACTAATCAAAGAAGAAGAAGGAATTTTATACAACGAATACTTCCATGAGAATCCTTTGATTTGGTCATTAACTCCTTCCGAAACAGACTGTTTAAGATATGGTGAAGATGGATTAAGAATATTACATACGAATCAATATGTAACATATATGCTTCAAGAACCAGAAGCTAGAGGAAGTGGTCAAGGAAAAGAATGTTATTGCTTAATCATGCATCTTGATCATACGCCAATAACAGAAGAAGATATTGCTGGACTGATAGTGATGTCAGATACTAATAATTATGCTGAATTTCAAACATATCTAGCAACTTCGCCATCAACCATTGGAAATAATGGAGAGAATGTAAATGCTGGCTATGACTTAGGTGCTCACTATGTAAGTTATAGATTTGATGACGAAGAAGACGAATCTCATGAAGGGGGTTCGTCTTCTTCCGATGAAGAGACAATTGTAAACACTTCTACTGGATTTGTAGATACTATCTATAAAATACTTAAAGTCATCAAATATAATAATGCTATAGGATATACATATCAGTTCTTTGCTAGTTCGGATGGATTTAACTGGATCGAAGTAGGAAACTTTGATACAATAAGACGTAATAGCATAGGATTCTTTTTGTACGGCACTAAAGATGCACGAACTCTTCAAAGAGGTAAATTTATCGTTCATGAATTTGCTTTATACAAAAACAGATACATTACTATCAACGGTATAAATATTTTACAGGAGTTTGAAATCTTTGATAGACGTTTAAATAAAACTATTTTACGTTCAGATGATACTCTTCACGGACAGTTAATGGTTAGTCATCATGGCAATCGTGTTCAAATAGACACTACCCATATGGTATTACCATTAACAGATGCCTGGATTAGAATATATACAAAGGGTCATTATAATGATACAGTGGCTCAATTTGATATGGATAATCTTACTTTTGGTGGTGATATCTTTACAATTAGCTATGATATTCAATTGCGTATTGATAACGAAATCGTACCAAACGGAGAACCATATGATTTAGGAACATTATTTACTGATACATTCAGAAAAAATATCGTTATTTATAATAACGAAGATATAGACCTTGCTAATATTACAGTCTCAATTACTGCATTTTCGGAATATTATAATGGTGAAGAAGTTGTGCAGCTTGATTTCTATAAAGAGAATATGGAATATCAATCTGTACCACCATATACATATAAACAATCACTTATGATTCCGAAACTGGAGGCACATACTGGTGTAGAGTTAGTAATGAAATTGTCTGATGTTCCTAAGCAAGAATTTTATTCTGTAGCGAATAAGTATAGATTTAAACTTATAATAGAATAAAACGAAAGGTAAAGATATATGGGAGTCAGACTTGTTATTCACAACTTTGAAGTAGATGAAATGGATTATACTGGCACCCATAATCATGATGATTTACTTCATCGTGATTGGGTGGATCAGCACCCTATTTATGCCATTACAGGACTTCAAGAAGTTTTAAATACAATAGAGATTAACTTAATCAATATTACTAATCTTATTAATGAAAACGATATTGCTGTTCGTAATGATCTCAAGCAATATACAGATACAAAAGTTACTGTTCTTGGCAATACAATTAATGCACGTATCGATGATTTAAATGTTATAGATAAAATCATTGATACTGAATCTATAGATTTAACTTACAATCAAATAACCAATAGTTTAAAAGCTGATGTCATCATTTATGATGATCCAGATGGAACAAACTCTCTTGTCTGTACATCAGATGGTCTTTATGTTCCCAAATTAGTTACAAAAGATACCGACACTATTACATGGGATTCTATCTCTCAAGGCGAATCCCTTGCTGAGTTGTTTGCAGATGGTATTCGTTTCAGCCATAACGGAACTAATAATAACATGTACAATGCAACAGAAGCAAATGCTTGGTATTGGGATGACGTTTTAGAGTCGTTCGTACAACCAAAAAATACCGTTACATATAATGGTTTTGTTACTCAAAACTTTTATGATTACTACAAACATACAGTAAGACTATACTCAACAGATTCAGATAGTGATGCTAACGGTGTTATTATTGGTTTTGCATTTGATGAATATGGTTATCCACATACATTATCTGTAGTAATACAAAGAGGTAACGACTTTGGCAGCTTCAGATTTGCTTTATATTATAATTTTTATCTGCCAAATCAGACATTAATAGCTAACTATGCACTTACCAATTCAAATAGTGGGTGGTCTGGTAAAAGTATTACGCTATTCATTACAAAAGACAAAAATCTTGTTAGTGCTTCTGCAACTGCATGGGATTATGACAACACAGTTACCAGTATAGAAGAAGCAGAACTTTTACCGTTTGAGCATACTCTTAGTATAGACTTAAATGACTATTCTTGGGGTCATTTCTTTAATGGAAAAGTAAGATATGGTTATTCAAATATATCGCAAGCTGCATCATCTTTTGGAAAAGTATTCTTTTGTTCAAAAGATCAACATTCAGCAAAAAAAATATTTGCTAACGTAAAAGTACAAGATGAACCACATAATGCCATTGAAATAAATGAAAACGGATTATTTGTTAAAGAATTTATAATTTCTCCAGATGAAAATAATGCGTTAACACAGCATGAAAATGGTTATTTCGTTAAAGCTACTGCAATGAGTATTGCAGACAAAAGATTAAATGGCCTTGAACAGCCAGCAACTGGTGAATATTATGTGCATAAATCTCATAGCTTTATAGATGTTACTCAAACTGACCATGGATTTATAGTTGGCGATTTTATATACTACGATAACAGAACTAATTTATATCAAAAAGCGACTGCTATAGACAGCTTTGATATTAACATTGTTGGTATGGTTAGTTATATATATGATGATAACAAATTCGAATATGTTTGTTCTGGATTTGTAGAAACTGATTTATTTAATACAAGTAATGGTTATATTCAAGGTATGCCATTATATATTTCAGATACTAATCCAGGAAAAGTAACACAGGAACAACCAGATATATCAAAAGCAGTTGGATATCCTATAGCTGATATTGGTTTAATAATCAGTATTGAAAGAGGTATTCAATATAATCAAGAAGCTCAAATTGGTGACTTTAAAGCCTCTGCAAATGATTATAATATCCGTTCTGATGGATTTATAAAGATAGTAGAAAATGTAGATTATAAACTTTCTCTTGTAAGCAAATTATTAGATAAAGTTGATGATTATTTTAAAGAAGAATACTTAATAATAGATGAAGCTAATAATATTCTTAACTTTATTAATACTAAAGATTTATATGATTCAAGTAATGTGCCAAATGGCTTAAACTTATTTATTAAAGCATTTTAGGAGTACTTTATATGCAATATCAAGATCATTTTACTGATTTAATAAAAGCTTGTAAATATTTTTATACTAAACTAAAAAACAATGCGTCTTTAGCCATTACTTTGAATATCAATGGTATAAATTTAAATGTGCATTTATACAAATTACCACCTAAAACTGTGGTTTATAATAGTAACGACGTGAAAAATATTTTTTCTCTTTGTACTACGGATGATTGTGCAACACAAATTGTTTTGGCATGTTCTTTAACCATAGAAGATGATGTAATATTTACTCCTCCGCATAGATGCAAAGGAATAATTATATATGACGTTCAAGATCTTGTAAATAATGGCACTATATCTATGACTGCTCGTGGAGCACATGCAACTGGACAAAATATATGGCTATATAATAACGAATATGTGCCAGCAGTAGGAGCTGCTGGTGCTCCTTCTGTTAGCGGATGGTCAGGACACCCTAGTACTTGGGTATGGGGTGGTAATGGTTATAACGGTACAGGAAGACAAACTGGCGGCGGTGGCGGTGGAATAGCTGGTGGAGCTTGGACTTGGGGCAGTATTTGGTTTTGGACTGGTCGTGGTGGTAATGGTACATCATTTTCTGGAGGTACTGGAGCTGGTCAGTGGAATAGACATAGTTCTGAATATGGAGGGCCTATATTAGACCCAAACGGAACTGATGACGGTGGTCATGGTGGTCATGGCTCACAAAACTGGGATTATGCCTATTCTGATTATGGCTGTCCTGGTGGTGTTGGTAACCCATCTGGTAGACACACAAGATGGACTGATGGACGTTTTACAAGAGAATTAAATGCAAGTACAGACCATAACCAAGCAAGTGGAACTGGTGGATTATTGATAATATTTGCTCTTAATTTGCAGAATAACGGTTCTATCAGTTCAAATGGAGTTGCTTCTTGGCATGGTGGTGCTGGTAGTTCTGGCGGTGGATCAGTTAATATTTTTTACAGTAAACAATTTATCCGTGGTTCTATCGATGCAATTGGAGGACAAGGAGGACGATATGGTGGTAATGGAACAATATCTGTAGATATGATACCATCATCATATTTTCCACATTACTTTTTATATAACGATAAAAGATTAAATTCTGATATTTATAAAGATAGCACACAACAAGCCGTAGGAGAACTGACCAAACTATTAATGTTTATAGAAGGTGAATAAATGACTTTTGATACTATTTATGATCTAATTTTATATTATAAAGATCGTTTAGTTGCTGATGAAAAAATATCAGTTACTGATACTATTCATACACAGCAATTAAGCTTTAATATATATAAGTTACCAGATTCATTTACTTTTTCTTCTAATGAAGAAGTTCAAAATATTTTTTCTTTGTGCGATACAGAAGATGCAGCAACTCAACTTATAATAGGCGGACATATAACTATTGATTCTGATGTAATCTTTACACCACCATATCGGTGTAAAGGTATGATCATATATTGTAATGTATTATCCAATAATGGAAATATTTCCATGAAAGCTCGTGGAGCAAAAGGTAATGGAAATGATTTATATCTTTGTAAAATAAATGATCAATATCAAATAGTTCCAAAAGATGGAGCTTTAGGTGCTGATTCTCAAACAGATACTGCAAAATGGGAAGGTCCATTGGCTAGGGGGTCTGGTTATAATGGCACTGGAAGACAGACTGGCGGTGGAGCTAACGGTGCATCTGGACATGGTAATGGAGATCATTGGTCAACTACGATTCATGAAGGAGGAGGTCAAGGATCTTCTTATTCTGGTGGAGCAGGCTCTGGTGGATGCGACTTAAATCATCCTGGTACATTTACTATACCAAAACCTAATCCTGGAACTGGTGCTGGTACAGACGGATATGGAGCACGTTGGTCTTCTAGTTGGTATAACCGTAATGCTGGTGGTGGTGCTGGTAATCCTGGTGGACGTGGAAGATATGCTTCTGGATGGAGCACAAATTTAGATGGAGAATCTGGTACTGGCGGATTACTTATTATTTATTCAAGTATTATTAACGGTAACGGTTTATACACTGCCGATGGAAGTCAAGGTGGTGGAGGTAATAAAGGTGGTGGTGGATCTGGTGGTGGATCAATCAATATTTTTACTGGTCAGAATATCATTACACAATTACAATTGGTAAGTTCAGTAAAAGGTGGTACATCAAAGAGTAACGGTGGTACTGGTGGCGATGGCACTTTATCAATTGATAATTTTTCTGAATTACTTAATGAGCATACAATAATTAAAGTAAATTATCTTGTTAGAAGTTTAACTACAAATAAATTTGTTGTTAAAGAAGCTGAACAATTATTATATACAGAAAATTTTATACCTAAAAATATTCGTGGTTTGTATTTTACAAATATCGAATATAGCAGCGATAATTATATTATTACTCTAAATTGTTATTACGAACGAAATAGCTATAATCTCATTGTTCGAGGTGGTACAAGCTTAAAATATACCTATCTTTTTGAAGAACAGGGTAATTTACAATATACAAGAGGATATTTTAATGATTCATTATCTAAATTTAAAAATTGGAAATCTGATGATCAAGTAGAAATATATGCTGCATTTTTAAAAGATACAACATTTAAAATGCCAGCACAAGATATAACTATTTATGCTGAATCTACTAATCAAGATAGAGTAAATACTAATATTTATAAAAATATATTTGAAAATATATTATTTGATTTGTATAAAATACAAAATAATATTACTGGTGTTTATAAACAAGAAAATACTATTTTTCAATATAAACATAATTTTGACTTATATGATTTAGTATATCAAGATAATAATGGTCTATACAAAAAAGGACTTGCAAACGAGGAACAATATGGTGTTATTGGTATTGTAAGTAAAATAGTTAATGCAAGTGAATTTGTATTACTTACTTTTGGTCAAATAGAAACAAATTATAATTTCAGTTCTGATTCTGGTATTTTATATCTATCAGATACAGAACCTGGAAAATTCTGTACATATGATGAATTAACTACTAACTTTTATACTCCAATTGGATTCTATACTGGAAATACTATTACGCTTAATATTTTAGACTCTTCAGTGGGAGATGTATTAAAAAAATACTGCGATACAGTATACGAACATGAACAGGATTTGCCACATATTACAGAAACAGACAAACAAAATATTATACAAGAGGTATTTAATAACGCATGATAGAACAGCATAATAACTCAGTTATCTTTAGAGATGTCGTAGATGATAATAACTTAATAGATTTCAGTTATATAGGAATGCATGGAACCGAAGAGCAAACCGTCTCTCTTACAGAATTAGATAATGGCTTTCTATTAGGCGATGCTATTTATTATGATTATAAAACAAATCATTACAGACGAGCATTAGCGATGAATCAGATAATGTCTGAAGTTATTGGTGTTGTAAGTAAAATCATAGATAAAGATTCCTTTGAATTAACCCTTAAAGGAAGTATAATATTAGATAGATACAGTAGTATACCACTTAATACTCCGTTATATCTATCACAAAATATTTCTGGCAAGCTTGTTCAAGACGAACCTAATATTGTAAGTAAAATAATAGGTGTAACGACAAATGATGGTATATATGTAAATATACAGCGTGGATACTTTGTTGGATTTGGTCCACAAGTATTCTTTGCTTCAGCAGAACCATATTTATTCGTAAATAGTGATAATAAACTATTTAAAACAGCTACTAATTTACGAGACAATGCAAATTATGAACCAAAGGATAAATTAAGGTATTATACCTCTCAAGAGATACAAGACCTTATTACCCGTATAAAAAATGATATTTATTAGGAGATATTATGATAGATAACGAAACTCCTGTATTACGAAAAGAAGATCTAATAGACATATTAGAAGCCCTCTTCAAATTCTCTCAAGAGCCTAATAATGCTTTTGTAAGAAAAGAAGATGGTCTTTTCGTGCTGGATTTCTATCAAGCATTTCAAGACCATATAAATAACGATGATGTTCATACAACAAATCAAGAAACTGACATACTGAGAAATTTTACTCTTGTTGATGATGTCTTATGTTATAAAGGCGAACCTATTGTTATTAAACCTTCTCAAGAAGAAGGCAATGCTATCGTTGTTAAACCAGATGGTATTTATATAAAAGATTTGTCTCAGATATTACAAGAACATCTGGATGATGCTGATGTCCACGTTACAGCTCAAGACAAAGAAAACTGGGATAAAATCTTAGAACTTGCTAAAAAATATGCCGATGACTTAGTAAAAGCACTTGTTATTTATGATTATGCAATCGTAGATGACCTTGATTTAATTGATTCTTCGCTTATTAAACCTACGACGGTGTATTGTATTCAAGAGCAAATACCAGATTCAGAAGAGACATATCTTGTAAGATACTTGTATCGAGAGGATACCTGGATACCATTAGACATTACAAAAGAAACGTATAAATTATTTGCTCGCAAAGAATATGTAGATGATACTTTCTTTAAAAAAGAAGATTATCAAAATCATGACAATAAAGATGTTCTGGATAAGTTTACAGAAGACGAAAATACACATCGTCTTTTGTACAATGGTTTAGATATTCTTGATGTTATGCAAATATCTGACGATCCTAATAATGCTATTTTTAGAGGATCCGATAACAAATTATACGTAAAAGATTTAAGTTCTGAATTAGAATCAATAGCAAAACAAGCTAGTCTTTCTAAAGTAGTATTACTTGAACAGAACTGTAATGATTCTGGTATATACGAACTTGAAGAAGATATTTCTAATTTTAATTTTCTAATGATTCATTATTATTTAATGCCAGATGATCCTAACCTGGATCCATACGATGCCAAAATGGAAATGATAGATGTAGATGGATTATTAGAATTATACGAGAAACATATAGATTATATACTTGAACATGATTACGGTATTAGTACATATAATACCAAAATAAGATTTATGGACGGTAATAAATTACAAATAACTTATTATAATCATGTTTGTATATATAAAATTATAGGAGTGAGATAATGCTTGAAGCTGGTGGATTAATAAAACTTCATTATCATAATCACTTTGATGTGTTAGAGGCATTTTCTGAAGTAAGTGGAGTCTTATATTATAAAGACGATCCTTTATTTCAGAATATCCAACTTTCACAACAAGAGCATAACCATCTTGTAAAAAAATCAGATGGTTTATTTGTTGATGGTACTTTTTTAGACAGATTTGATTATCATGATCAAGAACTATATTTTGACGACGTTATTGTATCTCGTGAATATAAAGATGAAAACATTTCTACAATGATAAACACATTATGGTCAACTGACCCATATTTGGAAATAGGAAAATTAAACTAATATACATTATAATAGGAGTAGGCTAATGACATTAAACAATTTAAAATTAGCGTTGCAACTAAATAATGCAAAAATTAATCAAGAGATTAATTTGTTAATTGCATACGTAAATCAATTTGCTACAAATCAAAAAGATTTACATAATACAATAGATAATAAATTGCAATCTCTTGATGACGATATTGATCAGCTTAATTCTGATATGACATATCAGATATCTTTATTGGATACCAAATTTACTAATCGTATTAATAATCTTGCTGATGATTATGACTTACACAAAAATAATACTGATATACATATTACAGCAGCTGAACGTGATAAATGGAACAGTACCGCTCAATATACAGACGATACTGTTAAAAGTCATGCAGACAATCTTACAATTCACGTTACTCAAGCAGATAAAGATTTATGGAACGCTACTCTTGGTAATGCAAAAGCATATGCAAAATCTTTATTTGATCAGTTAACAAGTTTTGAGATTATAAAATGTACTGAATTACCTACAGAAGATATTAAAACAATGACCATATATTTTCTTCAGATAGATCCAGAACAGGATGACTTATATGAAGAATATATGTACCTTGATGGTCAATGGGAAAAAATAGGAAATACCAGGATTGACTTATCTGATTATGTAACTAAAACCATGTTACAATCAGCAGTAGATACCATCAATAATACTATTACTACAAAAGAAACAGCTATTAACAAGTCTATTTCTGATTTAGAAGCGAAACATAATCAAGATGTCCAAGATTTACAAAAAGACATTTCTGATTTATCTGATACTGTTACACAATTAGATACTGATATCAATAAAACTATTACTGACAAAGCTAAAGAGTTACAAGATAATATAGATGCACTTGAAAATAAACATGATCAAGACGTTCAAGATATTAATGACGAAATTGACCAATTAGAACAAAATGTTAATGATGAGCTGGACCAGTTAGGTCAAGATATAGATAATATTAATACAAATATATCTAATCTTCATACTCATAGCAATAAATCAGTATTAGATAATCTTACACAATCAGTAATAGATAATTCTCATACTCATACTAATAAGTCTGTATTAGATAATGTTACGCAACAAATAATAGATGATAGTCATAAACATACTAATAAATTAGCTCTTGATAATTTGACTCAAACTGTTATTGATAACAGTCATAAACATACTAATCAATCAGTTATAGATAAGTTTTCTACTGACAATGACGGAAAATTACTATATAATAATAACGAACTAATAGAAGCTTTTACTGAATCAGATGTTACTAAACTGATTAACTATTTATGGCCTTCAGAATATAAAACGAATTTTATTATGGCTGACAATACTCAAGACAATAAAGTATTCGTAGCGAAAGAAGGTGACTCGTGATGAATACTAAAGAATATATAAAGCGAGTCATGGAAGAAAATAATAAAGAACTTAAAAAATATTTTCAGTCTTTATTATCAGACGCTACTGATTCGTTAAAACAATATGTAAATACACAGATTGATAATATACCAGAAGTACAGACCTATACAAAAGCAGAAATTCAAGCTATGATACAAGAAATGCTTGATAATTATGATATAGAGCCTAATACTAATTTTAGAACGAGTGATAATAAATTAATAGTAACCGCAGACGGTAAAATATTTTATAGTAAATAGGAGAAAACAAAATGGCTGAAGAAAAATTTATATCTAAACATACCTCTACTGAAATCGAAGCAATGCTCGACAAAGTTAAACAAGATATGCAGACAATTCAGTATACTCAGTCTGAAATTAATACTTTACTTACTAAAATCGATAATATGTCACAGCCTACAAAAACCAGTGATTTAAATAACGATTCTGGTTTTATTACTAATACTGTTAATAATTTAATAAATTATTATTTAAAAACAGAAACATATTCAAAAACCGAGGTTAATACTTTAATTAATCAGCAAACATCTGGTGGCTTTTTGTTAGTAAACGAATTGCCAACTACTGATATTTCGACTAACCATATTTATCTTGTGCCAAGTACTACTTCTAAAACTAGGAATATTAAAGACGAATACATTAATTTAGATGGTACAACTGAAGGATGGGAACTTATTGGTGATACAAAAATTAATTTGTCTGATTATGTGACATTAACTGCTCTTAATGCGGCTTTAATTAATTATGTATCTACTACAAGTTTTCAAAATACATTAACTAGTTACTATACAAAAACAGAAGTAGACAATTTAATTTCTCAAATAGATACATCTGGTTCTGGTAGTAGTGGAACTTCTGAAAAAGTACCTGGAAATGCTTTAATAGATAGATGGCTTAGATTTGATCCAGAAAATAAACGTGGTGTTATTATCAAAGCTGGTACTAATATTAAACTTCCTAATGGCTCTATTAAATCTTATATTACAGATACTCATATAGATTTAACCAGTTATATTACACAAGGCGGAGCTGATTATTATTTATATATAGACAATAATGGAGATATTTCAGCTTACACAGACTATCAATCTACTGGTAATAAAATAGGTAGATTACACACTTTATGTGTAGATGTTGGAGTTAATGTTACTATGACAGCTCCAGCACCAGCTTCTTCTGGATATACCACAAATACAGATTATTTAATTAAATCTTATAGACAAGAAAAAGATCCAGATTTTTATGCCTTTTATAATAAAAAAGTAAAAACTGTTACTACACAATCTCAATATGATGTAGTAACTGTAGACCATCCTCTTTCTGGATTTCAAGCTGGAGATATTTTACCAGAATCTGTATTCTGTCTTAACTGGTATCCAGATACTTTATTTGAAGATGGAATGGTTTATGATAAAGACATTAATAAAGTAATAGATATCTATTTACAGTCTGGTACTGGACATAATACACGTTCTAAATATAATCAGACTCATACGGTGTCCAGACAACCATATAACCATGCCGAAGATATGCGTATGGTTGGTAAAAAGTTATTATATGATAACGAATTTACAAGTGCTGCACTGGGTTCTAACGAAAAAACAAGTATTGCTGGAACAGCTGATGCTAGTACTGTTGGTGGTCATAAAGATACTGATAATAGACGTATGATATCTGCCATTGGATGTGAAGAAATGTGTGGATATTTATGGCAATGGTTACAAGAAACTTCTTCTGTTGGAGGAAATGGATGGACGACAACTGACCAGAATGCTTCATTTGGACAAGAATACGGAGACCCATATGTGCTTCGTGCTGGGGGTAGCTGGTCTAGCGGTGCTAGTTGCGGGTCGCGTTCGCGTAGTTCGTTTAACCGCCGTTCTTATGTGAGTGACGGCTCTGGTTCTCGTGGGTCGAGCCGAATATTGACAAAATAACTTGCTTGCAACTTAAGTTTTTATCATTTAAAATATTTATAGAACTAAACGCCTTTACTTTTATATTATTAGTAAAGGCGATTTTTATCAGCATATTTAAATATTTTACTGTATATTATAATACAGAAGGAGGTTTATTATGAACAAAATTATAGTAACCTCCGACTCAAAAATTCTTACAACATTTGATAACAAATTATTTGTATCGAAAAATAAAAAGGAGGTATTCAAAATGGCTAAATTTCAATTTCGAATACTGACAGGAGCTACCGAAGCAGCCTGTAAAGCCATATATGATAGTTTAGCAGATTCAACCACGCATCGGCACAATCCATATACTTTTTACCTTTTTGGCAAAGGTGGCGTGGGCTATCTTGGTGATACTCCATTATTCGGTGGCGATGCTAGTAAATTCAATATGATTTCTAGTAATATCACTGCTGACGTTTTAAAGCCTAACAGTTTCTATTTTGTGACAGCTGATTGTACAATTACAGATGGACAAGCAACACCAGTTACTCATACAGCAAAAACTGGTTCTATATGGGTAACAAATGCCAGCTCAATTCCACAAGAATTGTCATTAAGTATCTTTACGACTTATATGACAAATTATGTTGCATCTCAAGCAATTCACTCAGACGATGCTTCTCTGGACGAAACATTTACTGGAACAGATACTAATTTAATGACATCGGCTGCTGTTTCAACATTAGTTAACGCTGTTGTGAATAGCAAAACAATTTTAAGTATTTCGTTCTTTAAAGATGTTAAAACCGTTACTTTAACAGCTGCTGATATTACAGCTGGAAAAATTACTTTTACAGTCGGAGAAGATCCAGATACACATAATCCTATAACTGCAACAGCTACAATTTCTACAAACGACCATGCTGGCGATATTGGACTCGTATTTTTCTGTCAAACTGGTATTAAAAGCGATGATGGCAACGATGAATGGGTATTTGTTAACCTTCATAGTTTAATTAATTTATATTCTGGCAGTACATCAGATACTACAGTTACAACTGTAGTAAATGATTCTGCTGATTCTACTGGTCACACAAAACAAATCAGAGTAGAAGTCAATCAGTCAGAAAAGACAGCCTCTGAATTTGAGCAGATGGTATTAGATGCTATTGCTGCTGTAGATGGTCCAGATGCAAGTTCTTACGATCCTACCGACGCAAACGGAGATAATTTATCACCAAACAAGTTTATCTCAGAGAGCCAGCTTGCGGGTATTCTCGTAAGTACTTTAAATCACTTCGCACAAGTTATGTGGGGTAGTGGAGAAGGCATGGAAGGTGGCGGAGAAGGTATGAAAGAAGGAGAAGATAATTAATGGATCAAACTAATGCTTTACAGATTCTTTTAACGATTCTTGGCTCAGGAGCGTTGTTCTCTTTTCTTCAGTTCTTAATACAAAGAAAAGACACTAAAGAAGATAAAAAGATCGATGAACGATTTGAACAATTACATAAAGAAATGCAAGAAGGATTAGACGCTCGTGAAAAAACTGGAGCTGAACGTTTTGAGAAGCATGAAAAAAATATTCAAGGAATGATAAAAGTACATTCTGAAGATTTTCAGCAATTACTTAAAACGTTTGATCAACTTAAAGACAATGACGAACGTGTTGAAAAAACTCTTCAACAAATCTTTGATAATCAAAATAATGTATGTGATACCCTCAGCGGAATGGCTCATGATAAAATCGTCTATATGACAGATAAAATAACAGAACGTGGATTTATCACCTTAAAGGAAAGAGCTACATTAGATAGTATTTATCTTCCATATAAAAAGATGGGTGGTAACTCTCATGCGAAAGCTGGTTATGAACATGTCATCGAACTAGAAGTAATCTCTGACGAAAAAGCCAATGAACTTGACGACATGATCAAGATAAAACGAAGAGAAGAAGCTATTAAAAATAATAAAAAATAAGGTGAGACTATATGAAACAGTATTCGATAAGCGAATCAAGAATTACACAAAAGAATAAAGTATCATCTGATTATGGCTTATCCAATCTTAAGTCTGTTTTTCTGGATGGCGAATTATTAACGGCAGATGAAGACTACTTTGTCAAAAACGGCAAAGTAGTCTTTGCCGTTGATTTACCAGAAGAATCAAAGGTTACTTTAAATCATACAGTTGATACTAATAAAGCTTTTATTAGTCCAGGCAAAATCAATGCTAATTCAGTTATTTCTCGCTTTAGCTCAGATGCTAAACTAAATGAGAATAACAAATACAGAATTGGAATTGCTATCGACAAAGACATTTACGAATGGGAATTCAATTCAAGACAGAATCCTATGTTTACTACTGCCAAAAAGATATATGAAGACATAGGGGAATTCATAGATGGATTTACAGAAGAATATATCAATTCTAAAATTTATGATAATAGTGTTGCAGTAATAGATTTAATTGATACGTTAGCTGCTCAAGAAACTCCTGTAGAAAACGTTACTTATGAGCAAGATGATGATGGATTTTATACTACTAAATACAAAGCAGTAAATAATTGGGTAAGATATAAAACAGATATTGATCTTACTCTTGCAAGATATTTTGGGATTTCTTATCACTATGGTAGTGAATTGAAAAACATTGGTGATATTAAAATCGAAAGAACTACTAAGTTGCCATATATAGATAACTTGCTTGATATGTTAAGAAAGCAATGGGATGAAGCAGATAAAATCATCAGAGGAACCAACGTTGTTGCTTCTGCTATCAAAGCTGGTACTAATTATAAATATGACGACTGGAATAGAGATACTACATGGTAAGGTGATTGAATGTATAAATTTTCTGATAAAGTTGGAACTGAATTTCGTAACGTAGATATTGATCTGCGACATGAAACCCAAATTCTCACTGAAGAATTTGGGATTAATGTGCTTTATGTAAGAAACAATAAATTCGTTAAATGCAAATGCTTTGATGACCTTAATAAAACTGGAGATTCGAAATGTCCGTATTGTCATGGATCTGGATACTTTAATTCTATTCAGATGATACCAGCAATTGAATCAAGTAACTCACCATATTCTTCTAATAATAGTATAGATAAACTTAAAATCGGTGTTACTGATCAGAAAAACGAAATCTATTACATTAAACATAAATATACTCCAAAAGAAAGAGATTTCGTTATTAAAGTAACCTGGGATAAAGATCAAAACCCAGTTGATGTAGTTAAAGTATTAGAGCTGATCAATATATGGGATACTCGTGGAGATAATGGCAGAACAGAATTTTTTGCTTGTCTTACAAATAATAGAACAGATTTAGTGGATGCTTTTACTAAGACCATTAAATCTTTACCTCACAAAGCAATACAAGAATTACTGAAAGGAGGTAAATATATATGGCCAGCGAAATTGCAACCTTAAATTCGCAACTGAGAACCTTAATACAGACCATTATGAATGATAAACTTCATGGTAAAAAACTGTATTTAATTGGTTCAGCAGAATATGGTCCTACAAATGAACCTGTAAGAATTAAATCTACAGTAGGTTTGTATAATAAGTTTGGCAAAACTGGTACTCTTATAGATGCCTTTCATGCAGTAAAATATACTACTCAAGATAATGAAGTGTATCTTGTTAAAACAACTGGAGAACATGCAATAGCGTATCTTAACGTAAATATCATAGATGAAGAAATCATTAGCAATGCATTTATCTTAATGGCTTCAGAATCGAATGAATTATATAATGATGTTAAAATAGAAATCGATATCGACTCTATGACTATTGTATTTCCAGACGATTTAAATGTACCAGAACATAGATTAACCTATGATTTCAATGAGTATTATACGATAGAATTACTTGCTAATGCCATTAATAAAGATACTAAGAATAAACGTAGTTTTATTAATGCAAACTATATGGTAGACCCAAGTACACGTACAAAAGATGCTTTTTATGTATGCAATCCAGACATAGTATCTTTATATGGTGGACAATGTGGTCTTGGATATACAAAGAATTTATTGTATACTTGCCTTAATCGAACTTACGATATTCTTGAATCACTTCCAATAGATATAGTTATTCCAGTAGATGCCTTTCTGGATGATTTGTATCCAGATGATTCTGAAGATGATCAATGGCAATATAACATGAAATATTACCAATCTACTAAAGATTATCTTACCCCAGACACTCTTGGTAATCCACGTTCATTTATGAATCAGCTAATCGAATTTTGCATGAAACAGTTAAATTTTGGCTGTGTCACTACTGGTATATTGGGTTTTAACCCAGTAAATTCATATACGACTGATTATTTATACGAATCAGATGATGTTGCTGAAATGTTTAAACATTGCCTTGAATACAATAGGCATATGTGTACTAATCCAGCATACAGCTTTTTGGTCTCTTGTGTTGCTGGAGACATTGGTTATAATAAGAATATCATTATTGATAATGGTTATCTTGCATATGGAGCATTCAATGCATCCATACAAGTAAATGTTGGTAATACTAATATTCCAGTATCAGATAACATTAGATTATATAATGAATTTTCTGAAGAGGTATTAGCAGATCTTGCATCACATGGTATTGTAACTTTTAGACATAGCCCATTATATAACTCTGTCGTTGTATATGACGGAATTACAACAGTTACAAGAGAAGATTCACAGCTAAAGCTATATTGTAATGTACGTATGATACAAATGTGTATTTCTTATTTAAATCGTTTGTTCCAATTCTATATAGGATTGAATTTACGAAATTTAATAGAAAAACGTATTATTCATAATAATATAGATATTATTCATAATAATATAGATAACATTCTTAGTATTCTTGAATCGAAGAATGTTATTACGAACTACAAATATAGCCTTGAACCTAATTATCGAGAGGGTACATTAATCGTTAATCTCGATATATTAACTAATTATATGACTAAATCTTTAAAAATAAACTCGGTAATTAATATTAATGCCGAAGAATAGGTGGTTTTATCGAACCTAACGTTTATACTATAGTTGAAGAAGCTGATGGAAAGGGTGCTACTAAATGGGGCAAGTTAAAATCGGGCGTAGGTTGGATCTCGCTTGATTATGTAACCAAAGTATAAAAAGAAGGTGTTAACTATGCTTGTTGGTATATTAATTTGCTTGTTTGGCTTTATATTTGGACTAGGTGAGCTAATCTTTATATCAACGTTTGGATTTGCACTAATTGCTTCTATTATGAATGTTTTTATGAATGTTTTTTACGATAAAGGTGGAGAAAGTAGCATATGAGTAATTTATCTAACGAAGAAATTTACAATAACTATTTTAAAGACTTAAACGATCATGAGAATGCTTCTCAAGCTATTATCTCTGGTAACACAAAAGTCTTTAAGGATGACGGTGCTCGTGTTCATGTTAAAGAGACAGTCATGGGTACTGATCATGAAGTAAGTTATTATAACAAAGCAGATGGAAACATCTCTAATGTTGAAGACTTAGCTCGAATCCTTAAGGAGCTATGTAATGCTGCATGGGGCAATGAATGGGGCGAACTTTCAATGGACATTAAAAATGGGGAGGACAGTTCTAAAATTGTCCTTCCCCAAATCCTTGTAGATGTTAATACCAGAGATATCACAGACGGCTTTCCATTAAAACCAGTTCTTATGGATGTCCAAATAGAAAAGGACGGAGAAGGAAATGAGACTGGTGAGTCTTATTTAATGTATAGACAGTGGTTCGACGCAAATATCGAGTTCGATATTTACGCTCAAAACAATAAAGAATGTAGAGAGCTACTTCAACGTTTTGAGAATCTTATAATGGTCTATTCTGGATACCTTAAACGTAAGGGGTTGGCTGAAATTTTCTTCTTGCGAGAAATTTCTCCAAAAAGTTCTTTAAACTTTAGCGAAAACACCCCTATGCGATGTATATTATATTATGTAAGGTTTGAATGTGTGACTCCTATCAAGGTAAGCACAATCAATAAAATCAATGCTAAAATTGGTGCTAATCAAGTCACTTCTACAGAAGTTAAAACGTTGCTAGAATCAAAAGAAGAAAAAGATATGATTGAATTAGATTTCTTTGATGGAGACAACGGAATAACTTACAAATAATCATAAAGGAGGAAAAATTGATGGCTGTAACAAATTTATACTCTAATCTCCCTGGACATCTTGTAGAGTTCAAGGACGGCGGATTACAGTTAACAACCAAATCAACAGACACAAGTTCTACTAAGAGTTTATTAATTCTTGGTACTGCTACTGATGGTCCTATCAATGAGCCTGTTAAGATTGATGCTGTTACTGTATCCCAGGTATTTGGTAAAGAAGTTAACGAAGCTGGTTATCCTAACGGTGCTACTCTTACTAAATACGCAAAACAAGCATTCAAAAACGGTTTCGATGATGTTCGTTGTATGAGGGTCACTGGTTCACAGGCTTATACAACTATCTATGGCGAGCAGCAAATTGCTGAAGAACAAGTTACTGAGAGCATCGTTCCAGCAGAAGACGCAAACGATGGTCATATTCTTGGTAATCCTGCATTCAGTTATGATTTCACCAACCCACAAGCTGGTGATGATGGAACAATTCCAGAGAAAATCATCGTTTCTAAAGCTTATAGTGAAAGCGATCCAAACATTACTATGACTATTGATGGAGTCGCTGTAGGGCTTGGAACAAACAGTGATAAAATCACTTGGAACCCATATCAAGGTTTTAGTATCAAAGAGAATGTATATCCTATGGTTTCTGATATCTCTGTTAAATGTAAGGGATTCAATTTTCTTGGTGACAAAGAGAAGTATAAGGATAATGATTTTGTAAGTCACATTTCTGATCCTGGTCAAGCAGTTGAAGATACAACTGAAAATACTTTCAGTATTGAGTTCGATCTTTCTATTGCACTTACATCTGGAGTTCAGAACTTTACAGTAAATGATCACGACACTCTTGATTTGTTACCAGTAATCGGTGCAGATTACAATGCAGATGGTTTCAAACTTGCCAATAGTTCTGGTGCTATTGATCCTTCTACATACACAGGTACATTAAGTGCTGATGGAACTAAGTATACTGTTGAGTTCACTACTGCTCCAGCTGGTATCGCAAACGGTGATACTTTCACATTAACTTACTATCCTTATAGATTAGTTGATGTTAACAGATCATTCCATACAACATTTAATGACAATGTACCTGAGTCTTCTTTAAGCTTAGCAGCTTTAGAAGGAAAGAAAGATGCAGCTCTTAAGCTCATTACCGTTACAGATAACATTACTGGAACTTCTACAAGCTTTACTGTAAACGATGACCCTACAAGCGATTACAACACCAAGTTTGAAGTCCAGGGCAACTCTCTTGTTGTTAAGGATTCAGTTGGATTACCAGTTGGTGGTGTTATCAAGGCAACATATACATATATGAAGCCTATCGTATCAGACCTTGAACTGAAGATTAAATCTCAGTGGGGTGGCTCTGTATACAAAGAGGGCAGTGTTGAGGTTAAGAAGGTTGTAGATTCTGAAGACGGTAAGACTTATACCGAAATCGTATTTACAAGACCTAAAGAGAAAGTTGCAAAGACTTACTCTTACTCTTCTAAGTACTATCCAACTGTTGACGATCTTATTCTTGCAATGCAGAACGATATTAACAACCTTAACATGTTTGAGGTTGAAATCGTTAAGGGTGAAAGTTCAGATACTCTTGACCAGCTCGTTGCTGTTGGACCTAAGAAACTTTCAGATGGTGGTGAAGATGGACTTAAGCCTTCAGCTAACGAAATGTTCATCGCTCTTTCTGGTGCAAGATATACAATCGACGATGTAGGCCAGCCTGTATCTGAATACTCTGACGCTATCGTTACAGAGGAAATGATTGGCTACCTTAAGACTCAAGGTGCTTACCAGATTCTTGAGAACTACAACGTAGATTATATCTATCCAGCTGGTGTATATGCTGACTCTGTTCAGACGGTTAATCCTTACTCTGACTTCCAGAGAGAATTAGCACTTGTTTGTGCAGTATTAACATACAGAACCAAGATGACTCATGGTTTCATCGATGTTAAGCCAAACAGCAACACTACACTCGTTGGTATCGATGCTTATGTTGCTAAGTTAATCAGCAAGCATCCAAACCTCTACTACATGGTAGATCAGAATGGCGAAGTTATCTACGACGCAGATAACAAACCTATGGACATTGGCTGGTATACATCAGTTGTTGTTGGTCCAGAGGTAGTTATGAACTCTGATGTTCTTGGAACATACTATGGTTCACCAGCTATCGCTTATGCAGCCCTCAACGCTGTATTACAGCCTCAGTCTTCTCCTCTTAACAAGGCAATCCGCAATGTTAACGGTATTAAGTTCAAATTCTCTAACAAGCAGATGGACGCTCTTATCGGTAACAGAATGGTTTGCTTCAAGCTTAAGAATGAAGGCATGGCTACTGCTTCTTCTACTCCTTATGTAGTTGACGGTGTAACTTCTGGTGCTCCTGGATGTGACTACTCTGATATCGCTATCGTTAAGGTTGTTACCGACGTAGTTGATAACATCAGACAGGTTGCTGATCCATTCATTGGTGAGCAGAATACTGTTGAACAGCGTAACGCTCTTTCAGCTTTAATCTCTAAGAGATTAGCTAAGTTGGTTGAGCTTGGAGAAATCCAGAGTTACGAGTTCGAAGTAAGTGCAACCATTCAGCAGCAGTTACTGGGTGAAGCAAGTATCGCACTTACAATCATCCCAGCAATGACATTAAAGAAGATCACTACTGTAGTCGCTCTTAGAGCAGCTGAATAAGAACTGTAAATGAAGCATCCTGGGTGGTATAACAGCCATCCAGGAATTGATAAAATAATTTAAGGAGGAAAAAGATATGGCAAGTCCAACAATTAGCACATTAACTAGTTTTTCTGGTGCAGACCTTGTTGCTACGTTCGCTAATAAAGCCATTGGTGAGTTACAGCAAATTTCATGGGCTGTACAAAGAGATAAAGCTCCTGTGTTTACTTGTGGTTCTGCTGATGCTCGTTCTTTCTCTCGTGGAAAACGTGGTATCGCTGGATCTATGGTATTCGCAGTTTTCGATCATGATTCTTTAGTAGAGGCTTTACAGACAGTATGGCAAGACATCGCTCCTTCAGCTATGTTTACTGCTGCTGCAAACAATGTGTTATCTCGTTCAGAAGATTTCACAAACGCTATGGACATGATTAAGTGGAACCAGACTGTTAGCTATACAGCAAACGGTCAGACAGATGCTAACAATCCTATCTATGCTTTAAACGGAGTTTCAACAAACGACAGAGCTGGATACGGATTCTCATTCTCGAATACAGCTACTTCACAGGGTACTGGTCGTGCTGGTTCTTACAGCAACCCAATTTCTGCTCAGACAGCAAAGGGTTCGAACAACAAACCTACCATTGATTCCAATGGCTTTGTTGATCAGAGATTAGGAGCATGGGATGACAATGCAGCTGATACAATCAATGTTCCAGCTGGCTTCGCTCCAATCCGTGGACAGAATGTAATCTATGCAGATACATTACCTCCATTCGATATTACTCTTACATTCGGTTCTGAGTACGGACACACTGCATTCCAGAAGATTTACGATGTTGATATCCTTAACGAAAGCTCTGGTGCTTCTGTTGATACAGTAATCATGAGCAGACAGTTAACATGGATCGCTCGTAGATTAAGTCCATTGATCCGTGGTGTTTACACTCGTGATCAGAACGGTACTATCATTGGTAAACTTGTTAACGACGTTACAAGCGATACCAATATGGTTACTATCTAATCAAGAATCTAATTTAATCATAGCTTAAAATAGATAAGGGTGGACCCAGTATGCTATAATGCTGCTGGGTTCATTCTTATTTCTTGTATTAAATAATATCCTTTGCTATAATTTAGAAGAAAGGAGAGAAAGATATAATGGATAAAGGTATGTCTATTTCTAGGTTTTATAAATCTTTCTCTGGTACAGATACCATTGCCTTTTTAATGTTTCCAGGACTCAAGCCTATTGTTATTGGTTCTTTAACTACTATTAGTTATTCCATGTATAGAAATAAAGTACCAGTAATCAACATTGGTCGTACTAATATTAACGGTATTACCAGAGGTTCAAGAATATATGCTGGTACTATGGTTTTTACTCTTATCAATAAACATTGGCTAAGAGAATTACAAGACCAAGCACCATATTTACAGGATTATCCTACGCTTAAAGTTGACGAACTACCATTGTTTGACATTATGATCGTATCTGCAAACGAATATGGTAGTTCATGTAGTATGTTCATTTATGGAGTAGACTTTACTGATGAATCACAAACTCTCTCCGTAGAAGATTTATTTACAGAAAACTTATTTAAGTTTGTTGCAAGAGAAATCTCTGTATTTGATGAAAACATCATTACTGCTTCTGATCAAAAACAGAAGACATTATACACAGTAAGCACTGGTGTTTTAAGAAACTATTATGTAGACGAACAAGAAAGACAGGCTACTATTGAAAATAGTCAATATGAAATTCGACCATTAAGTCGTACATTATATTTGATTACTAATGGCAGTCCGATGATGGGCAGTGATATTGCTGGCGTACAGCAATTATTAAACATGGCTCTTGATCGTGACATTCCAATTACATATAAATTTGATCGAATCACTGACCAAGCTGTTCGTGATTTTCAATCAACGCAAGGATTAATCGTAGATGGTATTGTAGATAATGGCGTTTATACGAAATTATTACAATACACTAAACATGGTGTAGATAGTAAGTTCGTACAAGTCATTAATAAGTCTGGAGCATATATTTATAAATCTCCAGATTCCAATTCTGCAATTACAAAGACTTTATCATATTTAGCATCTGTCGAAGTCTTTAATAAAGTAATGAATAACTTAGAAACTTATTATCAGACACAAGATGGTTATATTTCATTATATGATGTATATAATTATCTTGATAATCCAGCAGATGCTTATACTTTTGAACAACTTCGTTATGCAGATAGCGGTCCACAAGTAACAGTATTACAAAATGCACTTTCTACTTTGTATCCTAATTTTCAAGACTATACTTCTGGAACGTTTGATGAAAAAACGGAAAGCTATGTAAAAAGATTTCAGCAAGATAATGATTTAATGGAGACTGGTATTTGTGATAACTATACTTGGAATATATTAGAATCTCAGACAAATACCATGTATCGAGGTTATATTTCTAATCATGCTGATGTCCAATTAACAAAAGAACCTGGCATATATGATATAACAGACCTTCAGACTTTGGATCAGTTTGAAAGTACAATTACTAATAATAATCCTCAACAAGTGAAATATTCTGTTTTGTCTGTTTATAAAAACGGTAATACAAAGACTGATTCTAAAGTATTAGTTTTTGAAGGACCACAAACACATTCTATTTCAGAGTTTGAAGATATGTTTAAAGATGATCCACAGAATCTTACTCCAACGGATGTTTATTATATTATATATCCTTATGGTAGTACACCATACAAGTGGCATTTTAAAGTAAAGGAGTAATGAATTATGGCGAAAGATCCTTCATTTAATTATTCATATACTCCAACTGTTGATCATAGAGAAGCCAATTTATATAGAGAAGAATATTACTCAAGTACAGATACTAAAATCTATATGGATGATGAAGAACAAACAGAAATTGGCTTCATACAATACGAAATCCAAGAACAGTTAAAACCAGTATATGGATACAATTCAAGAACATTTGACGATGTAGTTATCGGTAATCGTATCGTTACTGGTACTTTTACCGTTCCAATTAAAAATAAGGCTCCTCAAGTATTTACAGTTGAGCCTTATGGTGACTATGATAACTCAATTACATCTGGCAATAACAGATACAATCTAAACGAAGAAACTAATCTATACAATACAGATTGGTTTGGATCTACAGCTCGTAATATTGATAGACACAATAATACTAATATAGATACTGATACTTTAATTAAGCTAATCGCTTTAGGTTATGACGTAAATACTAATTCCAGTACACAGCAATATCAAAAGGCATTAAAAGAATTTCAGAAGAATAACGATATTACTGCTACTGGTGTACCGAATCAGATTACAAAAAATGCACTTGAAGAACAGTTTCAAATGAAATCTGCAACCTCAATTGATTTGAGTGGTGTAACTGGATATGATGACCTCGCTATGACACGAGGAGGAAAACAATTATATGGAGACGGTCTGATTCTTGAATCAATACCTGGTCTTGATGGTATAACATATTGGGTAATGGATTCGAACGGTAAAAGACATTATGTAAAGGGGTCGATAATCAATGGCTAATATGTTTATAAATGAAGGTAGTTCCATACGAGACCTTACACATGGACAATTTTCATCGCTTGGCTATGATTCTACTGGTAATAATTATTCTGGTCCTCTCGTACAAGAGGTTGTAAATCTGATAGATAGAGCTGGCGGGGATATTACTAATACAAGAGTAAGTGCTGTAGGTTCTACTTTTAGAAATATAATATTAAATTATCAAAAGAAATTTGGGTTACCACAAACTGGAGTTCTTGACGATAACCTATTACATGACATTTATAAAAGAGCAAATAATGGAGCTAGTAATGAGATAAGTGATTCATCAAATAATGGCGATGATGACAATAATGATTTTACTAGCTCAGATGTATACGACGCTCACTATGATCCATTTTTCTTAAACAACAGCAGTAAAGTTTATAGAAAGAATCATAAAGATATTATAATATCTTTTGGCGATGGGGCTAACACTAAAACTATTAAAGATGTATTTATGAGAAGTGTTTCTGTTCAAGTAGATACGTCAGGCAATCCTATATCTGAAACTTATAATTTTATCGCCAGAGACATTAAAGAATCTGATGCCTCTGAAGATTACAATAAATACGTGGGAGAAGAAAGTGAATTATCATCATCTTCTGATATTAAATATTCTTATGATACGCTCTTCAAAGATATTTAATAAAGGAGATATTCTTATGATTCCACAAAAACAAAGAAAGAAAAAAGACGTATTAAACCTACGCCAAGATTTATGGCGATGTCTAAAAGGATAGGCGTTTTTATTGCAATCGTATTAGTCATTATTGTTGGATATGCTATGTACGAAATGCATCATCAGAACGATCTAAGTTCTTTGTCGCAATTATTAATTTCAACATTTGGTATTGGTGCAGTATATGTAGGTTTCTATCTTACAATGGCTAAATGGGAACATATAGAAATCGAAAAAACTAATCGGCAAAAGGACTTATTAAAACTCAAAAAGCAACTTGAAACCTATAATCAAGAAGAACAATTATCTGAAGACATTGAAAATTGCAATAAAGATATTGAAGATTGTGATTCCAAATTAAGCGAACTAGAAACACAAGATTTTACAAATAACTACTATTAAAGGAGATTACCATGAGCGAATACGATGATTTAATGAAGGCTGCTAAACAAAAACTTGAGTTTGAAAAGAACGGTACTCTTACAGAAGAGCAACCAGATTCTCCAGATGATATCTACGCATCTCTGAGAGCAGAAGCAGAAATCGATGATGAAAATCAAGATTCTGATGCTAAACCAGAGATTACTGGAGAGATTGACTATGACTCTAAACCAGATATCTATCCTGGAGAAATGACGTATGATAAAGATGACGATTACTTTATAGATCCAAACGATGCACCAATTTTCGAAGGTGGACCTGGAGTATCCAAAGTACAGCTTTGGAAAAAGCAATACGGCGTTTCAAGAATTTATCATACTAAAATCTTAGACAGACACTTTTTATTCAGAACATTAAATCGTGCAGAGTATGAACAAATTGCATCTCTTGCATTAGATTCGCTCACAAACGAAGAGCTGATTTGTAAAACATGTGTACTGTTTCCATACAATTATGATTATGCTGCTATGGGTAAAGATGACGCTGGTTATCCTGGAACACTTGCACAGATCATAATGGAAAACTCTGGCTTTACTAATGATTATGGAATCGAGGTTTTATAAATGATCAGTGACCAAAAATTACAATACTATAAAGAAGAATACAGCGGACATAAGTTAATTTATGTCCGTTTTTCGAACGAAGATTTTGTATTCAGAACACTTACTGTTAAAGAATACGAAATGATACTCAAAATGTATTCTGATCAGTTCAAACAAGAAACCGCTATTTGTAATATTGCATGTGTACATCCAGATGGATACGAGTTTTCAGAATGTGAATTTGGCGTCTTGCCTTCTGTTATTGCTGGATATTTAAAAAAGCTATCTGCGTTTGATAGTTCACAAGATATTTTTGATGAATATGATGCCGCTAAAGCATCTAGCAATTTATATCAACAATGTATGGATTTAATCAAAGCATTTATTGGCGATTATACATACGAAGAAATGGAAGACTGGACATGGCAAAAACTTATGGATATGACTGTTCGTGCAGAAAACATAGCTAATCTTCAAGGGTATAATTATCATATCGAACGTTCTGAAGACATAGAACAGCAAACACATAAACCAAGTATTCATAACGAAGATGATATCCAGAATGCGTTAAATAAAAAGATTAACCCATTGATTCTATTTCAAGATGAAATACAAAAAGAAGTCAATGCTAATAATAACATGGTTGATAATCCATTTATTATAGGATTGGCATGGAATAATAAGGAGCTTTTAAATGGCTTTAGAGAACAAAAAACTAAGGCAAAACAATAGTAATTTGCTTACTAATCAAACAATAGATGATAAACAGGATGCAAATCAAAATGATACTCTTGGAAAAGCTATTACTGCTGGCCTTGTAATTGCTGGCGGTGTAGCTTTATACAAGAGTGGTGCTTTACGCCCTATTGCAAGCAAAATGAAAGAAGTAGGTGCGTCCTTTGCAGAAATGTCTTCTAATCAAGGATATCATCGTTCAAAAGCTATGAAAAACTGGGCTAATGGTCATACTGGAGAATTTCTGCGTCCAGATCATAGCTTATTTAATGCTAAAAAAGCTTCTTCTCTTGGATATGATTTATGGCAAGATTTAAAAGAATCATTTGCAAGAGGTCAATTATACACAACTAATACCAGACGTATTATTAATGATACCGTTGCAGACTTAGATATTCTCAATCAAATGATTGAAAAAGACACAAGAGGTTATACTACAGCAGAAGTTAAAGCGTTACGTAAATCCATTATGGAAGAAATGGATGGTCAACCAAAAGATGTTATTAAACGTACTATAAAAGAACGTACAAATGCTTTAATGGAAGATGGACGAAAAAGAATTAAACATCGTAATGCCAGTATTAAAGAATCTAGCTTTATTAAACACACATACGAAATGAATGATATTATGCGTAGTATTGACAGAGCTGGATTAAATCAGTCTGGAAATAGTGTTAGTGCCGATTTAATGGAGCGTTTTATTCGTCGTATCTCATTAACTGATGAAGCAGCTCAGTATCAGATTAAACACACTGGATATAAGACGCTCACCTTTGGAGATATCTTCGAAGGTATTGACAAAAAAGAAAAGAAATTAATTTTTAAAGAAGGCTTTAACGAAAAGAGACTCTTTGATGAATTTAAAATAAATCTTAACGAAACCGTTGGTAAAGACGAAAGAACTGTATTACAAACTATGACAGGCTTTCTTACTAATACGAATTATCTTTATCAGCAAGGCGATAAAATAGGTGCATTAGGTAACTTTGATGATGTCTGGAAGAAATTTATTATAGATCCAGCATTAAACATCAATGCAAAAGGCGACAATATTATTAACTATATGATGGGCGAAGATGCCTTAAGATTCTTTACTAACTCTATAAGAAAAGATTTTGGTTTACCAGTATTAGGATTTAACCCTATTGATAGTGCTATTAAAGTCACTCCGTTAGACAATATGTTTAACCGTAGAGATACTTCATTTGCATTAATCAATGGTGTTGGTAATTATTCACCATATATTTCTGGTAAAGGCGGTAGAATAGGTGATGATATAAATACCGCTCTTCAGAAAAGATTTAATAATTTTGACGAAACATTTCATTTATTATTTGCAGATGGAGACCTTTATGCTCTTGGTACTGGAGGTACTAAAGAGTTTATAGGTTCTGGTTTTGATGCTTGGGATATTTCAGATGTAGATAAAAAATTTAAAATGCCTCATCACGTAGAAACAATGCGTCAAATGGCTAACTATCATCTTAATAAAGATGTTAGAGAAGACATTCCTTTTGCTAACTTAACATTTAGCCAAAAAATTAGAAAAAGAATTGGTGATATATTAGATATTGGACATCAAGAATTTGTAAGCCTTAGTGATGGTGGTGCTGGAAATATAGGTGATTCATTTAACCCAGACAATACTTTTGATGATTTATTAGATAAAGTTTCTCATTCTAATTTATTTAAAACAGACAATTTTCAATATGCTACTTACGAAGAAGCTGCATCTAATATTAGAGATAAATCATATAACATGGCATTTGGTAAAGGCTTTGATGATTTTATCACTAAAAATGGTACAAAAGTACATGGGAAAAACATAATATTAACAAAACAAGGTATTAACTTTAGCGATTTAATACAAGATACAAAAGATAAAAATCAAGAAAAATTCGTAGATGATCTTAAAGGATTTTTTGGACAGCGTTTTTCTGGTTTCAAAGCAGATGGTACAATGGGGAAATACTTTAATGAAAAATCTTCTACATTGTACGATGTATTTAATGTACTCGATTCTGGTCTTGCTAGTATTGGATTGGGATTGAGTCTTAAATCTAAACGTTCTACTGGAGCATTAGTTGGAAATTTATTAGTAAAAAGAGCATTGCCAGTATTCATGTTAACTCAGATTCCTGGTATGATTAACTATTTCTCTGAGCCATTATTTACTAGTAAAGAGGAACGTGAACAAGGTAAAACTGATACTCTTGGTAAAACATTAATGCGAGACGTTGTGAAACCTATTGATATAGGAGCACACAAACTTGGTGACACATTAGGATTTACAAAGATATTTAAGTATCTTCAAGAAATGACACCAGGATCTGATCAGTTTAATGAGTTACCTGGAATATATCAATTAGGTCTTGGTCAAACAGCAGAAGAACGTAAGGAATATATCGAAAAAGGATACGATCCAGTACGTAAAAATCGTTACTGGTCTGTTTCTAATACTCCTTTTACTGGTGCAAAAATTGACCACTGGAGACCTAATATATATCGTCGTATAGAGGCTGATGTTAAATATAGCGATACCATGTATGGTTCTCGTAAAGAATATTATCAAAATACTTGGTATCCTAATTTAGTAAGTCCATTAGCTCCTATCAGACATTTTATTACTGACCCGAATCATTGGGATAAAAAGCATTATAACGATAGACCATATGCAGAAACTGCTGCCAAAGGCGAAAATATTCCTTTGATTGGTCCATTAGTATCTGGTACTGTAGGACAGGTATACCGTCATAAGATGCACAAAGAATATTGGAATCCAGACGGTACTTTAAAAACTGTTAATCCAGAAGATGAAAAACCTAGCCAGTTATTAATGACTGGTCAGTCTAGTTTTGCAAAAGCAAAAACTGGCTTTATAAACGATATTTTAAAGACATTAGAAAAAGCTTTTATAGATACAGACACATTCAATCAAATTAATACAAAGACTCAAGAACAATATCATAAAGCTGCTAATCAAAGATTGTTAGACTTATTTACAGCTAAAACATTAACAGAGGCTCGTACACCACAAACTAATAATACATTTACTCAGTTTAAACAAACACCGTTGTACGATAATGCCTTAAAAACATATACCGTTGCTTATAATCCTAATACTCCTGGTAAGTTAGATGTTGTAAGAACATTACCATATTCAGATGCAGAGAATTTTCAGCAAAGATTATTTACTAAAGCAAAAGAATATGCAAGCCCATTACAATCATCTACATTACCTTATAGAGATTATAATCGTTACGATACTGCATTAGATGTTTATACTACTCCATCTGGTAGCATATCTGTTGTTGACGTGCCAGAAAATCTTAACTTATATAAAGTCAACGAAGAGATTAAACATTATTCTTTAAATAAGATTTATGGTACTAATCAGCGTATTAGTATAAACGAATATGATAAAGGATATCAAGAAGAAGAATCACAAAAAACCGATAATGATATTTTATGGAATATCGGAGAAGAGTTTAACGATATTGCTAATATCTATGGTTTAAAAGGTTTCTTGATTCAATCTATGTTTACTGGCGAGCAGAACATTGGCTCTACTAAAGTAGAGACATCAAGTTATGCTTATTCTGCGAACAGATCATTTTGGAATCAGAACCTTGGTGGTTTAGGCGGAGAACTTTCGGAAATCTCTCGTCGTTTCATTCATAAAAGAGATAACGATACAAAGTTTTTAAATCCTATCAGGAATACTATGCCTACTTGGATGCCAGGATCTAATTACTTTACTGATTATTTACACGGCGATCCTTATTCTAAAATCATGAATGGCGAAGAGAGGCTCCCAGGTGAAGGATATGAGCGATTAAACAATATAGATTTCAGCTTTAATATTAGTGCCAGCATGATTGGCAACTCACGTTCTGCACATGTAAGACATTTCTTGCATCAAGATACTAACTTAACGTATCAGCAAGAAGAAGATATCAAATCATTAAAACGTGATAAGCGTCCTAAAGAAATTACTAACGACCAATATGATATCCAAAATCTTAATCAAGTAGAAGAGTTTGTCTCTAAAATATTAGACCATTTTAGAGATGCAGATGTTTTATTGGGTTCAAGAATTAAATTTAATGACGCTCAGCATGATATATCTGGTCTTGTAGATGCAAGAATAAAAGATTATCATTCACGCACTGGAGAGTCTTTGATTAATATTCGAGGCGTAAGTTCTGACGAATTCAAAAGACTCCAGCAAGGTCATAATATTCGTAATCAAGATTATTACGAAATGAATTATGATTTATATGCTTTAAATAATACCAAGGGCAGAGGTTATGTTTATTATTATGATAAAGAAAACCCAGATGATATATATAAAGCAAGAGTAAGATTTAATAAAAAAGATTTACGCTCAAGTATCCAAAATCTTAATGATGCCAAGAAAGATATATATACTGGTTTACAGACAGGCGAAATCTCAAGAGGAGATTTATATTCTCTTGTAGAGAAATACAAAATACTCGCAGATACTGCTCCGTACTCTCAAGAGTTTAAAGATATATCTGCTCAAGTTTCTCATGCTCATTTATCAGAAGCAGAAAAGAAAGAAGTCAAAGCTGCTCGTGAGCGTATGCAGGAGCAAAAAGAACCTTTAAGAGTATATGATTATAAGTTTAAGACAGCAAACTTAAAATCAGAAAAGGTTACCGTTAAAGAGATAATAGATAATAATACCATTATTGTTAACGAATATGGTAAAGAACACGCTATTAAATTTGCTGGCATTAATGTTTCAGAGTCCAATAGTACGTTATATAAGCCTACCGTTAAAGAAAAGAAAGAAATTAATAAGGCTACTGGTAGAGAGCGTACAGTTAGAACTGGTAAAACAATGAACCAAGCTGCAAATGACGAATTGAGAAAGTATCTCAAGCCTGGTCAACGTATTACCATTCAATATGATGCTGATGAACGTAACAAATATAATAAAGACTCTACACAGTCAATTAGGGCTATCGTTAATGCAAAAGGTACTAATCTTAATAGACGTATGCTTGATAAAGGTCTTGCTAAAGAGAAAGAAACCGATGATTCTCCAGCTGGAATCCATGCAAGATATTCCAAAGGAGATATAGCTTTTGGTTCTATGATGGAGACCTTAACTCATAGTGCATCTAAATTACCGTTTATAGGTGATAAGTTCTTCCAGATTAGAAGTCCTTATGAACAATACCGTAAACGTGAAGTGTATAATAAAGATTTCAAATCTTGGAATCACCCTATTAGAGATTTCGTAGTTCCTACTGTAGAAGACTTGTCTTCTCAACATCCAATTGGTGCTATTGTTGGCGGTGCATTTCTTGGTAGCATGATGGGTAAAGGCCCATACGGTAAAATGATCGCTACCATATTTGGTGCTGCTGTGCCAGCTATAGGAACTACTATACATCATCTTGGTTCTAATAAGGATCGTGAATGGAGACCTAAGAGACGTAGACAGCAAGAAGAAATGAATACTTATATTGATACCCTTAAATATGTTAAAAACACTAAACTTTACAATCAATATAAGGAACTCGCTAAAAAGAAAGATCACTTTGATGTTGATGCATATATCGAAAAACAAGAGCAAAAAGGCGAAGATAATAAGGCTAGACAGCAAGAATTAAACAACTACAAACGCCTTGTTAAACTTGATTTCAAGCATCGTGGTAATTATAATTTTAAGTATGGAGAGCCTAAATATGAAGAAAAAGGGCAATCCAAAAAAGAAGTTGTAAGAGCTATTAATAAAGAACTTGCTGAGATATCTAATGACAGAAAAGTAGAAAAATTGCCATTAAATGCTATTAAAGCTATTTCTTATAAACAGGCCGCAGAACGTACTATGTACGGATATGATCCTGGTGACGATGTAAGAAATATAATGGCTGCTTTACCTAAGAAAGAAAGACAATATTATTCTAAGTTAGTAGAAGCACCAGAAGAAGAAAAGCAAAAGATACTTAGAATAGCTCCAAGTTATTTACGACGGGCATTACAAGCTTCTTGGGGTATGCATGTTGACGAAAAACCAGAGCTTACAGAATACTTTAAAAATCATGCATTACCAGATGAAAATTGGGTAGGATGGCAAGAAGATACAGATCTTGAAGATGTTAAGATTAAGATGGTCAATGCTAACGGATTAGATCCTGGTGAATTTGATATCTGGACTGATAACAAACGGAAAGCTGACCAAGTTAATATCCCTATTCCAAAAATAAGAACTCGTAATGACCCAAGAAGAGTACAGGCACAATTAACCAGAATATTAGGCAGTAACGGTTTAAATAGTGTCCAAGTCTCTTATATGAATGGTATAAATGGTGATTCATCTGACTTTAATATTAGACAGGATACCAGATCAGAAGTAGATTACCAGATTAAGAATCTTAATTATAGTTAGGAGAGATTTACATGCCAATTACATTATTTGGAAGTAATTACACAGCACCAAATACATTTGCTTTTATGAACAATCCAGACCTTCAATGGACGCCAATGGATAAGTTTATGGAAGTTACAGGCACAACTGACGCAGAAGACTATTGGGCTGCTCGTGATGTATTTGTAGCACAACGTTTAACAAATATAGGTAAAGCAAAATGGGATAATGAACCATTTAATTTTGTATTACACAGAGCAGAAAATAATCTATACGATAATAGAAAAGCATGGTGGGCACTGGATAAAATCATGAAAAATGGTGGTAATATCCTTGCCTTCGATACAGAAACAATAGGTGACTTTGCTGGTAATTTATTATCAAACGATGAAGCCGAAAGAAGAGCTGTTGAAAATATTGGTATTACAGAAATAGGCTTTGCCGTTGAACATCATAAGGGGGCTATTAGCAAAAACTATAGTAATGCTCGTACAGTAACAAATCCACCAGGGTCTTTCTTTTTTGGTATAGACTCTAAGCAGAAAAAGTGGCTTGAAGATGTATTGCAGAAAAAGATTAACGGTCAAAAACTGACAGATGCAGAAAAATCTGCTATGGAAAGAGCGTCTCGTCATAGTACGCTTGGATCTCATGGATTTTCAACTTTTCAGGGAGAATGGAATGGCAAGACTTATACTTTTGTAAATCAGCTTAATATTTCTAATCCAGACAGTATTAAAGATATACAGTCTGGTATAGAAAATATGGCTTCTCACTATAATCCTAATAGAGATACACAGATAGAAGAATTAATATCTTATATTAATGGATTTACTAAAAATAAAAAAAATAATAGAGCCATTATAGGACAGAATCTTGAATATGATGTTAATGCAATGAATCGCTATGCTAGTATGCATAGTTTTAAAGGTTTATCAAACAACTTTCAATATGCAGATTCTATGTTTGCATTAAGAGCATGGGCGAGTGCTAATAATGCTACAGTTGGTGAATTAGTAAAACAGATAAACCCAAGTGTTACTAATAATAGACTTGGCTCACTTGAAGCATTTACAGAAGCAATGACAAGTAGTATTGGATATACGCAGTCTCTTGCTCATAATGCTTATGAAGACTCGTTAGCTACATTACAATTATTTAATCATGTTGGAGGATCTGTTGATGACACCTCACACTTTAATATTGTTCAAAGAGCAATAAATTTATTAAATAAAATTACTAATAAGCCTAACAGTATTACTTTAAATAACTCTTATGTAAAGATTAATTCTAAAGGTAATATTCGTTCTCAAGACGTTGTAGTAATTGATGGTCAAGCTACTACTGGATATTCAGTATCTAATCAATATTGGAAATTCAGTGGTGTCGGTTCTACACAATATGACGGTCTTGAATGGAACGATCATACTATTGCAAAAACATCAAATAAATACCTTGCAAGATTTGAATCCGTTAACAATTCAGGAGCTACTTTATTTAAAGCATTCGAAGGAGAAGCTGATTTTAAAGCATGGCTTACAAACCATACTTCTTTAGTGCATCAAACAGAAGCCAATATTGATTTACAAAATACCATTCATGACAGAGATATCGCAAGGCGTGTCATAGACGGTTTCTTTGATGTCGGACAAGTTTCTGCGTATCGTAGTAATGGTCAAACAGTACAAGCTGGTGGTTTTGCCAGCTTTCAAAATTATTATAAAATGTATCAAGATTTAGCTTCGTTATCTGACGAGGCTGTTTCTTCTATGCATTTATTAGATACTAACCGTAAAGAAATTAAGACTGTTGCTGGAATGCTTTCTAATATTAGTACTGGCAATAATATTACTAATATTATTGACTATGCAGACAAAAATCAAATAGATAGCATTACATCACATTTTAGAAACTCTAAAGTCGCTCAATCACTTACTGCATATCAAGCTGGCATACGAAGATATGATGAGCGTAAAATTATGCAACAAACTTTTAACATGTTTGATGCAAATAAAGAGTTCTTTTCATTTGCAAATAGCGAAATTACTAAAATAGATACAAACCTTTCTCGTACTATTGCATTTAGTACGATGCGTGATGATTATTTAAAAACCGCAACCAGCACAAAACCTTTTATCGGAAAGACATATACAATCGACGACTTAAATTCTGTCATGGTCCCTAACGGTTCTAGCTATGCCAGAATTAACGTAGAAGATATTAATAAAGGTTCAAGACAGTTATTAAACACATATCGTCAAAAAGGAATGTCTGAATCTGAAGTAGCAGATAAACTTCTTGGTGCAGCCAAAACCTTAAAAGAAAACGGTTTGTTAACAACAGAAGACTTATCTGTAATTCAAAAGACACATGGATTTGTAATTCAAAAGACACATGGAGCAAGCAGCCAAGCATATTCTATTGCTCAATCTATTGTTACGCATATGAGTGCTAATAGTGTGCCTGTGCGTAAGTTGGGATATCAAACTGTTGGAGATGTTAAAGAATTATTAGATGGCGGATTCTCTATTGATGAAGTCGCCCAGACTTATGGCATTCATCCTGAGACACTTCAATTTATTCAAAATAAAGACAAAGGTAGTATATTGCTTGAAAGTGCTACTTCTAATATGGCTTTTGTTACTGGAAAATTATCTGATGAAGTTAAAACAAAAACGACAGAAAATATTAATCGCTTAAGCAAATCTGTTTTAATAAAAGATAATTTTGATATTACTAAAGTCAATGGACGAGACGTTGATAATTTTTCTAAAATTAGAGACGTTTTGCGTTCTATGAATTATGACGATGAAAGCATTAATGAATATAGCACTATTTATTATACTAATTATAAAGGAAAATCAAATATAGCTTTATATAATAAAAACCTTGAAAACGGGCAAGACGCAGTACGGTCTTTATTCTTTAAGTCACAAACAAAAGATGGCTCTGCGTTTGCTATTTTCACAAGAGACAAGGATTATAGTAGCGTTTACGAGACACTATCTAACTTAGATAGCAACGCATCTAATAGACGAATTAAAGAAGCGTTAGAAGGTAAAGCTTCATATCTTGAAATTCCATATCTTAAAGTATTTAACCTTGAAGAAAATGATACTATTCGTAAATTAACTGGCGGCGTTAAAGACGCTGACGGTAAGTGGAGCGGTGGACATGGAGCAAGAGCGGTACTTGTTAAACAAGGTGATAACTTTTACAGATATGATACATTATCCTTGAATATGTATGAAAAAGATGGTGTTATCAAAGGGGGAATTAAAGACCAGGGTGGTAGCTATTTAACAAGCATTAGACAAAGAATGCAGCCTGCTCTTGAAGCAAACTCTGTTGGCGATTACAGAAGGGCAATCTCTTTACTTAATAATCCTAATATTGCCAGAATGTCGGATGAAGCTTCTCCGCAAATGAATGGTACTTATGATTTGCATGGCAACTTTGTTAAACGTCATTCTGTATCTGTTAAAGATATAGAGTACGCTCACACTATTGCTCTTGATCCAGGAGAAGGCAATCTTGGTTTATTAGATTTAACTAAAAAACTTACTTCTGATGCTGGATATAATGCTGCCAATGGAAAATCTGTACAGGCAGAAAACGCATTAAGAGGTATTTTTAAAGCCTTTAATGATGAATATAATTTAATATATGCAGAAGATAAAACTCAGATTTTTAATCAATCTGCTATTAATTCTGTCTATGATTCTGAACCATTTAAGCATTTCTATCAAAGATATTTAACCTCTCAAACTGACGGTATAGGTTCTGATAGAAATATTATAGAAGGTATTATTAATGGCACAAATACACATGGATTACAAGATGTTGAAATAAATGCCATTAAAGCATTACAAGGTGATAGCTTCTTACAGATATTATCTAAAGCATCAGAAGACAATAATATTATTTCTAAAGACTTAAGTAATGCATTACATTTACTTGCTTATGAAGCTGGATTAGATGCCGTTGGTTCTGAATCATTTGCTCATAAAATGATGATGCATATAGATAATTGGAATCCTGGTATGATGAATAACTCTGGATCATCTGGAATTATCCGTCCTACATATACGCAGAGAGGAAACTATCGTTCTTATCGCTTAGATGAACATTTTTTTACAGACACAGATTATTTACAAACAAGACTTGGTATTAACTTTGGTGATGTTTATACTACCAAACAAGAAGTTGATAGTATAAGAATGATGGATACACAAGTCTTAAAGGAAGCTGGAGAGGCTGTAACCGCACAAAATATTTCCCGTAGAAATATTATTGGTGCTGTGCAGTCTATTAGTGATGCAGAGATTCGTGCTAATGAATCTAAAGCCATAGAGTATATTAAACGTAATCTTGGTGATTTAGATGAAGAAGCGGCAATAAAAGTTTACCGCCGTATGGTAAACGATATTAATACATACGAGGGCAAGGCATATATTAGACCTTCAATAGCCAACCAAGAATTCTTTGTTCTTGGAGATCCAAAAAATATTCGTTCTCCTCAAATTAAGTCTATCTTTGAAATTGGTACTGAAACAGAACAACAAGAAACTGCTAATGTATTAAATCAATTGATTGGCAACAAATTAGAAAACGGTACTGTCATTGGTAGAAAATTGAACCGTAATGGTAAATTTACAGATATTATTTATAAAGGCCAAACTGTTCCTGAATTTACACAAAAGAATGCCGTTGAATTAATGAGCACTGGTAAAACACAAGCTATAGTAGAACGTCAATTAGAAGGAACTAAGATAATGGCTGGCGAAGAAAAAGCTACAGCAGAAACATTTTCTTATTATATGTCTATGGATGCTAACGAAAGAGTAAAAGAAATACAACAAACGTTAGAGTCTGTTGGACTTAAAACAACTGGCGATTTTAAAGAAGACGTTAGGCTACTTAATAGATATACAGATTTAGTAATGGATGCAATTGCACCAAATGAAACAAAATTCAAGACGGTTGCTATCTTTGATAATAATATTTTTAAACACTTAAGCGATACATCTATTGATTCAAGATGGAATATTATTGCCTCAACATTTAAAGATGATATTCAGAAAAACGGCTTTGAAAAGAGCGAATTTTATAAAATAATCAATCAAGAATTAAGAGATCATCTTTCTTATGATGAAATTTCTGGAGCAATAATGTTCGATAATCCAATGGATAATGAATCTATTAATCGACTTGATGCTTTAGTTAATTCGTTAAGAAAAAGTAATAATGCTATTGCACAAGAAGCTATTAAAACAATTGATTATTTTGAACAGAACAATATTGCATTACAGTCTATTCAAAGACAGCAAATGAATACATTTGAAGGTCAAGCATTTAAAATGGACCAAAGATTGTATCAAGCTCTTGTAATGCAAGATACTGGTGATTATGTTAATGGTAATGGTGCTAAACTTGCAGAACATATTAGAAGCAGTATTCAAAATGGAACATATGATAAAACAATTGCTGGTGTTGGTTTAAAAAATATAGACCGTACATGGTCTGATATTGTACGTTCAAGAAGAGGTACTTTATCTCCAGAATTTGAATCAAGAATGGTATCTGGTACATTTGATGCTATAGATTACATCAATGGTAAATTCGATATTAACGCTAAAAATATCATTAAAGTAGACGCTCAAGACTTATTATCAAGAATACATAAAGGAGCTGGGACAGAAGCATACGCTAACTTTATCTTTAGGGTAGATGGTAAAGACACTCCTTATATTCAATCATTAGCTGGACTTGGCAATAATAGTGTTCGCTTAGAATATAAAAGCAATAGTTTTTATTTAGACTTATTAAAATATGGCGAATTCAAGTTCAATAACAGAAAAATGACTGGTATTGTATTACCGTATCAGTATTTAAGAACTACTGATGAAGATATGTTCCTTGGTAAGTCTACTCAAGCAACTATAAAATTCTTTAGAACACTTAAAGAGTTAGATGTAAATGGTTCTAAAAACGCTGATAAAATTAGTAGTGCATTACAAGACTTATTTCAGGCGTACGGTAAAGAACTTAATGCTGCTGATAAGAATTCTTTATTAACAAAAGCATTATACAAAATGAATATGCCTAATTCATATGGTGCTTTAGCAAAAGATGCTATTGTGCCTACTTTACCTATGTCTTCTGATGATATAGCTAATATACGTAATTTAGAATATTCATTATCTAAATCACTTGAACAAACTGGTAGTTACAATAGTAAATCATTACAAAGTCTTGCAGCAGCATATCAAAAAAGAAAAAACTTACTTAATGAAAGAGTTGCAAAAATTAAAAATGAAAAAACAGATGTTGTTTCTTTATTGAATATTACATCTGGTAATGAAAAATATGCTCAATACTTAAGACATTATGATGATAATGGCGTATTAATTGGTGACGTTATTGAAAGTGCTATTACGACCAGTAAACAAATGTTTAAAGATACAGAAATGGATACTGGTCATATAGGATGGCAAATAGTACAAGATTATTTCAGTGGTGATAGTGCTGGATTAACTCATTATGATGATATCAGCAGATTTCATTATCAAGATACACCTGGAAATGTCACATATGATTTATCTAAGGGCATACAATACGAAGCTTCTAAATTCAATATTACTAATCAAGAATTGTATGATGCATTACAACAGTTACGAACCACATTCGATGGTACTAATCATCAAGAATGGGCAAATAATACAGCTTATGCTATAGACAAAATATTGAGTAGTCATGGAGATTATTTTACTAAGCAAAAAACGGCTGTAAAGACATTTAATCAAAGAACTAATTCTTATATTAATGATTTATTTGCATTATCTAATCTCGACGATGGTATTAATGGTTTAAATAAAAGTATTACATCAGAAGATCAAAGAACATTTTTGATGCAAATAAATTCGTTATTTGAAAATGTTGGAGATAGATATGCCAGAGAAGTAGGTATCCTTGGACTCACTGGTCGTTATCCGTTCTTTAACGAAACTGGTGTGTTACCAGTAAGAATATATCTCGATGATTTAATGCAAGGACATGAAGTAAGATTTCTTGGTCCTCAGTTTTCTATACTCCAAAATCTGGACTTTGATGGCGATCGGGAATTCATTAAATTCTTAGGTAATGGTGGATTACTTGCTAAAAATGCTAATAAAGAATCTGAATATAATTTAATGAAAACACAGTTCGAAAATATGAATTTACATAATAAAAATATTTTTGCGAAATCATTAAAGGATTCTATTAAAGACTACCGCTATGGAGATGAAGCATCTTTTAAGGCTTCGTTATTAAAAGACCTTGATAAAGCAGCTTATGATAATGCTGAAAACAATTTTATGATGGCTATCAAAAATGAATCTCCAGAAGATTATGAATTGTTATTAAAAGACGATAATAAAGATATTAAATCGTTATTAATAGCACATTCCAAACAAATTAGAGAGCAGTTTGCACAATTTGATGAAAGAGTTGGGCGTTCGATTAACAATCCAGATATGATTAAAGCTGCCATTCAAGCAAGAATAGCAAAAGAATATATCGGTAATTATTCAAAGCCTAACCTTGAAATAAGAGATGCAATGACTTATATGATGAGTCTTGCAACTGATAAAAAAGAACTTGATTCATTAAGAGATATTAGAAGAGTATTATTTACTTTTGAAAATGGTGAACCAGGCGGTTTATTAACTTTACTTGAACAGAAAGGTATCGATACAAAGCATGTACATGATGCTGCTACTTTAAATAATTCAAGTGCTTGGAGAATTGGTGTAGCTCAATTATTTGCCAATGCCAATGGTGCAGAAAAAATTAATCAAGACAAGATACAAGAAGCAATGACAGACTTAGTAGAAGGTGCTCGTAAAGTATTCTTTGCAGATTCAAGCCAAACCAATTCAGAACTTGCTCAAGAAATTATGGGCAAATCTTTTACAGAATGGAATAAATCACTTAAAACTGCTTTACAAATTGCTGAAGATACCGATGATTTTAATTTGCTTGGTAAAATTTACTTAAGCGGATTATATGACCTTTCTCAACACGAAAACGCTTATGCTGGATACCATAGTTCTTTTAGAACATCGTATTTGCCGAAATTATTAAGTGGTGTTCAAGACTTAGACAGTGATGGATTGAACGAACTCATTAAAGGTAATTTCACATTAGATATGCCAGTTAGAAAAATGCTAAAAGCTGGTATGTCAAAAACCGATGACGCACTTAACATTTTTGGTAGAGCATTACGAAATGGTGATATTTTAACATATGCTGGCAAAAACGGTCCAATTGGTTTAGTCTTTAAAGGGTTTGTTCAAGACAAAGAAAATGGACCGATTAAAGTTAACTTAAGCGAATTTGATTTCTTAACTGGTCAAGAAGGTAAGGCTATTAGTCAAATAGATCCTAAATGGAATCCAGTGACCATTAGGCAACTTAATGAAAATATTAAGAAATATAAAGGTCGTAATTTATTAAATGTTACCGATATAGATACACCTGAGTGGAACTTAAACATAAGGAATATTACAACAGGAAACTTACCACAAGTACAAAAACACATTGGTGCTTTAACAATAGAAAATAATCTTCAATGGTTATTTGATAACGTTAACGATGCTTCGTTTGAAGCTAGATTTAACGAAAGTATTAATGCTTCTACTATTATTCAAGGTTACAATCCACATATAAAACTCGGCACTACTCTTGCTAATATTGTTGGTACTGATAGCGTAGCATTAAAACGTAGAATTACTGATATTAATGAACGTTTACAATTTGGCATTGAAAACGGCATGATTGAAGGTTCTAAAGATGCCAAAGAACTAATACGTAGCATCAATAAGCAAATAGCTGCTAATCCAAATAAAAACAAAAACAGAATTACTGGTAATACAGCAGAAGAGACTATTACTGAATATTTAAGAGACAGTAATATAAAAATTAAAAACAATGAATTTTTAGTCAGAGATTTAAACGAAGTAAAACTGTCTAATAAAATTTCTAGCGAAATAGAAAATTTAATAGCTACAAGAACAGAAAATGTTAATAAAATCGCTAAAGACTTTTATGATAGTATTACTAATACTGATACATCTGAAGTTACAGCATTTGATAATGCTAAAAAGCTATATCAGACAGAAGTTGATAACACCACAAAAGATATATTTAAGTCTTTATCTCAAGCTAAAAACGCTGAAGAAGAAATGATATATCGTTTCGGATGGGATAAGTTTGCCAGAAATGATGACTTTATTCTTAGCTTAAACAATGTTAAAATAAAAGATGTATTAGATACGAGAATTAGTAATGCCAGAATAGGCTATGGACAATTTACAGGAACAAGAATTTTGGATCTTTCTGGCAATCAGATTCATTCTATACGTACCGAAATTGACGATGCATTAAATACACTTGCTACTGATTCTCTTGAATATAAAGCTGCATTAAATACTAAAGAAATATTATCAGTTGTCAATCGAAATACGAATGCAACCACAATAGGCTTAGATTTTACTAATGCAGATACATTAAGAGAATCTTATAAGGCAGTATTTAATCCAGATGCACTTAATAACTTAAGCAAAACTTTTACAGAAGAAGCTGCTAGTCAAGCAAAAGAAAATGCTGCTAAAGCTGCAAGAGAAGCATCTGAAGGTATACAGAAAAAGACTTTACTTAAAGAAATTGGTGAATCATTTAAAAATATATCTCCAGAAACTGGAAAACGTCTTAAAATAGGTGGAGCTATTGCTGGTGGAGCTGCCGTACTTGGACTTGTAGGACATGCATTATTTACTAAACAAGACAATGACAGCGTCGAAGTACCAGATTCTGTAGAAAGACAATTAACATCACAAGATGTTAAGGGTGTTAAAATCAATAATAAAAATGGTTTACAGTATCGCAATCAAGCAAGTGATGCACAAACAACACAGCGATCACACAAAAAGATTGCTCCTCCATCTATACCTTCTGCTTTAAAGAATAAGACAATATACCATGATGCAGCCTCTGGTTTTAACTTTAAAGTTTCTGCACAAAGCTATAACAAATTACAAGCACAATCTTATCAGAGAATGATGAATCAATCTGGAGTAAATAATGGACAAGTAAACATTACCAGAGATAATTCAAAAATTACTGATAATTGGCTCGAAAATAAATTTGCACAACTAACGGAGTGATAATATATGTCTGATGTAATTAACTTTACAACTGAACAAGGTCTACAAATGTTTGATGCTCTGTCTCGCACAAATAGTGCGAGACAGATCAAACCTTTAGACCAAGACAATTATATAAGTTATGATCATAGATATTTATATGACGATTTTAACTTAGAGATTGGTGATGTTAGAATGATGATTCCTCCAGAGTTTATTTATGTCTCTTCGGAATCATTTTCTCAAAATATCCAAACTTTAAGACAAGAGAACTCTCAAAAGCAAAAGACTGGTTATCATAAACGTACCATTCAAATTGATTTGGTATTTGATGGTATGGACGAAATCAATGGATATAAAGTTCCTGGTCCAGCACATAAAGATGGCGATAAATATTCTAACTTTTATTATGTTGATGGATTAAGACCTTTATTAGCACAATTCAAATTAACTCCATTCTTACCAGTACGTAATGAACTTTTGAATGATGCGTATAATATCTACGTCGTTGCTTTACAGTCTATTGTTATATCTACAATTGATGGATTCCAAAATGCATTAACGGCACATGTCACTTTGCAAGAAGTAGATATGATGCCTTATATTGAGATGCCAAATATTATGTTTAGGCATACTATTGATTGGGATCTATTTAGATATTATACACAGTCCATTTTAACTGAAGAACATGTATATAAAAATCTTCAATCGTTACCAGTCAATAGAGATCATACTGCATTTAAATTAAGTATTTTAAGTGAAAAAGTACTGGCAACCGTTGAAGATAAAACAGATGGTACAACAAAAGAACAGACAATATTACAGAAAGTTATTAATCCAGACAATTATGAAACAGTAATTGACTCAAATGATTCAGATGTACATATTACTGCTTTTCAGTGTAGCTATGCAAACATGCTTACTTCTATTCAGATGTCAGATGCTTGTAGTCCTACACTTCAGTATCTTGGTGGATTAGATACTCAGTTTAATATTGTATTTGAAACTACTGATGTAAACGTAGTTGGTAGTATCGAACAATGCCAAATTAAGAATGACTTAATGACTCGTAATAATCCAAAGATTAGAGGTTCTATCGGATTTGTTAAAGTAGAAGCCGATTTCGTAACTTTCTGTGGATCATTGTTCTGTACGATTGAATCAGTAGAAACTCATACGGTTCCTGGCATTCCAGGATTATATCAAGTTAGATTATTATGCGTATCTTATGATATTGCTCAGTCTAAACGTGAAGAGTTAAATGGATTCTTGCCGTTTGATGGTCATGAATCTAATGTGTCAGAACTTGAATTAACTGGCAGTGCATTAAAAGCAGCAACTGCACCTAACGAAAATCAATGTATTGAACAATCTTTGTCTGGTTTAATGACGAAGATTTATCAAGACAATTATGCAGAATGGAAATTAAGAACTACCATGGAAGTCTATCCAGATTTAAGACTTCCTACTTATGCTGAAGTAAACGAAGCAATTACTAATATCAATGCTTTCAGAAGATATAATAATAAAGACCAATTACCATATACAAGCTATCCATTACAACCATCGAATGTTTCATTTGGTAAAGGAGATACTCGCTCAAGATATCCTAATTCTTGGCTGAATGAAGGTGGTAATAATGTATATAAAAACGGTAACGTTCCAAGTTCTCCAATATACCAAGGATATGTAGATCCAGATTTCTACGTATTTTATCCTAATACTTATCTTTCTATATATCATGAAGAACAAGAACAGGCTAATCAAGAAAAACAAAGCACTGGTTCTACTGGTTTCCAAGGATATTCAAACCCAGTACAAACAGATGGAATTAGTGGTAGTACAGAAAGACAATTCAAACCTACTTATGGTGACGGTGAAGACACTGATACCAAAGTCACTGGTTTTATTAATCTCTTAAGAACTAAATTAGGATGCCATTACGAAGCGAATGCCGAAGGAGAAGTTCGAGATTGGAAAGGCGAAAAGTTTGACAATCTTGGCCTTATTACTTGGACATTAAAAACTATGGGAATTTTACCAGATAATTTCCAGAGATTGAAGGCCAGAGATTTAGATTCTATGGATATCTTTCAGCAAGTATCGTCGAGCGATATAAAACGAGGAGATATTATATCAGACAGTTCTAAAACTTGGCATGTTGTTGCTCTCGGCTATGACAAAACAAAGAACCTTGCTGTTATAGATGTCAATCAAATAGATGGCGTAACAGAAGAACAATTACCATTTAGCGTTGGAAATGTGTATCGTATCATTCCATTGCAAGAAGATAGCAATATGCAAGGTACATCACAATCTAATCCTTATGATAGTGATGGTAACCAATATCCAGATGAAAACGGTAACATTGTTCCTAAAAAAGCTACTGTCATTTCACAAACAGAAGGATATGAATCTGATAATCCATTTGGTGATGATAGTGCTGAATCAAGAGCTTATAACCAAACAAGCAATGCTTCGTTTGGTACTGGTGGAGGCGGAAATACAGATACTATTAACCAAGACCTTGGTGTATGGTCTCCAATATCAGAAACAGAATTAAACGCTTATATTAACTCAGTAGCTCCTTCTAATTCTCCATTTAGAAATAATGCTTCTGTGTTTATTAAAGCTGGACAAGAATCTGGTCTGGATCCAAGATATATTCTTGCACATGCAGCACTTGAATCTGGATGGGGAACATCTAAGATTTCAAGAGATAAGAATAACTATTTTGGTATTGGAGCATTTGATAGTTCTCCATATAGCTCAGCGTATTCATTTAATTCTGGTTTGGCTGCTGGTATTATAGGCGGAGCAAAATGGATATCTAATAACTATTACAATAGTTCATATGGACAGAAAACATTGAACCAGATGCGTAATAATGGTGGAGTTCATGAGTATGCAACTGATCCAGAATGGCATAATAAGATTGCTGAAATTATGGATGGAATGCCACGTAATGCATCTGCTCAATGCATTAATGGACCAGCTGGTACAAGTACAACTGTATCTGCTTCTATTGATAATAGTGATGCTATTAAATTAAATGAATACAATAGACGAAATAGAGCAGCTAACGCAGAAGAATTAGCTGATACAACTGCTCCTATTGAATTAGATCAAGCAAGTATAAGTGAATTGTCTTTACCAGATATTGAAGACGATGGTTCTGCTTGGACAGACGGTTCTGTAACTATATCAGAATATAAGACAATGACTACCGATGAATTTAATGCATTAGCTATTGCTATTGCAACTGAATGTGAAGGAGAAACATTGGCATGTAAAATGGCAATGGCTCAATACATTTATGATTCGATTCAGTTCCATTATAAGGGTGGTGGAATTACAGCTTATATTAAAAACAATAACTTTTCTTCTGATAAAACCAGTCAAGAAGAGAAAGATATGAATGAGGCAAAAGCTTGCGTACAAAGAGTATTCCAAGCTGGTGCTCGCTGGAAAAAGAATTACAAGGTGCTTGCTTTTACAAGTATGAGCAATTCCAATTATGCAGTTAACCATAGAAATGCTAAATATGTTCAAATAGGAACTGTTAATCAGCATATCTTCTATGGATATAAAGAACCTTCTTATACAGTTGGTTATAATATTAAAGGATATGGTGTGAGTCAGGCATCAAGTAATACCGTTACTGTTGCAAGACAATATTCAGTGTCTGCTGTAAATATTTCTGACACATTAGCGTTTGGTAAGCCAATCTATATCAAGTCTAAACATTTTGATACACATGATAGTAATGTAGGAGAAGAATGGTCTAAACTTAATAATGATCTAAACAGAATCAACACATCATTTGTCGATGACTGTCAGTATTCATCAAAAGGCAGACTTGTTAAGGCATTCCCTACTTTCCTATTCTGTATCTTAGATGACCAGGCACAATGGTATGACGGTCGTAAGCTTTGGACTAACTTCTATGTTTATAAGCCTGTTATAGATATTCAATACCATGCCGCTAACGATATGCCAACAGAAACTGCTCAAATAACAGTTACTAATACATATCACAATCTTGACAGAAGTTCTGCTGCTTTAATCAATTATAGTATTGCAGACGACAAAGACTATTGTGGATTCAACAGATGGCTATATAAAAACTTTGGTATGATTGCTGGTGGTTTGAAAATTACCAACAGATTAATTCAGATGCACAGTATTTTATTTAACCATACCAAAGTAAGAGAAGGTGCAAGAGTTCATTTACGAATGGGATATGGATCTGATCCAATGTCACTTGCTCCTATTATAAACGGTACTATCTCTGGTATGACATTAGGAGATCAGATTAGTATTACAGTTACTTCTGATGGACACGAACTGATTCAATCTATTACTTCAGACAAGACTAAAGACGTAAACAATGGTGCTTTAGGATTATTTGGTCTTGGTGCTACTCAAGAAGCGTCTAACATTATCGGAGAGATAATGGTTAAGCGTGAAAGCTGGATGAATCATTTGTTCTTTGGTGGTAACTGGTTTGAAGGATCTAAATATAATATTGAACATTTTGGTTTATATATAAACAGTGGTGATCAATATTTCTTACAAGGCGGTATTGATACTGGTATATACGAGCAATATGACTTAATGATGAACGTCTATAAAGCATCTAACAGTGATGGCTGGTTTGGTGTAACTTATAGACATTGGGGTTATATGTATACCAGCGAAAGCTTGCTGGCTATCTTTGGTCGTGATGGTGAGTCTAATATTGTATTTAACCAATATAATATGACACCATGGGATGTCTTCCAGCTATGTGCTCAAACCATGCCAGAATACTTAATCAAAGCTGAGAAATATCAGTTTGATTCAAGATTGTATTTTGGTTTACCGTTTGATTTAACCAAATACAGATACGATATTATCAATGGTACTATCTATCAAGAATGTAAGGCTAATACACAAATGCATTATATAGATTCATTAAGTGCTATTATTGAGAATCAAGTGTCTGTAACATCAAGACCAAGTTTTACAAACGCTAAAGTTATTTATACCCGTGGTAGCACACCTAAAGCTACTGCTATTATTCATAGCGATGATACGATAGACAATTCTAAACAATCTACTCATATTATAGATTCTTGTATTGTACAAGATTATCTTGGATGGGATGCCTTTTATGAGTTTACTGGTATCTCTAAACATGGCAAAGAGGCTGCAAGAAAACTTGGTATCTCTAATCTTTTATACGGTTGGCAACAGCAATATCAAGGACAGATACTATGTTTAGGACAACCACAAGTTAAACCAGATGATTATCTAATGGTAAATGATTTTTATACTAATTTAAATGGTCTTGCAATGACACGAGAAGTCATTCATTCCTTTAGTACAAGTACTGGCTTTACTACTTCAATTATTCCTGGCATTATCGGATTTTGTCCAGAACAAGATAGTGGAAATATTACACTGATTGCCAGTTTCTTAAAATTATATTCACAATTTACAGAATATGCTCAATCAAGAAAATTGTTAAAAGAAAATTGTGAACGTTATGCAGATGCAGTTACTTTGATACAGTCATCATATAGAAAATTAAATGCAAACCAAGCTTTTAATGCTGGTGTGCTTGGATTTAAAAGTGCTGTACACACTACTGCTATGGCAACATCTGCTTTGGAAGTTTATGCATTAATTAGAACATTCCGAAGCTTTGAATCTATAACACACGCATTACAAACATTGGGAGCTGTTGCGAAATATGCAAAAACAGCTACTCAAGCGGTTAAATTTGGAAAATCTGTTGTTGGAATAGTAAGAGCCGTAGAAGCCATTAATCAGATATCTGGTATAGCAGATAAAGTTGCTATTGGTTTAAATTCTGTAGGTGTTGCTGCTGCTCCAGAAACATTAGGACTTTCTTTAGCAGTTACGCTTATCATTACATTAATTATTGATGTTGTATTAGATGAGATTGTTTCTTGGCTCGAAAACCGTAACGTTTGTGTGTTATTGCCATTATGGTGGGAAGGCAAACCATTTATTGCTGGTGTTAAAGATGGTGAAAAAATATTATTAATAGGTGATGAAAACTCTGGTACTGAAGAAAATACTGGTGAAGATGGTAAAGAAACAGATGCCGATGAGATTTCAGTAGAGGATAACTAATGAGTTTAATTAAAAACAGTCTACAAGAACAAATTAATAATAATAATCGTATACAGTTTTCAGATACTACTGGTACGATACTTGAATATGACCGTACAACGGAAACATGTAAAATCAAGTATCTTAATCCTAACGGCTCTGGTTGGCTTTATCGTGGTAATGTTACGATTGCGAATCATGCTGGCGGATTGGCATCTGGTAGTATCTTTGCTGGACAGAAATGTTCTATTAGTTTTATTAACAGTAATATTTATAATCCAGTCATTACTGGTATACCAGAAAGTTATTATACAGCAAGGAGTTGCTCTGACCAAGGAGCATACCTTGCTGATGATACCGTATGGAAAACTGGTACTCCAGAACATATCATAGCAATGAATCTCGATTGGATTAATGATACTGGAGAATTAAGCAAATACGAAAACAGTAGTGCTCGTTATACTGATATTGATGTCAATCAAACCTCAATGGATTTGATTACTACTCTTGACAAATACGAAGACGACGAAGTCGGACTTACTAATCTCAAAAATAAGAGTACAATAAAATTAAGAGATAATGGAGACATTGATATCTTTACTAGTGCCAATACTGGTATACGTATCTGCAAAGATACTGGTAACATTAAATTCTATGGTAACGACGTAGAATTTACTAAGGCTACTAGCGAATCAGAAAAGACTGATCATTCAATTTCAACCCAGCTCAAAGTCGCACAAATAATGAAAATATGCTTAGCCTATGATATTATTAAAGAGGTAGATGGATACGTAAGTACGATAGAAGAAGATATGCAAGGCTCTACAGAATTAAATGGAGATGAATCATAATGGCAAATGACTCTTCACAATTTCAAGATTTAAAAGCCCGCATTGAATCATACAAGAATCTTAAAAAAGAATTTTATGAATTAGATGTGGATGAAGATGAAAAAATAGATGAATATATAAAGCTCTTCCAACAATTCAATGACGAGTTCCTTGATGCTGTTGGTGAACTTGGTATGGCTGTAGCAAACGTTACATCAATGACAACTAAAGAAACAAATGCCTTTATTGCTCTTGCTAAAACTTTTATCGGTCATACATACGTATGGGGTGCTGAAGGAGAAATTAGTGACAGTAAAGGTAAGTGTTTTGATTGTTCTGGTTTCGTTACTTATCTCATGAAAGAGATGGGTTTAATGCCTCAAAATGCTCCACGTTTTACGGTTTCAACAATTCCAGGGTCTGGATATTTTAATGAGATTCCTTGGGATAGTAAGCAACCTGGAGATATATTATGTAATTCAAGTCTTTCACACGTAGTTATTTACGAAGGCAACGATCAGATTATACATGCAGCTAATAATGCTCCTTATCCTAAAGGCGGGGTAAAGGAAAGCAGTTTATACTTTACAGGAAGAGCATTTAGAATAAAAGGTTTTGGAGTGGAATAATATGAGTCTTAATAGAGAATATGATCTCATGAAGACCTCGTTTCTTGAGGCAAAAGATATTATCAATAAAATATTTGAGTACCTTAATGCTCCAGACTACTACTTTATTCAACACATGACATTTGACGAGCTTGTAGTTGCTCTTTATAGATTACTTGGTCTGTATGAGGGGGTATATGGTGATAATCCTCCTCATATAGAATATATAGTAGATACCTTTGACGGTACTGCTACAAGTGATGATATTTTATTAGGTAAGATTGCTTATTCAAAAGGAGAAAAAGTCGTTGGACGTATACCAATATTTAATATTGGCGATGTTATTCTTGATGAAGAACATGCAGAGCAGATTATCGAAAAAGGATATCACGAAGAAAGCAATGTAAGAATACAAACTCAAGAAAAACATGCACATCCTGGTGTTCATGAATTAATCATAGAACCAGATGACGATCATGTTTTAAGTCGTGTATTTGTAGATGGTGATGAAGATTTAATTCCTAAAAATATTCGTAAAGGTGTTATTATATTTGATGTTGTTGGTGAACTTGAAGAGTTTACCAAATACAACATTATATATGTTATTAATGTTTTAAAACAATATGCTTATCAGCAGCAAGTCGAATATGATCAACAGTTCTCTATTATTGGCACACAGCCAGTATTAGATGATTATGAATTTAAAGGATGGTCACCAGATCCAAATGCTAAAACAGTTGTTTATCAACCTGGACAATTAGTTACCACAAATCTTGCAGATAAAGGTGGAGCGTATATCTTATATGCTGTACTTGAAGAAATGAATCTTGCAGATATTACATTAGATATTACTTATCAAAATGGTGGTAAATTATCTAATGGTCAAGAAATTGCTACCGTTGTTGTACATGGTGGTAATTTATCTACTGGATACTCAAATGTACAAAGAGATTTACAATGCGATAATGCAATCTTTATTTCAAAGTTTGCAAATGAAACACAAAATAGCTATGACAATCAGTTTAAATTTACAGAGATAGGATTTTATCCTGTTATTGTCATTCATAAACGTAAAGACAAACAAGTACAAGCTACTGGCGTTATTAAAGTTGCTGGTGAAAACGGTGGAATGAATGGCGAAGGTACAATGACATTCGAAACCAACCCTACTGTATCTTATTTTGATAGTGGCTGGATTTCTACAGATATTATTAAAGGTTGCTGGATCAAAGGATATACTTATAATTACAAATCTGGTGGTGGTCATGGTAGCCAACATGATGAACTTGCAGTATTCGGCAAAACATCATCTGGCAAAATGATATTACTATATGATTTTGGTAATACAGCAAATCTCAAAAAAGAAATTAGTATTGGTAGCATCACTGGAGCAGACATTTATAATGGTGGTACGTATAAATTATCTGTTGGTGACTTTGAATTAACTAATGATAATTTATCTACCACTCAATGGAATATTACAGATTCGTTTACCAAGAATGATGACATTATACAATTACGTTTCTTTGCTTCTTCAGATCACGATCAAAGTTGCTTTAACTTAGCTCATATTGATTATGATATTCAATATGAATTTGATATGGATCTTTGGGAACAAGATAAAAATAATAATTAATTATAGAGGATGAATAAATGGTTCAAGGATTTGATTTTGGATTAAGTACAGGTGGTGAACTTGTGCTTAATCAAAGTACATGGGATATTCAAGCAAAAATGGATAATGATTTGAGACTTCAGTTAGCCTATAATAGAATTAAATCAGTAAGTACAAACTGGTTTATTGACGAAATTGGTGCTAATTTAGAGTCTCTTATTGGTAAACCATGTAACAAAACAGCTGCTGAAACTGGTAAAACGCTAATCATGCAGCAGTTAACATTTGATTCATTATGGAATCCAGAAGAAATCTTTATTAAAGCCACTATAGTTGATATGATAAATATTACATATAATATTTATTTCAAGATAAAAGATGCTAGTACCGAAGACACTTACTCTTATGAATTAATCGCAGAAATCGATATGGTTAAAGGAGTAAATATTAGGTACGGATGGGAGCCAAAATATGATCGTATTAAATACAAAAACCTTTAATGAACTATCAGAAGAAGGTGTTAAGGCTCTTAATGCCATAGGCTTTAACTCAAGTCCTGGTAGTATTGCAAAATTATTTTTAAATATTATCAATTCAAGTATCGCTGATCTATATACAACATTGACTATCAATCATTTAAGAGCATTCGTTACTACAGCAGATAACGACGCTTTAGATGCTATTGGTAGCCTTTTGCAGTGTACAAGACTCGACAATGAATCTGATGATAATTATAGAGCAAGAATTACCAATCAATGCTTAACTCTTGCTACTTCTAATTATACAGCTGTAAGATTAACAGCTCTTACAACTGATGGCGTTGAGGATGTTATATTACAGCCGTATTCAATGGGGGCTGGTTCTTTTACAGTAATCGTTCTTACTAATAAAGATGTAACTCCTCAAGATGTTTTAGATAACGTCTATGAACGTCTTAAAGATGTTCATGGATATGGTATTCGTTATAATGTAGTAAGTCCTACTTTAAACTATATTAAACTTACACAGCAATTATCATTTGCCAATAATATATCGGATAACGACAAACAAGATATTAAATACGAAGTACAGCAAGTCGTTATGGATTATCTTTCTAATCTTAAGATTGGAGAGATGTTCAATATAGATAAGATGACTCAGATCATAATGGATGTAAGTCCATATATCATCCAGGAACAAAACAAAGAGTTTTACATCAATAACGAAAAAGCATTATATACGAATCAAACATCAAGATGGTTTGAAAGATTTACTTTATCTAATGACGTAGATAATGTAGTAATTTTATAAAGAGGTATGATTAATGATTAAGATAATGGCAGAAAAATTAGATGATTATCTTAGAAGTATTACTGCTCCTAATACATTAATTATTATTAAGCCTACAAAACAAATAGAAGCTTCTAAAGACACAGCTTATTACGTTATCTCAAGGGGGTATGTAAATGGCAAAACTTCCTTATGCTGAACATACTAGTATCTTGTTAGAAAAACTTCCTTATTGGTTTTCAATGAGAAAGCAATCACAAGATAGTAATGGTGCAAATTATTTGAATATATTCGGCATGGAATTAGATGATGCCTTATTCACTATCGATTATGCTTATAATCAATGTTATATAGATACTGTTGATATTAAGCAAATTGATTTTTGTTATAAGGCTATTATTCCAATGCCTTTTTCTGCTTATAACATAGAAACAGTATCTGCTAATGGTACTGGTCTATACGAAGCTAAGAATCTTAAAGAATTCTTTGGTGTTAATCTTCAAATGATTGAAGACAAACCATTACATTCATTCGAATGTTATTATGTAGACTATAAACGTAATATTATTTATGTACGTAAAAAATTTAATGCCGATGCTATTCATAATAATGGCAAAATCGAAATCAAATATAAAAACGAAGACTGGTCTCGTGAAGTTGCATTAATACCGCATCAAGTATGGAATTATCTTGATGAACTCGGTGCATTAATGTCTTGTCCAAGATTACCAGAAGAACCCAATATAGAATATAAAAAGCGTATTCAAGATGTATTTAAAAACCCAGCAAATGCATCTAAAAACGGTTTAATTAATGGTATCGGACGTGAACTTGCAATACGTAGAATCTTAACCTGGGAGAATATTGATCGTGACTTAGAATTAAATGATCCTATGATTGTTTTAAATTCTATTAAGGTTAACGGATCGTATTATCCACAAGACCACATTTATTTTACTGCTGCTGGAAGTGTGTTATTAACACCAACAGAAGATTTAAGTGCAAATGCAGAAGTAACTTATGTATATGGTCTTGAGATGCACCAGTTATGGAATGAAGATGATGTTAAATTACGTAATGAATTATTTACTGTAGAAGGTAAGCCAAAGCCTAAGATTGAGCAATATATCAAAGTTCTTGAATCTGAATCTCCAATCTTTTGGGATCATTTTCATTGGAACGAACATTACTGGGATCAAAATGCTGAGGATGTAAATGGCGTTGGATATATCGAACATTTATATGACGGTTCTATTCAAGGATTTAAGAACTTTAAAAGAAGGCAGTTATTATGAGTAAATTTTACCTTCAACCAGATATATCAACATGGAAAACTCAGCTTAATTCATTTATTGCTACAATCCTGGCTTATGATGATAACAATATCCGTATCAGCAATAAACAAGTATACGCTGTTTATGATATTACGTATGATGACACAGTTCCAGACTTAAATAATGGACATACGATATATTCTGATAAAGACGGTCGTATAGAGTTCCATTTTAGTGGACGTTGCCGCATTAGTATTGATATATATATGGTATCCGAATACGACGATACCATTGATATATCACAAATGGCTGATCCAAGTAAATATACTTGCTATCATGTCTGTGATAATTTAATCATTCCATTTGAACCGTTTATTACAGACTTTAAAGCTACTTATATTTCGAATCAATTAGTAGCAGTAAACGATGTCATTCCAAGAAAATACGTTCAAGTATTAGTTACAAAGTCTAATAATACAACTGCACGATTTACTTTAGAAAGTGAAGTTTATGACAATTATATTATTACTCCGCAAACCATAGAACATGTAGATGCTAATACGATTGAAGTTTCATATTATGATCCCATTCTTGATCAAACATGGACAGCACCTATTACAGTCTATGGTAAAGAACAGGAGCTTCGCATAGAAGCTACTTATGTTGGCATTGCAATTGATCTTGATGGTGATGGTAAAGCTGACAAAATACAAGAAAAACAGCTAAATAATTTGGTATCTAAAAGTGAAATCTTAGTATCGTTAATTACTTTTGATGGATACGAAGAAAAAAGACGCTTCTTAACAAATGAAGAATGGGAATTTGTAACTTTTCCTCAAATCACTAATACTAATCTTGGATTATTCGAAATTATGAGGAACGATTTAAGATGTAAAGTAAAAGTGCCATTTTTATGGCTATCAGCAAATTGTCGTCTTGATGCATGGTATGAAGGCGAACCTGTAAGAGTTGGAGAAAAATTCATACCAGGCAATTTTAGAATTTACTTATATTATCCTAATCATAATCGTGAAATGATCCCATTTGATCATTGTCAAATAGATCCATTAGATTTCGCTATACATCATACTGGTGCTAATTGGTTTACAGTTCGTTACAGATATAATAACTGGACTATTTCCGATAAAGTTGCTATTATGGGTTATGAAGAAACAGTTTATCCAGAGCACGATTTTGAAATGCTCTACTATGACCCAAATACGCATTCTGTTATTGACGTTACAGAAGACTTCGATGAAGCATGTCAAATTGCTGGCAATAGATATTTCAATTGGGGCAAAATACTAAACCGTATAAAAGATACTGGTCATTATGGTCGATATAAATTATACGCTCCAAAGCTTACTGGACTATCTGCCAGATGTGACACTGAATGGTTCATTACATGTTTATATCGAAGAGCAATAGATGCTATGCTTATAAAACAACATCTTGAAAAAGAAAAGGAGGAATAATACCAATGGCAAGAGCAAAGAAAGATACTGTCCAAGAGGAAGTATTAGAAAAAGAAGTTGAAACCAAAGAGGAGAAAAAAGTAGAAGAACAGGCTACTGTCGAAGATCCATTAGCAGAGTTAAAAGCTAAAGCTGCACAAGAAGCATTAGAGAAAGCTAAACAACGTGAAAACATGACTAAACTTTATTGCAAAAAAGATACTCCGTATCTTAAAGTTCCTAATGTTAATAATAACGTTGCTGGCATCATTCCAAAAGGCACAATGCTTTACGTAGAGGAAGTTGTTGATAGCTATCCGAATGGTAAGTTTTATAAAATTCATGAAGACATGTATGTTAATACTCAATGGGATTTCGAAGTATTCTAATTCCCTACAAAAGATTGCAAGGGCTAATTAATACTTTTAATTAGCCCTTTATAATTATATAATAATATCAGAAAATCTTTCTGATAGGAGAATTAAGATGACGATAGCATATGAAATTATTCTTACAATAATCAATCTTACAAATAATGAAACTGAAACCTTTCAAAAAGATTTCAGTTTTGATATAGATGGATTATCCGATACTGATCTGTACGATAACTATCATAAGATAGCTACAAACGTACAGATGTTTACGTTGTTCAAAAAAGAAATCAATAAGTATTGCAGAATTCATGCACTTACTATTAACAATATAGATATTGACGAATTTAATATCAATTCTCTTACAGATAGAGTTGATGTATTTTTCGAGCCTGGAGATGGTGATGATTCTAATCAAATCTCTCTTGAGCCAAATATCAATTGCTATGTTTATCCGAAATATGATCCTTTAAAGGCTCCAGAGTTAATCGGAAAGGCATACGATAACAATACTATTATATGGTCATGGGAAGATGATGGACAAGCTCATTATCTTGTGTCTGAAGCAATTGATGTCGATGATGAAAACCAACAAGATAAAATCATTGCTCAAATTCCTATTGGCAGAAATAATTATACCGAAACTGGTCTTGAATCAGATACAACATATACCAGACGTTTAATCGCTTATAACAGCGAACAAACATCTGGTCCTTCTCATGCAACAACAGTTAGAACAGCAACAGCTCCAATTGACCAATCTCTTGAACAATACGAAATTCCTAAGAATTATGATTATACATCTGACGATTCAGAACGTGAAATTATCCAAGAAAACCTTGAAGCTTTTCATTCTGGTGTTGGCGACTATAACGATTTAAAAGTATATAAGCAGATGGATGCTGATTTTTATCAGAAATTCAAGGCTTATATCCAATTAAGAGGTTCTCGTACTCAAAGAGAGAAACGTTATGACTCCGTTGGATTCAACTATAAAGTATGTCTCGAATCAATAGAGACAGTAGAAGAACAAAAGGGCGAAGTAACTTTTGATATAGATGTTTATCCAAGAGAAAACATTTCTATTAAAGATTATATGTACGCTTCTCAACCAGTTACTGTATGTGCTCGTATGAGAGCAGATGTCTTAGTTAAGAAAAAGAAAGATGACAGCGAAGATATTACATGTCCTCTTGAACATCCTAAATGGAAAAAGAAAACAAAGAAAGTTCCTAATACACCAGTACATATTGAACCAGAGTTAAAATTTAGTCCAGTTTCAATTGTTTTTGTTGTTGACGTTACTAAATCATCACAAGAAGGTAAATATGAAACACCTGGTATGATTTCTGCTCTTGGTATGGAAGGTGTTCCTTACGTTAGAAACGAAATCAATAATTTTGTTGATTTAATTGAGGCTGCAAAAGGTGCTGGTGTAATTGACTATACGTTAATTGCGTTTGATGAACAAGCATGGACTGTTGGACCTACAAATGTTGATGCTGAGACTTTTAAATCCTCATGTGTACCTGAGTTAGACTATAGAGCATTAACTTGTACAGAATGGGGTTGTGGTTTGGATCTTGCACAGAATTATCTTGTTCAAGAACATTCTGCTGTCTTCTTCTTCTCAGACGGTGGAGCTAATACAACTAATGGTTCTTTGGCTGGATATAATTTCACTGCTGATAGTAATTTTGGTGTTGCGAATTATATACAGGAAAAAGGTGATTCTATTAAAGCTGCATGTGATTATATTTTAGCGTGTGTATATAAGATTAATGAAGGTATTTCCAGTGGTTCTCCAACTCAAACGTTCTCAGCTGATTATATGAGCCTTATTGCTGGATATGTTGGTAATGAAGTATCATCTTGGACTGATGGTGCTTCTTTAAGTGCTGCCTTTAAAAAGTTTTTAGATAAACTTCAAGAAACAATAGCTGGAGAAGATTACTATCTTGATCCAGATGGTAACCGTACAGATGAACCATATCACGAAGAGCCAGACGGATGGGAATTCGAAGGCTGGGAAGATACTGGAGAAGAAATCAATCTTACCGCAGACTGGGATATTGATGAATGTAAATGGGCAAGAGTATACTTCCCACCTAAAGATGAAGATCCATGGACAATTACGCTTAATGATACCGTTACTCCAATTGTATATGCTCGTAATGAACAACGTGCTATTATTCCTTCGGACTCTATTATAGTCGATAGAAATTTTGATCAAGACGCTGTTATCAGACAAGAAGCGATTCAAGTAGATAGTCGTAGTATTCAAGAAATGATTCTTGAAGAAGTTAAGAATACAACTGTCTGGCAACAAGGATATAATCAACTTGTTGAAGCATATACTGACGAAGAAAAGAAACAGAAACAGGGTAATTACATTATCCGTGGTCTTATCATTAAAGATACATATAAATACGCCGACGAAGATAAAGTTCCAGATGTAGACTTTTCAGATGACGGACTGGAAGACGGATATGTTGGATCTATTAATGTCTATGCGGACATTAATAAATTAGACACATCTGCTTTTGGTGATGATATTTATGCTGTTGGAGAAGACAAATATGTATGGTTATCTGGTTATACAGATGCAATTATATATGACGGCGAACGTATTGGATCATTTGAATTAAATGCTTCTAATAACGAACCTAGTCATAATGACCCAAGAGATCATCAGACTGAAATATTAATTTCTCCTAGCGGTGATTACAAAGGATATTTGTGGAATAGAAAGACAAGAATATCTACTGGACTCCATGATATTCCATATACTGGTGACCCTAACGTTATTAAACATGTTGTTGATATCGTTGATAAAGATAAAGATATTTATATTACTGGCAGCGATACATTAAAAAAGACTGGTGATTGGACATTATTTTTACCAGTTGGTACAACATATAACCATGACGATAATGCTGATACACCAAACGTTAGTATAGATACAGATAATGATAATATTCTTGATCCTGGAGTAGATACTAATAAATTTGTTCGAGGCGTAACATATCCAGTTATTGAAATATTAGCTCAAGATGTTATAGCTCATAACGACGAGCATTATACATCTCCAATCTTAAATTATAGATTTAATTACGAAGATCCAGATGCTTATACAAACTATTATGAATTATTACCAGACTGTGATCCATTCAGTCCTTATAAAAATATCGTATTCGTACATATATATTATGCAAAAAATATCTTTATACAGGACGAAAATCAAATAAGCGGATCAAATACACAATATATTGGTTCATTTGGTGATGATCCAATTGCAACAAGATTTTCTCCTTTCTATTTGACATCGCAAGAAATAGAAGGACAAACGTACTTTAGAGACGACTATATTGATGATTACATTTGGTTCCAAGCTAAACCTCATTATGAAACAAGACCATACTATGACGAAAAGCCTAATCCTGGTATGGATAGTTTTTATGGAAATGTAAACGGTAGATATAGAGAAAGCAATAAATCTGGTAAAAAAGATTTACGAGTAGTAACACCAGAATTTAATCTTCCTACTACAATAGATGCTAAAAATATTAAAATCTATATCATGATTACTGAATTTTATCCAGATACAGCTTTAGTTGCTTACAAATGGGAGCATCCATCGTCTGAAAAAGATAGTATTACTAATGTTAACGGCGATTATGTAACGTTTAGTTCTGATAGCCTTACATATAAGGATGTCGTATATAATGAACTTCTGCAAACAGTCACAAGCAAACCTATTGAACTGTTTGATAATAAGACTACATTACAACACTTTGAACTTACTAAACCATTAACAAGATATCCATACGACCATTATTATATCGAATTATTCTCAGATAACTCAGATGTACTTGCTCTTAATTATCCATCTGAAGTAGCATTTGATGAAAATGGCAAAGCAGAATTTGGTGCTAACTTTAAAGGTGTAGTAAATGCAACAACAAAATGGTCTCCACGAATTCATAACGGATATTATTATCTCAATCAGCATGAGTATTATGCTTATTCTGAATTTGATGTAGAAGCCGATTTTGAAGAATATAACGAAGAAAACTTTAAGACAATCAATGGCTATATGACTATTGATGTTGATTTACTTCGTAAAGCTGGAGATCCAGAGCATTACGATATTGTTAAAAATACTCGTTCAGAACTCATGCAAAACGAAAAAGAGTTTGTATGGGTTAACGGTAAGGGATTAACAATTCAGCCTAAGATAGATGGTGAATTCTATAAAGAATATACTGCACATGTTTATACATCACCAGTTATCTTATTCCCTAATACTCTTACCTCTGCTGGTAAATTAAGAGTTGATTGTCACTTTGAAGATGGTTCTGAATTGCCACCTATGCAAGTAAGAAGTTATGACATTGAAGAAGGTCAATGGTCTGATTGGAAAGAATTTGCAAATGATTCAGTACCAAATGTACCATTAAGCTGTGCATATCAAGTACAGTTTACTATTGCAGCAAGTGTAACACACCATGATAAAACCATTGAAGATTACTTATGCTGTTACCTTGATTGGGTAGATGACGGTGACACTCAAAACCATACAAACTGTGTTACTATTACTGATCATTTACAGGCTGGTCCTTACGAATCAGACGGTATATTTAATTCAAAGATAATTGATTTTGGTTGTGTATCTACTATTAGCGTTGATATATTTGCTTCTAATATTAACAAAAATTGTGAATTATATGTTGCTACAGAAAACTATAATAAAGACAAGTTGTTACTTGAGAATGTTACATGGACCAGAGTAAATGGTACTGCTACACTTACTACGAGATTCTTTAGATACAGAATAGTAATTCCTTATGGTGAAAAAGTTTATTGGCTTCATAAGAAATTATTAACTAAAGAAAGCGATGTGTTATTACCATATATTGAGCAAATTCAAATGACTGGAGATTATGTTCCAGTTGATACATATGACTCTTTCCAAGAAATACAGTCGTTTGAAATTACTACAGATGGTAAATCACACAGAATATTCCCTTCGGTTTATGATATTATTTCTGGAGATATTAAAGCTAAAGGATTCAAAGATAATGAAATTCATTATGTAAAAATCAATTCAACAGAACATAATATTCACTTAAACTACGAAGAGTCTACTAAAAATGAATACCCAAGTGTTAGCTCGTTAAATACTCCTATATTTGCAACAGCAGATTTTGAAACAGAAATCTCTGTAAAATATACACCATATATCTTTGCAAATATGGATCCAGTTAAAACACTTGATGTCTTATCTATTACAAAAGGTACTCCTCAGCAATACTGTCCAATTACAATGGAAGACGCTGATGGTATTTCTTATAGAGAGGTATTTGATGTTGATCCTGTCACAATGCAAAAAACAGAAAACTTTGAGATTTTAAATGCGGACGATCAGCACTACATTAAGCTTTCTCGTAACGATTTTGACATCAAAACATTAACTCTTACATTAAATGAAGAACCGTTTGAAAGCTTTAAAATTGTAAATAATCTGATTATTTTTGATATAAATCCAAAAATAAACGATAAAATTCAAGTTAAATACAATATTTTAAATTCTTTCTATACAGAAATAGATTACGAAAAAGATAAGACTCAAATGACAATTTACAGTGACTACGATTCTGAGGTTGCAAAGAGAGAAGAAATACAAAATCTTGTTCCTATCGTAGATACTCATACTTATACAGAATGTCATTTAGGACAGATTTATGCTAACGGTTTTAAACAGGCAATCAATAAGAACTCTACAATATCAGATGTAAACTGGAAATATGATGCTGGGCTTGACGCTATATATTACTCATATAACTTAGACGAGTTCTCGATTATTATTAATAATCTTGTTCCAGTAACTAGTTATTCAATGAGTGTCATAGCATATTCAACAGATGCTGATCAAGACATTATAGGTTTTGTCATTGGTTATGCTAAAGACTCTGGTGGTGCATATCATACATTAAGCTATTTAATTTCTTTAGCAGACGATTATACATTTAATAGATGTAATACAGCAATCGTTCTTGATTATGGACGTGACGATGCATTGGTTATTACTAATAAAACCATTGAACACGATGGATATGTAAACTGGAATGATATGGTTAATGGTATCAAAATCGGTGTAGCCAAGAATGGTTCTCAAGTACAATGTAAAATTTCTGAATGGAATAATCCAAATGTATGGAACGATGATTCAACGTTAACCGTTGATCTTACATCATCAGACCGCCTGGACATATTTACACAAGCTGTTTGTTATGGTTTCTGTGTAAGATCACAAAAAGATACTTACTTTGTATCTCCAGAATTAGTTGCTCGTGTTGATCGTACAATTACCGTTGAAGAGCAGATACAGACTCTGAAGCATAAATACAAAGTGTACTTTGAAACCAATAAGACTAATAATAAGTTTATTGCTACTAATCTTAGTCTTAATCCAGTTTATAGAACTGACTATAAAGGATTTATTTACTTAACTGATGAACATAATGAGCCTTATACAATTAATATCTACAGAAATCCAAAGTACATTAAATCTGGAGGGTATGATAAAATAGATGTATCAATAGAATGCCTTGATTACGAAGGTAATCCAGTCATTGCTAAAGATATTGATATCGACTGCGATAGTGGTATTCTTAATTTTGATAATACCGACGCTAAACATCTTACTGATATTAATGGTGTTATTCATGTATTATATGAATCCGCTGTTGAGCCTTGTATCGATGTACTGACTGCACGTACTACTGCAAGCGATGGCAAAGTAATTGAAGCTTCTGTAGAAATCATTAACGAATAGGAGTAGTCAAATGTTCAAAGCTACGAAACCTTTCAAAGATACAGTTACAGGATATGACAAGGAACCTTCTCTCCGTATAGGAAAGAAGGTTCCTCAAAATGCTGTAAATCTTGCATATTATTTTAATCCAACTGCTACAGATTCAGAAAAAATCTTAGCGAGTGATCCTCCACGCCAGACCATTGATCATAGAATTGAAACACAATGGTTAACCGTAACAGACGTAGCTTCTGGTCCTAATGGTGAAGAGCCTACTACTGATTTATATTTACCTAAATACATTTATCATTCAGACGAAGAAGGATATTATGGTCGTCTTACAAGACAAGAAAATACTGTTCGTTGGTATCCAGAACAACACGTAAATCAGAAAGAAGTTACGTATGATAATGTCCAGATCGTTTCTAAAAAGGGTGATGAAGACAAAGTAATAGAATATGCAGATGCAGATGGATATAAAGGTCATTTATATCTTGATACTGCTCAATACGAAACATATACAACAAAAGACGCTTCTATTACTGAAGAGCTGGATTATACGATTAATAACTTCGAGCTTAATTACCATGAAATCTTTGGTACATATCTTAATTCAAATGATATGAATAATGGTCCGTGGACTAACGTACCAAATCCAATGGCAGGCGAAGATTATTGCTGGCCCGCACGTATCGAAATCACTCCAACCAAATTAAAGTGTAGCGGTTCTGGTATGCCAACAACAAATACTAATAACAGGATTGCAAACTTTGTAAATAATCTTACGAACCAATGGGATGGTTCTAACGAACAATTTATCAACAATCCAGATATTATTAGTTCATCTAAACCAGTTGGATTTTTATATTTTGATAAACTGGAATATGAGCCAGTTAAATACGACGTAGAACCTAAAGACGGTTCTATTTCAAAAGAAAGAAAAATATCTAACATTCAATCAGATGATTTTCCATGGCATGTTACTCATACTGATGATCAGGACAGTTATAAAAATCAACTGCCTACTTTTGATAAAGATGTAAAACTTGGTGGTCAAAAGCCAGAAACTTCATACCTTGCTGATATGGGTAAAGGCTATGAAGAAATTGAAGACTTTATGGTTATGCTTGAAAATGCCCCTGGATCATATCAGACTGTATTAAAAATCTTACAAGATGCTATTGATGCTGGAAAAGATATAGCTATTTGGTTATCAGATTTACAGTTCGTTGTTAATGATAAAACCATAGATATGCTGCGTGACGGTAGTGTGTTCGAAGGCGATTCAGAGAATGAAATTCATGAAGAACTAGAGCCTTCGCCATGTCACTTTGTCTTAGGTTTTAAATACGTTATATCTGACCGTGGAACTGAAGGTACTATGCTGTATAATATTACAGCTAATTATCATAGCGTATGGATAGAAAAAGCTGGTCATGAATCAGTAACCAGAACTATTACTACCAGAAAAGAAGAAGCAACAAGTTATAGAGCACACTGTCATTATTCTGGATTAGTAAATAAAAACTGGATTGATTATGACGGTATTGCTTTCTATATGGGTTCTGTTACCAAAGGTAATTCTGTTGGCAACCAAAACGCTGATGAAGATAACGAAATCGTTATGTTCCCAGACCAAGACGGTTATTTGCGTCAGATTGTTGAAGGATTAAAAACAGAAACAGATAAAGATAATCGACCTACGTATTCAGTTGAATATCGTAGTTATTATCGATTAGAAGCAGATACGGTTTATGTTACTGATATATTTAAAGATGGTGAAGGATGTTTTTATAAATATAGATTAAAACAGCCTATATATGATTACCGTGGACCAGATGAAAACGGTATGTATAAAGGTGATGCTGTTCAAATCTATACGAGTATGCTAAAAGACGTACCAGAAAATTATAAACATAACATGAAGCTTTCAGTAGCAGAATATACAGAACAAACCACTTATGATCAGTATAATAAACCTACAACGAAATTAATTCCTAAATGTTATTACGCCGACTTGTTTACTAACTTTGTATCAAGCTCTACAGATACATTTAAAGTCGTTTATAACGGATTTAATGATATTGATGATGATAACAAAGTTTTAAATAATGGTATCGAAGAAGATATATATAATGCTCCTTATATGGTAGAGGGTGTTGATTATCGTCTTTGTAAAGTTAACCGCAAAACAAGACTCAGCTATATTCAAATTTTGAATTACATGCCTCTCAAAGATGAAAGATATCGTGTTACTTTCGAATGGCAAGTAATGGCTGTAGATAAAGATAACAACAAAGTCTTTTATAGCGAAATACGTCAATCAAGTATTTTAAATAAAGATTATTGTATTCCTTGTGAATATAAAGACTTTGAAGGACGTGGTATGATCATTTCTCCTAAATTAAACGGAGATTCCGTTCCATGTTCTCCAAAACAATTATGTATGAACGATCAAGCTGACTATCAATCAGCAGATGATGATTATGAACCAGTAATATCAGATACTGCTGATACATTTGTTTATTCTGTAATTATACATAATATTAACAATGCTGGATCTGTTAATATCAAATGTAATCCAGATGGATCTGGTTTTATTACAGCAGAAACAACTATTGATACTGGATTTTACGATATAGTTCATGCAGCATATACTAAGAAACTTGATATGGAAAATCCATACTGGACAGATGGAAAATATATTTATCAAGGATACAAAGTTAAATGTATAGACTCTCGAAACATTAGAGTTAAAGCACCAAGAGAAGAAAAATTATTAGAATCATGGTATCCAATGATTCAGTTTGGACATTTCTCAAGAATCATGGATCAATACGGTGCTCATACTAAAGTATGTTACTCTATGCCAGAATATGATACCCAGCATTATTCAACTACTTATGGACAACCATATGTAGATATTGAAAACGAACAAGTAACAATACTTAATCCTCACATGATTAAAACTTTATGTTATCCATTGCATGTTTTATATGACGAGAATTATAAACTGTTAACTATGCATGTCTTCAAAAAGATAGATGACGAGTTGTTTGAGTTAACGGTTGAAAATGTATCGTTCACAGACGGTGTCGTTATCATTAAAGAAGCTATCTCAGAAAATGATAAGATTATTGCTAACTATACTTACTTAGAAGAAAATTATCATTATCGTGGATATTGGAGAGACGCTGCTGACTTTGTAAGAATAGATTTAAATCCTAATATCTATCATACTTATAACAACCCTAACTATTTACCATCAGAAGTAAGTCCTTCGAAAAACTTATTTAATAAAGTTATCTACTTTTTCTTAAAGCCTACTGGTATTTACGAAATTAGTGCAGATGCAGATAGCTTATATTATGGTAAAGACGGCGTAACGGCAACTGAAGTTACAAAAACGAGAACCGTTAAACAGCCAAAATATAAAACTGAAACTAAAAGATGGGTTGAAAAACAATACAGTCCAGACATGGATATCTCAGAAGTGGTTACTAAGTATTCTGAATTTTCACCAGATTGGAAAGAAGTATTATCGTTTACAGTTAATGAAAACGAAATTGAATACAATGGACCATTTAATATGACAATGGGTACTGGTCATTGGGATGGATTCCAAATACAAATACTTGAAAGCGAAGACGATTTCCCAGAAGTATGGACTACTCTCTATACTGCACCAGCAGATGGACATACACATACGATGAATCCATATACGTTTTCAATTGACGAAGTAATCTTCTTGCCTGGACGAACATATCGTATATTAACAAAAGAATGTAGTGCTGGCGGACAAGACGCAGACAAATTTGTATATACGTTTAATATCGCAAGCCCTCTTAAGGTTAATATCGTTACTCGTACTCCAAGAGAAACTACAGAGACATTACTTGACGGTTTTGAAGATGTTGAAGAAGAATATACTGGTACAGAAATTACTCCAGTTGACGAAGTATCAAAAGTAATATCAGAAAACGAAAACTGCTTATATCACCAAATCGATAATGCAGAACCAGCAGCAGACGAAGATATGTTAATCGGTTCTGTATATATCAGACAAGATACTTCATTACATTCAACTATTATTACTGATTCAAGAACTCGTGGCGGTGGTGTCCTTGAAGCAATGTCTGATTCATTACGACACGAACTTGAGCCAGAATCAGACTTCTATCTTGATATTGGTTATTACGATGGTAAGCCATATCAAGAAAACGGTGTTATTATTGTAAGGCTCGACAATAGAATTTTAAAAGAATATGGTGGCAGATTTACCACTGCTGACGTAGAACAAAAAGTTAAACGTTGGCTTGGAGCTGGTATTTATCCAATTATTGAATTTGTAGACTCATACAAGAAAGAAGACTTGCCTCAATATACATTAGAGATACAAGACAACTATACTAACGTGATAGACATCACACCAGAAATCTTTCTTGAATGTGTTGCGGTTTAATAATATAATAAATAACAGGAAAGCTTTGCAATTGAGCTGGAAATTCAAAGGTTTCCAGCTCAATTTTATAAGGAGATTAATATGGGATATACTGCAAAACTTACAATACCAAAAGTAGAAAGCGACAACGATCTCAAATTATATATATTCCGTTCAACGAATGCAGATGATATTAATACAATATCAAAGGTAGCAAATCTTGAACCAATCATAGTTATAGATCAGGCAACCGCAGCTACAGAAAGCTATAACGGTAAGCCTTGTTATATTATTTTTGATACGCTTCAAGATACTACTGGTGTAACCTATAACGGTCCAAAGACCAATACGGTTCCTATTGTTGAATATGAAACTGCAATAAATCTTGTAAAAGTTAATACGTACTCTTATGTAAATGAATTAATTCTTTCACCTTTGCCACTCACACATAAAGAAGGTATTGTATTTTACTATTCTGTTATTGCAGTAGATGAAATAAATAACCAAATGACACACTTATCTAAAGTAAGCGGTGTATTGATTAACTATATCGATGCAACCGATTTAACAAGACAGCTATGGTCATGTGACAATTATACAGATTCAGATACTGATACATGGCAGCTTGTTAATAATATTCCATATAACGAAAACGATGATACAATAAGAATAGGTGATGTCACACGTTCTTATAATATTCAACAGCTTGGGTTACCAATGGTTGAAGCAGTTCCTAAAATTCAAAATGTACATGTGTCATTACACAGCTTAATTTCTAATACATTTATGGTACTTGAAGTACAAAATCCATGGCAAAACGATAATAAGGAATTTAATTATCGAAAATTAAAATCCTATAAGGTACGTAATGTCTATGGATCTGATTATGGTGAATTCAGTGTGCCGACATATCAGAGTGAATTACCAGTAAGTATTGAAAAAATGGTTATTCTGTATAAAGAAAATCCAGATGATCAAGATACCGTAATTGATATTAATGATACTGATGCTCACAAGATTGAAATCATAAGAAGAGACGGTATTTATTATGATAAAACTCAGCACAAATCATTAGGATATAACCAGTGGAATATCCCACTTGAATCCAATAAGCTTGCGGTATATTCTGAATCTAGCGTACAGGATACCATCAATATTCAAATATCTGGTGTAGTTGGTAATTTATATGTCTTTGACATATATTTAATAGACGTTTATCAGAACGTATCTGAGAATACTCATTACGTTCTTGAAACATAAGGAGTTGTAAATATGTCTTTAATCCCAGCATTATTAACAAAGACAATTACATTTAAAAGGCTTAATAATAAGCATGTTCAAGGATATGAAGTCTATGGTTTATTTCCAGATGATAATTATTCTTCTGGTATTCGTGAAGAACTCATAGACGCTTTCGATAATCCTTCTGAACCAAATGTTGAGCGTACCAGTATAGACCTTGAATATAATGATAACTATACATGGGAATTACCTAAAGATTTATATACCGACAGAGATCATAAGTTCAAGGTATATATTAATGACGCTGTTTTGAATACTCTTTATTATCAATATAATAAATATAATAGATTTATTACTATTGATAAAAACCTTAAACCTCTTGATTTAAACGACAAAATACGAGTTGAGTATTTTAGAGATATGATTACAAGAACTTATCCACTTGAATCTAACTGCCAGATTAGAATCAAACCGATCTTTGCTGATACTTATACTTACGGAAACCATAACGTCATTATTTAAGGAGGGTTATACGCTATGGCAATGAATGAAAACAACAACAAAAGACAATATACCCAATACAAAAGACACGTTAACGAGTCTAGTGAAAGGGTTAATGCTCAAACCGTAAATTCATTACAGCAAGATGTTAACGCTACTCAACAGGAAACAAATGATGTTAAAGATAAAGCCTTTGAAGAAAGGGTTTATACTATTTTAGATAACAACTTATATTGTAATTCATGTTCGATTGATTATTTCCAAGACGGTAAAAAAATCAATCTTACTGATTCAAACAATGTATGTATTTTAGAAAAAACCAGCCAAGTATCATTAAAAGATAAATCGAAGCCTGGAGAATTCAAATCTGTCAGAATATATAGCCCTCATGGTGCAGATATTGAAATGAATGATTTCTTCTTGGTAACAAGTCAAGAAGTTCCAGTAGGTGCTTCTATCAAATACTATCTTGAGATGTATACTGGCGAAAGATGGCCTATCGAAGCTAATCAGATTAAATTGCCATTACATTTAACAAAGAACATTACACAAGGTTTCGTTTTGGTTGCTCAGTTTACTCCTAATCAGTTAAACGAATATCCTGTACTTAATGGATATGGTATTCTTTACTGGGATGCACAAGTCGAAGCTAATTATGGACTTACAAATCCAGACCTTATGAGATTTCCCTAGTATAGAGGTAGGCGATGACGATGGATTAACTATTATAGTTAGGGATCGTGCTCAAGAAGATAAAGTAGTAAAGGTCATAGAACCACTTGACACTGTTTACCTCACATTCGATTGGAATGACCAGGGAAGACTTCATTATATTAGAACAGAATGGGATAACTATCATTCTGTTGGTGCTGTATCGCAGCTCCATAAACTTTATTACGAACCTTATCTTACAAGTTATGGTGAAATAGAATCTGTCTTAACAAAGGTTAGACAGATTACTAAAGTTACTAAAGAATATATGAATGGAGTAAAAGTCACTAAACTGAGTGCAGAAAACGAACAAATCTATAAGTCCATCTATAAAGAACTTAGTGACATGGATAAAATTAATACACAAAGGGTTGCTGCCATATGAGAATAGAAGAACTTCAAAATAATATGTATATTAAATCTACGGATTCCGTAGAGAAGTACTTATTAAATATCATTCAAGAATATTTTAGAGATTCTAACGAAGCTCTTGAAGGATCCAAAGAGTATATAATTCGTGAAGCTGTTGATAGATTAAGAACAGAAATGGATTATAACTCTTTGGGTGTTCTTAGTATTACTCTGCCAAACGGAGAAACAAGAACTGGAGATGTTAGCATTACTCTTGAAGACTTGGGTGGAGAACCATTAATCTCTCCCAAGCTTTCTGCATTTAATGTTAACTTTGGTAACACTGCAAATACAGCATGTGAAGGTAATGATCCAAGATTATATGATGCTAGAAAACCTATTAAACATGAACACGAAATTAGTGATATCAGAGGTTTAGATGGTATCTTATCTACTATTATAGGACAAATAGAACGTACAGATGTGTATAATCACACCCATGCAAATAAAGACCTTCTTAATATTCTTGAATATACTGGTGATAAAACAAGTATTGATCTTGGTATCCTGGATACTCTTGAACCTAAGATTAATCAAATCACAGAACAGATAAGACAAGATATTGAAAAATATATCAGAGATACTGAAACAGAAATCGATAGAATTAATGCCGAATTGGTTACAATCAATCAGCGTATTGATGCTATTTATCAATACGTATTAGAAAAATGCGAAGAGTATTTATTACGTGCAAAACAATATACAGATACTGTATTTGATAATTCCGTTACAGAACTTACTAATTATATAGATACTAATTATATAGATACTAATTATGTCAAAAAAGAAAACATACAAGAACTCATTGATATTGCAAATCAGTGCTACACATTTGTTAATACCGATATGTGGTCTATTAGAGACTTATATATTCGTTCAGACCAAGATACAAGAATTGCTGATCTTACTTTATCACAAGCCACTCTTGATAAATTCTTAAAAAGAGCGGTTGATATTGCTACTAGTACAGAAGTTATCTTCAAGTTTTATTTGCAATATGAGCGTAATGGTGTAAAAATCAAGCAGCCATTACCTCACATGGATAATTTCAGTACAGAGTTCAAACCGTTCATGTATCCGCTAATTCCTCGGTTAACGATAGCTGGTTACATTGAAGCGATACAGCAGAATAATAATAAATTACAGCTTGTATTTCAAACCAATGAAAACCAGTTAACAGATGAAATGTTAGACGGATATCTTGTTTGTGACATATACGCTAAAGCGTTTTGCCCAGTATATTATTAAGGAGTAGATAATTTATGGCTTTAAAGGAACACGAGAATAATATTATCACTAAAGAAGAGAATGATCCTATTACTCTTTATTTAAAAAATATTATTCAGAGATATTTTCAAATTGAAAATGAGATTTCTCAAGAATCTAAAGAAGCCATTATTATCCAGGCTTATACAAGATTAAAAGAAATCTTAAATGCTTATTCAAATAAATATATCATATGTATTAACGAACGTTCTGGTAATATAGATCTGTTTATCAGAGACTTTGGCGGAGAAGAAGCGTTCGATAAAAACACTGCTTTTAATAAAGATTTCTGTGATATTACAACAGAAAGTACAACATTATGGAATGATGATGTCGAAGATTATTTTAATTATGGAGAAAAACAGGAAGACCATCTCGTAGCTGGTGATGATGATCGTCTTTCTAATGCAAGAGTTCCATTAGCTCACATACATACGATTGACGAAGTAAAAGGATTACGTGAAAAACTTGAAGAGTATAATTTAATAAATGGCGGATTCCATTTACATACGAACCAGAATATATTAAATATGCTTATCTATACTGGATCTCGTGTAAGTATAGATTTGATTCTCATAGAAGATCTGGTAGCCAGAGTTGAAAAAGCAGTTGAGCGTTTTAAAGAGACCGATGAATATTTTACTTCTATCGGTCAACGTTATATCAATCAGTTACAGGATATCTTTACTCCTATATATAATAAGCTTAAATATGTAGATGATAACATTGACCTATGGATCTCTGACTTTGTTAGAGATGCAAATACATATACTGACGTTAAAAACTTTAGTTTTAAACAATATATTCATACTCTTCTTAAGAACTATTTAAGCAATGAAGAGTTTAACTTACTTAAGGATACCTTAGAACATTCTATTCGTGTTGTAGACTCTGGTACAATTCCTGTTACTGGGGCAAACTTTATATTAGATGATTTAGATTCTATTAATACCAAAACCAAACATGGACAATATCACGATTCAGAATTTGATATTAAATATGGCTATACTAAGCTTGCATTATCATGTATGTGCAACAAACAAATTACTGGTAATGTTTTGCAAAACTTTGCTAATAATAATATTATCAATGGCGATCTCGAAATCTTTTTTGAATATAATCAAAATGGTAAACATTATCGTGATATGTTACCTCATGTATATTCGTTAAATGACAGTCAGCATGATTTTATTTATGCGGACTACGAAATAGACGAATCTAATAATATTAATGTTTACTTTAAAAGATTATCTTGCTTGCCTGTTTATCTTTATCATCCAATGATATTATTTGCATGGGTAGAAGATAATTCTAATAAAATAAACAATTCTTTTTTGCAAATAGATAATAGTGATGTATCAGATGTTGATAATGGCTGTACTCAAGACAATAACACTCTCATATCACATGACAGTACAACTTCACATTTTAAATTTAAAAGAATGTGTATACCGTTTGCAACTCAACGTATTCATGATTTACATACTGTAACCGCTGAATATGGTGCTGGCGGTCTTGGTAATGGAGACTTTGGTGCATTAAAAGAATTATTACTGTTTACTGCACGAGAAAACTATACTGGTGCATTTAAACTTAAAATGAATACTGGACACTGGTACGGTTTTGCTATTTGGGAAAGTATTGATGGTACAAATTTTTCATATGTAACAGATAACTATGCCAGCAGTAATGCTACACATTATAATGACCAGGCATTAGAGTTATCTATGAGTAATGTCACTTTTGTTAACGGACACACTTATAAAATCATTACTCAAGAATGTAATGGTGGCGGTACTGAAGCAGATAAATTTGTATATAGTTTTAACACCGATGAAAACTTTGCCGTATCAGTATTACAAGAAGTAGAAGTAGATTGTGATGTTGTTTTCAACGCAGATAAAAACGGAGATGCTGCTGATTTATCATGGACAATTACCAAACATTATGAAACAGCTGGAGATTTAATTGGAAGTGATCCTCCGTTCACATATGAAGTCGTTGTTAATAATGCACGACGAATTAACTGCAATACTAATATGTCATATACTCATTCTCCGCTTGATACAAAAATACCTAATCCTCCTACTATTATTGGTAAATGTATTTCTGTAACCGATACAGATGAACAATATGAGTTTACTATTAAAGCGTCAGATCAAAATGAAACAATTTCTTATAAGCTATGTGTAAACGCCAATGAAAATGACGAAGAGAACAGTGGTACGTTATGTACAACAGATAACGTTACAATTAGTGCTTATTCAGATATTAAGACAATTCATTACAATACAGTTTTAGATTCATTTACTGACTTTGCTGATAATAGTATGTATCAGTTAATATCAGATACTAATATAAGTCAATATGAAAAGAAAATAGTAATTAAAAAGAATAAAAGTAATGGATTTAATGATAGATTGTATTTTTGTGATAACACATATATGGGTTTTTACAATGATTTAAAAATGTATCTATCAGATTTTAATGCTGATTTATGCAATGTTACAAATACAAATAAAGATTACTTGGCTTCTATATTATTGTTACAAGATTCCGAACTGCCTTATTACCATGTTAATAATAGCAACACCCAATATTTTATCAATGGTGATGTAGAGTCGTTAACGGAAGATGAAAAATGGTATTATTATGGTGAATTTTTGTACGGCTCTTTGAATAGTCTGTTTGACAATGCTACAATAAGTTATAGATTATTCACTGTACCAGGCAAAGGAGAAGATAACGCATGATCACTTCTTTAAATGAATTAAAAGAAAAAATGGTCAATGAAGTTATAGAACAATTAATTGATATGCGTTATATGACTTCTAAAGAAAAAGACCTATATAAGCGTAAACTGTTATCTAATTTACAGAATAACAAGCTTACAACCACCGTTAGAGAACAGTCTGGTTTAACCAATGCATATGATTATAACCAGACAGCTTATGAATTATACTTGGATATTCTTACGACATTTTATTATATTGATAATTTATATAATACACTTCAGTCTCACCAGAAATTAAACGAGAGTATTATTACTACATTACATTCTACTATTGGTGAATTAAATGACCAGCTTACTGCTTGCGAAGCTGTTATTGGAACTGAAGGTGCTCCACAATGCTATTACGAAGGTTTACGTACTATTAACAATCAAGAAACGGATAAAATGTATTATACGGAACGTTATGGCGAGAAAATGCCAGAAGATACATATGTCCGTTTTAATTCAGATCAAGAGAATATCACTCTTAACTATACACGTCAACAGAATGTTATGGTATATAAATCTGGTGTACAGTTAGGAGAAATTAGTATTACTAAACAATACGGTGCTGGCTTTATAGTAGCACGTAATTCTGAAACCAAATTGGATAACGCAATAGATACTAGTAACTCTAGTTACTGGTCAGAAACAATCTTAACTAATCAAGAAATTAAGATCAAAGGATTAAACTTTACAAACTCAGATGGTTTATATGATACTAATCGTTCGTATTATAATCTTCCAAGAGGAGCATTATGCGAAATATGTCTTACATTTGAAGCATTAACAAACGTAAACGAATTAATTTTAAAGCCATATGGTAACTTTCCAATTGATATCGTAGCAATGAGATATCAATTATCTGATGATGAAGATGATACTATATATGACGTTATCTATCCAGGTAACGAAAATGAATTATTAGCTACTACAAGTATTGATAAAGAATATGCTTTTCACTTTAAAACCATTACTTGTAAGAAGTTATATATCTTAATCAATCAGATCCATTGCATTAAAGATACATATATGCTTTCTACAAATCAGATGTTCAAAAACGAACTCTGGTTTAATGCGACTTATGAGCTAAACGATAAAATTAAAATGGATAATTCTACTGTTTTCCAGCCATTGTATCTTGATAGAGGATTAGAAAGTAATGTTTGGAAGTATATTAATAACAAGATGATAACCAATAAACTTCTTGATATTAATGAATTACTAATCGAAAACGAAGAGAAATACTTACCAGTAACCAAGTATCAATACAATTATGGCTTTTATAACATTGCTCCTTGCTTCTCAGAATATCAAAGAGCTGGTGTATTTGTATCTAAGGTTATTGAATGTGATGGTTCTGTAGATACTATTAAATTAGTATCTGACGAAACACATCCATTATCTTCAGATCAACAGATACTTACAGATATAGAGTTTTATGTTACAACAAAACGTAACCCAGAATATAATGATTGGATTCCTATATGTCCATCTAATAAGGACTACGTTTACCACGAGCTTCTTCAGCTTGACTATGCATATTGCTACTTAAGACATAAAGCTGTCTGTGGTAATATTATTACTTACGATGCTAACGGTAAAGAAACAACAGTAATGGAACGTCCAATCGTATATTACAACGATATCGTATTAACAGAAGATGCCGACTATATTTTAAGATACGATGATGACGGTAATGTACATGCAATTGAAATTGCTGGATTTGATAATTTTGCAATTTATACTGTGTCTTATATGCCATTAGATACTTCAAAAGAGATTACTCTTATTAACGACGAAAATCCTCAGCCAAGTAATACTTTCCAAGAAATTATTGGTACAGGATCTGCTTGTTATCGTCTTGATGAATATCCTTACTACAATCGTCAGCATCCAGATGATACAATGACTTACGTAAAAATCGTCAATGTCGATACAAACTTAGTTCTTAATCAAAACACTGCTAGTGCATTATCAGATAAATCTATTGAATGTGTTACTGATAAACTCAACCCAGCAAGCAGCTTCAAGAACTTCGTTGCAAACACAAATAAAATACAGTATTATACTAATGGGAGATACTTGTATTTTAATAAGCCAATCGCACCTACTCAAAAAATCGAAATCAGTTATCCAAGTTTTGGATCACAGATACGATTAAAAGCTATACTCAGAAGAAATACTAAACATGATAATTGGCTTACGCCAATTTTAAACAGTTACAAGTTAGAATTTACTACTTTATAAGCATTTTAAAAATAAAAGGAGGTTCAAAAATGGCAGCAGATTTTGACACTATGAAATCTTTTATTTCTAAAATCGGTCCGCTTGTACAAAAATACGCTAAACAAAACGGATATAAAGTAGCCAGCCCGATTATCGCTCAGGCTTGTTTAGAATCTGGTTACGGTACAAGTTATAAAGCCCAATTCAATAACTATTTTGGACTGAAATATAGAAGTAACAGATGTCCATCTGCATGTGGAACATTTGTAGATGGTAGTAAAGAACAAAGACCAGATGGCTCTTACTATGATATTACTGATCAATGGTTTAAGTTCCGTAATATGGAGGATGGCGTAAAAGGATATTTTGAATTTATTTCTATTTCCAATTACGATCCAGTAAGACAAAATATTACGGATCCAATTAAGTTTATAGAGGTACTTGGTCAATGTAAATACTATACTTCTCTTGCATATCCACAAAACATTAAACGAGTTATTAACTCTCACAACCTTACACAATACGACCAAGGAATGGTTTTGGACTGTGTTCTCCATACACCAGATCCAGTTAAACCATCTCAAGATAAAAAATATTATCGTGTAAGAACTTCATGGGAAGATTCCAAAAATCAAATCGGGGCATATGAAAAAATTGAAAATGCGAAAAAAGAATGCGATAAGCATCCTGGATATTACGTATTTGATTCCGATGGCAAATTGGTTTATCCTATAAAAAAAGAGACAAAACTTGAAATCGGTGATAAAATTAAACTATTAACAGATACATATTATAACGGCAAAAAGATTCCAGCATGGGTACAAAAATCTACTCTTTATTACAGAGGAGAAGATAGTCGTGGTTGGAAATTTAGTACGAAAAAGTCTGGAGCCGTTACTGGTGTTGTAAAAACAGGAATGTTAGTTAGAATATAATTAAAGGAGAACAATCATGAATGATGAAAAGAAAATCCAGATGCATAACATTCTTTACAAATATTGTAGTGACTTTTTAAACATTCAAGAAATTACTCATGCTGCAAATGAGATCGTAAAGAACCCTACTGAAGAAACAATTCTTGATATGACAACATATCTTGATTCTTTTGATACTATGAGAAATGGACAGTCTGACTTATTACCTACTAGTAATACTAGAGCTTTTACCGCTAATAACGTAAGATTCGCTATGTCTGAAATCAGAGCGTTACTTGCAACAGAAGCTGAAGAGGAACAGACTGATAATAATAACAAAGATAATAATTAAAAGGAGGTTATAAGTCATGGCTGGTTATTCAGATGCTCAAATCAAATCTGTATGCGATAAAGCAACAGAAGTTTTACATGGTTTTACTGATGCTCAAAATGTTACATTTCCTACAACTGCAATCATTTCTGGTATGAAAGCTGGATTAGACGCAGATACCATTGCAAACAATGCTCGTGCTGCAATCGATGATTTACCATTATTCAATAATGGTACTTACAATACCATCGGTTCAAATCTTGTAATGTTCAACTATGGATCATATGTAAGAGGAGCTGTTTACAATGCTATTAAAGAACTTGAGGGCGGTGTTACACCAGAACCCGTACCAGAGCCAGCAGTAGTTACTATTACAAGTGTAACTCTTAACAAGAATACTACAAGCATTGCAAAAGGTGGTTCTGAAACTCTTACCGCTACCGTTGTTGCTTCTCCAGATGAAGCAGAAAACAAAACTGTTACTTGGTCTCTTGCAACCGCAAACGACAAGGTTACAGTTGTTGACGGTGTAGTTACAGTTGATGCTGAAGCAGAAGCTGGTGAAGTTACTGTTGTTGCTACATCTACAAAGGACAATACAAAGTCTGATTCTTGCGTAGTAACAATTACCGCTGAGTAATAAGGAGAGATAATCATGGCATATTCAAAAGCAAAGAAAGATTCGGTTACTCAAGTAATCGAACAATATACTAATGAATATCTCGAACGCTATACACAGGCTGATGTAATCAAAAAAGCAACAGATGCTATGGATAATAATGCAACAGCCATACAAGTTGCAGATGCAGTATATGATTATGTTTATGCTAATAATAGCGATAATATAGTAATCAGTACAGCATTGCCACAGTGTATGCCAAAAGATATTTTATTAGTATTAAGACAGGAAATCATAAGTATTCTGTCTTAACATAAGGAGCATACATATGGTAAATATTAGTAAAATGGCAAGAGCTGCTGGTATAGGCAGTGCTGTTGGTGCTACCATAGGCGGCATTAAAGAATCACGAGATAAAGATGGAAATATTCTTGGAGGTATCGTCGGTGGTGCTTTTGTTGGTTCTATCGGTGGTGCTGGTATAAGTGCTGGTAAACAAGCATTACAAAATAAATTAACCTCTAAAGTTTATGATCAAAGCATTTCTAATTCTGTAATGGCAGAAGCAGAAAAAGTATATGCCAAACATGAAATGCCAAGTAATGCTAATGATTTAAATGTTGCTAAAAACGTTATGAATTTTAAAGTTGGAGATTCTTCAATTTCAATATCAAAATTATCTGATCCTAATAGTTTGTCTGGTTCTCAAATAAAAGAGCTTGCTCATATGGATGCAATAAATTATCGTTCTCAATTAAGAGGAATAGATAATTTGTCAGAAAAAGATATGCAAAATGCAACAAATATCGCTTCTTTAAAACTTTCTTCTCAATTTAACGATGTGGATATGCAAAGAAAATATCAAAATTATTTTCATAAAGGAATTGAAGACGCTATTGGTAATACGAAACCTATAACACCAACGCTTAGTAATGCAGAAGTGGAATCTATAGAAACTGCATTAAAACCGAAAAAATTTTCTAATTTTTATGAAGCTCAACGTGAGGCTTGGAAAGGTGTTAACGATCTTGATGATATAGATTTTGAACATCAATTAAACCAATTAGATGACTATAATGCATGGTACTCTGATGCATATAATGCACATAAACAAGGTTATGTTGGTGATTATTTGTTAGGCTTACCAGAAAAAGAATATGAAATTGTTCCTGGTTATACAACAAGACAAGCATATTTTGATGGATTAAAAGATAGTATAAAAGAAAATCTTCGTGCAAAAGATGTATAAAGGTGTATATAGGAAACAATTTTATAAGACTTAAATTTTTATTTTAAGGAGTTTTAATCTATGGGAAATTTACTCCAGTATACAGATAAGTCTAAAACTATAGACAACAAGCTTAAAACATTACTTGCCGCAATCAACTATCAGTACAAGAATGGAGAGATTAGGACAGAGACTGAATACTATTATAAGATTAAAACGATGCTAAATACGTTTTATGAATCATTGACAAAACCAAGTTTTACATACAGACCAGCAGTTACTACACCAATATCTAGCGAATACAATGCAATGATCAATGAATCTTATAATGATATGGAGTACATTATTAAAGACTGCGAGGCATTGCAAGACTATGTTTCGCAGTCTTTTGTTGATGCACAACTTAGTCGAACAATGATGTCTAATCAGCTTACCTATCTCTCTAATAAGGTTAATAATATCAAGCAGAGCTTGTCCACTAACCAAGGTCGTGGCATGGTAGTGTTTTCTGATTCATTTAATGATTTCGCAAACGTAGGAAATATGTCTGCGAATACTTCGTGTACCATCGATACATTCGATGGTATTTTGACGTTGAATCAGAGTTCTTCTAGTAATGCAAACATTGCTAGTATTGAAATCGATGATGAATATTCCAATGGGTTTCCAGGTAACACTCATTGTGTTGATACATTAAACGGCAACTTACATTTTGTTGGACAAGATGGTTTACATATTGATCCAGGTGCAATTGTTGATGGAAACAAAGATACATGGTTCGAATTTGAATTATTTAACGTTACTGATAAAGTACGTAAAGCATGTAATTCATATGGCTTTGATTACGAAGAAGGTGTATCTTGGGTAGATAATAATAAAACTTTATTGAGATTAAAGCTTATATTAAATCTTACCAACGATACAGTTTGTTCATGGATCAGTATTCTTCCATATCTTTCTGATGCTAAAGGCGGTACATATTGTACTCTTGAAAAGTGTGAAGTATTTGCTTCTAATAATTATTGCTATAAAGTAGCGGAGAATAAGATTTTTGACCAAGTATTAACCTTTGCTTTCCCAGCACAAACTATTAATCGTGTTGAATTAACTTTTATTCAAGATACGAGATATTTGTGTAAGGTTGGACATTTCTTTTATACAAACGTAAATACTGATAATATATCTATATACCAAGACTTTGAAGACGCTGATCAGTTTACACGTATAGAAGGACCAAAACCAAACGTAACTATGCTTGGTTTAAAATATGATCCTACTACAAAATGGCTTAATTACAGAGATAAAACAACAAGTATTCCTAATGAAACTTATATTAAGTCTTCGTTATTTACGCTACCAGAAAGTACAATCGAAAGAAAGTCTAATGCAGAAATGATTGATGCATTTAGATACATGATAGGTATCCGAGAAATCAGATTGCCAAATTGTACTTTTGCAGATTACTCTGAATATGTAAGTAGAGTATTTACTACTGATGAACAGATAACAAGTATCATGCTTGAAACTGAAGAATACATTCCTGGAGATGACCCAAGTGTATTACAATACTTTATATCGGTAGATAATGGAAGTGTTTGGTATCCTATCACTCCGATTCAGAGATCATACGAAGGCGTATATAAATACTTTATCAATAATGATTCGATTGAAAACTTATTGACGAATCATTCTGATAAATTTAAGGCACAAAACTTAAGTGTACTTACCAATACAAATCAAGTACAGCTTAAGATAGTAATGAAAAAGCCTAAGTCAATTGTTAACTATGATTATGCAACTCCAATAGTTTATTCATATAAACTTAAAGTAACTACGGGAGGAGATACCATTGAGTATTAGTAAAATACAACGAGATAGAAAAATAAAACAATTCGCTCAAGAGCTTGCTCAAAAAGGTATCGAGCCTAACAATTACGAGTTGAATAATCTCTTGAGAGAATACTTTGATAACCATACTATGGGTATGCCTTATTATGCACCAATTAAGCAGACCCCATACGAAGAATCTTCTAAAGACGATTACAATCATAATTTTCTTACGTTTAAAGAAGATATTGAAACCATTTACGAAGCTAATATCGAAGCAAATAATAAGGCCGTTTCAATACAAGAATATTATGATACAGAGAAAGCAAAAGTATTTCATGCTATTGACAAAATAGTATTAAGAGCGAATTGTCTTCAAGAGTCTCTTAAATCTAATAAGCAGATTCAAGAATACGTTGAAGTATTTGATAGCCTGTATAACCTTGAACTGTACGGTGATGAATCCCGTAATATTCCTTTTACTACTTCGTTTGTAGATCTATTACAAAAGAAAGTAGTAACAGAGAAAACCAACAGTCAAGTAAATAAGTTATCTATTATTAATGCAGATATTGCAATTACTGGTATGGATAACTTTGGTGGTTATCAATCTCAAGGGGAATTAAAAAGAATCCTTAACGATACTATCAATGATGTTTTTATACTTACTGGACAAAGTTCTAATAACAAACCTAAGTCTGTAAATTTGATTGTTGATTTAGGAATGACAATGAAATTCAATACTGTCTTTTTTAAATCTACATCATCTAACGACATGACATTTACTCTTGCATTATCAGAAGACGGTAATAGTTTTTATACTGTCTATGACATTAATGGCAAAGATTTAATCGAATGGAACTTTGAAACAAAGTCTGCAAAGTATCTTAAGATTACATGTACTAAAAACGAAGCAGATGGGCAATCAGTAAATACTCAAGGATATAACGTATATGAGTATTATTATATTTTCAAGAACATAACTATCGCTCTTGAAGAATTTGAATCTCAATCTGTATTGGTTACCAAGCCTATTGAGTTTAATAATCTTACTAACTTTATTAAACTTGATGCTACTGACATGGTATATGCAAATACCAGAATCAATTACTTTATTGGATTTGATAACTCTTATGATAAAATCGGCTGGGATGCAATCGACAATCATAAAGAGCATCAATTATTTATGTTTGAAAAAAGACATAATATAGCCAATAATGGTACATATAAGAACTATGGTGTACAGTCTGCATTAACTGGTTTGTATGAAATATTCAAACTGCCTACTGGCGTTAACGTGAACTCTTTAAAAGTAACTCCAGGATATAACATGTGGTCTGTACAAAGATATAATCGTAAAGATGGCGATTATGATGATGGTTTCCATCTTAAAGATACAGACGTAACAGAGTATATTAAAAACTGTACTAAAACACAGTTATTTATGGACTGTGAAAACTATACTAATTTTGAGTTGATGTCAAATGTATTGTATGTTTTTACTCAATACGTTGATGCTCCACAAACAACAGCTGTATATGACAAATTTATAAGAGTAATTACTAATATCGAAGGAGATAGTGATGCTGCAAGTACAATACGATTATTCGTCAATGGATATGAACAAGTGTCTGGTGATAATGGTTTATATGCTATCAATTTCAAAAAAGGCGTAAATAAAATTCAAATGGCTATTTATTGCCCAACCTCACATGTCGTTACAAGATTCTTGTATCATAACATGAACTTTAAAGAGTTAACTAATGACGTTTTTGCTTTTAAACCAATGCAATACACTAACGTAAACATGCTCAAAAAATCATTAGAGCCAAGCTATGAATACTTTACTATCAAATCAAATACTGTTTACGTCAATGTAGATCCTACCGAAATGATTCATTCTGCTAATAACGATATGGGATTCTTTATTAGCTATTACGGATTAAAGCAAAATATGCAGCAATATTTTAAATCTAATAAACTTAGATTTAGAATTATGGCTGTATTAACAAGTAAAAGCAAAAATGTTTCTCCATCTATTTTAAACTTTAGAATAACAGGAAAGTGAGTTTAGAATATGCTGAATGTTAGAACAAATGGATGGTGTAGAATAGAAGGCTGTGAGATTTCTAATCTCGATAGAGAATATGGGGTATTAAATAATATCCCTAATAATGAGCAGCATATCTATTATGGACATCCAGAAATTCAAATAGAAAATCCATATAGTACGACTCATAGTGTTGTTTATTGTATGAAACCAATCGACACTGCATTTGGTTATTCAGAAATAAATGACATTGATGATAACTGGAACCAGTTTGTTTCTAATATTCAAACATGGATGGGTTCTAATTATGTCGATACTAGCGATCCAGATACTGGCTATTATTACGTTGGTAAACCATTTAACGTAAGTAAAAGCAGTGTTATATTTTATGACGACTCTTCAAAATCGTCTACAACTGGATCAAGATATAGTCATTATGCAATCGTATTAGTAGACGAATATGCGGTTCCAAATGTAATTAACATTACTGCAAAATATAAAGGTGACGCTGTTCCAGTAGGAGAAGAATTAGATACTGATCAGCTTGAAGTTGTTGCCCAATACGATGATGGCAACGAAGTTAAGATTGATAATCATAATGGCTCTACTCCATATACGCTTGAGCCAGCAGATAAAATTGTTACTCAGCTTGGAGCTAATGTATTTGAAGTATATTACATAGACCCAGAGGGTGACGTAAATAAGACTACCTTTATAGTACAAGGTATTCGTAATCTACAATCTATTGCTGGATATTGGGATGGCGAAATGGTTGCCTATGGCAAAGAAGCACAGAAAAAATTCTTTGTTGTAATAGGACATTATTCAGATGATACAGAATCTACTATTACTGATTTTGAATTCCCTAACGGTAATATCGTCACAGAAACCAATGATGGCTTAATCGATATCTTTTATAAAGGACATACATGTCAAATCCAGGTTACTCCTTTTAAAGTCAAGTTATCGAGACTGATCGCATATTACAATGGTCCACAAGTAGAAGTAAATCATAACTTCCAGCCATCATATGTACAAGTTAAGATTTATTATTCTGCTGGTGGTGATGTAGGAAATTCATACTATGAAACCATTGATGTTGATGATTGTGAGATAAGTGATACTCTTGTTTCAAAAGAAGGTGTTAATACTTATAACATCTCTTATGAAGGACAACTTGGCGTTATTACAACATCATTTACAGTTGTTGGTTTCATACCCGATTTAAAACCTACAGATATACAAGTTACATATACTGGCCCTGGAATATATCAAGGCAGAACTTTTGATTTAGAAAGAGTTATCTGTAATATTTATTACAACAATGGTACAATAAAGACAGTTAAGAACTTTGTTGTTAGTACCAATATTATTCATGATGTTGGTCCAAACGTTATTACAGTTACATATAACGAAAACACTACTACCTTAACTGGAGAAATTATTGTTAATGGCCTGGAAAACGATAGCACTACTAATAATAATATCTTCCCTACTTCTTTAAACAATAACTATCCAAGAGCCACTATCTTAAACAATAGATATCGTGGGCCAGCTGAAGGTATTAAGACTAATGATTATGCCAGAATGATTATTAAGAACATTCAAGAGTTGTATTCTTTGTTTACAGATATAGAAAAGCAATACAATCAAATCATTTCTGATGTAGCTGGTGATACAAGTATTAAAATCACTACTTTAAATGACGTATCATTTATGCAACATCAATTAAATGCTATCTTAAAAGACGACCATTACACAACTGGTATATATAAATCGGAGGACAAAAGTAAATGAAAACAGTCAGTAATTTGTTTATAAGAAATATACCAGATATCCAAGAAAGAGAATTCAAATACAGAACTCTTATGAGTTCTCATGAATTAAACAATCTTCAAACAGAAGCGTTTAGAGATATCCTGGATCTTTTCAATAAGGCTAATCTATTACAAAAAAATTTATATGAATTTAATCTTGCTAACAGCATTGAATCTACTGTATATGGCAAACGTTTATCTGAGACTTTATTAAAGTTGCAGCAAACTGAAGAATTGTATAATAATCTCAAAGCAACAGATAAAGAGTACAGATACCAATCAAAATTTGCACACGAAGCAGAAGTAATTGAAGATAACTATAAAGCTATCGTGAACAAATCAACAAACGATATTACTGCACATACTATTTCAAGCGTAAGCAAAACTCATTTATATGATGAAACTTACGATGAAGTATTAGTGCCAGACAGTATCCAAGCATATATTGGTCCAGATAATTTTGTTGTTGGAGAAAACATCTACACTATTGAAGATAGCGATGTAAGAAATATCTTTGATGGTACAGAAGCAAATGTTTGGTATCGTAAAGTTACTACTAATGCCAATGTAAACGAAATAGAGAACGAAATTGTTATAGCGTTACCAGAAGACATTGTAACGACCAGACAGGCAAATGAAATTGTTATTCAGCCATTTCCACTTGGCTATATGGACATTATGGATGTTCAATATAAATCTAACGGTGCTTGGGTGAGAGTGCCTGGATTTGAAACACATTTCGGAGCCGAAGAGGAAGAATACGAAGATATCTTTGGTAATACTTATCATCGTACCATTATCCCTAACGCAAACAATTTAAGATTTAACTTCAAAGCATTGCAGATTAATCAGATCAAAATTAAAGTACGTCAGCGTAATTTTGAATACGACTCTACTCTCGATAGAAGAGTATGGTATTTAGGATTAAGAAACGTAGATGTATTATTTAATAGATATTCTAAAGACAACAGTATCTTTAGTGAAGTGTTTGAATTTCCAGAAACAGATAGACTAATCAAAATATATGATGCTGAAGTATTATTTAACAATATTACCAGAGCTGATGACCAAAACTTTAATGTCATTAAAGAATATTATTACTTTGATTCTAGTGATAACTATCATAGAATATCTGGTACTGCTCCATTTATTCTTAGTGGGCATAAATTATTGGTAAAATTTTACATAGAAGGCAATGAAGATACGCCTAATATCTACATGACACGCATCAAATACAGGCTTGACTAATGCAATGTTAATATATATAATGTGTAATGTAAGCAAACATCTTGTAACTGGTAGTATTAGAACCTTCTCGAAACCCTCATGATTCCCCCAATCATGAGGGTTTTTCTTTGTCTAAATTTTTTTTTAAAAAGTAGTTGACACCAAACATTTTAAGATGTACAATGTAATCACTAATACGAAAGGAGATCTTACGAGATGTACGAAAAGCTTACAGAAAAGTTCTTATCTATGAAGTGGGATAAGAATTATCTCACCAAACTAAACACTTCGATATCAGAAGATACAGTAGTATCAATTCTTGACAATGTGTTTCCAGAATGGACATTCAAGATTACTCACATGATTAGCACTAATGGGGGGATGTGCGTAGCGGGAACACTTTTTCTTCCTGGTCGTACTATTGACGGCACAGGGTCTAACGAGTGGTCTGCTATATGTAATATTATTAATAAGCTGATCACAAATGTCAACAGCGTTTCTGAGGAAACTTCTCAACCTACTCAGAACGCTTCAGAGCAGCCTAAAACGACTTCTGCATCTGTTATGGCAGAATTATCGAACATCAAGGCTAAAACCCAACAGAACGCCTCAGAGCAGTCTCAAAACGATGCTCAGGCAATATTTGAAGCATTGCTTGGTGACAACAACGACACATCACAAGTAAAAGAAGAGCCTAAGAAAGAAGAACCAGAATACCTTGAATTTGGTACACCAGAATGTGATGCATACGAAAAACAGTTTTGGGATCAAGTTAATAAGGCAGATGCCTTAAAGACTCCTACTGCTGATGAAGTAAATCCTGGTCATGTATATATGAAACCTAACTGGACTAACGAAACTGGTGCAAAGCTTCAAGCATGGATGAAAGCACATAACGTTACCACTAAAGAACAAATGTCATCATGGTTCATGAGATATTGTGGGCTTGAATATGACTTCTTTAATCCAGAATGGCTTGATAAGTTCATTAACTGGACTGATGCACTGCGGGAACAACAAACCTACTAACCGATAAGGGTTCTGTATATGACCTTGTAGCTATGTTTATACTAATGGTTGGTGGGGATAAACAGTTTGCTAATCAACTTTGTGGTTTATTTACTCAATATCTTTCACTGGGTTATACCTATAAAGATATTAAGACTGAAATTTTAACTACTTTCTATAACCATAAAGACTTTCGTTGGAATCTTTTCTCATATCGGAAACGTGGCAACGAAGATATGATTAATAAATTAAATCCTAACGAAAGATACTATCATAAAGAGTTGAAACTTGTAAGTAAGCCACCGACCATTGATAGAGATATTGATCATGGAACCTTGGTTAGTAGGACACCAGAATATTTTCTTGAACCCGTTGCAAGCTACACAATTCAAGAATTTGTTCGATACTTTTACAATACAATGCCATTAAACATGCAAGAATGGTCCATGAACAAAACCACTGGCATGATTAAGTACAAAATAGATCAGTACGGTATCGACAGATTATTGTTCATGACAGACATTGCAGCTGCCGATTACAAAGCTAATGGAACACTTTTCAATCTTGGAGACTGGGATGAATATGCCAATAAAGCCGATCAGTATCTCGAAGAAATGAAATATTCGATTAGCGATAGTGAACCTTACTATTCTCCAAAGAAAAGGAATTTATTCAATGAATGAATCTAATCAATGCACAATAGTAGAAATCGGCTATACTAATAATTCTACAGAAAGGACATTTATCAGAAATGAATACATCGATTATAATCGGTTTTTTGAACATATTAAAAGCCTTAATTGTCTTGATACTTATTGTTCTGCGTACCTTTATGACAATGAAAAGGTCGAGGATGCCAATTTATACGGGAACTTATATTTAGACTTTGATGATGCAAACAGTATTGATAATGCAAGAGAAGATGCAATACATACGTTGAGTTTCTTTAAGATTGTATATCAAATACAACCAGATAAAATAAAGATTTATTTTTCTGGTCATAAAGGATTTCATTTGATTATTCCAAGTGAAATCCTTGGTATACAACCTCGTAAAGATTTAAACGGAATCTTTAAAACAATAGCTGAACAGATTAAAACATTCTCTATTCACAAAACTGTTGATTTAAAGATATACGACAACAAACGTTTATTTAGAGTTCCTAATACGATTAATAGTTCAACTGGTTTGTACAAAATAATGCTTACTCCAGATGAACTAATCAATCTTACAGAACAAGACATTAAGAACCTTGCGAAGCAACCTCGTAATCTTATTTTAAAAGATAAGCCAGTTTATAATCCTATAGCTGGAAATCAATATTTAAAAGTTATTGAGAATTATGAGAAATTGGCAAAAGAGTTTGCTTCACGAGAAAAAGGATTTAGATATCGTAAAACATTAAACGTAGTGCCAGAATGCATACAAAACATTTTGGAAAATGGAGCAGAAGAAGGATCTCGTAATATTACTATTGCATGTCTTACCAGTTTTTACAGAGAGTCTGGTAAGACCTTTGAAGAAATAGTAGACCTTATGACGGAATGGAATTCAAAGAATACCAAACCGACTCCTAATAGAGAAATGAAAGCTACAATTAAATCTATATTTTACGGTAATAAAACCTATGGATGTAGTACATTACAAACAATCACTCATTGTAATAAGAGTGACTGCAAACTAATAAAGACTAAAGTTCAATCAAAAAAAAGGAGGAATACCCCACATGCAATCAGAATCGATTAATGTACTAGTTACTCTTACTAATGAAAATGCTCATGAACCTACTTTTGGTTCAGAATTTGCAGCTGGTGCTGATCTCTACGCTTGTATTGATCCTAATACCGTAGTTGAGATTGCTCCAGGACAGACTGCAAAGTTATCTGTTGGTATCAAAACAGAGATCCCCGACGGATATGTTGGACTTGTATTTGCTCGTAGCGGATTAGCTACTAAGCAAGACCTTGCTCCAGCAAATAAAGTTGGTGTCATAGATAGCGACTATCGTGGCGAATGGTTCGTTCCATTACATAACCATGGTAACGAAGTAAGAACCATTGCTAACGGTGAACGTATCGCACAAGTAATTTTTATGCCAGTTCCGAAAGTAATATTCGAAACAGTTACTTTAGATAAACTTACAGAAACTGAAAGAGGAGAAGGCGGATTTGGAAGTACAGGCTCAAATTAACTACTCAACATGTGTTGAACCATTTATACAATCTTTTCAGAAAGTCGTTGTTCCACAACAGACTACTGATAAGATTAAAGCTTTTATACAGCAACTTATTGCGTATAAACAGCAGAATGAAGTTCAGCATCAAATAGATGGAGAAAGAGAGTTTAAAAGATTCTATACTGGTCTTTTAGGTGAGGCTGCACTCGAAATAGTATTGGGAATTAACATCATCGATTGGACGATTGGTAACTCTAAACAGTACAATGTTCCAGATATCCAATCGTTAGGAATAGGTATTAAGACAGTTGAATATGGTAAATTTCCTATCATTTTCAAACAGAATACTTACCCACAGATTATTAATCTTAAGATATCAGATAACGAAATTCTTGTTGCTGGATTAGCTGATGTTCAAACATTAAATCTGTACCAATCAGATGATTTGATTCTTGATCCTAATCTTAGATCGAAAGGAACAAAAACTGGTTTCTATGGCTTTAATAAGTTAACCAGCGTTGGTAATCTTATGAGTAATAATACAACGAACAATGTTATTACAGTTAAAGACGAAGAAACTGGTGCTAATATTACAATACAAGACTCTGCTTTCTACTCTCCAGTTATTCCTACACAAGATCAAGCTTATCAAGAAGTAACTAGTGTGAGTATGAATGGTCAGCAACAGACCGTTACATTTAATTTCCCCGCAAAACCAACAGAAGATTATCAGTTGGCTATGTGGGAAACTTTAGATAACTTCGAAAAGGCGGCATGGTCTCCAGCCAATGTTGGAATCAAAACTGGTTATGACTGTATAGATAATGCTTTTGGTGGTGGACTTTATCCTGGCGTTGTAATGATTGCTGGTGATAGTAACCTTGGTAAATCGGCACTAATCTGTAATCTTGCATGGAATGTCATTAGTAAGAATGATGATGTTTATGTAATGGATTTTTCACTGGATGATGCAATGCCAGACAAACTTGCAAGAATGGCTGCATGTTCTGGACAAATAGTAATCAACTCAGTCAAAACACCATTAAAATATCAGAACTATCCCTTAATGCTTATCAGACGTAAAAAAACATTGATTGCATTAAGAAATATGACTGATAAATACAGAGCATACGATTCGTCTTTTTCTACATTTGTTGAGGATATAGGAGACGAAATAGTAAAAAAGCTAATCTATTTTGATGAACATCAAATAAATAAAAAACTGGTAGTCTTTATAGACAACTTTCATGACATGGACATAAGAGATCAACCTAATCTGTCTGCAAAAGACAAGTTTGATACTCTTGCTCAATGGTGCCAGGATTTTTCTACGAAATATAACATTACAATGATATGCTCTGCTGAATTAAAAAAGCTTAACGGCACAAGAAGACCTCAATTAGATGATATGAGAGAATCCGTTAAAATTAAATATGCAGCTAAAGCAGTTCTGCTTGTTTATAATGAAGTCCATTATAAAGGCGAAGGTGCTAACATATATTACTCGATAAATAATAATCCTTACAAGCAACCAATATTCGAAGTACATTTTGCTAAAAATAAATATGGAACTTATAAGGGTCGTAACTTTTTTGAATTTTATCCAGACATGGCTTATTTAAAAGAAAGCGATCCACAAGCACAAAAAACTTATACAAGTATAGTCTATGGATAAAGGAAGTAAAGATCGATGAACGAATACGAAATCAAACTTGGGGTGACAATCAACGAATTAAAAATCTTATCTTACAGCGACAAACCAGATGATGGAGATAAGTACAAAGCTTACGGCGGCCCTTGGGTGCGATGTCAATGTTCTTGTGGAAACGAAATAATTGCTCCTCTTTATGGTATCAAACGTGGATTTATTAAATCATGCGGACACCTTAAAGGACAGCAAGGTGGAGAAAATCTAAAAGAATATTACAAAACTCATGATCCAGTAAATGCCAACTATCTTACTATTGATGGTGAAACAAAAAATATATCCGAATGGAGTAGAATTACTGGCGTACCAAGAACAACTATCTTATACAGATTAAGTAAGAACGTACCTTTGAAGAATTTATTTGATAAGGAGAACGACGATGATCAAACAAGAATTGGGAATCAATCTGAATGATCTTGGTCAACTTGCAAAAGCTAATCCTAAATACGCTACTCTATTTGGAGAGTTAGCTGGAGTAGATCAGGTCATTAAAAATTTTGCTACAGATACAGTTACTAATTATGCTGACCCTAATATTTATTACATTAAAACCGAGCTTTTAAATCAATGTTACAATCTTTATTTATATAATGCAGAGCGTAACATTACGATTGGTAAAGGCTGGTTATTCGATGACTTTTTACAGAAATGCCAATCCAAGATGATTGAGAAGGATGTAGAAAGCACAATACTTGCCATGATAGACAAGTTTAACAATGACACAAAACTAAGTGAAAATAAAATCAACTGGATAATTTAAGGAGGATGTTGCTTATGATTACGCTATATCATTCTGACGGATGCCCTAAATGTATGATACTTGAAAGGGTATTACAAGAGAAAGGTGTCGAATACGAATCAGTGACAGACATTGACGTAATGTTAGAAAAAGGTTTTATGTCTGTTCCAGTTTTAGGAGTAGACGATAACAATTTAGCATTTCCACAGGCATTAGAATATGTCAAAAATTTATAAGAGGTAAGAATTATGACAAAGTATGAACAATATAGACCGTACATTAAATTCATCAAAAGATACAAGGAAGTAAGTAACGCATCAACTGGTAGTAAATTTGATGCTAATGCTAATGTGGAAAACAAGAATGTTACTACTTTAACTGGTGAATTACCAAAGGAACTCTTTATCGGCATTAATAGACTTCAGATGGGAGATAAGTTATATGAATTATATGGCGAAGATATGTCTGAAGAATATTTACGTCAGCTTGATAATCATGAGATTTATAAGCATGACGAGACTAATCCAGAGTTACCTTACTGTGTAAGTATTACAATGTATCCATTTTTATTTAATGGAATGAAAGAGGTTGGTGGTATTTCAGAAGCACCAAAGAATCTCCAATCTTTCTGTGGTTCTTTTGTAAATCTTGTATTTGCAATTGCTGCTCAGTTTGCTGGTGCTGTAAGTACTCCAGAGTTTCTTACTTATATGGATTACTTTATCAGAATTGAATACGGTGATGATTACTATAAACATCCAACCAAACAGGCGGATTGTTCAAGAAAACATCGCTCTATTGAAGAGTTGATAGTTCAGTACTGGCAAGAGATCGTATACTCTCTTAACCAGCCAGCAGCTGCAAGAAATTATCAGAGTGTATTCTGGAACATTGCTTATTTTGACAAGGCATATTTTAATAGTATCTTTGAAGACTTTGTATTTCCAGATGGATCTGTTCCTAACTTTGAATCTGTTATGTGGCTTCAGAGACGCTTCATGAAATGGTTTAATCAAGAAAGATTAAGAGCCATTCTGACATTCCCAGTAGAAACAGTAAATCTGTTATCTGGCTTTGATGAAAACAATGAACCATACTTTGATGATGATGAATTTGCTGACTTCATTGCAAGTATGTGGGCAGAAGGCCATTCATTCTTTATGTACACAAGCCAGACAGTAGACAGCCTTGCATCTTGTTGTAGATTACGTAACGAATTACAGGATAACACGTTCTCATATACTCTTGGTGCTGGTGGTGTAGCAACTGGAAGTAAATGTGTTATCACTATTAACTTCAACAGATTAATTCAGAATACATACAAATCTGCTGAAGAATATCAAAACGATATTGATCACGCTAAATTAGATGCTTCGATTAGAGAACAAGTGAGAAAAGTACATAAGTATTTAATCTCATATAACTCTATCCTTGAATGCAACTTAAAGGCTGGACTGATGCCAGTATATGATGCTGGATATATCAATATGGATAAGCAGTTCCTTACTATAGGAATTAATGGCCTTATTGAAGGAGCAGAATATCTTGGTATTGATATTTCTCCTAACGATGATTACTTTGAATTCTGTACTGCATGTCTTAAGCCTATTTACGAAGAAAATAAGGCCGCAAAGACAAATAAGATCATGTTCAATACAGAATATGTTCCAGCTGAAAACCTTGGCGTTAAGAATGCAAAGTGGGATAAAGAAGATGGATACTTCTCTCCAAGAGATTGCTATAATTCATACTTCTATAAACCAGATGACGATAGATTGTCTATCATTGATAAACTTGTTTTGCATGGTGAAAAAACAACTAAGTGGCTTGATGGTGGATCAGCATTACATATGAATCTTGAAGAGCATCTCTCTCAAGAGCAATATAAGAAAATCATGCTCAATGCAGTACGTACAGGATGTGGTTATCTTACTTTTAATATACCTAATACTATATGTAATGACTGTGGCTATATCAGCAAGCATAAGTTTGATAAGTGTCCAAGATGCGGTTCAGAAAACGTTGATTGGGCAACCAGAGTAATTGGATATCTTAAGAGAGTATCTAAATTCTCTGAACAAAGACAGATCGAAGCAAGTAAGAGGTATTACATTAATGGACAAAACTTCTAATCTTCCATTAAAATATCGAGGCTACGCAATTGTATGCCAAGAAGTTCCAGATGAAATTTCTCTGGCATTTAACATTAGCGGTTGTCCTCATAAGTGTGAACAATGTCATTCACAATATTTATGGGAATATGAAGGTAACTTTATTGGAGAGGATCTGGACAAGGTCCTCTCCGTAAATAAAGAATTCATTTCCTGTGTATGCTTTATGGGTGGAGATCAGAATATGCAAGAATTATATAATCTTTGTAAGCATATCAAAGATGATTATAACTTAAAGACATGTGTATATTCTGGTTTAAACGACATAGCTTTCTTTACGGATTTAATCAAAGATAATCTTTTAGACTATCTTAAACTTGGCAAATATGATTACAAAAAGGGCGGATTATCAAGTATGACTACTAACCAAGTTATGTATAAGATAGTAAATAATAAGATTCAAGATGTTTCATATCGCTTCAGAACTAAGTACAACTTTACTTAAGTGTAGTCGTATGCTACAATTAATAAAAATAAGGAGGACTAATCATGCCAGGAAAATATAGCATCTTAGATGGTTTACAAGAAATTGCAGCTGGAGCACCAGACGAAAATGGTATTCCTAAATTTGAAGAGCAAAAGTTAAGAAGATATCTGAAGAACCAAAAACTTGGCTCACCAAATAGAATTGTTTTTGAACAGAAAGAAAAGAAATTCCATACTTGTCCTAGATACAATCCATGTCCTATCTGTGACAAGTGTATGAATAAAGCAAGCCACTTATACGTTGCTTGCCAAACATGTCAAATTCCTATTTGTACTCATACATATGAGGACAGAGAAAAAATGATTAAACCAGAAAACTTCGCTATTCCAGTAGATGATTATATCTATAAAGCAATTGAAGCTTTAGATTCGGAGGTTACAAATGCCTAATACAGAACAAATGGCTCAATATGTGGCTGCTAATTCAGCCGCATATGCTGCTGAAGATAGAGCAAGAGGAAAAGATTGGATGGTTCCACCACCACCAAAACCTGGCGAATATATTATTTGCCAGATGTGTGGTAAACCAATGTTGCCAGAAGACTTCTCTAAAGATCCTAAGATTAGAAAACATGAATTTAAATGGCATGTACATTGGGATTGTGAACAAAATGTATTCAATCAACTTGATAGAGGTACTCCTGGATTGATAGCAGAAAGGGAAAGTGGTGCTAATTTAAATGCTTACAAAAGTGCAGTCTCCAAGAGACTTAAACAACAAAATACAAATCAATGATTTGTATATTGCATCCACCCCTCTTGATATTAATAATAAACTTATAATAGATATTGCGGACGTAAGAGATTTTTGTTTCTGTCCTCAATACTATGATTTAAAGAACGAAGATCAAAATGAAATCAACGTTCGAGCATTATATGATAAATCTTTACATCGAACATTTTATGCATACTTATTAGCCTTACAAGAAAATAGACTAGATAGTACGCTTGAATTTTTAAAATACAGATGGGGTAAGGAATGGATAAAATATAAGAATACCAAAGATATTTTAATTACTCGCTCTTCAATATGGAAAAATTCATATGAGCAGTTACGTAAAAAAGGTATCGATGCTATTTTTAATTTTAACGACATAATGCTTAAGGATAAGCAATGTCCAATTATTATAGGACATAAATACCAGATAGAAATTATTCCTAATGTTATTCTAACGGGAACATATGAATATGTACGAGAATATACCGTTAACAATAAAAAAGTAATTCAACTAGTAAAGTTTATTACTTTCACTAATCGTTTTAATACTAATATTGCACGACAGTTCGACATTGAATTAATGGCCGCTGCGTATGCATTTAAAGAAACCTTTAATGTAGATTATTTTCAAGTGGTCACAATCGAAATCGAAACCAAGAAAACAACTGTAACTACATATACAGATAAAGAATATAATCTATTAAAACAAACGGTCAAAAATGTTGTTTTGAGTATTCAAAATAATATAAAATGTATTTCTCCAGACAAACAATGTTACCATTGCGAATATCGTAATATTTGCATAAATAGCTTATAAATAGTATAATTTAAGGAGGTAAATTATGTTAGATATGAAACTCGATTCTGGAAAATTCGTTATCGACGACAATAACGAAACTCAAGTTGATGAAACCATCGCAAAACAAATCATTGATGGTTTTGATGAAAACGAAGAAAACAAAGACAAGAATAAACCTAATCTTACTATAAAGGACTGATTTATATGCTGATATTATCTCTGGACCCTTCACTGTCTAGCACTGGTTATGCAGTGATTGATAGTGATACCCTTAAACTTGTATGTAAGGGTAAAATAAATACAACTGCAAAAGATTCTACTGATGATAGGATAGAGCAAATTATTACTAAACTAAGCTTTTTACCAGAAGCTCCACATGTCATTCTTGAAGATGGCTTCATTGGTAAAAACGCAAAAACTGGCTTACAACTTTCAGAATTGCGTGGTGCTACTATCTTTTACTTCAGACAGCAAAAACGTATAGTAGTACACAGACAACCTTCAGAGATTAGAAAAAATTTTGGTCTACCTGGTAATGCCAAGAAAGAGCAAGTAGCGGAAGAAGTATTAAAATACTATCCGTACTTAGAAGCTCAAATTGGTCCTTATAGTGATAAAGCGAATAAACAAAAGACTAGTGATATTTACGACGCTATCTCTATAGGTTTATCTTATATTTTAAATTTAAAGGAATAGCGATGGAAGAAGAACAAACAAAATCACAGGCTTTTGAAAATTCATTAAACGACGATGATTATAAATATCTACGAGCATTAGACGATACTTATCTAAATGACTTCGATCCACAAGATGATACTACGAATTTTACTGAACAAGATTATGCTAATCTACAGCGTAACCTTGTTCTTTTTAAAGATGGGGATAGAGAAGCAACTGAATACATCATCAAGGCATTTCATAGAACATTACATACTTATGCTCATTTTATTGTGCTGCATAAATTGCCGTATGTAAAAATTCCTGGAAAAGATATTAACAAGATTTATCCTAGTGTCTTAAATTTTATCAAGCTTTTCTCTGGTAGCAAAGCAAAAGAAAAGTTTGATATTAAGGATACTTGTGATTATATTTATTCTTTATTTAAAAGATATGAGTATGGAGATATTTATAATACTCTCGTACTTGCTCTTTTAAATATGGCTAATAAATATAAAATTATTACTGATCCAGATGATCCTAAATATAAACCAAATGGTAGTTTTCATTTGTATGTCAAAAAATGTTTTCATTTTGAAGCCTTTCATTTTCTTAAGGACTTATCAAAAGACCCATTAATTAGTGCTAATTTAATGCAATTGACCGACGAAGATGAAAATGATTATGATACAGATACTAATAATATTACACATTCTATGGTTCCTGTTGATGAAAAGGCATTATTCGAATATAATACGGTTATAGATATGATAGATCGTCAGCTTGCATTACAAAACAGCAATCTATTAACCGTTAAAGAAGAAGAAATTGATATTTACAGTGACGACGCATTGAATTTTAATTGGATCAATGGAGCTGTATGCAGTCCAATCTTTAGATCGTTAACTCCATATGAAAGAGAACTTCTTGTATTGTCATACGCAAGACATCAAAACGAAGACACTCTCGCAAATTTATATGGATATTCTCGTTCTACGATTGGCAGTCATAAACGTAAAGCCATAGCAAAACTTAAAGAAGCAATGCAAAATCAAAAGGAGGATTAAGCACATGGACAAAGATCATTATTTATCTCGACAAGAAGCTTGTACTGTTCTTCATGAATTAGCTAGTTCTGGTGTCTTATCTGAAGAACTCGAAGAAAATCTTGACGAGATTGCTAATCTTATTTCTTATGAGTTAGAGGGCGAACATCTTTGGGGTCAATCATACGAGTCTAGCAATAAGCTTAGAGTCGCTTATCGTGATGATTTATGGACTGATGAACTCATTAAAGAAGTTTCTGAGCAACATGAAAATGCTAGATTTGTTCCAGCAAAGAACGAAATTAATGACCTAAAAGAATATTTTTACGAAATGCGTGGTGTAGATGAAGAAAGTGATTTCGCTGATCAACAGCAATGTGAAAAAGATTTTATGTATCATTATGGTCTTTACAATATTCATTAAGGAGGTAAGAGAGATGTTAGATTTTATTTGTCAGAACCCAGTATTATGTATCGTTGTTTGTATTATTATTATTGCGATAACTGTTTATCTTATCAGATATCGCCAGGACATTCTTAAAAAGGCAGCTCTCTATGCTGTTGCAAAAGCAGAAGATGCTTGGGGATCTAACACTGGACGTATCAAGTTCGCTGAAGCTTATACATATATCAAGAAGAATTATCCAGTAATTACATTCTTTGTTTCAGAGGCTCAACTTAGCAAGTTAATCGAAGATGCATTAGTATCTCTTAAAGAGATTATTGCTACAAGAGAAAGTATTGCTAAGAAAGAAGCTGAAGCTATTGAAGCAGCTCCAGATCTTCCAGCGGCAGACGAATAAAAACAAATAGGCGGTGTAGGATTATCCTACACCGCCTTATTTTATTTATTAAAAGTAATCTTTTCTTCAGTTGTACCAATCTTACTCTTCTTCTGAACAGTAAAAGTATAAGCGTCTTCCGCAATCATGACGTATTCAGATGCGTCAAGATGTTTCTTAGTAAGCTTTTCTTTCTGTGTACGAGTAAGTTTCTTTGGATTTTTCATAGGTCTTTAATAAATCTCCTCTTCTGTTGGATTGCTAATGATTTCATCAGCACCACAGTTCTCACAAATATAAGATCTTCCATGAATAGTATATGGATTATCCATTTTATTCCTTACCATTTGTGAGCCGCAATGTGGGCATATTACATAATCAATAGCTACTTCTGATTCCTCTGGTACATTAATAACAGTTGCGTTTAGCATAATTAATACCTCCGTATATAGTATGTTTATTAGATATAAACATATTAACACGGAGGAAAAATAAATGCAACATAAAGTTACAAATATTGTAACTTAATTTCTTTGATAGCCATCTCAGTTGCTTCTCGCCATGCAATGTTGTCGCTGTCCATAAAATGTCTTTTCAAATCGGCAGCCTTTGTAATGAACTCTAGCTGTTGCTTTTCATCGAGGCTATTATATCGTTTTAACTCCTCTGTTGTAAGATATTCAGAAATATTTTCATCGATATCTACTTTATCATTTTCACTTTGTCTCCACTGATAAATAATTTCTATATCATGTGGATCTAATATAAATGCAACATGTAATATCGAACCATCTTCTGTTCTTACAGAGTTTCTATAAACCAGCTGTCTATTAAAGTTATCTATTTCTATCATTTGCGTCCTCCATTATTGCTATTCATATATCCTATGAAATAGCCGAAACCAAATACAATTAGTAAAGTTACACCAACGCATAGTGCGTCAAACATTGTCATTGTCTTCTGTATCCTCACTTTCTCTTAACGGACATTCTTTATGTTTATAGGTCAATACTTCATCAGCCGTCAAATCATAGATGTATCTGATACCATTACAAAACGGGCAAGTAATACCCATGTAGGGCTGTCTACCCATTATTGTTTTTACAGGAATTGCATTAAACGCACGCATCTTTGCTAATGGGCAAAAAACGCATCCTTTTGGTGTATCTATTGTTAAAATTGATTTACTCATTCCTTATCCTCACTTTCTGCACATATCTCCGCACGTTTTATCTTGTACCTCAACAATATTTTCTTTATCCATCTTGGTAACATACATATCAGCATCGGTGCATTATCGTGTCCTTTTTTAGCCAAGAAACATCCGCAATCATAACATTCGCCTTCGTAACTTCTATCTTCCCAGGATAACGAACAATGTTCGCAATCACATTCATACCAACAATGTAACTCTGTCCAGTGTTTAGGCTTGTTGTTTTCAAAAGAACTATAGTGGAATGTTTCTATGTGAATATTGCCGATTGTTTTGTCAATCTCAATACGCTTTTTAAACTTCCATACTTTCATTCCTTAACCTCACTTTCCATCCTTGCACCGCAGTTAGGGCAATACGGATATGCTTTTCCATAATGGGTAAAATCTGCATCTGTACCGCATATATCACACACTCCGTATATTCCGTCCGCATCTTCGCACATTTCCCAATGCCCTGTCTTTGGCTTTGGCTGTGCTGGTGGCAAATGTCTTATAATGTCTACTGCATCACTAACTTTGATAAGTTGGTCACTCCATTCAACTTGCCCCATGCCACCACGTTCTTTTGAAATTGCGTATCTTGAAGCATTCATTTCTATTTCTGTTTGTGCTTCTGCTCTACTGATACTATCCTCACAAGGCTGTTGCTCTAATGCCTTGATTGCCATATCAAAGGCTTCAACATCAACATTATCAAGCGAAACCGCAATGATATCTTCCTCCCCGTGGACTGTTATGTAAGTATCAATAAAATCTTTAAGGTCATTGATTGCTTCTTCCCTTGTCATTCCTCATCCTCACTTTCTGCCTTGTATGGCTCGCAAAAATGTCTATCAAACCAATCAACATACGGATGGCAACCACAAGTTGTGCACTTTTTCGATTGACATGTATTATTGCTAGCATGATAGTAATCACATTTTTCACAAGCATTTCGCTTAAACCATTGAATTAATTTATGTTTCATTCCTTACCCTCACTTTCCATCCTTGCACCGCAGTTAGGGCAATAATTTGTATAATTCATATCCCAGGGCATCCACACATGGCAGACTGAGCACTCTCTACTGTCATGGAAGTCGCCATCGTGCTTAATCCAGCGACCTGAAAGTCTGTTGTCAGCTGATCCAATCATAGATCTCCTTCCTTCTCCATGATGGCGAGTCCTAGCTCATGATATTCATGGCTGTTGAGCATTCTTCTTAAATCCGATCTGCTCCTCCTGTACCACAGCTCAGCGAGCAATCTGGTACCGATTCCCATAACCAGGAGAGCTATCCCTAAGACTGGGAGTCCGGTGTTATATTCTATCGTCAGCATGATGACTCCTGCCCCTGCGACGAATGCAGCGGATAGACCCATGCACATATCTGATGTCTTGATAGCCTTCTCGTACCTCTTAAGGCACTCAGGCTGAATATACTTAACTTTTCTTCTCATTCCTTATCCTCACTTTCTTCTAATTCTAATTCTCGCATCATCCATTCATAAGGCTCTTCACCATGAACGGCAAACCATACTTTTAATCGTTCCTCTTTTACTTCGTCAAATCTTTGGAAAAACTTTTTAAGTTCCTTGTCTTCTATAAGAGGCGGTAATTCATCTTTATCACCATCATATAAAATCATGAATGATGATATGAACCTATCTCCTTTATATATCGCTCCTCCATCACAAATCTCACCGCTCAAAGTATCTTCAGAGATGACGCAATATTTTACTGGTATCTGTTTCAAATTCTGTTCATCAGATAAATATCTTGGTATCTGTCTTGAAAGATTATATCCTAATGTAAGAGCATATTCGTTACTATAGTACGTAAATACATTTACAGTAAAATAATAATCTAACTTGTCATCATTCAGAAATACATGACCGTTTGCCTTTGTAATGGTAACCGTAATGAAACTTTCAATGTTTCCATTACGCTCAATATAATATATACATCCAAACGATATCCAGAACTGGATATTAATCTTTGCAGATTCTTCTGAATCGAGACAATGATATTTCTTAAGATACTTAATATAATATTTTGTAAGTTTGTCCACATCATCATACGTGGCTCTTTTTACCCATAATGGTACAGAACACCTTTTCATGATATCAATATGTCCTTTGCGTCTTTTACGTGATTTCATAGCGTAATACATTTGTTCTGGCATGGTATTTACCCATACTTTATAACGATCACATGCCAATAGGTTATCTCGATTAACAAAATCAAACGAATTAATGTAGCTATCAAAATAACCCTGTAGCTTATCAAGGTGTTCTTTCTTGAGATATAACAAATAATCTTCTGGTCTGTATATGAAGCTGCCTTTGTTTTTATTACAATCTTCACATAACATAACCATATTAATTTCTCGATTAGTGCCACCTTGAGATAATGGAATGAAATGTTCTACAGTTGCACCGTATCCAATATGAACTTTCTTCCCACAATGACAACATCTGTCATCTGATTTAGCAGCAAAACGTAGTTTATCTTCATATGTGAATCGATCTCTTTCCATTATTTTTTGTCTCTTAATCTTATCCTCCATTGAGATCTATCCTTTCCATCTTGCTTTTATCAAGATTCTTAATGTTTACAACAAGTTCATCTTCTCCTCTACAATTGAAATATGCTAATATATCTGTCTTTTTACAAGTGGTTTTAAACATATATGCATCCTGGTTATTCCAGCGATTTGCGAACCATTGTGCAGTAGTGGTATTTGCTGTCCACGATAATCCGTATGGTTCTCTTCCATGTCCGACTCCACGATATATTTCAATTGGTTCTGTGTCGCTAAGACTATTATAAACGTTTAGTTCTTCCTCTGTCATTAGCAAATCTTTCTTTGCCTTTTTAAAAAATCGTATCCATTCTGTAATCTTAACATTTGCATCTTGATTAGGATTTTCAGTACCAGTCCATACTTCTACAAGCATCTGTGCATAATCTTCATCAGATAAATCATTTGCACACAACTTAAATAATAACGGTCTATACGGTATATGCATATACATTAAGATTCGCCATATATCATCTGCCTCATTAATTTTCTTTTCAAAGAAATCACGAGCTTTCTGTAGATTTTCATCTGATTCAAGTATGTCAACCAGTTGTCTGTCTTTATTACTAAAAGACATGTATCGGTTATTAAGAAAAGGATGGATTAAACAAAAAGGAAATTCTGTTTCCGTAATATCAACATATAATAAAGTACGAGCAGTACTTTTTATAGCATCAAGATTAGTTTCCTTCATTTTGCCTCCTACAATAAAAATGAGCCAGATTCCTCTGGCTCAAGCGGGGTGAAATATGCGACATGGATCAAGTATTATTCTTGATTGTATTTATCTAATACCATCTTCTGAATCATATTTCGGGTTTCTGTGTTGATTGGATGTGCAATATCCTTGAACTTGCCATCTGTACCCTTTTTAGATGGCATAGCAACGAACAAACCCTTTTCAGAATCGATGATCTTAACGTCATGGATTACAAATGTATCATCAATTGTGATACTCGCAATAGCCTTGATCTTGTTCTCTGGATTGTCGTATTTCTTTACACGCACATCAGTTACAGTAATGTTCATCGGTTAGTCCTCCTTAAGATTTTGAGTTACGCTAAGTGGATGTAATAGCCCTTCTACAACCTTAAGAATAACATAACACATTAAATAAATCAACTTTCTTTTATTTTATTTGTTAAAGGATCGATGGCATCCATAAGAGCAATCTTGGTTTTAACATCTACGTCCACACTATCATCGATATTGATATCAATAATATTTAACGAAGGTTCTTCCCATTTTAATCTCCCTTTGGATGCTTTTTCTTTAGCAAGATCGTAAATTTCTTGCTGAGATAAAGAACTATCAGCTGTTACTTCCATCCAGGCTCTTTTAGTTGCTTTGATCTTGTACGTCTTTTTCATTTGGTGATTCCTCCTTATGAACTTCGTCCATCTGCTCAATATACTCTTCGCCGTTCTCAGCCTGAGCAGTACGAGCATCATTTACGATCTGTTCACATACTTCATTTGGAATCATAAGAACACGTTCCTTTAAAACATTTTCGAGTAATTCTTTTTCCCCTTCATCAGAAAGCATATCCTTAATAAACTCTTCGTTAGCCACGAACATACTACCAGTTGGATAAAGAGTGTTTTTATCGTCTTTTGAAATCGGAAACATACCATTAACAATAGGTTTATTAGTAACTCCTATTACATGGATACCGCCAGCAAAAGATTCTTTGCACTTATCACATGGAGTATAATCATTAATAACGGAGTTCTTGATAGTTTCTTCTGTTTCTTCGATTTCTCCGCTCTTTGGTTTACCACACCAAAAACATCTTTCAATACGCTCTTCAGCCATTTCACATCCTCCTAAAGTATGTTTAATTTGTAACTCCAAGGACTATTATAATATAAAGCTACACTTTCATCAAATGTTTCTTGAATCTGTGTCGAAACATTACTAGACATTGCACCAACATTACCAGACTTTAGTAATGTTAATTCATGTTCAAGATTATTCATACGTTGTACAACAGAATTATAATCTTGTTCCATCTCTGGTTTACACATTTTGATAAATGCTATCTCTGTCACTGTCATTTTCTGCGATGAACGATCAAGAGAAGACATTGTTTCTCCTAATATTCTGGCATATCTTTCAAAGACAGCTCCTTCTGTAGTACCAAAATCTGTAGTAAACTTATCGAAATAGTAATGATATAAAGCATCTAATAATGATTTCATATCACGACCATCATAATGTTGTGCATGTAAAATATCCAGTCCTCGTATTACATCTACGTTCTCAATACACTGTGCCAATTCAACAACGACATCATCTTCGACATCTCCAAAGAGTTGCTTTACTTCTGATATTGTTGCTGGCTGTGTACCATTATGTTGAGCGATGCACTGATCCAAAATACTGATAGCATCTCTCATACTACCGTCTGCTTTTCTTGCTACATATTCCAATGCATCTTTCTCAAAATAAGTTATACCTTCTTTGGATAACACATTCTCAAGTCCAAGCATAATATCATTCTGATTAATCAGCTTAAAATTATATACCTGGCATCTTGATTTAATAGTAGACGGTACTTTATGGTATTCTGTTGTAGCAAGAATAAATATTGCATGATCTGGTGGCTCTTCTATAGTCTTTAATAGAGCATTAAATGCACTACCAGACAGCATATGTACTTCATCAATAATATAAACCTTATATCTTGTATTCGTAGGTTTATAATTAACTTCGTCTATTAACTGTCTGATACTGTCTACGCCATTATTAGACGCTGCATCTATCTCTATAACATCTGGATTAACATCGTTTTTAAAATTACAATGCTTACACTGACCACAAGGATTACCGTCAACTGTATGTTCGCAGTTGACGGCTTTAGCAAGAATCCTTGCGATAGATGTTTTTCCAGAACCTCTCAAACCACAAAACAGATATGCATGACCTACTCTATCAGATTTTACTTGGTTTCGTAATGTCTGCACTATAGCAGACTGACCGAATACCTCGTCGAACGTTGTAGGTCTATACTTTCTGTATAGTGCTATATGGTTCATATGTACTCCTTATATCTTTGACGCACAATAATTACGAACTATATCAAAGTGTGCTATGGTAACTTGATCAGCAGTAAGTTCTGGAAATAATAAAACAATATTCTGCCGAAGAATATTATTGTACTTGCTTCTTGTTAACAATCCAGGATATTCTACTCTGCCATCTGGCTGAGTCTTGCCTTCCAAGAATGGAATATAAGACCTGATACCATTTTCGTCTTTATGTTCATATGTAGCAAGCTGATTGCCAATATGTCTTAAAAAGAACATGGCTAATAATTCGTCGCCAAGATTGTAAGTATCTGCCTTGATCTGGTTAGCCTGTTGTGCATCTTTAATACGCAGACAGTTGCCATTCACATCTGTATATTGTAATGCACATGCTTCCTGTGGAAATCTCTCTAATATCCATCCAGCTGGGAAATCACTTCTGACTTTTCTAATTTCACCAACTAAAGCTTTTTCCATTGCATTAACAAACATGTGTAACTTAGACGGATCAAAAGTATTCTTGGTCTGTTCACGCTTTGCTATCGCAGCCTCAAACTCTTCTGCAAGTTCGTTATTACGTTCATTGATCTCTTCCTGTTCTGCTTGTTTAAATTCCTGTTTTGGAGTGATATTATTCTTAAGCATGAAATCTTTTCGATAATCTTTAATAATATCCTCAAAGAAATCGAACATTTCATCAACCATTTCAGTCTTAAGCTGATTTACAAACTCAAGCTTGTTATATGGCAACTCAAAGTTAATAACAGCACTATCCATAACAAGATTAATAATGCCCTCGATATAGTTTTCGTCTAAAAATGGATAAGACTGTTTCATTTTAAACTTAATCTGATCGGCATTAGTTAAAATGGAACGATTGCAAGCCAATTTAAATTCTGCAAAGTCTCTTACTGCATTTGCATAATTCATTTCATCTGCAATCGTTGCATTCATTACATCTTTTTCAAGTTCTTCCATATCAATACCAAAGTTCTGTATTTCTGTTGACTTTGATATTAATGTACTACTAATGTAAGAGTTTCCTTCGAAATTAATATAATCAAGAAAACCTACATTAATACCTTTATTCTGTGTCTGTTCATAAATTCGCATATCGATATTGGATTTACCAATAGCTTTTGCAAGTTCTTGCTTGTTAATATAATATTTAATTGTCTTCTTTTTGTTATCTTTGATGTCAACCAAAGTAAAAGCATACAAGTGCAACTGATATTTTTCAGTAATAAACTGATCAAATATCTTTACGTCGTTAAAGTAATTACTTAGTGTCGTTGCTTTCATTTAGCTTATCCTCCAGAATTTTAATCTGTTGTGCTTTCAGTTCGTTATCTCTGATATATGCCTTCATTAAAGTAATTAATTCTGCAATATCATTATGTTCAAAGATGGTATATATCTTATTATCACCTTTAAATCTAAACGGAAGACACATAGTTTTTGAGTTGCCCTTACATTCATCAGCAGCCTTTTCCAACCATAATCTCTGTATAGAAATAGACTGGTCACCAGACTTAAGCTGGCGACCAGTCCTTTCTTTACATTCTGGATGGAGTATTTCATCAACAATGTCACCTTTCTCAAACCACAACGCTCCAGAGCGTACACTACGTCTTGCATCTTGGATATTAGGTATATTGTTTAATGAATCAGCTACTTCTTGTTCAAGATTTTCCCAGGAATTCTTTGCATTCATAGCCTTTGTATCGTGTGTTTGAACTAAACTGTTCTTCGTTTGCTTTGGCTTGTTCCATGGTTTTGTCTTGAGCTTTAAAAGATTCTGTTCAATACAACGATAACATTTATCATTGTTTAAACAGGTAGCTTCATATTCACAATCCATATTATGACCTCATTTGATTAAACTGGTTATTTGTTGGTACACTTGCAGTAAAGTTATTTGCAGTGTTCTCAATCTTGAGAGCTGCCGAATAAGTAATCAAGATATCTTTCTTATCGCTTAATATATCCAAGATGGTCTTTGCCTGGATCATTCTACCAGCATATTTATCTTCAAGGTCGAACAAATCAAGACCATCTTCATAAGAAGTATTGTTCTTTACTCGCATCATCGCAAGTGCCTTGGTGTCATCGATACTATGCTTAACCTTGGCGTTTTCATCATCTCGTTTCTGATTACCATATTCAATCTGCTGCTGTAACTTTAACAGCATCTCGTAATGACCATGCACCTTATTCATTAATGCATAATCAAAACGTGCTGGGGTCAATAAAGCATCGATACGTCCAGCTGCAACCGCAATGTCGCTTGCAGTCAAATTCATAGGATCAACCTCGATCTTGCTACACTCTTGCATATATACAGCATACTTCTGTGTCCATTCCACATCCTTATAATAATCTTGAATATTCATCAGAATAGCAAGATTCTGCTGTGTAGAACCGTCTGTTCTCATTGGCTGATTATTTGATTGAGCTTGTGGTGGTTGCTGTACTTGCTGTGGTACTGGTTGTTGTACAGGCTGATTATTAGGCATCTGTACTTGCTGGTTCTTTGGTATACGAATTGCTTGCTGTACTTCTGGCTGAGCCTGTGCTGGTTGCTGAGGTACTGGCTCTTCAATTGGTGTCTGGATAGGTGCATTATTACTAAATGCATCATCAAAGAAATTATCGATATCTATGTTGTCATTTGGATTATTCATATCGTTCCTCCTTAATAATTATAGGTTATGAGATATTCGAACAAGTCAAATATTTTCGGTGACATATTTTCCTCTATCATGTTCTGGATATTATTTACATTGATATACTTTGCACCAAAGACAATATCTTTTGGGCATTGACTTAATAAATCATTTTCCAGCTCTGTATCATCGAAAATATATACTACTATCGGATTAACGATTAGCAGTTCTTGCATTAAGATGCCAATATTACGGTCTCTTTCATCAAACTTATTCTCATATAATATCAATATATCCCACATCTTAATTCCATATACATTAAATATCCTTTCAAGACTTTTTGTACTGTTCTTAAGATGCTCTTCATCTTTAAAGATGAAACATATCTTTGTATTATATTTCCCTTGAGACCGTAATATTTTTCGGCTATCTTGATTTTCTTCTTGCTTATACAACTCAGACAACGCATTAAACTTATCGTAAAAGGAAGTAGTGTTCGTAATCTCTCGTTGGTTACTTATGTTTTGACTTAAATAATCCTCAAGATTCACTACGCATTACTCCTCTCATTTTACGGTTAATGTTTTTACTGGTGTAATAGACATGTACTGTTTTACAAAGGATTCATCTAACTGACCATTTTCTAACTCAGTTACAATGGTTTCTGTATCAATATCTACAGATGGAATTACAAGGTAATTCTTACCCATATTTACAAGAGCCTGGATAAACTGGTCTTTCTTCGCCTTTGTTACTGTCTTTCTTGTACTTTCGGTAACAGTAAGAGTAGAACCTTCGAAATCAAGTGGATCGCTGATCTGATACTTCTCAAAGATAGCCTTAACCTCTTCATTTAATTTCTTCTTGTTCTTGTCAATACGTTTTGCCTGTTCGTCTGTAACGATAAAGTTACGGATGATTTCTTTGTCTTCTTCAGACATTGTAACATCAATTAGTGTCATAACTCTTTTCCTTTCCTATAGATTTAGTTCTTTCATCATTTCTTTTGTCATTTCAACAATCATTTGATTATAGAAACGATCTTTAATTTGCTCAACGTTGCTTGCAAAATAATTATCGAAGCGTTCTTGAGCAAGGTCAATATCGTCTGTATTTAAAATACTTTCTAATGTTACATGACCTGGATCGAATACGATATAGAAATATTTATACAGCAATCTTAAAACAGGATACTTTTTCTTTTCAAGAAACTTAATATGCTCAATAGTCTGTTCTTCAAAAGACTTAGAACTTTCAATATCTGTATAAAGATAAGCACTAATGAATATTGATCTTGTTACTCTATCATATGAACTTATTTGACCGAGAAAAGATTTAATATGCTTATTCTCTTTAGAGTTATCAGCAAGATACAATAAACGAGTAAATTCATTAACTTTTATGTATTTGCTGAGAAGCATGGATGTAATAATAGCAAGATTATGTTCTCTACTGTACTTAATTCTATCAGACATATAATCTGATACCAATACATTCTTTTTACATGTAGACGGACATTGATTACTTCTGTCTTCAACATAATAGAATATATTCTTGGATATATCATAATCCTTTAAGTATTGCTCAATGTCGAATGACTGTACCTTCTGGTCTAATGGTACAAAACTAAATTCACTTTTAGTAAACTTTGTGCCTATAGCAACAAATGGATGTGTACATGTAGAAGGTTTACTGTCTTCTAATATACATTTATAATCTCCTTCATTTGTAGCTTGTAAATACGGACACATATTGGTTTCTTTTGAAGTGGACAAGCCAATAATTGGTAAATGGCTATTATCTCCAAAGTAGAAAATCATATGGTCCGACGCTTTCTTCATGCCTACTTTCTTTGCAATATTATATATGTCGAATGCATTCAATTTCATTTGAGCATTCATACAACAATTGCCACATCCATTACATCCAACGAGAATAGTATCATTTAATGATACCTCTCTGGGATTTGTGGAGCTTGTCATTTCGGCAATGATGCTTTTTTCCTGTTCGTTCATCAGTACATCTCCTTTTCAATTTCTTTGAGATATGCTTGTTTAATTGCTGGATTCGGGATAGAGTTTATTATCGGATATAACGTAGTTAATGTCTTTACTCTTTCTTGTGAAACAACTGCTTTATATCTTTCTAATTTGCTCATAATCAAATGATGAATACCCTCTTTCTGATGTGCATTGATAAAGTTATAGATTTCTTGTTGATTAAAATCAAATGCTTTACACATTTCATCTGGATCTTTATAACCGTCAATTACACAAATTACTGGCCTTATATCATATTTGATTAGTTCCGTAATATGCTTTTCCATAGCATTTGTACCAGCATTATCACTATCCAACAATAAAAATACATTGTTAGTAACTTTGCGTATCTCTTTTATTTGCTCTTCAGTAAATGATGTACCCATTAATCCAACCGTATTAGTAAAACCAGACTGATGCATAGCAATAACATCAAAATATCCTTCGACAACAAACACGAAGTTATTCTTTGTAATGGCCTTAAATGCTTGAGCCAATCCATAAAGCATATTACCTTTTATGAATACACCGTTTAACGCTGGATTCTGTCCATTCTGACCGCATTGATTATGGTCATTAATATACTTAGGCTTTTCATCTCTTAAGCCTCTATAAGCCATACCGACGCATTTAGGCTTGAACTTTTTATGCTCAAGAATTGGAAATACAATACGATTTGAAATGTTTGGCATATCATTACGATATTTATATTCTTCGTTATCAGTAAATCCTAATCGAAATGTATTTATCATTTCTGGACTGATTCTACGTACATTAACTACGTAGTTTAATGCATCTGCATTGTGTCGAAGATTTAGCCAATATCTTCTCGTATGTTCATCAAGACTATCTTTATATTGCTCCCAAGCCTGATTTACATAGACTTCTTTTATCTGATAACCAACATTGTTGGCTATAAGGATACATGCACTTTGAAAATCAAGATTTTCTATTTTTTGTACAAGAGTAATTAAATCTCCATGTTCCCCACATCCAAAACATTTATATGTTCCATTTGCATATATAGCAAGTGAAGCAGTATTTTCATCATGAAAGATACATTTTGCAAATGCAACATTACCACTTTCTCTTTCGATAAAAATCCTGTCTTTATAATATGTTTTTATATATGGAATAATCGGAGCCATTGACTTTAACTCTTGTGTGTCAATGTCAATCTGATTCATTATTTTCTCCTTCACTGCAAAAACAATATGTTGCGATTGGAACAACATCCATATCCCAATTCATATCAGATGCTGTTTCCACTCCAACAGCACTTAATAATCTTTTCTGTGCATCTTCATTCAGATCACTGAAATAGATATTAAACTCATGATAATTATCTGGCATACTTATTCTCCTTTATTAGAATTTCATACACTACATTATCTCGATACTTACCATATTTATCTTTAATAACGTCGTGTAATACATATTTGGTTCCGTTGTATTTCTTACAAGAGATGGATCTTGTCTTTCTTCCTCTGTCATCATTTCAATACTGGAAATAGTGTCTTTGTCAATAAACATGCGTGTCTCCTAACCAATTAATCGGCTCAATGCCGTTTGCTTTTAAATATTCATTACACTTAACGAAGTGATTACATCCCATAAAACCTCTATTGGCAGAGAATGGTGATGGATGTGATGTAGTTAGAACCAGAATATTATTACCAGTAATAAGATGGCTCTTACGCTGTGCATACTTGCCCCATAACATTACAACCATTGGATGGTTCATTTCATTCAGTGTGCTGATGATAGTATCTGTAAACTGCTGCCAGCCACAATTAGCATGTGAATTTGCTTGACCTCTTCTTACAGTTAAGGTGCTATTTAATAACAATACTCCTTGCCTTGCAAGATACGTTAAATCACCATGATATAACGGTCTATCAGCACTATCATTTTCGATATGCATTTCGTGCTGAATTTCTTTAATAATATTCTGCAACGAAGGCGGATTCATACAATTTTCTGATACAGAAAAAGACAATCCAATAGCCTGTCCAGGTTCATGATATGGATCCTGTCCAAGTATGATGACCTTTACATCATCTGGTGTAGGAATAGAATACAACGCCTTAAAAATGTTTTCCTTTGGTGGATAACATTCATAATTGGCATATTCTTCTTTAAGAAATGGAATAATGCCATTTGCATAGTAGTCCTTTGCCTGTTCGTTACTAATGATTTCGTTCCATGTCATTTGCAACACTTCCTTTCTCTTTATAATATTTTCTCATATCTTTTTGATATGCCTTTATAAATGCACAACTTTCGCATTCGTTAATAAAATCCTTTGGTCTGTAACATCGATATTTAGGACAGTCCGCATAGATTTTACCAGAGTGCCAACATTTAGTGTCGTCACAATCGACACATAAATTATCTTTTGTACATATTCCCATTTGAACGTCCATAAATACCTCCATTTAAAGAAATCTAAAAAGCCCCCGTTAGGGGGGCTTGATAGATTATTGAAAAATCTTGTATTACTCGTGCATGTTATTTTCGATATATTCGTCTGTAAGCTGCGGTCCTACATCGACATACTTATGATCTTCTGGAACCTCTTCGTCTTCTGATGTATATATCTTAATTGGAAATTCATCATCAAGACGTACAGCCCTCTGGATGCCTTCGATCAAGAACATACGTAAATCTGCCTCTGAATCAAATACTTGATTATCAACAAGATATTTAACCAGCTCAGAAGTTTCCATATCCTTTACTTTATCTGGAGATAAAGTTGTATTTAACGCTTCTTGTAATGTCATTACATTACCTCCTTGATCTTTTTCTCAAAACGCTCGGTAGCCTTTGCGATTTGTTTATCAACATCATCAATGAGTTCCTTGTCTGCTGCAATGTATGATTCAAGGTCTTTAATGCTTTCCATAAAAAACTTCTTCTTAGCATTTAACAGCTTGAACATTGCCTTGTCATATGCAAGTCTCTTTCCGAACTCTACATCGAATTCGTCTTCTGGCATACACACAGCCTTACCTACAAAACTTGTAGATGTCTCTCCACACATCTCAAAGAATGATTTTGCCATCGACTGCTTGTAATCCAAGCCCTTTCTTGTCGTGAAGAATGAAAATTGTTCGTCCATAACATAAGGCTCTACCTTACAAACGATTACTCTCTTTTTTGCATTAATAAAATAGCTTACGTCTGCATAGCAATCATTCTTGTACCGATCTTCGTATACCTCGGTTACAGTGTCTCTTTCTGGTCTCATGACTGTTTCTCCTTTTCCTTTTGTAGTTTTAAGTAACATTTTGTAATCATTATTATACAACAGGGTCTTTATAACCGCAATATTCACATTGTATAATTTCATTTTTATTTTCGTCAATTGCTTTGACTGCTTCTTTGCCACATACTTCGCATAAGTTTTCAGTTTCAAATCCAAATAATAATGGATCTTTAAAAGCATCTACCCATTTAGAAAATTGGTTAATCTTATGACAACAAGGACATTGAATCTTTGTTTCATTAGATACGTTAAGATCGGTACCTTTAAGCTTTTTATTCTGCTTGATTTTCATAATATCATTATGATAATCCATAACATTCGCATCTTCTGGCTTTAAGATATTAGTAATCGCTTCTTCGCTTTCTAATGCCACAACAGTTTCGAATGTCTTCTTGTTGTTCTTTGTTACTTTGCGAAGTAAATAATTCTCCGTATCATTGATACGTACAATAGCCTTAGATGATTGTCCACACTCTGGACATCTGATCATTGGTTCTTGTGTAACAGCCTGTTTAATCTCGTATTCTGATAAATCAACTTGATTTGGAATACGATCACGGATTACTGGGCGATCATCATTATTAGCCACTGATGATTGTCGTTCTTCTGCTGGTTTTTGAACCGTTGTTGGTAACAATTCTTTCATCGGTGTCTTGAAATCTTTAAACAAATTAATAATTTTTACTACGCTCTCTAACTCGTCGTTTGTTAAAATAGCATTTTTATTAACGTTCTTGATAGAAATCTCGACATCTTTATCTTTGTATTTAATGTCCATCTAACTGCTCCTTTACTATATTTTCTATATTAGCCAATGGCACATCTTGTAATTCAGATACTTGGCTAATAAGATTGGCATTCTGAGAAACATAATAAGTCTGGTCCGCAATATCTTTCAAGCTGGTATTATGAGTAATCATAATCGTTTGCTTATTATAATTTTTACCAAGCTCTTTAATATATTCTGCGAACTTAATGGATCTCTGCTCGTCAATCATTTTTCCTGGTTCATCAAGGAAAACAGTTCCACACTGTATTTTTGGATCGTTGAATAATTCCAAATATGCATACTTCGCTGCAACGGATATAATATCTACGAAACCTCCACCATTAGCATCTTTAGGACTTTGCAACGATTCTTCTCCGTTGATTGTCGTTTTAATAAAAAACTCATAAGATGCTTTAGACCTATCAACCATTTCTTGAATAACAAATTCATAATCTGTAGACTGTGTAACATACTGTAAAGCCTCTGTTATGATTTTCTCGAAATGGTTCTTTGCGTTGTTACGTGCAATATTTGAAGATTCAGTAAGGACAAGAATGACCTTATTTAAAATGTCATTCTCGTCCGTTAACTGATTAATCTTATTGGTATAATCGATTACTTCATCTTCGATACGGTCTTTAATGGCTTTCTTTGAAATATATCCGCTCTGTAATTCTTTTGAACGATCCTGGATAACCTTCCATAAGCCTGTAACTTCCATAGTTATTCTCCTATCGGGATATTGTACTTATCTACTATACCTTTCAACATCTGTACATCATTTTCACTGAATGTGTACTGACTGTTTACAGTATTAGATACTTGAGCCAAGTCTTGCATAATACCATTCAGTTCTGTAGACTTGCTTGCGATGTACTGTTCGATCTCATTCATATCATTGAGACCAGTAAGCTCCTTAAGTTGATTCTCAAGTGCCTCATATTCTTGCTGTTCGTTCTGTAAATGAACTTCAGCAGTGAGTTTTTTATTCTGAGCTTCGTTCAGCTGTTTGTTTAACGCATCAATCTGGTCCTGAATGCTCTTCAAATTTAATGCTAAATTGTCCATACTATCTTCCTTTCATAAAATTATTGATATTGAGTACGTGTTCTTCAGATGTAATCTTTTGTCCACAACAAGGACAGATATTATTCTGTTTAATTATTTGTTTCTGTTGATTGGTTAACTCTTCTATCTGACTTGTAAGATGATTAACCTCAACATTCCACTGTACAGCAATATCGCTTTGCTGATTAGCATTTTGACGACGAATAACATATTTGTCATATACGCCTTTAGTATTACTGATATCTTGCGATAATACTTGTGCATATTTGTAAATATCATTAAAGCATTTCTTTGCAGTTTCTATCACTGTAATCTCTGCTGTAAGGTTATTACACAAATTAGTATTATCTGATATTTGCTGATGTAATGAGGTTGCTCTTGTATAACCGTTCGTTAACTGTCCATATAATCCTACTTTCAAGTTTGTAGCGTCAACAAAAGATCTGAACGATGTAAGAATGATTAACCATTTTATCTGCTTCTGAAGAGATTTAATATGTAACATTGTATCCTTTAATTCATTATACATATCAATAATCTCTAACTGTTTTGCCATATATGTCTTAATGGCAAGCATGATATTATACATATCAATATTATTCTGTATCTGAACAATATTATTAGTTATGTCGTTAATCATTTTACGTCTCTTATATAATTCATCAAGAATCATTTCGACATTTGTAATGGTATTCATCTTTGATTCGCAATACTTACAAATCAAATCGAATCCTCTTACATAACGTTCATAAAATGGCAGATACTGATATCTGAATAATTCGTTTTCTCTATCTGTCTTTTCTTGAGTATATGTCTTAATGGTCTTAGAATTACTCAAGATTTTCTTATTGGTTTCTTTAATACCAAGATCAATAATCTGAGTACCAGTTAAACGTCCAATAATTGCTGCCTTAACTTGAGGACTTTCTGTAACAAGGAACGGTCCATCCAACTGAGACATCATATTCAGATGCGTACATATATCTTTAGTAAGATTTACTTTAGGCATTTGATGGATGTTCATAATCTCTATTGGAAGATTATTCGCAAATCCTTTATACGTTTGTGTCCATTTAGATACAGTACCGTCTGGCTGAATAGTCTTTCCTACTACATCATACGTACCAGAATCATTACGAGTCCTTTTGCGAATGATAGAAGTACCGTCATCAAACACGACAGTAACCGAACATTCGTCTCTTCCAGTAGTAATAAAGTCTGATCCTTTAGGATCATTATCAAGACACCATCGTATTGCTCTTAAGATACTTGTTTTACCACTATTAGATTCGCCTATAATGGTATTCAATCCATCCTTAAACTCTACAATAGTATATTCGTGAGACTGGAAATTCTTAATCTCAACGTGCTTGATTATCTTTCTGCTGACATCAGCAATATAACCTTGCTGTACTTCGAGTTTGTCTGGAGAATTATTCAAAGCATCATGATAGACATCAATTGTTTTATCTATAATATCCTGTGTAACAGATAAGTTACCAGCTACGCTACTGATAATATTCTCAATAGACGTGTTAAGATTCGAATTGAAATTAGTATTTGCAATACTGTTCTTGAAATTTTCAAGTGTAATTAATGTCTTTTTCTTCTGGTTCTTTAAAGTATAATCGAATACCTTTTCTGAAGGCTCTGCTACTTTAAATGGATGCATTGTATATGTGTGCTGAACTACACCATTATTATTGGTAATCTCAAGAATACCATATTGAGGCAAATGAGTCTTATTATATGTTGTTTGTTCAACACGCATCATAGAACCAGGATTATACACACTAAAATCAGCACCATGATATTCAAATGCTTCATGAAAATGACCAGCAAGAATAACATCTGCGTCTGTCACAATATCTTTACACTGAGTACATTTAACATCTGGATGCTGCGGAGAATTGCATAGATATCCATGAATAGCCAATATATTAAAATTGGCATTTGGATTATTGTTACGCATCTCAAAGTCGCTCATGTCACCAGTATCGATATCCTTATAGTATTCTTGTCCAACAATACTTATATTCAGATTCTCTTTCTGATGTTTGAGCTGGATAGGGTTTTTACCCCTATCCAGCTCTTTTACAACACCAGTTTTATATAATAACCCTAATTTTGTCTGATCTAAAGTATTGATTGTGTAACCTTCAATATCATGGTTACCAGGAACTACATACATAGGGATACCGTATGATTTGATAATCTCTGCTAACTGACCAGCGAACTTATCCGATGCTCTTGCTGAATGGAACAAATCACCAGTATGTATGATTAACTTAATATCATTTTGCTGAATGACATATTTAAGTTCATACATTTTCTTTAAAAAGGACAGATAATATACATCTGTCCTTGATTCTGGTGATTTCGCTGTACCATGTGAGTCTGTTATATGTAAGATTTTCATACAGTAATCTACCTTTCTGTAATATTATGCTACAATTATAGCAAAGTATCGTTACAATATCAAGCGATAAATGGAATAATTGTACCATCGATAGTACGTAACTCTTCTGTCTTTGCGTCAAAAGAGTATACATTGTCTGCCAACACTTCATCTGGAGCGATATGTGTAGCGTTTACCTCTTTAACCATTGCCATTAAGCCGTCTGTGTCCTCTACTTGTGATTCTGGAATCACAATCATCTCATGTATTGAAGATGGAAGAATGAAGAACCGATCTTCCTTAATCTCTGAAGCAACCTTAATCAAAGCCTCTCTGTCGGTAAGGAAATACGCACCGAACTGTCTTGATGTATTGCTAACCACATACATAAGATGGTCTGGAGCTGCAAGTTCTGTCTCCATTTCTAGAGATGAACCACCAGCACGTTCCATCATCTGCTTAAGGATTTCTGACATGGTAATCACTTCAAGCGGTAATAACTTCTTGGTGTTCTCATATGCCGCCGCAATAAGCTGTCCAAGATTAACCTTCCACGAATTCATCATCTCATTGGTAATCTTAATGGACGCTGTACCGCCAAGTGGCTCTCCCTGTTCAACGAAAATAACGAACATCACTATAAGATCACCGAACTGTGCATAAGGACATGAGTTAGTAATAAGTTCATTACGGCTCTTATTAACTACTCGTGCGACGATCTTATCTTTGATAGCGTCAAAGTTCTGCACGATATTTGCATCAAAATTACTCATGCCATCTTTATGAGCATTGTAGATTTCCATAATCTTTGAAACAGCTTCATCTGTGCTAAGCTCATGCTCATAAAATGCATCCGTATAAATCACTGGTGAGATATTACAATCTTTGGTACGCATTGTAATACCCTTAAGCATCAGACCATTGTTCTTCTGTACGTCCGACACTTCAACTATTAAGTTTTCGTTCTGTTCACTAATTGCTTTCGCAATCTCTTCTGTGTATGAATTGATATCCATTCCGTTTTATCTCCTTATTATCTGTTATAATTGTAATATTGCTGCGAATCGTATGGTATTAATCCGCTTGTTGACCATACCGTAATATTTCCAGGTCTTGTAACAGTATTTCCATTGCACTGGTATGCATGGTTACCACCCTTAACCTTTTGTAAATTTCTACACTGGTATAATACGTTATAACAATTAGTATCCCAGTTATATTTTTCTTTGCAATACATACCAGTAGTGTACATTCTTTTTAATGTACTTGGTAAATATACATAAGTAATTTCATCATTAAAATCACCATATCCAGGAGCAAAGCCTTCGATAATTTCTACTCCTTCTGGTACAATGATGCTTGAATTACCACTACCAGTATACTTAAATACTTTCTGTCCGTTACTATTTGTATATACGTACTGTGAGAAATCTGTATTGTTATTTGTAGGTTGTGTTACAACTGGATTATTCTGTGGCTGATTATCTGTAGGTGTAGCTGTTGTAGTATTGCTACCTCCAGAATATTCAGTTGGTCCACTTATGCCTAAAAACTGATTTAACGCATCTTTACGTGATTGTGCCAATCCATCTAATGCATGTGGTGTATAACTTGTAATGCTGGTTTTTACTTGAATACTGGTTGTATTCTGTGGAATACATATCAAGACAGTATAATCTTTGTTATACAAGCATCCGTTACACGAAGCATAATATTGATTATCGCTATCAACACGAATTTCTTTCAATGCGGTTAAACCAGAGAACGCTCCGTCTTTAACCTCTACTACTCTACTTGTAAGACGAACAACTTCTGTTGTATTGTTATCTCCAAGCATTTCATGTGTTACTACAACACTGTTTTCCTGTGCATGTGCCGTTGTACTTACAGGGAATCCTATCATTACAAGAGATAGGATTAGGCATAATCCTAATAATGATTTTATTTTCTTCATATGACTTTTTCCTTTCTATAAATAAAAATAAAGAAAATGGGGATATCCATTGTTAATAGATATCCCCTAATGTTTCCCAATGCCACCGATAGGTGGTATACCTTAGACTGTTCTATAATAATTATTTATAGCACACGCCCAAGTACTTTTTAGTACCTTTCTTGTTGGAGAAGTGGATCTCGTCTGCATTCTTATCCGTCATATAGACTGGAATACACTGCAACTTATCTTTCTTAACCTTGAAATAATAGTTTGCAGCATAACGAATAGCCTCTTTTTCTGTCTTCTGCTTCGTTCCCCACTCAGTTATGACAACTATGTTCTCACCGTTGTCATCAGTGAACAATTCATGTTTCATAATCTTTACCACTTTTGGTGTTAGTTACGTAAAATCTCAATAAGTTCTTTGTACGTCACTGGAACATACTTCTTAGAAGATTTCTTACTGTATAATCCAGGCACGATTTCCTCAAGCTTATCAGTAAAGACATTATCCCAATCGACGTTAATTGCCTGTCTTGTCTGTACGTCGAATACTCCATTCGGTAATATACTTGAGTGAGAGTATATTGGAGCATTTGCATTAGCTTTACATTCATATGTAAGAGTATAACTTTGCGGCTTAATGTCTTTAACGATTATATCGTTAAGCTGAGTAAGCTTGTTGATTAAGTCGAAAGTGGTCTTGATAGATGTTTTCTGGACGTTCTTGATCCGTTCAATATCGGATTCATTATGAACTTCATCAATCAATGAATAATTCATGATTAAGAAATCATCTTTCTTTTCTACCTTAAGGTAAACTAACTTACCACTTCTTGCATAATCAATTACTTTTGTTACTTCTTCAACAGAACACTGAACAATCATATTGCTTTCCTCCTAACTACCTAATTTGTTTCTTCGATTTCCAGTATGTGCAGACAGTCCATATCATGGTTTAAGATGCATCTACTATACTTAGTTGATTTTACTTCTCCACAATATCCTTGATTGTATGCAACTAATGCCTCTTCTATACTACCATACTTTTCCACATTAGTCACAAGGATATATACACCACTATCTATGTTATCATATGGATCGTCAAGTGAGCCTATCCCTAATGTTTCGTGTAACCATGAATAATTACCAGCATTTATTTGGCATAAGCCATGATCATTAGTAGCACTTACTACATCTTTTTCAAATTGTGATTCATGATACATTTGGGCGAGACAGACTTCATACAACTCCGTATTGTTGTATTCTTTAAGTTTGTTCCAAAGATAGTCTTGATATTCATTATCAAGATAAAAAGTATAATCGTCATCTACGACGTAATATAAGATATTCTCTCTGACAGGCTTTGTTTCTTCTGGTTCTTTTACTTCTTCTTCCATTACTAGGACGATTTCATTTGGTTCGATATCACCATTTAATTCTTCTGCTTTTACTTCTCGCATAATTCTGCCTAATTCGGCATTAATGCCAGCAGTAGGAGTATAAGCTGTATCAGCAGTTTTCGATACAACTGTAATGTTCTCTTCTTCAACGCTATCAGCGTTATCAAGAGAATGTGCCTCTGAGCTATAAACGTGTAATACGATAAACATTCCGAAAATACATGCGACAGCACAAAGCTGTCGCTGTCGTATTTTGTCGGTTCGAATGTGGTTTATAAACTCAGAAAGGCGTTTTGTAAAGTTCCTCATACACAAACTCCTTTCGTTGTTTGATACCTAATTACTTCGAAGGTGCAACATAATTGTTCAGAATTTGAATCATTGTATTAGCCTGTTCAAAAGTCAATCTTTGGAAATCGCTTGTATTAAAAGTCTTGGTAAGCATTGCTTCAAAAGTAGCCTTGTCGATACCCTTTTGCTGAATCAAACCTTTCATGGTGATTAATTGCTGCTGATCAACCATCTGTACAGAAGCAATTTCTTCCATTGATTCAGTAGAGATATCATCTTCACCAAGTTCTTCGGTACATACCATATCGATATTGGTATATTTTCTTAATGCTCTACCGATTGCTCTTGTAGAAGCCATACGGATAAGAGCCTTTGCAACCTGTCCATTTGTATTCGCTGGACTTGCATCACCAATATCTGTAAATTCTACTCTGATTACTTTCTCTTCAATCGGATCCCATCCGTATCCGCCTACGATAGCCTTACATACACATTCTCTGCCATTATCTGTATTTGGATACTGTAAAATCTCTACATCGATTTTCCATAATCCTTTTACATGGCCTAATGCTACCAGACCATCTACGCTCATTGTAGGACCGCCAGCAGAACGTGTCATGAATCTATCTTTAAACTTATCAGACACCTTGAAAGACGCTGCATGTCTGTAATCAAAGCCTTTAGATTCCTCCTCAATGACTTCTTTTGTTTCTTTTTCTCCAGCCATTTTCTTTCTCCTTTACTTGATATTATAAATAAAAGACGATTGTGACGCAAATTAAGCGTCACTCTCGTCTCCTACTTCGTTCTGTAACGACGCTTCAGCATCCATCATAAAGGCATTATTAGCCTCTTCTTCTGCATCAATTCTTTCTTTCTCTTCAACGGAAACTTCGCTTACGCTTAATAAATTCTTTACTTCATTCTTGAAAGCTTCATTTGTGCGTAAAAGATTCTGTAAATCGCTCTTAGAACCGAATTTACATTCAACACCAGCAAGTGACTGTACATTATCTTTTGATGGATAATACCACCAACGACCAGACACTTCAAAAATACCCTTATCTGCAAGTAACTGAGGGATACTTACAGTAGAGTCTATACCCTGGTCAAATAAAGCATAATAAGTACATTCAGTATTTGGATTATGCTTACCAGCCCTTCTGTTCTTCTGAACAATACAATGAATCTTTACACCTTCATTGGCTGTGATTGGGTCTGCTGCCTGTATCTTTAAAGCACTCATTCTGATTCTCTGATCAGCATAGAATGCCAACGCTCTACCACCAGTAGTAGTAGAAGGGTCACCAAACATAACACCAATCTTATCTCTTAACTGATTGATGAAGATTACATTGATTTTATTCTTACCAGCTGGACCAGTAATCTTTCTGAACAATTTAGACATTAACTGAGCAGTACGTCCTACGTTCTGCTTATCTAAATCGCTTTCAAATTCTTGCTTTGGCAAGAAGCCAGCAACAGAGTTAACAATAACCATATTGACTGCATTCTGAACCATAGCAGCATATGCAATATCCAATACACTTTCAGCACTATCTACTTGTGCCTGGTCTGCAAATGCGATTCTGGAGATATCTACTCCATGCTGTTCAAGAATGTCTTGAGTAATTGAATGCTCTGTTTCAACCCATAACGCAATAAAGTTAGGGTCGTTCTTCTGTGCCTGTGCAAGAGTTTCAATAGCAAGACTTGTCTTACCAGATGCTGGTGGTCCAAATAATTCTACGATTCCACTTAAACCACCACAATATAGTGCCTGGTTCAACTCTAAAGATGGTGTTGCGGTAATAACATTATCTAACGCACCACTCTCAATAGCCTCTTTACCAGTCATTAAAGCACGTTCTCCATACTTTTTGTTTACTTGTTTCTGGAGACCGTTTAATAATTTCATTTTTTCATTTAGTGTTTTCTGTTCAGCCATTAAAACTCCTCCGTTTCAAAATTGTTTCGGTATGCTTCTATTACTTCGCTTATAACTTTATTTAATGACCTATAATCAAATATCTCTTCGTTTAATAAATCATCAAATGCTTGTTCTGGACGTGTAAATTCGTATATTAAATCTAAAGTATTACGATACAAACTATCTTCAAAATCTTGTTCATCAGTAGTAATCAGATATAGATCATACAAAATATCGCTTAATTCTTTATACAGATTATTAGCGAACATATACTCTCTTAATCCTCTAATATCAGCAGTATACTTCCATTGAATGCCTGTATCATAGACATACTGATTCTGAAACGGAACATAATTTGTATATACCGTTTCCCATACAGTGCTATTTGTACTATTGGTTGTATTATATAACTGATTTAACTGATTTAGATTATGCAACCCAACAGCTGTTGAATCATCATAATTATTATTGTAATTTGAAGTTATCATAATCTTTCATAATTAGATTTAACACTTGAATAACAATATCAAGAGACTCTAAATCCAACTTTTCCTCTTTTCTCATTTTCTCAAGAAGCTGAATGCTGTTATCAAGATTCTCTATAAGTTTATTTTCTTTGTTGAAATTCGCAAGAATAAACTGAACTTGCTCCTCGGATAGACTAATCATTTCGCCTATCCGAGTTGCAATATATTGTTTCACATCTTCAACACCAACTGATTGTAAAGCTGATACGTAATATAGAAGCATCTTTCTTACAGCAGATTCAGATCCTTTTACTTCTTCATTAATAGCATTTTGATACTCTTCTTGATTCATAAAAGAACCCTCCTACTTACTTATACTTAAAACGGTGATGCTGGATTATCGCTGAACATATCAAAGTTGCTCTGTGGCTGTGGAGCATTCATAAAGTTTCCATTATTCTGCTGGTTATTGCCATAGTTATTATTCTGCTGACCACCATAATTTCCACCGTTATTCTGCCCATAGTTACCATTGTTGTTCTGAGCGTATCCGCCACCATTGTTCTGTCCATAGTTACCGCCACCAGCATTGCTGCCGTCGCCTAATGCTTTTGCATCTGCTGTTGTAAAGCCAAAATTGTCGACATCAAACTGATGTCCATACTGTGTCTGACCAGTCTGCTTATCTGTATAAGTATACTGTGTATAATGGCATAATACCTTGACAGCCTTTCCCTTTGGACACCACTGTCTAAAGGCATTAACCTGGTTACCGATCATAGAACAATGGATAAAATCAGCTGTCTGCTGCTGATTAGTCTGTGCGTTCTGTCTCTGCTGTGCATTCATCCCTCTGTCTACTACCAAATCAAATACAACTTTATCAATTGTACCATTCTGTCCATTAATCTGACTAAACTTAGGATCTTTTGCAACTCTACCTTCAAAAACGCATAAATTATTTGTGTTAACCATTTTACTATTCTCCTTTCAATTTTGATTTGGAATGGTTAAAATACCTTTGTTATCCCGTTAGGGATTCATTTCATTATCGTACAATTCTGCTGCACCAGTCATAAAAGCATACATTAAAGATATAGATATGTTCAAAGCACACTTATACGATACATTGTGCTTACTCAAAACTTGAATCAACTCATTATATATCTGAATGGTTTCTTGTTCTGATAATTCATCCTTAATCTCTTCCTGTATTCTAGGCTTTTCGTTTTTGTAGTTGTTTACAATAAACTCAATATCTTCTGCTTTCATAGGATTCTCCTTACAATTATTGCCCGATATGTAACATTATATTACATTATCGGGCAATAATCAACCTTAATCAAATAATCCCTTGAACATGTCTGGTGCTTGGACGACTGGCATACCTACTGGAACCTGTTGATTCTGTACTGTATTGATCTGTAAATTTTCTTGCTGAAGCATTTGTTTCTTGTCTATCTGGATTTTAATATTAGAAGCATTAATATTGTGATACCTCTGACTATATGTACCAGTTACTACAATAATCTGATTCTTCTTAAGGTCTTGCTCAAGCGATTTAACTCTATCTTCGAAAAACATATTTGTATTTCTTTCGATATCATCTTTTCCCTTAAACTTAATTACAAGATAATCTTTACCAGTTCTTGTTTGTTTCTTGGTTACTCCTGTAACTATTCCACCTATACGAACCTTTTCGCCTTCTTGTGCAGCATCAAGGTCGATATAAGGGAACTTATCAAGTGGATGCTCTGATATATATGCACCCATATAGAACATTTCAAGTGCCAATTTCTGTTTACTATCATACTTCTTATCATCTAACGGAAACTTTTTATCTTCTCCCATAATCTTAATTGTCGAAGGATTTTCTTTTCTGATGTTAGAAATATAATAATTAACAAGAGTAAATCTGTTCTTCTCTTGAAAATCAAAACAACCAGACAGTATCAATGCTATCTCAACATCTTTCTTTAACGGATTAGGACTTGCCTTTCCAGTCTGTTGCTGAATGCTATTTATCAAAGACGATACAATTGGATTACTCGTATTATGAATTCTGCTATAAAAATCATCAAGATTCTGGAACGGTACATTGTCCATTAACTTATAATCTCGTAAGAAATCAATTACTCTTGAGCCAACGCCTTTAATAGCCTTAATACCATAACGAATTGCTCCGTTATCATTTGAAAAGTCTACTTGAGACTTATTAATATCTGGTGGAAGAACTCTGATTTTTCTCTTTCTTGCACTTGCAAGAGTAGATATAATATCTTCCTCTTTCTCATTGATAGTACAGTTTGCAATAGCAAATTCAATCGGATAATGATATGACAGCCAAGCGGTCTTATACGCAAGAACACCATAACAGAATGAATGAGATTTATTGAAACTATACTTAGCAAAAGCTGCCATGTTATCAAATATCTTCTCACATAACTGTAAATCATATCCTCTATTAACTGCACCCTCACAATAATCTGATGGTTCATCAGACATACCTATTACATTGTGGTCTTCATCAAAAATAGATTTTTTACCATAGATAAATTCATTCTTAATTTCTGGTATCATCTTAACTTTTTTCTTGCCGAGCACTTTACGGATGCGACTGTCAGCTCCTCCCATAGAATAACCAGCCATTACTCTTCCAAGCATCATACAATTCTCTTGATACCAGATACAGCCATAGGTTTGTTTAAGAATTTCATTTACATCTGAATTACCCCAATCTTCTGGTGTATTAGTCTTAACATGATCAATATATAAATCAACCATAGATTTACCAGTATTCTTATCTTTCTCAAGAGGGCCAGGGCGATTACCAGCATTAACAGCACATAATCCTTCGATATTGGTTACGTTAAAGTCTGATATCATTTTTGTTGGCGAATATTTTGCCATCTGGAATACGTCTGTTGTTTCTCCTTCTCTTAACATTCTATATACTTCTGGATCGGTATAATCTTCACTATCATACCAGTCATAATTTAAATGAGCCAAATCCATAGCATACTTAATAGTATCAAGAGTCTTGAGTCCTAAAACATCAATCTTAAGGAAACCAAAGAAATCCAGATCACCCATTTCAAATTGCAAAATAGGTAATACGGCAGTTTCACTACCCATCATAACCTGGCCATTTTGATTGATAGGTTTGTTACAGATAATAACACCACCAGCATGAATACCAGTGTTATTATAACAACCACTGATATGCTTTAATGCATCATACACTTGAGGATATTGCTGGAACACTTCTTCTAACGTCTCCCATGCTTTATCAAGCGTTTTAAGGTCTGTCTCTTCCCACGAATCATAATCATCTGGATTATTGTGCCTATGCTCAAGCAAATCAAAAGTAACAGCTTTACCGTCTACCATATCTGGTAATGATTTGGTTATTTTATTTGCCTCTACTATTGGACAATTATATTTAGATAGCACTGCTTTAATGGTGTTTTTGACCTTATATTCTCCGAAAGTAACTATCTGTGATACATTTTCTTTACCATATTTACCCAACAGATAATTGATAGCATCTGCTCTTTTATCTCTTGGTATATCTGTATCAACATCTGGAAATTCAAGTCTTTCTGGAGATAAGAATCTTTCAAAATAGAAACCGTTCTTAATAGGGTCTACCTTGGTAATATTTAGAACATAACTGACAATACTACCAGCGGCACTACCTCTACCTGGTCCAGTCAAGATATCATTATCTCTACACCACTTAAACCAATCCCATAAGATTAAGAAATAACCAGCAAAACCAGCGTTACATATAACATCAAGTTCATATAACATTTCTTTGATATATTTCTCTGGCTCTGTAATTTTCTTCTCGATTATCTTATCGTTTAAAAACTGAATACATAACTCACGAAGATAACTGGATTCATCATATCCTACAGGGCATGGATAAATAGGCAGTAACGCTCTATGGTCTTTTGGCTTTGGATCCACGTCACACATATTCGCAATTTCTGCACTATTCGTGATTGCCTCTAATGGAATATTGTACTGTAAACAATACTGTTCCATTTCTTCTGGTGTACGCAAATAATTTTCCGTAGTAAACGGTTTCTGATGTGAAATTTCTTTAAATAAATTATGATACTGTTTATCAGACTTCTCGATATAATGAGCATCGCAAGTCATTACCAACTTTGTATTGGTACTTTGAGATAAGCGTACCATTGCTTCATTCACAAGTAATTGTTCTGGAATATCCAGAGGTTGTACCTCAAGATAAAGTTCGTCTACATATATCTTTAATTTGGATATTAAATCAATAGCATCCGTTTCTTTTCCATTCAATATCATTTGTGGAATGATACCAGCAATACATGCTGTAAGACATATTACGCCCTCACCGTGGTTCTTTATAAAATCCAAATCGGTTACTGGAAAATTCTTTGTACGTCCTTTAACAATATTCATTCCGCCATGAGACGCAATCTGATATATATTCTCTAAACCCTTCTGATTCTTTGCCAAAAGAACCATATGAAATCTATCACCGTTTGGATTATTATTTACATCGACGCAATGATATGCTTCAAATCCAAATAACGGTTTAATCTTTCTATTTGGATCATCTGGTTTTAAGCAAGCATTGTATTGCTGTGGCAATACAGATATGTTGCCATGATCTGTTAACGCTAATGCGATACATTCATAATCATTACTGGTCTGATTGATTTCGTATACTTTATCAACATAATCCTTTGGACTTGGCATAGCATCCTGGATAGAGAATTTTGTATGATTATGTAAATAAGCGAATTGTTTCTTCATGACTTTCTCCTTTCAAAGTATTCGTCTTCCTTGCGTTAGCAATATTATATCAATACCACTAAACACAAGGAAGACACAAAACTTATGGATTAGTCGGTGATGCTGAACCAAAGCCTGTAATAAGGAACATGCTGCCAGTAGCACCAGTTTCCTTTAACACATAATAATTCGCATTACCATTAGCATTACTTTTACCAATCTCAAATGTATTTGGAGTACCATAAGTACCATTATCAGTAAAATTCTTCAAAACTTCTGCTAAAGGCTTTGACTTAAATGTTTCAATAATTGGTGTACCGATCTCGTTCTCAAGGCTGAAACTATCCTCGACAGTACCATACTGAGAGGTTTTCACAATGTTTACCATGTTCTTATCGATCTTTAATTCCATTGTTCCAGAACCAATGGTATTGTCCTCAATTGCATTGATACGAATTAAACTTGACTTTAATTCGTCCTTGTTTACAACTGCGAACTCAGTAACATTGTTGAACATTGCACCTACCGTAGTTGGATAATTACCAGCAAGAACTCTGGAGTAATATTCTACGCCCATAATCATCTGTGATGATCTATTTACTGGATCTGCACCAGATACCTTAATGACGCTTGTACCGCATTCAAATTCAAGATCACGAAAGTCTTTAAAAAGCTTAAATGCTTTCTTGAACTTGTTGGCCTCGATAATAACGTCGCCATTATTACTCTCTGTTGTTACGCCTTTATGCACAAACATTCTGTTGTTCTTAATATCAACAGCAGTAATTTCTACATTAAAAGCATTTGTGTGAATACGGATACAGTTGGTAAGAGCACTGTTTGTATCATCTTTGATAATACTACAAGCCTGTGTAAGACCTTTCTCTACAATATCCTTGTTGATTGTAATAATAGAACCGCTGTTCTGAGGTAACGGAATGATACCATTTGTTGATCCTGTCAACTTTAATGGCTTCTTTCTCGTACCATAATTAATCTCAATATCGTTAACTGTTGCTTTGATAGAGATATATTCTCCATTCGGAATAGAGTCTATCATTGACTTAAACCTCTTGTAGTTAACGTATGGCATTCTTTCTGTTTTACCAGAAGAACCGCTCGTTAAAACTACCTGTACTCTTGAAAACTCAATACCATTCGTAGTATATATATCAAGAGTATTTGTACCCATATCGGTGATTGATACACAATCGTCACCGAGATTCTGACTGTTGTTACCTACTGTTGATTCGACATAAGACAGAGCCTCTGCCAAATCATCCTTTGCGATCTGAATGTTAAACATTTCGTCCGTCTCCTTCCATAAATTTATTTACTTTTCTTACCCAGTTGACTACTGTGGTCACTGGAATCCATACTGCAATATATAAACCAACGTTCAGTAAGCCAAACCAAAAACTATATTTAATAAATCCCCAAACAATACCGAAAACTATGCCGAAAACAATAGGCATTAACCATTTCATTACTGTAAGTTGTCTATCGGTCTTTTTGACTTCTTCAGTCGATTCTTCTTGTTTTGGTATGTTTTGAGTTGGTTTATAATACTTATCTTCAACGAATTCCCAACTACCAAATTCAAGTGGTTTCTCGTTGTCGATTTCGTCTGCCATACAATCGAATCTATTTGGCATCCCGTATTGGCAGATTCGGTCAATTTCTTCCTGGGAGATATCGTCTGTGACTTCAATCTCTTTATGGTATTTAGCTTTTACTATCATAGCTGCCTCCCAACTGATACCGTACCAGTAATGGTAGTACCTTCAATAGTTTTCAATTTCTCTATTTCTCGTTCTACCATTACTTTTAAGGTCTTTCCAATATCTTGTGGATATGGTTCTGAAGATTCAATATCGAGTACAGCAACCAGAGTAATAGTGTCTCTTCCAAGCGTATAGATTTCTGTTGCTCTTGGATGCTGTTCTTCTGTATTGTTATAATCTGGTACAAACTTTACACGCTTGCCTTTAAACTTCTTAGGATTGTTTTTAAAATCTGCATTAGCAAAAAAATATTCTTGGTTATCATCACCAAGAATAAATCCATAAAGCTTTTCGTAGTTGTACTTTGTAATAGTTCCCAGCATATATTTTTCTCCTTTCAATCATAGTTTTTGTTTGATTGGGAACAAAATATGTCCATCATCATGCAAGTACAAATAGATTCTATAACTTAATATGTCTTCAGTATTTTTATTTTCTGAATTCATTTTGTATAACATATCAAGTAAATCATCCTCAACTTCCATAGAATCTTTGCCTTTTGTGACATAATCCCTACTTACACACATAAACTGGTGTACAGATGTTGGAATGATATAGAAATCACATCCCATTCTATCATGAACTTCGTCTAATGTAGAATGGTCAAGCATATATGATGTACCGAAAACATTATATTTATTCGTGACAAACAAGACATTGTCTTTGTATTTAGATGAATCTTCAATAAGCATGTTTACTCCGCTTAGCATAATATCTTTTTTACTTCCCATTAAAGGATATAAAATTTCATGTGCTAACACGTCTTCTTTAAGTGTACGTATTCTTCTATTGATATCTCGAAGATAATTACTATACACTTGCATATATAATTCATCTGTATCTTTCTGAAAACGTTCCAGGTCTTGATGCTTTAAAGTATATGAGATGATATTTTTTCTATCTTGAGATACTTCTGTAACGATATATACTTTAGACAAATCCATACAGTCTTCGTAAACAATATCATCTACATCTTCTGAAGCATGAAAAACTCTCTTGTTTACTAATTTATATGAAATACGATTCTTTAGTTCATCCCAATTACTTGCATCAAAACGTTGAAAGTTATCTAAAGATATTTCGTTTTTGTTCTTTAAATAAAGCATCTCTATTCTCCTATAGCCTTTCTTTGTTCTGGTGTTAGGTGTTTATTAATCATGTCACAGCCACTACAATGAAAATTACAAATATCATTGATTAACTGTTCAGTTCCAGTATAAATACTGCTACATGGCGGACACAACGTACTCTCTCCAAGTTTAACCTCTCCGTTGATACTTACTTGAGGAGTACAAAACTTACCTCTCATAGCTAACATAATACTCGCTTTACTTAAATCACGAAATGATCTTGTAGCTAATCTGATATTAAAACACTTACTACACTTTGCTTGCCATGGCATTTGATTATCTCTTGCTCTACCCATTGGATAAATTGCTTCAATGGAATTACATACAACAACTGGTCCACAATGGAAAAAGCTTTGAGACAGATCAACATCATGCGGATAATATTTGTCTACATGAGTTACTTGTATGTTTAGTTTACCAGGATAACGCTGCATAAGTAATAGTAAATATGTTTGTATGTCACGATTGTTGGCTATATTCATTGCATTTGTAGCTAATGTAATATGTGCAATGCCAGTGCCAGTAGACCCATGTGCGTGTTCTAACGCATACTCAAGCATTTTAATCCATTCTGGATTATCAGTTGGCTCTCCACCAGTAATTAAACATTCAATACCGCCAAACTGATTAAAAAAGCTTATTGCATCTTGAAATGTTTTCATAGACATGTGTTTGTCGCATGGCCTTGCATCATCCATACAGTGCGAACAACCCATGTGACAGGATTCTGTAATAGATATAATCATATTAACCTCCTACAATAAAAAAGTGGTGGTAAGACAATGCCTACCACCACCATTATTTCTTTATTATTGTTTAATCTGGTAAAATCTGGCATAAGATATCTCTTTCATTAAGAATTAAATATCTTACATCTTCTTCGTCATCGTCTCCAGCCTTAGTGATTGGACTACCACTGAATGCCGTATACATTACCTTATCTCCTACCTTTACTCCCACTGGTACTAAAGTTCCGTCCTCAAGCATTGCTCCTTCGCCAACGGCAAGTACAATACCTTGGTTCGTATGTTCTTTCTCTCTTCCCTGGATAATAATACCACTTTCTGTGGTCTGGGAAAGCTTCTGTTCCTTAACGAGAACTCTGGCTCCCTTCACAACAATTTTAGTTGCGTCCATATACGTGCCTCCTTATTGTAAAATCATTTTCATACCTTGTTTGAATGCATCTCTCTGCTGTTGTGTCAACGCTTTTATATCATACACTATAAATATATCCGTTTCAAGGTTACGAATATTTGTATGTATCTTTGTAAAATAATTCACGTTGCCAGTATGAGGAACAACTTTATATTTTAAACAAGCTTGAAAAGCAGAATATGTGAATATAATACGCTTCGGCTTCACCAACTCTATCTCTTTGTAAAAATATTCCTCAAGACAATGAGAAATTATATTACTGTTTGTATCTTGAACATTATGACACTTAATCATGTTAGTGCAATAGATATCAGAGCGTTTATATTTAGTTCCTTTCAAGACTTCATTCAAAATATATCCTTTTTCTTCAGTAAATGCTCCAGCAACAGATTCATACTCTGATGGAAATGCGTCTACAAACATTATAGACGCATTTAATCCACCATTTGAGATACACTTACCCTGTGTCTTGTCGCAATTACTGCAATTGGAATAATGACAATTACAATACAAAGCACTGTTTAATGCGTTGAGTTTTACAATATCTACACATTCATCAATAGATTCTTTTGTAATGTCACTAAAGTCTGATTGAATTGGAATATTAACAGAGATAGCATTAGGTGTCGCTGTCTCCATATTTACTCCTCTGTTTCTGCATTCATTTCATTAGACATAGCAGTTACCTCTGCTGGTAAGTCTGGTGCTACATCTTCACTGATTTCAATATCAGAGTCTCCCTGTGCATCCTCTCCGTCGATATCAATAGTATCTTCCTCTGTCTGCACTGGTTCTTCTGTCTTCTTCTTACGTCCACCACGCTTTTTCTTTGGTGTTTCTTCTGGCTGTTCGTTGTTTTCCTGTCCAATCTCTTCTGCTCTCTCAAGACGTTTCTGAATCTGTTCGTTTGTCTTGGTAAGATTGAGATTGTCAATACGAACCTGTGCAAGCATTCTCATAAGTGTAAAAGGGTCTGCGTTCTCTAACTGAGAAAATCCAGCGTCCATTTCTTTTACACGACAGATTGCACATACATGATTCTCGTCCAGCTCTTCTTCTGTGAATTCCTTTCCACATTTTGTACACTTAATAAGTGGATGTGTAAGCATGTGAACAACATTCTCGTCATTTACATTAAACTTCTCACCACACTGTGTACACTGGATTAAAGAGTTATCTACTTCGTTTTCAAAAGGCTGAACTGTAAGAACTCCATTTACAAAATCAACGTTTGCTCTTTTACACATATGCAGTCCAGTCTGAAAGATGTTACTACCGCATTTTGGGCAATTAATCATGATGCTTTCCTTCCTTTCGCTTTTTAAATTCTTCTAAGCTTATTATTTTGCATTCTTGGCGAGGCTCGTCATAATACATAAAATCTATATTTCCTATGGTATAAATCTTTTCTTTATCTTTTACTATATTATTTTGCTCAAGATACTCGATAAATTCATCCATAATCGGTCCTATAAATTTCCATGGATATACAGGGAAAGAAACATTATAAGGATTGATATAATAGTATTCGCTCGTCTTATAATTGTTTTTCTCTATGTAAGCCTTAACTAAGAATTCTATGAGTTCCCCGTTAGGGGTCATAGAATCTGTTAATGGCATCCATAGATTGTATTCTTGTGCTACCTCTAACGCATTTGGCATTCGATCTTCACTTAATACTGTGATGCCCTTAACATATTTGTACATAGTTATGATTCCTTATTATCGTCTATTAACTGAAAAGCTGCTTGTAACTGATCATGGATGTTCTGTGTATATGTACCTAACAATCCTTGATAGTCTTTTACTTTGTCTGAAAGTTCTCTGTACTTTTCAACATAAGTAGCAGCCTGTCTACTCGACAGAGTCTGTTTCTTTTTCAGTATCTCTGCCAACTCCATACTGTAATTATACAGCGTCTCTTTGATTTCTTCCTCATACATTTTATTTACAAGGTCACGCTGTTCCTGGGTATCGATGAATGGAATGATTTCAACTACGTTCTCTCCGTAACCGTTATCGCTATACTGAGATAAATCATTCAATACACCCTTTAATGCATATAGAGTATCTTTAGATGTTTTAGGAATAAACTTGTTAATACCAGTAGACATTAAAGCTACTGGATGCATATCATATACGATACGATTGATAATATTACGGATCGTATCGTGATTATGATATGTAGACCATGTCATATAACGAGTTTCTATTTGATTAAATAAGAAACTGATATTCGCTACATAATGCGTAGATGTTGGCTCCAAATATGTTGCACAACGATCATTTGCACGATCATATGTAATAGCACCGAGCTGTGTATATGATACTTCTTCCTTTTGATCATTTAACACTCTTACTCCGACTATTCTTTTAATGTACATATTATCGTTTACCACTTCATCAACATTGATACGTCCGTCAAACTGATCACCATTATCGTCTATATAAACAACTTTTTCGTTCTTAATAGATGATGTGGCTCTACGGAACGCATCTGCATGAGAAATCTTACGTACATATGACTGTGACAGATTATTATTAGCAAACGTATCTAATAAATCCTGTTCACTTACTGTCATATTAGTAAGAGTATAGGTTAAAAGATTACCAAGTAACATATTGTCTGGTACGTCTTGGTTGCTTTGATATAAAGCGGGCATAACCATACCTCCTTATCCTATAACTGTTACCGTCTTCTGAATTATTTTTTTCCTTGTAGGAACTTCTTTAAGTTCAAACACTCTGGCATCATCAATACCACAATTCTGTAAGATATTGTTTAACATTTGTTTATTACACTGTTGCTGTACAAAGCGAACTTCCTGTAAGTCTTGAGATGCAATCAGATATCTTACTGGCTGTGCATTTGGCTGTATACCTTTCTGCGGTCTATTCTGTTGCATCGCTGCCGCTGCACGTTTCTGTTGTTTAAGCTCCTGGAAACTTTTCTGAATCTGTGCAGTCTTTTCGTCAATCTCAATCTGATCTGGATTGCGTAAATCTTTTGCGATCTGCATAGTATTCTCATTTGTCTGCATAGCTTCTTTGATAGTATCTTCTGTGACAAGTACTTCATCTTTCTGTGTATGAGAAGATACTTGCCCAGTAAGTTCTTGATTGAACTTATCGATACCACGTTCAAGCTGGTTAATAGTAACACCGACAACCTTAACAAGCTGAACCAAATCAGCATCTGCATTATCTGCTCCAACATTGTCTTGCAATAACTGGAGTAAATCATGGAGATTCTTTAAAGTGTCTGTAATATAAACCTGGTTATCCATGAAATAATTTTTCTTGTTGATAAGATTATCAGAAGCAAGAACATTTAGAGTTTCCTGTATAAAATCAGTATCTGTACTGAATGACTGGAACTCGCTCGTACTTGTAATCATTTTACCAAGTTCACTGGTTAAATTCAGATTCTGAATCTGGTCTTCAACATCAATCATTATAATTCTCCTCTAGATTGAAATACCCACCAGCAGATACGCTGGTGGGTTTGATATTACAACGAACCAAAGATCATTTTGTTTACATTGTTATAGCATAATTCTTTGTCCTGGATAGATTAGCTCAGGATTTTCCAAGCCGTTCTTCTCAGCTATCTCTGTGTACTTACTTCCATCGCCGTAGGCTCTTTCAGCTATGCTCCAGAGTGTGTCGCCTTCCTGCACGATGTAGTCAGCGGGAAGTGACTCTTCCTCATCATCACCACTGACTCGCTGTATCACGAGTTCTTGGCCTGCATGGATGATGTTAGGGTCAGCCAAGTTATTAAGCTCAGCTATTTCCTTGTATCGGTTACCATCACCGAAGAATCGTTCAGCGATACTCCAAAGGGTGTCACCTGGCTCCACGATGTAAGTCACATCCTCTGTCTCTTCTTCCTCAGCCTCTGTTGCGTCCTCGTGTGCCTCAAGTCGATAATTTCCCCATACATTTGTATCAAGCGGGTCTGATGTGAACTGACAGAGCACACAGTCCTCTATCTTTGTGCCGTCAAGTGTAGCAAGCCATAGTCTGTCCACTGGAATGTCAAGATAACTGTTGTGGCTTCTGTCGCAATAAATGCCACCCGTTGGATATGTGTCAAGCCATTTTGCAATGTATCCATTCAGCTCATCGGTGTGCTCTGAATCCTCCCATCCGCATTTTGCCCTTTTGTATGCCTCCTCATTCTCGATATCAAGCCATACACCCAAGGCAGGAGTGCCATACAAAGCCAAAAGCCTGTTCATGTGCTCAATTTCCGATTCTATATGCGAATCAAATCCAATTCCTGTATCAGTCGCATAGCTGAAGAGATAGAATCCGAAAGGGATGCCATTGGCCTTGCATTGTTCAACAAAATTCCGTGTTGCTGAATCGTCCTGCTGTTCAAAATCGTCTCCCCAGCCTGCTCGAATGATTACGCCCTCTAAATCTTCAAGTGTGCTTATATCCAAGCCCTCTTGATAGCTTGAAATGTCATAAATCATTTATCAAGTCTCCTTTCTAACTGTTGAATCCTTTTTGTAATATCTCTTCCAAATCTCTATCAGATATTCCCAACCCTTTGTACAGATGATTGCAACAATAAAACTTGCAAAAATAACTGCAACAAGGTAATACCACACAAAAGGAATACCTGCATAAGAGATATAAGCGAAGAAAGCAACAATACACACAATTAGTGATAACACTAACACCTGCAAATCAGTAGGTATCTTTTTAAGAAAACCTATCTCTTTGGTGAACTCTGTAATGACAGAAATTAAAGTGCATAATACAGCAACCACTGTCATCATGATACTTGCATTTGACACTAAACTCTGGATTGCCATAACTCACTTACCTCCTTTTCACTGTCTTACTGGTAGTTTTTTATCTACCTCGTTAATATATTTTACCATACAAGACTTTCAAAAGAAATACCTTACCAGATTTTATTTACTCTGATAAGGTCTTCAAAAATCATTGGTAAAGAAGTATCACTATAATTCTCCTCTCGATTGAAATACCCACCAGCGTATCTGCTGGTGGGTTTGATATTACAACGAACCAAAGATCATTTTGTTTACATCAGAATTTGCATTCTTTGCATCTGCAATCTTACTTACAGTAGTTACAGAGTCGCAGAAATCATTGAGAGTAGTTCTGGATGTATATCCGTAATCAACAAGAACACCCATAGTACGGAACTCTTTGTCTTCCTTTAACTGCTTAAACTTACGTCTGAATTCATCAGATACGCAACAATCACCATCAGTAATAAATACAACGTCTGCCTCTTTGAAGTTAGAATCTTCAATAAGTTTAGATGCTTCTTTCAATGGTGATTCGAAATCAGTACCACCAGTTGCTCTTTCTTCTGCAATACCGATAATCTTATCTGGACTGATTTCGTCCTTGTGAATAATAGTAGTCTTACGACATCTACTATCATAAGGAATACAAGCAAACTCTCGCTTCTGTAACTGTGCAACTTCAAGAATACCTACAGCCAATGCTTTAGCCCACATATCTTTATCACCTTGCATTGAACCAGACTGGTCAATACATACGATAATCGGACCTTTATTCTTCTGCTTCTGTGATTCCTTGTCATAAGACATAAGCTGTCCTTGAGTCATACGACGATAAAAGTCTTTCTTTGTAATATTATTACAAAGATTTAACTTATCAGATGGCAATGCATCTTCAATCTTATCGCCAACCTTAACAGATTTGATTTCAATGGCAGAAGCCTTTACTTTCTTTTTCTGTTCAGTTACTGCACATTCTTTATATTTACCAATCATATCGGTAAACTTACGCAAATACTCTGAATTTCTGATACGCTCAAGTGCTGACCTCTTTAAACCGAATGGTATTTTAATGTCACTGCCTTCTCCTAACCCCCACGCTTGTACATAATCAGACACTTGCTGTACTTCAGATGTTGCGTTAATAATAGAATTATCCATCTGTACAGTAAAGTTATCTACAAGGTCATCAGTTGTCTCAACAAGCTCCTCACAATCCTGTGCCATCTGCTCTGCAACAGCTCTTGCTTGCTGTAGATTCATTTCACCATTGTTATACTGCTCTTGTAATTCTTCGAACTCTTGAGAACCTTCCTGACCACTCATACGCATTTCATCAAGAAGCTCTTCCATTTCATCAAGGTCTTCTGCAAGAGAGTCCATCTGTTCTTCTTGTTCAACAAGCTTTTCAAGAGCATCTTTCTTTTTCTGAAAATCCTTAATCTTTGCAAGTTCTTTCTTAAGAATTTCAATGGCCTGTTTACCAATGATTTCAGTACCAATACCAGCATTGAACAAGTCACAACGACAAGTCTTTCTTAATGTAATGAATACTGGTGTATTGATTAACTGACTTAAAATATTTCTATTCATCCAAGACTGGATGTGCATACGTTCTGGCGGTAATACCGTAGCATTATACTGATATAAAGACATAAAAATATCTTCATGAAGATATTTAAATGTTGGCAGTAAAGCTTCTCCTTCTGCAATAGTATTCTGCATTTCTGGAGAGAAATCTACGATATCAAGATAGTCTTCGTGATCTGTTTCAAGAAACTCAAAACAGTTATACGAATACTTATTGGATTTACCAGACAGTCCAAAGATTTCCTGTACATTCTTACCGCTATAATTAACAGAATAGCTGTCATTGAAAATCTCTGTACCAGCACTATATTCCTTATAGTCTTTAGATTCATAGAATTGTTCTTTTTCTTCTTCTGTCATATCAGATAGACTTTTATTATACAAAGCTGGATCCATCTGGTTTCCATCTGCTTGTGTATTATCATCGTCGTCTACCGTATATGACTTCAGATTATTAAAAAACGCATTCAAATCTAATGCCATATGTTACCTCCAATAAAAATGTGGTTCGTAAGATTTCTCTTACGAACCACAAGAGTTAGTTACAAATTAGAAATTCTCGTCATCAGAATCTGTGTCGTTATTGACATTATCGATATCTGAATCGAGTGTTACACTGTTAAATGAATTACCTAATGTACCACCAAGAATTTCATTTGCAAGGTTTGTATGATAAGATACGATTTCGTCACGGAACTTAGCGAACTCAGTAACATCCTTACCACTTGTGGATGCCTCAGAAATCAGCTTATTCATTCTTCCGATAGTATTCTTAATAGAATTCTGATACTGGAAGTATGCCTGGTTTCTGTCCTTAATGTCGCTGCTGGATTCAATCTTATCCTTAACTTCATTGAACTGTCTTGTGAACTTAGCAAATTCTTCATCATAAGGATTAACGATTTTGCTAATTTCTGCACCGATAGTATCAATGTCCTCTTTCTTCTCCCAGAGAACATACTTCAATGCATTGAAGTCATCAAGACCAACCTTGTTACGTCCGTTAAGCAATGCAGAACCCTGTAATACCTTAAAGCATTCATTTGCACGTCTATCAGAAATAGAAATAGTAGCATTCTTCTGAAGACCGTTCATTAACGAAATGAACTTGTTGATGATTGCCTTTGGTACAGGAATGGTTCTTGCCTTAGCCTGTAATGCTTCAAGTTCTTCTACCGTAATAGTAGTATGTGCCTTGTTTGTTGCAACGCCAGCACGATCATAGATGTAATTGTTGAACATTCTCTTCTTATTAGCGGCATCATGAACATACTCAACTTCGATTCTAAATAAGAATCTATCATGCATTGCCAGAAGGCTATCGTCCTCTGGTGGCTCATTTGAAGCTGCAAACATAGAAATCAAAGGAACATCTACTGGCTTACCATCATTGAAGAATACGTGCTCATTCATAATACTTAACAATGCATTAAGAGTAGGTGAATTACACTTATATACTTCATCGATGAAGGCAATATTTGCCTCTGGTAACTTACCAGCAGTCATTCTCTTAAACTGATCATTTTCCATTCCCTTAATAGAGAAAGTACCAAGCAATTCTGCTGGATCAGAAGATTTATTTAAGAGCCACTCAAAATAGTTAGAGTTGTCGATACGGTTACACATTGCTCTACTAATTAATGACTTAGCAGTACCAGGAGGGCCAAGCATTAAAAGGTTAGAGCTGGTAACCACTGAAAGTAACATAATCTTAATAAGTTCGTTTCTTTCTACGAACTCGTTGTTCAGTTCTACCTCGATATTTGTAAGCTTGCTTAAGGCTGTATCAATATTCACACTGGAAATATTTTCTACCTTTCCCTGTAACTCCTGTGTCTCTTCTGCGGTAAGTTCTTTCTGTTCTGTTTTATTTTCTTCGACTGTCTTCTGTGGTGCTGGTGTAAACATGTCATCAAACATGCTGTCAAGTCCACCAAAATTCAGTGCTGCTGATGATTCCATTGTCTTTTCTCCTTTATCTTCGTTATTCATGTGTTTCATTCTCCTTTATACAAAAAATTGATAGATGCTCTTGATAGATTCATCTTTGAAACCACCTATCATTTCTGCAAAAGTACCTACTTGTAACAATACATCTCTAAACTGATCAGCTGTTAACATATTCTTTCTTTTCTGATATACGGCAAACTGTGCCATCATCTCGAACTGATCAATCTTTGGTATTGTCTGTAGTTTTGCTTGAAACTGTGGATTCTCGTCCAACCAGTCATTAATCAAGTACTTTGGAACATATCCTATTGTATTATCATCATCTTCTTCGTCAAGGTTCTGACCGTGTTTCAGATGATATACCTTTCCTCGATCATCAATTATTGCCAAACCAGCAACATGTGTGGACATATCTCTACCGTCTTTTACAAGGGTATATTGACCGTCGAAAATACATCCAAAGTTTCCTTTGGCTTTTAATGCACTCTTCTTTAAAGCAAGTAACATTACTTGCATTAAATCATCGTCCTCATAATTCCATTTATAAAATGTATTATTATAGTTTCTTAATTCGATTGGTTCGAATTGTATTCCACTTGCTACTTTACTTGCAACCAAGTCAATCGTGTTACTGCTGTCAAGATTGGTAAATGTAATTTTATATACATTTTTATTGCTTTTACTTAAATGAGCTTCTTTATCGCTCCAGTCAAAGCCAATTCCAGTTCTTGAAGATTCGTCCGATATTACTTCGTCAACAACATTATGAAAAGTTGTGAAATCCAAAGTGAAACCAATATCAACGATTTCTAACATTCAAACATGCTCCTTTCTGTATTTTTGAAATCCAAAAATACGCCGATAGGCGAAGACTTTATTGGTCTTTAAGAATACAACTATGATAAATGGCTGAAGTATCATTACGTGATTGATAATCTTCCCAGTTAAACCAGTTGTCACCAACTTCAATTAAGCCTGTAATATCAAATAGTTGTTCTTCTATAAGGGTCGCAAAATGAATAATATCGGGATTATAATAAATAGTACCTCCAAATCTTAATTCCAACATTTTTGCGAACCAATAACAAAAGCCATTAGAAAAGGTATCCTCAATTTCATAAGGATACCTTCCTTTAATAGCATCAATAAATCGTAAAACTTCATGTACTTTAGCAAATGTCATTATTCTGTATATACCTCTGTTAGTAATGACTCATATGATTCAGAGGTATGTCCTCCTTTCCCTACGATTTGATACTTATAATGCTGTAAACCTTGTACGGAATGGTCTTTAAAATACAACCAATTTCTCGTTGCTGGCTTAAACAATTCTGTATGATGATCATTATCAAATTCATAGGGGCGAACAAAATCACTTGTTTCTGAATCTGCTAACTCTACGCCATTACGATAAATAGTATAACCAGATAAACCGTTTATCTTTTCCCAACAAACATACACGGTCTTTTCAGAGGCTACATAAAAAACATTACTCTTGATCATACTCCGTTCTCCTTCTCTTTAACGCCAGAATATAAACTGGTCATTATATCTATTGGTTGCTCTTTTATTATACAGCTGATCCTTGTATTCAGAAATAAAATCTGAGTATGCTTCTCTCGTAAACTCTTCTGGTTCATCAACGTTGAGTACGTCACATATATCTTTAACGAAACTCAATTGTGCCTCGGTTGGTTCAAGAACACCGTACATTAGTCATTCTCCCTTCCAGTCAAATTATATATATCAGTGTCAAAGATTACCTCTTCATTGCTGTAATTAAAGCTTGTCTCTGTGCTTCATCAATAGAAATCAAAGCATCTGATAAATCTTTATTCTTTTCGATATTCTCAAGACGCTCTTCATCTTTCGATTTCATATTCATTCCGTTGGCAGTAATCATATCGTATACTGTAACATTATTAAATTTAGATCCAGCTCTACGTACACGACCGATACGCTGTTCTTTGATAGCATTTGTATCTGGCTGGTCTATATTAATAACATAATTAGCTACTTGAAGATTTAACCCTTCAGCCATAGCATCAGTACCAATGAGAATATTATGGTCTACAGATTCTTTAAAGAGATTAACATTGTTATCTCTTGTATCCTGGTTTTCTAAACCAGTGTACATCAATACAGGAATCTTTAACTTGTCATAAATATCTTGTGCTACTAACTTTGCCGAAGTAACAAATTTTGAAAATAAAATTACTTTATTACCACTCTGAATAATATCTTCGACTGTATCCACAATAGATTCTGCCTTGCTTGACATCTTATATGTCTTTGGTACTTCTGCTCCATATTTCTCTTTCATCATTTTAGAGTTAGAGTACCAGAACATACGTGGATCTGTACTTGCTGCCTGTCTTGCAGCAATAAGACCTTTAGAACGCCCTTCAAGTGCATCATATAATTGTTGATTCTTAATCTTTCCATCTGGTCCTTTTAAACGATTCATTTGATCATTTAATTCAAGAGTTTCTTCGGATATCATCTTTAGTAACTTATACTGTACAGCATCCATATCACAAGATATCTTTACGATATTTGTTTCTGGAAGATCAATAGACACTTCATAGCGTGTTCTACGAATTAGGATGTTCTGTACTTTGTCTCGTAGTTCGTCCAGGTGTTTTGCACCTACTACCTTATAACCAAAATTGGTCATTGTACCAACGAGATACTCTTTAGAAAATTCTTTCCACGGACCAAAATAATCTGGATTGGCAATCTGAATAATACCAAATATATCTTCTGGTTTTGACATAACAGGAGTACCAGTCAAAAAGATAACTGGTTTTCCTTGTACAGCAGATGCTATATTATTATTCAATTTACCAGTTCTTGCTTTTACAGAATGTACTTCATCGATAACAACCATATCGTAATTAAGCATTTTAATTATCTCTGTATCATTTAAAAAACTATGATAATTAGTAATAAGTACGCCCTTATTGGCGTTCTGAAAATCTTTATATGCCTTTTTACGCTTAGCGGCTGTTTCTCCAGTATAAAGTAATGTAAAATCTTTCTGTAAGTCTGTAAACTTTTCAATTTCTTCTTTCCACTGTCTTTTGATTGATTTCTTACAGATAATAAGAATCTTGGTAAATCCTTTATTATCAATAAACCATTTTAAAGTACCAATGGTCTGTATCGTTTTTCCTAATCCAACGTCATCTGAGTTTAGAACCATATTGTTCTGCAAAATCTTATCGATCATAAAGCGTACACCATAATCTTGATAATCAAATGGTTTGAGCTTTAATGCTGGACATTTAATACTTGTATCAGATATCTTGTACATCTCGGACATATCTGGCATAGGCTCGTTTAAAATCACCCAACGTGGCGTTTTATAAACAAGTTCGCCTTTAAATTCGTTCTCAAGATATCCAAGCATATAAGGTTCTATCATCCATTGTTTTAAACTGGGATTAAAATATGCGGTAGGAACACTATGTATCCTATCACGATAATAATAATCACATTTAATACTCAAATGACCACTTGGTAATTGAGATACGATTAGCATAAATATTTCCTCCTATGTTTCGAGATACAGTATCAATTCCAGTTCATCTTTGAAGTTCTTTGCTTCTAATTCAGACATTGCTTTCTCGTATTTTTCTGGATCATTACTTTGTAAATTAGTAAGATTCATTAAAAGTCTGCCATAAAAACCCTGGCTTCTTGCAAGATCAGCAATTGCCTTTAGTATCTGTTCTCTTTTCATTCAACTCTCCACTTCTTTACAGCCTATTAACCGTACATTAACAATGCGGTCAAATATCTGTATAATATTCTGATAGCGATATTTCTTCTCTCTACCGTAATCATCATAGTAAGAAATATAATAATTATTATTGTCGGTAGAGATAAAAGGAATAGCCTCAATGTTTTCGTTAGAAAACAACGATTCTATCGCTCTAATAATAGAAGTGTTAGGTGACAAATCAATGTGAAGTTCGTTGACGCTGTAATATCCATTTTCATTAAATGTTAGTTCTAAATCGACAAAATTTCGATTAAAATTAACATATTCGTTAACCAACATAGGCTTTTCATCTCGAATATATTTAATGTAATAGATATTAGCAAAATGACCATTCACATATGTTTTGTCTTTAATAATAAGATCCTTGTGAAGTTCACAAAAACTAATAAGCTTTGTTGGTGTAATATCACTATTGATGTATCCCATAGAATACTCTGGGAGATACTGATAGTTCTTGTTGTTATCTCTATATATAGCACCAAGACACATAGCGTATTGTACGCCACCAAAATTTGATAGTTCAAGTGTATTAGGAATCTTAAACTTTTTGACTTCTTTATCCGTCAATTTGTTTTCCAATCTTAATACTACCATTTTTACCATCCTCTCTTTGCATTTTCTGTAAATCTACACTACATATAATACCAAGAAGATCGATAGAACGCCAGTAAATCTCATGTTTTTCAAAATCATTTGAGTAAATAGTTTCTTGCTCGATATACTGATCAGATAACCTTGTCAAAGAATACTTTGCAAGCTCTATACTTTCATCCCACTCGTCCTTATCTTCATCGGCATCATAATACAACGAGGATGTGTAATATCCCATATAAAGTTTTCCATCAATAAAAAAGAATAATTGATTTGAAAATTTAATTTCTTCTTCAATGGTAACAAAAGATGGTTTCTTATCTTTAAAGTTGTGCCAATCTTGATTCATATTGTATACCTCTCCACCAAAATAAGTATCGGGTAGCCACAAAACGGCTACCCGATATCATACCTTATTCATCAATATCAATATGCAGCTCCTCTATCAAACTTTCTATTTCTGAAATCATTTGCTCTTTGTTATCTAGGCTACCGTTATATAGCTTTTGAGCAACCTTTTCTTCCTGGTTGTTATCCTTATAAACAATTTCTGCAAATGTATCTCTGTCATTGTATTTAATGCTACCAAGTACCTCAGTACCGTTCACATTAAAAATCATACTTAGATTAGTCTTTCCTTCCATCATAATATTCACCTCATTTCTACGCTTTTCCTCCTTTCCTCTTGGTTACTAAGCTACAAGCAACAATATTCAATTTTATAAGTTATGTGCCTGGATAGAACGTTTCCATCCAAGGTAATAGAACAAAAATGCTACTAAGATAAGTGTTAAAATATTCATATCCATACCTCCTATTTATAAACTTGTTCAGCTTCATTGATCAATACACGAGTAAGATGACCAATAGTTGCATCCAGATCCCATTTAGCTTTCTTATACTCTTTAAGAAGTTTTGTCAACGCATCTGCATATTCATCTGCAACAGCATGAACGTCTTCATGAGCCTCTTCCCATGGTAATCCAGATTCGATACCGATATCTTTCTTTGCTTGATCAATAGTGCTCTTTGCTCTCTTTTCTGCATCTGTTTTATCAACAACAGAGAGCCATGTTTCTGCTTCTTCTTTTGTGTCGAAGCCTTTATAACGGGCATCGTTGTATCCTTTTACCAAAGGAGCAACCTCATACCAATCATTTGATATGAGGTCCGTTATCTCTTTATTCTGTTTTTTATCAAAACCTCGCTTTACAGCATAAAAATTATGAGCCATATTAAGCCTCCTTTACGTTTTTCTATGATTGCTACGTTAGTAGAGACCTAATATGGCTATAAAAATAATGACATTTCGATGCCAGGTCTCTAATGACCGTCCTGTTTACGGTTGACATTCATGTAATATTTTAACGAAGTATTCTACCGCATCTTCATATGCATTCTCATTCTGATAGACTGCTTCGCCAATATCTGTTGATTCCAGATCGATATTATGCTTCTCGCAATATTCCATAATAATATTGCCAATTGCTTCACTATCCATGTTATTCCTCGCTTTCTATGTTATCTTCTGCCATTTTAAGAAACTCGGCATTAAGATAATCAATAAACTCCTGTTCAACAAGAATACGGTCTGCCTTTTCAATTTCCTCTTCTGTGGCTACCTCACCAAAGTATCTTTTTGCTGCTTCTTTGGTTACAACGAGCCATTGACCAGTAGGATATAAAGTCTCTTCTTGAGTATCCTTAATAGGTGGCAATGTTTCGTTTAATGGTTTCTTGCTCGTGCCTAACAATGCTACTCCTAATGACCAATTCTTCTTGCATTCATCACATGGTTCATAATCCAATACACAGTTCTTTGGTGCTTCGATATCACCTTTTAATTTACCCAGTAAGGCAATTTCGTTCTTTTCTTTACCGCACCAAAAACAAACTGGAATGGTTGGATTTACTCCATGCTTTTTACTTATTCGTATACTCATATTGCCTCCTAATGTTATTAGACTAAGTCAATTCTATAAAATCAGCATCTATTACTACATCATTTTTGATAGTGGATATTTTTGATTGTTCTGCATATTTTACATCACAGAGAGTTTCATCTTTCATAAATTCTTTAACGAAACTTACGGGATTATAAGGCATATCACTGGTCACATATCCATTTTTGGCCTGTTCAATTGCCTTTTTGCCATACTCTTCCCAGTAGGTTTGTAAAAGAAAGCAGAGATTTTGTTCTATAACCCATTCTTCCGTGTTATATTGTTTAAATACTTCTGAATTTGTCATATTTCCTCCTTAACTTAATACTATTGTATTGTTTCTTTTGTAGTTTCATCTTTGTTCCATAATTGCGTTGACTGATACTCGTAACAATATGCATCTGTTCTAGTACCACACTTAGGACAGATAAGATAAGTCCATTTAAGACTTCCATCTTCGTGATGTTCACATTTATATCTGTCCTCTCCTGGCTCTAATTTAAAATGCAATTGTTTACGTATCGGTCTTCTGTTACAACACGGACAAGGCTTTGGATATTCGATTTCTTCTGCTTCATATACAGAACCTCTATTGATAAACAATTCTAAAGTTCTGTATTGCCAAGAGATCAAAAATGATCTATGTACAGTTTTTGGCTTATTACCAAAGCGTACCTTAAACCATTTACTATCACTCTTGGCAAAATCAGCTATTGACTTTATCATTTTGCCTTGTTTATACTTCGGCTTACTCATCGTCTTCATCCTCCGATTCATCATCATAAGATTCAGAGTCTGTAATATCCTCGTCTTCTTCTACTGCTTTCTTACGCTTACGTTTCTTCTTTCCAGTTTCTTCGTTGTATTCGTCTGCAACTTTAGCCTTGATAGAATTAAAGCAATCAAGAGCTTCTTGACGACCATAGAAAATATTATCCTTATCAGAAAGACCTACACACTGACAGTACTGTTTTCCAACAACACCTACCATTTCTCTTGCATAAATGGTACGCAGTTTTATATAGATCATTTCTTTAGTTTTCATAATAGGATAATAACGTACAAGATATACTTTATCTCCTTGCTGATAAAATCTTCTATAATCGAAGTCTGGTTCTGCCTTTCCTTCAAGATGTGCCTTCTCTATCTCCCACTCACAAAATTGATCATGATCTTCATGATATTCAGGCCATGCCAGACTAAAGCTTTTATGACAATAACCGACTGTATTAGATAACCAATCACTAACGGTTTCAATATCATAATCGCCTGTTAAAATACTATCTGGAATCTCAACTCGTCTTGGTAATACAGTATCATCGTCTTTATCTTGATCCCAATCAACGATGGCGACAATATGACTTGGCGTACTACACTTTAACAATGAATCATCTTCTTTTTCTTTAGACTCTTCTTCTCGTGCAGCTTGCATTTCAGCCTTTGTTCTTCGTTTACGTTTTGGTTTGTCTGGCTGTTCTTCTTGCTGTTCTTTTTCATATTCAACACCAGCATTCATAAGCTGTTGAAAAGGGTCCATTTTTTCTAATGCTTCTTGTGCAGCTATTTCTAACTGCTCTGATACATTGTCTGAAACTTTACTCATTTTCTTCTTCATCTCCTTCTGATAAAAATAATTGGGTTAACTCGTTCTGATCCAAGACTTCGAATGGCGAAATATACCACATATCTTCTTGATAATCTGCATATGCAACTTGTCTCTTTTGTTTATATAGTTTGCAGTGACTGTGATCTTTAGCAGTATACCATTGATATTTAACTTTATCTCTGTATCTCCTGTCTCGTATACGATATTCTTGTCCTGGTTCACATTTAACGTTCTTGTCATATATATCATCCTTTTCTATCTCGATAAATGCACCATAATGTCCAATAACGATACGATTATATTTGTATGCGATCATTGTTCCGTCTCTTGTAACAATAGGTAATTTATATTCTTTGATAACTTCATATCCAGGCTTGCTGATACATTTATTAATTTCTGGATTCTCTGCTACTTTTAAAGCGTTATCTTTTAAACAAAAACCTTCTGGTAAAGACGTTACATAATGTCTCATACAATTTAATGCAAGCTGATACGGTAATTGTTTGTATTTATAAGTATCCGCCAATTCTTCTTGTTTCTTCAGAGTGTATGTACCAACATCACTCATTGCGTACTTCATTCATTTCGACCTCCTTTGTTGTGGCGTGATAAACACTTTTAATTTCGGGCCAACTTTCAAGGTCAATCAATCTTTCTATGTGATGATCTACACTCTTCTTCACTTCTTCTACTGCATTATCTTCTACTTCCATTAGAAACTTTACTTCTATAGTTTTCATAGTTTACCTCTAAATTAAAAAAGGCTATGAAAAATTCATAGCCTTTTTAAAACAATCACATCTCCCTATCTTATAATAAATTGTACTTATACTATAAGATAGGAATTTTAAAGATATGACATCATTACATACAATTATCCCAATTGTATGATTTCCTCCCTCGTTTAACGTTACGATTCGAAAAACGGTCCAAATCTCTACATTAATTTTCTGTGTTATTTTTAAATCTGATCAGTCAACGCAAGGCACTTCTCGGACGAATGGCGGTCTCCGCCTTCCTGTAACTTAATACAAAACTGATGGGTTTATAGATTTTCCTTTTCTGTATCAGATTGGTTATGTTGAGATGAAATAACATCATCTATAACCCATTTATCATATAAGGTTCTACGACCAATCTTAACTTTTGCTCCGATTTCTTCCAAATATTTTATCGCACCAGCACGACCAATACCAAGGTACACCATTGCCTCATTGATATTTAATAATCTTTTTGGTTCGATTGTTCCATTTGGTAAATCTGGTTATTTTCTTACTCTCATTTTATACATCCTCATTTTCTTGTTTTTCATACTCCGTATATCTGACTGATGACATTTGTGCTAAACCAATATTAAAATGTTGCTTGATGGCATCAAATGTTTCCTCTAAATCATATATGCGTCTTCTTAGTGCTGGTATATCAGAATTATCGTAGTTATCAATTTGATATGTTGCTTCGAGTTCTCTTTTAAGTCTTTCATTTTCTTCTTCAAGTAAAGAAACTTTCTCTATAAGATTTTTGTTCTCGTCTTCTAAACGAGAAGCATATTTTAAAGTATTTTCTTGTTTGATTTGTTTTTTATACTTTGCTACGACTGATGCATGTATACCTAATTGCTTAGCAATATCTTTATTTGAATAATTATTTTCATATAAAGTATTAACTTTATCTTTTAACGTTACCTTTTTAAAACCGTGTGAATGTATAAATTTAAACATTGTTGTTTTTGGACAATTACATTGAATAGCTATATATTCTTGCGTATATCCTTCATTTAACATTTGTTGTATTATATCTACTTTATTTTCGAGATTATAATCATTTTGTATACGTCTTTGAAAATTATGTTCTATCCAATATGATACTGTTTTTTCGCAACAACCTATTTCTTTTGAAATTTTACTTTTTGATGCACCTTTCTTATGTAGCATTTTCATCTTATATAATTCTTGTTCTGTTAATCTTTTTGAAGAAGATGACGTATCTATCGTATCTATCATGGTTTAATTCCTTTATTCAGTACACGAATACTATTAGCAAGAGTAACACTACTTTGCAGCATTATATTTGCCTGACCAATTTCATTTGCAAGCTTATTATGATTAGATGTTTGTTTCTTATTTAACTTAGAAACATCAGTACAATCAGAAATAAATTTAGCATTTGAGAGATGGTTAGCTGCCTGTATTACTTGTGAAGCTGCATCATCATCATATTCACGGTGTTCCATAATACGATAACCAACACCATTAACTGACTTAAAACGAAGCTGTTTCTTTGTAAGTTCTTTCTTTGCCTTAGAAACAACATAACCGTACCTTGTAGTACCGTATGTTACTCCTGTAATTCGTTCTATGTCACTATGTAAAAGAACATCTCCTCTTTTCGGATGCTTTTCTACATATATAACAAGTTTCTCCCATGGTTGGGTAATCTTAACCATTTTAAAAACCTCCTTTAAGATACTCAAGACCTTTTCTTGGTCTTGCAAAAAAACAATAATCCCATGGTGCTTTCTTAACAAACATAGAGAACATAACTTGTTTCTCTGCGTTAAGAACGTCAACCCAAGGGCTACTACCGTCACTAACTTCTTCCCAGCCTTCTGGATAATAAGCTTCGATCTCGTCACGTTCTGGTCCAATGGCTGGGTCGATATGTCTTACATCGATAATTTCAATGCCAAGATTCTGATACCACTCTTTTACTTTTTCAATATCTCTTACCTTATCAACGGTATAATCTTGGTTCCATGAATCTGGCTTATCAAGAGTCTCGATAAAGATTGGTAAATCATATTTTCTTCTATCTGACATGATTATTCCTTTCCTTCTATGTCTCTATATACGCTATACGCATATATGCATAGAATAAATAACATTAAATTCATAAGCTACCTCCCTTTTTCTCAATTTCTCAATGTGGAACGATAATCATAATATTCTTGTTTTAACAGCACATAAATAAATGAATTATTCTGATTAAAAGTAGGTTTCATCAATGTCTCAAATTCGTTTAACGACATACCGATATTATTTTGCATTAATTCATCTACTTTATGAGACATATAAATTATTGATTGTAAACCAATATTTCTTATATGAGATGATGAATAATATAATAAATCGTATACATTATTCATACCAGCTCTTTTACATGCGTTATAACTTCTAGTAACTATTTTAGTATCATCTTTATGTGGAATGTCATAACCAAATAGTGTTTCGATACTAATATCTTTTAATATGTCTAGCAAATTTTTATGATCATTTGCATCTTTTATTTTTGTATCTATTAGTGCGTTATATTTACTAAGACCATTTATTAAAACGAACATACATGTTTCGCTTCTACGTATTTTTCTAATGCCCTTGAAATATATCTGTCTAACTCGTTCTAGGCTAATATTAAGTTCGCCTCCTATCGTCTTATATGATTTATGTGGAATTACAAAAGAATATGTTCCAACAACGAATGCTTCTCTTTTATATAAGAAATCTAAACAATAGATAACGCTTTCAATAAAATCTTCTGGTACTTGAAAATCTTCTGGTACTTGAAAATTTAAATATTTGTATTTGCTTTCTGCTACCTGATATATAAAACTTAAATATAATTCTTTTGTAATGCTAACCTTCATCTCATCAAGAAAAGTCAAATATTCTTCTTCGATCAATGGGTGAAACATGATAATCCTCCTTTAATCTTCTGGCTACGCAATATGCTCCGATACATAGAATAAACAACATTAAATTCATAAACTACCTCCGTGATTTAGCATTGTCGGATATCAGTTTTGCATACTCGTACTGATACTTAAAAGGATCCTCGCAATCATCATCCATTGGTAACTTTCCATTAGCATCTGGTAAAATCACATATAGAACTGGATCATCATCAAAAGATAATAACTGTACGTCCATATTATTGCTTAGTATGTCTGTTCTGATACCTTCGGTGAATACAGTTTCATTATTTGCTACTTTTAAGCCCATATGATTAAGCAATCTAGCTGCCTGTTTTCCAGGTAAAGCCATTACGATACACAGTTCTCTTTGATTATTGTATTCATTCAGTCCATGGGTATGAAAATTACCCATGTATGGATGATCTTTATGTTCCTGTTCATTGAATGTTTCTTCTGTATCGTATATTCCATGAATTGTCCATGTAACTTCTGCCATGATGTTCCTCCTAATTTACATATTTAGACATGTCTTCGCCCATCCACCACGATACAAACTCAACCTTTACTTGATGTGTATCTTTAAAATACTTTGGTGACCAGTATGCTTGTTTTCCTGGTTCGTCCTTATATTCAGAATACAAAGATATATTAGTCTGTGTATCAATAGCTTCAAGAAGCCGTCTGGTAATAAACCTCTCTTTGTCTGCTTGACCACCTCTATTATCCTCATGATGTTCGATCATCTTATAAACCCAATGGGAAAATAAACCATTAAAAATAGACTCAACGATAAATTTATCCCATTTCTGAACATGCTGACGATAACTACTCATTAGCCAAGGCTTTGCTGGTACTTCATTAAAACGATGACAAATTAAATGCATTTGTGTTGCATAATAATCGTCATCTTTATTGCACTCGTTAACATAAAAATCAACTACTTTACGAGTGTCATCTGCACTTTTTCTTTCGTCCTCTTTTTGAAAGAAAAAAGCCATACCAGATATAGTATCTGATATGGCTTTCTCTGTAATTTCTTTTTCTGCGAGGATTTCATCTATACTCTTTTCAGCCATATAATCCTCCTATAAAGTGTATTCTTTAAGAGTCTCTGGTATTTCATAGATAAAACGACTTTCGGTAATCGGCTGATATCCTTCACTTCCAGTCTTTTTGTTTTCTGCATAAGTGATATAGAGCTTTTTCTGTGCTCTTGTCATGGCTACATAATATAATCTTCTCTCTTCTTCGATATCATCTGGATTACCAGTCTGAATAGCATTACTATGAGGGAAAAGACCCTCTTCAGAACCTACGATAAATACAGAATTAAACTCAAGACCTTTAGATGCATGAGCAGTCATAAGCTTAACTGCATTAGCATTTGCCTTTTCGTCACCCTTTGCATCTGTAAGTAAAGAAATTTCATCAAGCATTTCCATAAGAGTTGTATCTTCGCCTTTGCGATCCTCAAGAGACTTAACCATTTCTCTGAATTCATCCATAATCTGCACATTATCTTGTGCTTCTTCAGTATTGATAACTGCCTGGGATGCACGATATTTAGTCTCAAGAAATACGTTATCCACAATATCCACACATTTTGTGTAACTTTTGTGGATAACATTAAGCATCTGACGAAGAGGCTCTCTTAATGTAGGTCTGGTATTATTATTAAAATAATGCTCAAGAGCCATTGCATATGTAATCTTATTTGCAAGAGCATAATCTACGATGTTATCAATAGTCTTTGAGCCAACGCCCTTAAAAGTTCCTAATGCTCTTCTGAAAGATACAACGTCAAAAGGATTAATAACGCATTTACAAAATGCCAACAAATCTTTAACTTCTTTACGAGAATAGAAAGAACCAGAACCAAATACTACGTAAGGAATACCAAGCTTTGTTAATGCTTCTTCAAACAAACGTGACTGGAAATTCGCTCTATAAATGATAGCAAAATCAGAGAAATCTTTATTAAGATAATTATGACCAGTCATAATCTCTGATACTACCCAATCAGCCTCTGCAAATGTAGTATTTGCATTATAAAGCTGAACCTTTGCTCCGTCTTCGTTGTCGCAAAACATTTCAAGCTTAGTACCAAACTTATTGTTTTTAACCACTGCATTAGCAGCATTGATAATGTTACGAGTAGAACGATAATTCTGTTCAAGCTTAAGCTTAAGAGTGTTAGGCGTTGTTTCAGCAAAGTTTTCAAGATACTTAGGCTTTGCATTTCTGAATGCATAAATGGACTGATTAACATCACCAACGAGCATGGTGTTATTCTCACCACGAATAAGCTTAATCAAAATGAACTGTGCAGAATTAGTATCCTGGCATTCGTCAACCATGATATACTTAATGTTCGTATGAACCCATTCAGCTACATCCTTAAAAGAAGAAAGTAAAAGAATAGTATAAGTAATCAGATCATCGAAATCAAAAGACTTATTCTTCCAGCAATAATCCATATAGTTAGCATATACATTAGCAAGTGCTGTGCTAACATTAGGATCGTTCTTTGCATCGTTTTTCTTAATAAGATTGTTCTTAAACTTGCTGATACGTGCCTGGTAAGCTTTAACGTTCTGAATGCTATCATCTTCACCTTCTTGTACTAAAAAGTCTTTGATAATCTTTCTTGCGTCTTTTGTATCAAGAATGGTAAAAGAGTCAATACCAAGATGCCAACCAAACATACGCATAATTCTTGTACAAATTCTATGGAATGTTCCAATCCACATCTTATAAGCATCTGGAGATAACTTATTCATTCTTTCTCTTATCTCATTAGCTGCTTTATTTGTGAATGTAACAAGCATAATATTCTCTGGATTTACACCCAGATCAGTGATCAAATATTCAGTTCTCTTTACAAGTGTAAATGTCTTTCCAGATCCAGCACCAGCTAACAGAACCACATTATGGTCTATAGACTGAAGCACTGCATCTTTCTGCTGTGGGTTAAGACCACTTAAATCTGTCAGCATAACGTCTGTACCTTCCTTTTATAGATTTTATGTAATAATAGTTCCAAATATGCCCGTTAGGGTAAAAGAAAAGAGCCTCTATCATAAAAGGCTCTTTATAAGTGTAGGTTTGATCTTTAGGGTTTATCAAATAATCTGTGATACTCGATGTCTCTAATTATTCCTTCGATACTGAATACGCCAACCAGCTTTCTCGTTTCAAAAATATCTACAGTTTCTACACGATTGGTATAGTAATTGTAGTATTCGAATAACAATTGACGTTCATTAAACTTACCAAGTGTTAACACTTTCATATTCCTAGTCTTTACTTCGATTAGGTAAAAGTGTCGATCTTGATAATCAGCATTCTTCACTTCTGTTAACCCAATTCGCATACTCTTCACTCCTTGATATATTTATTTAATCAAGTTCGTATGCAATTAACTCCTTACCATAAGGGAATAAGCTGTCATCAGTAAATAACTCACAGAACTGTCTCCATTCAATCAGCTTGTGGTTCTTACGCCAAATATAAATATTTCTTAAGGTTTCATAATTGGCTGTCCACATTCTTGTTTGATTGTAAGACTCTGGAAGATACTGAATAAGCGTTCTCCAGTATGGATTATCCTTGGGCATCACATCTTTAGTTTCAAGATACTTCTGTCTAAGCCACTCAAGGAAATTGATAAAGTCTTTTGTAAAAATCTTCACATTTCCTTCATCGTCTGATGGCATTTCCAGAGGTAAATCCAAACTAAGATCTGTTGCTTCAATTGGTTTAGAATGGATCTTATGCATCGTAGAAGTACTGTTGGCTACAGTAGCGACCTTATAGGTATCCATTTCTTTCCACCAATACAAGGGGGCTGTTATTTGCATAGAACATAAGATTTGTCTCATAAACTTATCATGTGGAGAACCACTATGAATAAGTTTGTGCATAAGGTCCAAATCATTCTGTCCTACTTTAAAAGTCATTCCTGGGTCATTAGGATTGATTAGTGATGGGTCTTCTTCCCATTCCCACTTACTATCGCTCTTATCCCAGCTGTTCATAGGGTTACGCATTCCTATGATTGTGTTTTCAAGATTAAATACTTGAATGTTTTCTACAGTAATCATTGCTTCTTCTCCTTTATGCTAAATAATTAGCAAAAGCCGCCTGGGGGAATCGAACCCTCAACCTGTTGATTACAAATCAACTGCTCTACCAATTGAGCTAAGACGGCTTAGGAAGGGCAGAACCATATCGAGTATAATCCTCAAGCACGTTCACTTACTGACTACTTTAACATCGATAATACTGCTTGAAATATTGTTCGTTTATTATAATTACAATCAGAAAATGGAAAATATCTTTACGCTACTGAAAACCATTTCTATTAATAGTCCAGCATCAGGCATTACCTCCTACACAATACAACTACATTCTTTGTTACAATATCTTTCGACCTAAGTGAAACTCTGACACAATGCAGTTAATATCTTAGCGATGTATTTATCGGTCAGCAACTTGCTGCGTCTGACTGTTTTATTCTTTCTGAAGGGGACAATATTATCTTTACATATATTATTTTAGTTATACACCAAACTTACAGTCGCCCTGAACCTCCGTTAGTTTAAAGCATCCTTGAAAGTCTTTGAGACTTTGAACTTTACAGCTTTCTTAGCTGCAACCTGGATAGCTTCACCAGTTTGAGGATTTCTTGCTGTACGAGCTGCTCTATCAGTGGGCTGGAATGATCCAAAGCCAGCGATGTCAACTTTATTACCAGCAACAACCTCTTCTTTGATAGCGTCGAATACTGCTTTTAAAGCTTTGTCATCAACGCCAACTTTAGCTGCTAATTCTACTCTTGTCATGACTTTAATCCTCCTTTTAAGGAAATTGTGCATTTACTGTTATGCACCATGGCAAAAGTATAATACGAAAAATGTTTGTTGTCAATATCTATTTTCAAAAATAGCTTGAAATCAGACTTTTTCTTCTTTGTCAAGCTCCATGTATGTCATGATACAGTAATTTGCCATATCAAGAAGAGTATCTTTAATGGATTCGTCACCGATATCGACATTAGGATTAGTAGCAAGATTGACAAGACGATTGTACTTGTCTGTAATTCTGGTAACAGCAGATATTACGCCTAATTTCTCAAACGTATCTGTAAAACTATTACCATATGCTTTATTCTTCTGGATATATGTCTCGTTCAGAGTATCACATATCTTTTTATGCTTTTCATACTGATCCATGATTAATCCTCCTTGAAGCACTGATCCATCAGTTCTTCTTCATATTCTTCATCATCAGCGTTTGGATATAGCAGAGACCTTCCTTCATCTTCAAGGTCTTTATGTCTCTGCTCTTCTTCCATAAAAGTTTCATACATAACAATATCCATATTATTCATGAATATCATCCTCCTCTGGAAACTGATAAACTGTTGCTTTCATCTCTTTGATCTCAAGCTTGTTAAAAGGTTTATCAAGCTCACAGTCAAGAGCATCTGTCATTGTCATGTAACTATTGCTATCTGTAATCAGATATCTAATATAATTACTAGACATATCAGTTAATGCTTTCTGTGCCTTTTCAAGAGTTGAATAGCCAGCCAGTGCGAATCGATGACCAGTTTGTGTAATACCAATGATAATATAACCACCTTTATCTTTTTCTGATAAGTCTCCTCCTGGTATTACTTCGTCTGGTGCTTCTTCGATGTCTTGCATTGTTGCATTGTCTGTGATTAAGAAACTACTGGATTCATAATCAAGATCAATGTCCTTCCATTGTGAAATTACTCTCATTTCTTTTCTCCTTTCAATGAATAAGTATTTGTGTACCGTATGGAAATATTTTTTCTAATTCCAGAGTAGCACTAAGCTTTGCTCTGTTATTATTCTGAAGATTCGAAGCAGTATATTTTTCAATGATACTTTTGTTTCTTCTATTTGTTCGATAGTAAGCTTATCATTTGCTTCGTTGATGATAACATATATTCTACCGACACAGATATACTCTCCAACACTCATGTTCTTCTCCTTTCTTATCGTGACCATCGCCATAATTCTTGTACCATATTATTGCGTATTTCGTCTTGATATTCTTCTTTAACCATATAATACATATAACTATCAATCAGATCTATTGGATGAACTGTACGACCTTCTATCTTAAAGTTTTCAAATCCTTGATTGACATAATAGTCATATAAATCATTTACACGAATGACAGTATTATATTTAAAAGATTCGTGGAATGTCTTTGCTAATAAATAGCACTGTCTCTCTTCTAATTTTTCAGTAAGCTGTAATCTTGATAAATATTCATAATGCTCACTTCTTTCCTTACATTCTGGTGAACAATATGCGTTAATCAATAATTCTATTTTGTCTTTATATTTTAGCTTACCAAGAAAATCTTTATCTATATTCTTGCGATAATCAAGAACAACAAGATAATAATTTTCACATTCTTTATTAATCGCATCTATATCCAATAAACATTTTGTAGTAGATGAAATATATTTAAAATTTGGATATGTTTTTCTTAAATAGTCCTCTAATAATGGACTATTTACCAATACTTCGTTCATGCCATTATTAGCAAATTTCATAATTGTATTACAATATGGATCATATAAAAGATGCTCGTTTATTAAAGAATTGGTCCATGTAAATCTTACTGGAATACCCAAATCGTTAATAGCATTAATTGTATTTTCTATATTGAACACATCAGAATATCCGCTCATAAAACGACCACCATTCCAATATGCATCTGGAAAAGTTCCATATATAGATCCAATACAAATATCTTTTCTGAATGCATCTGGATTAGAATTCATATAACGGATTAGACATGTATTTAAATCATAATGATAAAAGAAATCTGGTATGTGAAACTTAATCATATTTATCTCCTTTCGTATAACTATTATTTACCATAGGTCTTCCGATATAAGATTAAGTCCACCTACGCCACCATTTTCACGATCATAAATGATCTTATCACATAATTGACCACATTGTTTTGCATGTTCAAACGCTTCTTTTCTTGTAAGAAAATTATTATGATGGTCTATAAAACCTTGTTCTATTTCTTCATAACCTTTATGTGGTCTGAAACCTAAAGGTTCTAATTGTGCAAATATATCTCCATGTCTGCATCCACACAATACTACGTCTTTATCTGTTTCTGTTATATGAAATTTAATTGCTGCTGCAAGAATCATATTATACCTCCATAAATAAATAAACCCTACTCGAATGAGTCAATGCTAATAAGTTAAGCAAATAGCAACCCAAATCAAAAGCACCCAATTCTCAATCAAAGAGAAAAGGGTGCTTTATTTTTTACTTCACATTCTTCAACGCTTTGTTCATCTTATCCATATACTGTCTGATAGCCTGCTCTGTCGCTCCAACCTTGCTCATACCGTGAGCCTTGCAGAATGCTTCAAATTCTTCGTGCAGAGCCTTGTCCATACAGACATTCAGATATTTGATTTCTTTCTTATTGTTATCTTTCATATCTGTTATTTTCCTTTCTGATAATCCTTGGAAATAACCTCGTTAAACCGCTTCGGGTCATACCAATAGCATCCTGCACAGACTTTAGTATCTTCATCACCTACGATAAAGCCTTCTTTGTATCCAAGTCTTGTTGCATCATAGCGTTTTCCCGTTTTAATGCAATCTGAACAATGATGACGCTTGGCATCATTTGCAGCTTTAGATAACGGCTGAAAATCAGATTCTTTTTGTGTAGATAAATCAATATTCGATAAAACAGTATAATGTCCGTCTTTGTGGTCACATTCGATTTGAGAATGTGTATCTAAAATACGACAAGACTGTTTTTCAATACTTTTGCGAATATCAGCACGAATGCCTCTTGATTTCTTAACGCTATCAAGATTCAACCCGTCCAACTGTATTGCTGATACCTTGCCACCTTTTTTAGGTCTTTTAATCTTATAACGCTTTCCGAGGTAACTTCCATCAGACCTCGCCCATTGACATCCGTTAGTGCTTTCAAAATCAGGATGGATATTTTTTAATTCTTCGATAGATATTTCATCTGAAAACCCTGATGTGGGGTCATCTTCATCATATTGAATACCTGCATATAATTCAAATAACATACCTAATGTTTGAGGACTGAGTTTGATTAACTGACAATTCCCTTTAACATAGGTCATTACATCAATCTTATCTTCGCCTGATGCTATCATATCTAATATATGCTGTTCTTCATCTGTTCGCTTTGCCATAATTACCACCGCCTTTACTTTACAATTTCAAGGCTCTGTAATCTGGCAATAGCCTTGTCATAATATTCTTTTGATAACTCACATCCAATGAAATCACGATTCTGATTGTATGCGGCAACTGCTGTACTTGCCGAACCTGCAAAACAGTCAAGCACCAAATCACCTTCATTGCTGTGCTTTTTAATCAGTTCTTCAAGCAAGGCAACGGGTTTCTGTGTAGGGTGGAACCTGCCCTTATCATGGCAAATAGGATAACTGTAAACCCCATTGTCATATTCAGAATGAAATGTAGGCTTACCACCTTTAACACCCACAACAGCAATCTCACGAGCATTGGTGAGATAATTAGTTTTACTATTCAGCGGAACGGGATTTGTTTTAATCCATTCAATGAATCGAATCTGTTTGAATTTTGCAGATTCAAAGTAGTCTTTCAGACTGGTCAATTTCCAAAGGTCATAAAAGCATATCATTGTGCCACCCTTCTTCAGCACTCGATAGCATTCTTTGATAACTTCATCAAGACCTGTAAATTCAGCATCCCAATCACCAAAATCCATCGAGACACGAAAACGGTCAGTATCTTTACCTTTCGCCTCACCTGATGCAAAATTTGTATCTCTTGAAACTTCGTAAGGCGGGTCAATCAGGACTAAAGAAACTGATTCCTTCTCTAAAGATTTGAGATAGTCAAAGCAACTCTGATTTACTAATGCAACTTCACACATATTTACTGTTACATCCTTTCTATAAAAATCTATAAAAAGACCTATCGAGCAGATTTTTCTACCGATAGGCCTTTGTTTGTTTTCTACTATCTTAACTGAATAGGTTTTTCAGATTTCAATGCTAATTATATGGCTTTAGAGATTGAAAATCTCTTATCTAATTAGCATTGCTCGAACGAGTATGGTTTTATGTGCCACCAGGGAATCGAACCCTGGACAACATGATTAAAAGTCATGTGCTCTACCGACTAAGCTAGTGGCACTTAGAAATAACGCCTTTCTCATTCTCTCCTTAAAGAGCGAGCTTTCACGAGGAATTTCCCCAATCTTAATAGACGTATCTATCAGTGTTATATCGGTCCGAAAACCATAGTGGGCAACTATTTCATTACTTAACGATTAAGGCCATTCGCCAAGAGGAGCACCGAATGATGTACCTTTCTTGAGCCATGTAAATGCATAACCAACTGTCATGAGATCGTTTCTGCTGTCAAGCAGATCGCCAAATGCGATATCGCCAGTCATGCCATTTACAGTTACAAGGCAAACCTTAGTTACAGGCTCAGCAGTAACACTGGTTACCTCTGCTGCAAAGATGTAGTTAACACCCTTAACAACCTGAGAACCAAGATAAGCAAAAGGCTCAACCTTTGATCCTACGAAGCCTTCGAAAGCCTTATCAAATGCTTCTTTTGCTTCTACTGGGATGTCTGTCTGAACATCAACCTGGATGCCGCCCATTTCTCCACCCTGTTCAACAACACGCTCGATGTTAACAAGAGTAGCTTTCATCTCGTTTGGCTTCTCGTTGAAGATCAGAACAACTACGTTCTTTGTGTCCTTGCCAGTAAGGATTGTCTGCTCTGCAAGAACTGCATGATTGGTTCCGTTAACAACCTGTGAACCAAGATAAGCGATAGGCTTATACTCAGCACCAATGAGCTGATCTGCAAGCTCTCCAATAGCAGTAGCTACCTTCTGAGGCATTGCGTCAACGGCAACCTTAACATTCCAACTTCCTAACATGTTTTTTACCTCCTTGAGATAATTTTTAGTTTCTTAAGTATGATGATTAGTAAAATAATGGACCATTTAGAGTTTGAACCTAAGACCGATCGGTTATGAGCCGATTGCTCTAACCAACTGAGCTAATGGTCCTTAAAACATATTAAACTATATATGAAGCTACATCGACGTTATATAATAACTCTCACGACATATTCTGTTTAATATGTTAGCTCCCCAAGTAAGACTCGAACTTACAACCTTCTGATTAACAGTCAGACGCTACTACCATTGAGCTATTGAGGAATGGTGACGTGGTAGGGATTCACACCCCACTAGGTTATTACAAATTCATTACTTTCTTTATTCTTTCTTACAACGCTACGCCTAAGTGAATACATTACACTAGGATAATACAATGTCTTAGCCATAAGATAGCTTCATTTGTTTGAACCGCAAGTACTATTGGATCAATTCCTCCTCTACTTTGCCCATGGTCTCCATAGGATCGTCATATCTCCTCAACTTTCACGCCATAGCTGGGGTAGACAGATTCGAACTGTCGTATGCAGGGATCAAAACCCTGTGCCTTACCGCTTGGCGATACCCCAATGTGCGAGACTGATATTACTACCAGTCTCGTAACCGTAATCAATACGGTTATCACTTCTTTATTATACTATTTTACTGCAAAAATGCAACATAAAATTACATTATTTCTTGTCCTTTGCAAGAATATCAAGAAGTATTAAGATAATACTTACTCATTTACTGCCTCCTATAAACATTGGACAGCTATTTCATATAACTGTTGCATAAAATCCCAAGACGATTTTAATAAAGCGTCATTATCTGCTGGATCTTCAGCAGTATTCATACCAAGAATTGCACCGATATAACCAGTAAAATCTTCTACAGTAATACCAGCCTGATCTAATGCTTGGTAGAACTTATCGCTATTCTGTTTATCAATCTTTTTTGCAAGGTTATCAATAGAATTTGTTAGCCTTGGTAATACTTTATAGATCAAATCTCTTTCATATCCTGTCATTTCTTTACCTCCCTAATCGTTACTGGAATTTCTTTACCGTTACCACATACATATACTGGAGCAAGCCATAAAGTCTTGGTTTCTTTTCTACCCTCACCAACATGATATTTATGCCAATGTGCTCTTCTGATATGTGGTCTTACTGGTTTACGATCCTTACTCTCAACAGGATCATTCTCTCTTTCAATATGCTTTTTATATTCTCGTTTTGCAACACGAATAGCTTTACCATATTGAACACCAACATCCCACATACGAATCTCAGAAAACTTATTCTTGATCTTTGAACCTTCTTTATGTGGTCTGTATGTTGATTTTGTTGTAGCATTTTCATTAACATCAGATGCATCAATAGCAATAAAAGACATAATTTGAAAGATTGATACAACTATACTTTCTCTTGGATCATATTCATCTCGCATATCCAGAGTAACATCAATTAAACCGTCTTTAGTAAAATCTGTAGGATTATCTAATAAACTCCTAATGTCTTTAGTCATTAAATCATCTTCACCTACAAATGTTCTTGCTATGAAATCTGATTTTGGTAAATCATCTGAATGCCATTCTACTTCCTGTTGTTCTTCTGTAAACTTATACCAGGAATAATATGTAAAGAAAGTAAAGTTATCATTCTGAACCATATAGATATTAACACTATAGAAATCTTTATTACCATGGATATCATCTGTAGTAATATATACCCATGCACCTTTAAAGTTGGCTATATTATCTACTTCAGTAAGATCAATAAAGAAACATTTGAATGGTAACTTATCAAACATTTCTTTAGATGTAATAAGGTTCTCTGTTTGTTTAATCTCATGAAAGAAATCATTATCTATTTTATAGACCATTTTGAATTTCATCCATGTAGATAAAACAAGATTAGTAGTTAATACATCTTTCCACTCAGTAGAACGCTGATCAAAATCTTTCATAGAATACATAGGAAAGAAAAGCTTGTTTACCATAGTATTATACATGATTTCATTATTCCACTTTTCAAACTTTCCTTTATATTCTGGTGTAAAGAAAAATAAATCAAATGCATAATCTTCAAGGTCAGCTACAGTTGAATCTGGATCGCACATATCTTTATCTTTCATCATCTGTAATGTTTTCTCTGGCGGTTCTGTTTCTAACATTCTATCTACACATTCCAATGGATAGTATTTCATACATTAACCTCCTCAAAATAAAAATTCCCCAGCCCAAAACTTATGGACTGGGGATTGAAAATTGAAAAATAAACCTTCTCTGATAGGAGAAATGATCGGTACGAGATTTGAACTCGTGTTACTGCCGTGAAAGGGCAATGTCTTAACCGCTTGACCAACCGACCAAATGCGATGCGATAACGTTCGCACCGCTTTACGCCTCTGTTTTCCCCACAGAAGTAAGAGGTATTGGTTTGACCAAAAAACCATCAGAGCTACTACGCTCTATAAGGTATACACACTAGGCTTTTGTTCACCTTACAATTATATCAACCATGTTTATTATGCGAATGAGGATACAAGTCTGAGCTATAAGGAGCTACCCTATAACTTCTTGCACCAGTAATCAGCCGAAGCCTTTCCCATGTATAGCAGTGGTGCTCCTACCTCATGCCGAAGCAAGGGTGGTGCTACCTACATACTATAACCACTCATGAGGGATTGATACCCCCAGCTTTCACCCAAATCATTCAGATTTTCAATTTTTCATATTTTTCCTATATGAAGCATTATGAAAGTTTTTTTCGCCTTGGGCTACTTGCGACTTATGCTTGCGTTATACCCATATTACTATGGTTCACGGCGAATTGTCTTGGTTTTGGTGTTTCCTTGAACTTCTAATACTCCCCCAGTTTACCAGACTGGTGAGTTATCAAGGTAGAGTATATCTGCGTTAAGTTACAGATTCATCCATAAGCATCTGCAAGCAGACACCGATGAACGCTTTTCACTCCTATTACGACAACCACAAGCATGTCACACTAACGCTCTCGATATAAATACACTACCGTCCAATACTTTGGGATTCCCCATTCAATGTTCCGCCTTCGAGCAAGCTCTTATAGCATCGCATAACGACTCGGTAACAAAAGTATCCTTCTGTTTTCGTTCGTGCGTCTGGACAATATCCTAGCATGATGATTAGTCAATCTGCACTAGGGTAGTGTATATACCTTATAGAAAATAGTAACTCTAAATTCCATTATGCGACCGATAGGTCGCAAATTAAAAGTAACAAGAAAGGCTGGAATGACCTACCCAATCGGGGTTTGATGTAGTATATTCCAGCCCAGCCAAGGTTGCGATCCTTGTTCTACAAACTGTTTTTGACTTATTACTTTAGTGCGGGTAGTGAGACTTGAACTCACACGCTAGCCAAACTGAGCCACACCCCGATGTAGCGTACAGAGAGGATGGACTCCTATACGCCACTTTCACCTATCAACTAAATCCTCGAAAGGATAAGTTGGCTTGAAAAGTATGCAAGTGTTATTTTAAATTACATATAACACTTTGTCAATCATCAAGTAATAATTTTCTTATATCTTTATCACTTTGAGATTCCTTTTTGTCGGCGTTAGCCGATTTGTTGGTACTATCATTGTTTTCCTTATCGTCTTTGGAACCTTTTCGTAATTCATCTACTGATGAAGGTGAATCAATATCATAAACAGCAGCAAGTACATGAGATAAAACATCTTCAAGCATATCATCTGGATAAGCATCTAATGAAGTATCTAATGAACCAGCAAGAATCTTAATTACATTTGCCAATGCAATCAGTGTTCTTTCTGGTGCAATATTATTATCCTTACTGTAATCAATAATCATATTTGAAAATTTAACAGTAAGATCAATGATACCCATTTGTACTTTCTCAAAGCCATGCTTGTCGAACATTTTACCGATTGCATTATCTGGTTTAGAGATAAGCGAAGCTAATAATGTAATATACGCAGCATTGATAAAAGGTTCTGCATCTCTTAAAAGAGTAACTTCCTTATCTTTGATTGACTGATCTAACAAGTTAGTATACAAATGAACGATAGAATATGTAGAGAACTGAACGTCTTCTTGATCGTTACAATGAAGATGTTCATGGCTCATAATAGCATCAAGTGCCTCTCTCTCTTTTTCAGTAAGAGTTCCGTTTTTCATTTTCTCTACAAGGTTTGTAATTTCTGATGCATTGACAGAATTGGTTGTAAGTCCACCTTTTGAAATAGCTTCACGCATCATTTCTCTAAAAGGTTCATAACCCATTTTGTCTATAATGGATTGAAGATCGAAATTGGTGAAACCATTGGAACCTTTCATCATTCCAATTGTCTTTACAGTTGAATCACCACAATCTTTATTAGAGATGCTGATTAAAGTATCAATAACTGAGTTTTGATCAGAAAAAGAAAGACTGTTAAACTTATCTTTCTCAAGATAGCTAAACAGTCTTTTTAAATCATCATCATTTCGTGGGTCAAAATTTTCGAACATACGCTCCTCCTTAATTATTCAGAGCGTATTAATCCTTAATAAGCATATTTGTCTTTCTCGACATTAAGATTAGGGATACGCTCTCTATTTTCTTTAGGTCCTCTATTGGATAAATCATCAAGATTATATCCCTCAATGTCACCGTTAGGTGGTTGATAGTTGAGTCTTTCACGAACGGAATGCTCTTCTGTTGCTGGTTCACGTTCGTATTTTAATATTACGGAAAGATCGTTGAACTTCTCAATAAGTTCTACAACTGCTTGCTTCTCTGCTTCAGTACCATATCTCATTGGCCCAGCAGTCATATAAGAACGATCCTGTACACCAGATAAAAGATTAGCATACGCATCTTCCAGGTCATGATATCTCTTTTCAGTTGCAGCACTGTCTGCCTTATTCATAACCTCTACGATTGTACGATTCAACTCTCGATCAGTATGATAAGTCTTGTTAAACTTCTCAAGTGCTGGTCTTAAGTTCTCAAAATAATACTTAACAGCATCGATATTTAATAAGCCGTTCTGCTGTTTCTGCATCTGAATGTTGTCTTCTTGTGTTAAAGCCATGGTTAATCTCCTCCTTTATTATTGTTATCGTTATTTACCTTTGGCGGTCTGCCACGTCTCTTCTTGGTCTGATTAACTGTATTCTGGAAATCATCATTAATATCCTGTAATACATCTATATCACGCTTATCAGATGGAATATTATTATATAATATCTCACTCCAAGCGTCATATTCAATAAGAGCATCTGACAGTAAAGGTAAAAATCTTGATTCACAATATTTTTCTCTTACATGCGGTCTGATACAACGATCTGGATGTCCGTTCTTACATGCTTCGCATTCACCACATGGTTCTTTCTGCATAAGCATTGGAACTAATTCATCTTGAACTAACTTTCTTGCACTAATAAGAGCATCCATAAAGTCTTGCTCTATATAGCTGAAGCTTGAAAGCGTAGCTAATAGCTTTGCTGCTGTCATACGAGCAATAACTAAATTAAATCGTGCTTCTTCAATAGTCTGTTTTGAATCATCCAAATGTAAGATGTCAACAATATCTTTGGCAATCTTTGCAGAGTATTCTTGCGAACGTTTCTCTGCTTCTTCGTATTTACTTAAGGCATTTTGAAAGTCTTTGTCTTCACGTAACTTCTCAATAGCCTTGTCTGTCATACTTTGATCCATAGCCGTATCTCCTTATATTTTTTAAAAGCCATGTCTGACTTCAGTTATTATAAAAAATAATAACAGAAAATGCAACATAAAGCAACATCTCTTTCGTAAAAAAATATTCCCACCCACAACGGAGCTTCGTCTCGTTGTGGGTGGGAGAAAGGAGAAGGAGTATACATCACATGGGATTAACCATGAAGTCTAATCAACGGAGTCGAACCGTACTTCTACTATGCCTTTGTCTCTTTAGACTTAATTATTGCATAGCGTCCACCCTTTGTGGCGTGATTGACTGCTCTCTCATTGAGCTAAAAGGTTCCTCTGTTTTTATCGACACGAACCAGTAAATGTCGATTGAGTTTGAAAAAATGGGGCGGTCTATTTCAACCGCCCCTTGATTGTGCTGATTAGAAAGGAGCAACTTCAGCATTAACAGCATTAGCAACAGGAGCAACAGGAATGCTCTCAACTGTCTGTGCAACAGGAGCAACTGTCTGTGCAACAGGAGCAACTGTCTGTGCAACAGGAGCAACTGTCTGTGCAACAGGAGCAACTGTCTGTGCGATAGTAGCAGTAGCAGTAGTACCAGCATTGCTCTTGGAAGGATTAGCGTCGAGGAACTCAATGTTCTCTACGACAACAACTTCTCTCTCTTCTGGAAGAGTAACCTGGATAATCTGACCGTTGTTGAGCTGAACCTGTTCAGTTCTTGTTGCGTTGTACTTCTCAAGGTGACCCTCGATAGCAATACGACGAGAAACCAGCTTATCATTGCCATTCTCATCCTTCTTCATTGCGTTGCAGTACTTCGCAAAGAGGTCTGCGATAGGTCCAGTAGCACGACATGCGAAGAAGTCGGTGTGTCTCTCCTGGGTTACAGAACCGTCTGCGTTAGTAGTAGCCTGACGATAATCACGGTCTGTTGCAAGAGTCCACATAACCATCTTGGACTCGAAAACGCCGTTGCGTCCAGTCTTCTGCTCTACAGCATAAGGGCGAAGGATTTTAACAGTTCTTCCGATTGCGTGAATTTTCATACTCATAGTGTACCTCACTTTCTGTGCATTTAAGCACGATGCAAAATTTAGGGTTTGTTTACAGTTTTGAATAAATAATATTATTCATCAAGCGACCGATAGGTCGCAAGCGTGGAAAAGATATTATTATATTCATCGTGCGACCGATAGGTCGCAATCTCGTTATTCAGTTGTAAGGATTATGCTACCTGTGCGTTGGTCTGATTCAGTGTCACTACGGACGCTACTGCATTACCAACCTTACCGATAACTGCGACTGCTCCATGAAGGAGTGTTGCAAGCAGAGTAACTGCTGTATCAACGATAGAGCATACGGTATTAACAACGATGCCCAGAATATCTCCGATGATACCCAGAACCTTAAGGAAAAAGTTCTTTGCAATCTGCTTAGGCGGAACCTTATACTTCTTTGCTTTCTCGTTGACAGCGTTCTCAAAATCCTTACTGCCAACATAGTTGCTGAACTTCTTGAAGAAGCCTTTCGCACTCTTCGCCTCATGACTGTTGTTCGGTATCTGTTCTGCAAAAGCGTCGAACAGTCCTTTAAACTGAGCGGTAAAGTCCTTTACATCTTCTTTTTCGGGAATGCACTGCTCACAAGGAGTAGGCTCTACATTGATAGTCTCCTGTGCCATAGTATATCCATTGTTCATGGTTGCGTTTCCGTCACTGATAATAGTACCCTGTAACATAAGCGTTTACCTCACTTTCATAAAAATTAGGGTTAATAGTTCTTCCGTTTGCCCGATAGGGCAAAGGACTTATTCAAAGGGTACATAATCATCAGAGCACAAAGATTGATATCTATAAGAAGACAGCATTTTTTCATAGTCCATTTGTTGTTGCTGTTCATCTATATAATCATCAAAAGTCTGTGGTATGACACCCTTTAGAACAGTTAATTCGTCTGTGTGCGGTTCATAGAGATAAAAATACGATTTCTCTTTAACCAAAAAGTAATCATCGAAGATTTTCAAGAAGTTCTCTTTGTCCGTTTTAGAGATAGGTTCATCGAAGATTACATACATGAAGGGCTTATTGAGAAACTCTGCATAAAGAACGCCATAACCATATCTGATTTGCGTCTCATTAGTTTCTCGATTCAATGTTTGCTCATATCCACAAACTGGACATTCTATAACCTCTTTACTATCGATATGATAATCTAAAAGCTTCGCAATCCGATTACACTTTGGACAGTTAACATCGCAAAATGTAACCAGATTGGAACCTTGCATAATTCGCTTGATAATCATTTCTCGTTTGGAACCTTTTCAGTTTTTAGTTCCTTAAGCAAAGAGTTTTCAGTTTCAGATATAGCATTCATAAATGATTTGCATAGTGCAACAAGCCCTTTAGTTGCACCAACAATACCAGGTAACCACTTATTTGCTTCTCCGTAGAGAGTGGTTACATACTTCTCGTTGATCTCGATAACTGTCTGTGTTTCAGCATTCTCTTCTGCTGATTTCTTGTATTTAATAGCAAGAATACCAGGAGTTTCTGTAAGTGGCTGATCAGCAACATTGATTAACAATGTCTGCATAATCTCTTTTTCTTTTTCACTCATTATTATCTGCATAGTGACCCTCCTTATTCTGCTGTACTGTCATTGTGAATGATTCCTACATAGTAACCGTCCACATAGATAACCTGACCGTCCGCTGTCTCTCTGATTTCAATCATTTTGATTTCCTCCTTATTTTGGTTGATAGGTGATTTGAAATTACTTTCATCAAGCCCCCGATAGGGGGCGTAACCCTAAAATACAAAACTTAGTTGTCCATCTGCTTCTATCTTATATCCGTTGACTTCTGTACCTTGAGCATAGATAAAATTACAGATAACTACGATACTCATACCTTTTACTGCAAGATAATAGATCATCCTCTCTCTGTTTGATGATCGAAGATTATATGTATTTCGATAAGATGGTATACCAGCACTATAGAGTAATAAAGATACCTCTTCGAGAGTCATAGTGTTATGTGTCTTATGGTTTACAATCTCAATCTTAACCTTGCAGTTATTCTTTTTTGCATAATCTTCAGCGATATGTTTGATGTCTCCGTAAGTTAAAAAATTAGTTTTCATATTTCTCCCTCCTATAATGGTAAGTCGTTGGCTCTACGCCATTCCTGTACTACATATTCTTTCTCGTTCTGATCCATATTGGATATTTCTTCTTCAGAATATCCAATCGTTCTTAACTGTGCGTCGTAATCAAAATTATCCATAATTACCTCCTCACGATAATAAAACGGTCATCTAATATATTTGATAACCATGGTTCAACAGTAACTTCCCAGTTCAGTCCACCAGCACCACATCCAACTGGTGGTAAATAACATTTGGTGATACCAAACTTATCACACATCTGCATAATCTCTTCTGCTGATTTGCAAATTAATGTGATATCACTCATTTCTTTCCAATGATGTTTAGTAGGAAAAGAAAATAGAGTGAATGTCTCGTTATCTCTTTTACACATCCCAAGATTAAAACAACGATTACCGTAGGTTTTAATATACTGACCAAGTTTGGCTTCGCAATGAAATAAGTTCTTTGCTTGAAGAGCAATTCCTTTACCCATAACTGCATTGCCGTTTTTATCGATAACACCATTGGTAGTAATACCAACAGCCTCTGTTGTTTTGGGAAGATAAAAGATATCGGTTTGAGTTCTCAAAATTTGCATAAGCGATACCTCCATATAAATAAATAGCCATGTCTAACTTCAGCCTGTTTTAAAAAAAGAGGGGGATGATCATAGATCATCCCCCGACAGGAGAAGAGAGAACAAAACTGTTTCACCATGCCGCCAATAGGCGGCTCTCTCGTTATCTCGTTAAAGACTGAGAGAATTAGGCTGAAACATGATCTTACGAAGAGGAGTACCGTAGGTTTCACATAACTTGAAATTATGTTGAGTACCTTTAGATTCTCCATCCCAGAAACAAACGCACCCTCTCTTTGGAAACTGAGAGATAAACTGATGCATTTGTTCATTACGACGATAACCAGCAGACTTACCAAAGCGATTCCAATCAGCTGGGAATACATGCATTTGATAACCACGCTCCTTGGCATACCATTCAGCAAGAGTATCTGCTCCTTTAGCACCACCAGAAACAATATGGATCTCTTTATCAGATTGGTTCTGTAAAAGATAATCCAACTTCTCTTTGAGAAGAGGATAATTATTAAAACCACGAGATCCAGCAACTAATAAATAAAAAGAATTATTCATAGATTCTATAATTCTTTTCACGAGAGTTCTGTGACATATTGATTCGTCTCTACAAAAACAACAGATCAATACATCCTTCTCCTTGGATTTGGATTGCAACAGTCTTAAGTACTGCTGTGCCATAGGCATTTGCATTTCGTTTAAGAATTGTGGAGTATAAACAGTATCAAACTGATTCTTATTCCAGATACCCTGTGACCTCCACGACAAATAACGATTCAGCAAGTCATAGCTTGGAGCTAACTGGGGAACATGATATATATTTCCACCAGTCTGTACATTGCCAATCTTTCTGGCAATAATCCAAATTTCATCATATTTTGATTTGTCGATATCCTTAATACTACCAGTAAACAGCATATTAACACCCCCTATTATTCATATTCTGCAATAGCAAATGCATCGATATCAATATCTTCAACAATTGTAACATACAAAATCACTTTCTCTGTATCTGAAGAATAGATAAACTTATATGTTGTTCTCGTTTCATAGCAGTCGTACACTTTTCTTCTACTAACCTTTTTACCAGCATATTCCAGAGAATAGTCTTTCTTCTTAGTATCAAAGTCATTGAAACGACGAGAACGACAGCTTTTCCATCCTTCATAAGAGTCTTGATTAAAGTCAAAATCCCAATTTCCCTTATATCCCTTATGATTCTCATTAGGAAGGATATGATATGATATTACTCCTTCGTTAAAGTCATAATATGGATCACTTCCATATTTCGATATCGGAATGATAATACCTCCGAAATCTAATTCACTATCAATATCATCTGAGGGGATAAATCCTTTGATCTGTTTCCATAAAGATGTATAACTTTTAGGTATCTGCATAACGATTCTCCTTTCGCAATTAAAATCATCATTAAAACGATAGTTTTATTATGCCCGTCTCGTTAGGGCAAAAAATTTTTGGGAGCACCCTGTATTCCAGGATGCCCCCAAGATATTACTTTACTACACGAACAACGAGGTTAGCGATAGTATTCTCGGTCTCCTTATAATCGGGAGAACCAATAGCCTTTACCTCGTGTCCAACAAGCTCAGAAATGTGAAGATCAGCAACAGTAGCCTTGATAGCACCGATGACAACACCGTTAACAAGAACAGACAGTCTGGAGTTTTCATCAAAGTCAACAGTAAATACATAACCGTTTTCCTTAACGATTCTCTTCCACTCGTCCTTGGAACCACAAGAATACTTGAAGCCATAAATCATGTCGATGGTATAAACAGCACCAACATTCTGGCTTGCAACAACAGCAACAACCTTTTCACTTCTCTTGTGGATCAGTGCATAAGGCTTTCCATTGATAAGCTGAACAGGAACATACTCACAATCATCAACATCGTCGATAGGAGCATACTCCTTCTCATTTACATAGAGATATCCAGCAGATACTGAAACCTCTTCAGCATAACGAGGAAGTCTGTAAAGCTCAAACTTCTTGTTGTTTCTTGTGAATACAGACAGAAGCTCGTCAAAGAGTAACCAGCCATAAGTAAGACCAGTACCAAAGTTACCGTCCTTAGTATAAGCAACGATATAACAAGCAACTGCGATAACCTCAACAGAAACCTTGAGGTTTACTGCAAGCTGGTTAAGAGTATTAATCTCGTTTGTCTTGAGACCATTGATGACATCCTTAAGTTCTTCATCGGGTAATTCAGCCTTGAAGATTTCAGACATCTTTTTACCATACTCAGACTTACGAGCCTTAAGATAGTCAAGCAGAGTCATCATGCGTCCATCAGCAAAAGAAACATTCATCTTAAGCTGAGCATTCTCTTCTGCTGATAACAGCTTAAGAAGGAGAGCAACCTTATCGGAACCATTTGCAAAACGATTCATGAATTCAAGGCCCTTCTGCTCAACATAATCATGTACTCTTGCCAGAGGAGACAGAGACTGATACTTGTTCAGCTGAGCAAACTTTGCTACAGGACGACCAAGAACCTCAACTCTGGTAATCATCTCCTGGGGAGTGAATTCAACCTTAACAGAGTCAACAAAATCCAGTCCACTCATACCTTCAGCAGCAACACCAGTCTTTGCAGAGTCAATCTCTCTACCCTGCATAAGACGAAGATACTCAACCTTTGCCAGATATTCATCAGCGATCTTCTGAACCTGGTCAAATGTCTTGATGCCATAGATGCCATCGTTATCATAACGAACAACGCCATCTTTCTCTGTAGCATGTACGAGACCACGAATGGCGAAGTACTTCTCGCCATTAATAGTCATAGTGTGAGGCTTCATTTCAGAAGAATTCTGAACCTCAGAAGGATGTACCATATAGATACCAACACAACCCATCATCTTTGCAAAGTAGATGCAAGACTCAAGGTGATTAGAGATATCCATGGCTCTGGATGCATAGTTCGTAATGATGCCAGTACGGTCAACTTTCGCAACCTTAGCATTGAACTTTGCCATATTCTCCCAAGAGAACTCTTCTTTTACAGCAGACAGACCAGGCTCCCATACTACATAGTTCATAGAACGGATACCATCAACGATGATCTTGCCAAGATCTGTATTGTCGGGAACGATAGCACAAGTGTCGCCATCGAAATCGGCACCGCCCATATTCTCCCAAGCACCATCATAGCCATTAAATACTACGATATCTTTGAAGAACCAGTAGTCTTCTCTCTCAACACAATTGAACTTCTGTGCTTCGAAAGGAGCGATAAGAGGAGATCTAAATGCTCCAGCAAATCCTACATGGTTATTAAACCAGTATTCTCCAGATGCAAGGGCGTTAAGGTTAAGGCCATAAATAGAATTCAGCATGTATGCTGGATCACATACCATGTAAGTATACTCACCAGGAACGAGAACTCTACCAACCTTCATATCGGTGATAAACTTCTCGTATTGCTGTCTTCTCCAGTTGATAACCTGGAAATCATCAACAAGGTCACTTGAGTTACGAAGAGCAACAACGAGGTTGCTATTAGTATCGCTTGCTCCATCTACAGAAGAGATAATTCCATGGAACTCCTGAGCTTTAGCGATATCAGTTACAGATTCCTCAAGCTTATTGAACCAGAAATCCACAACGGGAATTAAAGCGTTGGGATTCTCGAACTTAAGAGCCTGGATGAACTGAGGATTAAGAGCAACCCATTTATCCTTTCTCTTTAAGTAATTACATACTTCCAAAGGAGCTTCTTCCCAGTTCTGAGATGCGAACTTTCTTGCTCCATCAGTGATAACCAGATCCTTATCCTTAAGCTCGTCGATGAACTCAAGAGGATACTTAACAACGATACCTTTACATCCTTCATGTCTAATCTGGAATACAGAAGGAACTTTCTGGATAAGCTTGCGAAGCTTAACATTCTCATAAGCTTCTTCAAGCGAATTAACAGTAGCGATCTGAGATACGAATACATCGTACTCATTCTCAGTGATGATACGCATTGCACATGCCATAGTAGCAGCATAGGTGAAAGAGCAGATCATCATTCCATCACCAGGAATGGTCTTACGCTCTTCAACAGCAGACTCTGTAACAACTTCTTCAACCATCTCGTTAGCAGCAACATTAGCAAGAGCGTCAATAAGCTCAGCTTTCTTCATCTTGCTATATCCAACGATACCAGCAACCTTAGCCATCTCTCTGAGTTCCTTAACAGTATTATTGTTCATCATAATCCAACATTTTAGGGATTCTCACCCAAGGATGTCCTTTCTGCACCCTAATTAAAATTATTAGTGATAGGTAAAATATGGAGAGAGCCATTAGACTCTCTCCGTAGTGATAGTACCATCGGGATTCTTCATCTCTAAAACTCCAGGAGATGTAATACCCTTATATGGTACTTTAGTAGTTCCAGAAGCGTCCGATACATAATCAACATTCGGATGCTTCAACTTCCACAATACATTAGGATTCTGTACAGTCTGATAAGTATCGAAAGAGTTAGAACCTCTCATTGCAATTCTCGCTTTAAGCTTAGCAAGATTGACAATATACTTACCATCCTTGAAGGACCCAATTCCAGCTACGAGATCTTCGATAGTCTTAAATCCAGTGATTTCGCACCAGATTTTAAAGACATCAGCTGGACTATCCGCTTCAATAAACGGAAAGTCTGCGTGACGGGTGCTGGATGCCGAAGGAGCAGAACACATATAGTGTTTGCCCGAAGCAATATCAGTGATGCCATGAAGGAATATATTTTCCTTTGTGGATAACAGAGTAGCTTTGTCTTCATCGGTCTTACCCTGTTCGCCCATAAAGACGATAACCTGGGATAAACCATAACTCTCAAGAAGACGAGAAATTCCATCTTCAGAGGATGCTACCCAACGCATGGATTTGCTCTTACTCTGAATATTGCCACCAATAAATACAGAAGCATTTCGAGAGTCAAAGATAGCATTTCCAGTAGAGTCAAACTGGATATCCTCAAGAGACATCTTCAGTAAATAAATAGAATTCTTATGAAGAGTCTCCGTAGATGTCTGTCTGGTAAACTGTGCCATACAATCAGCGATATATGCTCTCTTTTCAGAGTCATCACGCTGAGCCAACTTATCACCATTAAAGAGCATGGTGAAAAAGCGATAAGTACGCTCTAAATACTGCTCTTCAACAGTACAGGCAGATAAAGATGATTCTTCATCAATCTCGATCATACCCTCAACAGCTTTACAGAGTTTCCACTGAGCGGCCATTTCCTGATAGTGCTCATCACGCATTCTCTTAATGTGAGGATGCATGATGTGATACCAAGTTAATACTCTGTGGTAATCTCTACCAAGAGATTCACGAACCTCTTTAACAACGGGTGACATTTCTTTGTTCTTCTTTTCCATAATAGTTCTCCTTTCTATGGATGAATAATAAGTTAATAGGTGATATATATAAAATGTAAGAGAAAACTACAGGAAATATAGCTTACCCTTACACAAAAGCAAAAAGAATAGTGTATATTATTTTAAGCAAAGACGATAAATAATATCCAAAAGCATAGTAAAATGAATAGAGAATAGATTAACTTTTGGATAAGAGCGTCTAACTAATCTCAAGAATATATAAGAGATAAAAGAGTACTTATATATGGTAAGATACTTATACACTATAGGGGAATATATAGAATAGACAGAAGAATAAACGAAAAGAGTATAATATAGCTATAAGCTACATTTTAGCCAAGAATCAAAGATTTCTCTATGGGGGACCAGGATCCCTCGCCTAGCGACAGCATATACTTATTCTCTTAATATACTATCGAACAGCACTCGATAGCATATTTTATTAAATAAACCAGAGAATAATGTCTAATGCTATTGACATTTAAGCTAAAATAGATTATACTTTGCTTGCTTTGCAAGCAAAGCCAGTGAGAAAACTCTCACTGGCTCTTTTCATCTGATACAACGATGCCCTGTAGGGCGACTCTCTTTGTCGCCCCATAACCGAAGGTTAATATATAATCTGTTAAAGATCTAATAAAAACCTTTTTAACATAGATTCTATATCTGGGCTATTGTCTATTCTTAGAGCTGATTAGTTAACAGGGTCAACCCAATGATAACAATCGCCATCGCCATCGATATCAATAAACTGACCCTCCTCATTAACATAATCAGCCTCCCAGTGTCCTTCATCATAAGTAAAGAACAACCAGATTTCCCAAAGCATTAATGCACCAAAAGCGATTACTAAAACAGTATTGATAATAATATTACCAACCTTTCTTCTCTTAGCCTTAGCAGCATTAACTTTCTTCATATCAGTTAATACTACTCTTCTACCTTCTACAATAACCTCTGTCTGATACTTGTTAATAGTTCTTACAATAATGTCTTTCATGATTAGACCTCCTTAATAATTATTCATCATTTGGTCGTTAGACCACATTGAATAAAGTCGCTTATCAAAGTACCACCATATAGAATATAATGACACCCCAATATTATATGCAGCTAAAGGACAATGCTTAAACATAGGCATGACTTCCTATGAGTCGTCTATTGACAAATGATTAATTTTTAGTTATGCTATTGCATAGCATAACCAGTTACGATTACTTTGCCGAGTTCCTATCGCAGTTGGTTATACACAATATATAGAAACTCCTACTGGCTTAATACTTTTTCCAAGTAGGAGTTTCTTCTATTATATATAAATATAGCAATATTTATAAAAATAAGAATTTAAATAAAACACCAACACTATATATAGATCTGATCTAATTTAAATCCTAATGATACATGATTACATAGGGGGAACCTTTTTCAGATTCCCCCAGCAACAATAAGATTACTTGCTAAGTTTCCACATAGCGTTCATCTGATCAGCACTTGCGTTAAAGATAACGTTTGTACCGTTCTTACCCTGTACCTTCTGGAAGTTAAGGTAACCACGAACTACCATAGCATTCAAAGTCTGCTGAATGGTATCCTCGTTGCAATTCTTCTCTCCATAAAGGTTCTTAATTACCTTGCTGGTAGCACCCCAAAGCTTCTTGGTTTTAACCAGGTATTCAGCCTTGGTAGCAGTAGCCTTAGTGTTCTTGTAGAACAATGCCCACTTAACACCCAAAGACTGCTTTACGTACTCAGCAGCTACAGCCTTAACCAACTTATCCCACTTTGCATCCATGTACTTCTCTTTCATAGAAACCTCCTTATTTTCCTTTTCCTCTACTACTGTTTCCACTACAGGCTCCTCAACTACAGGCTCCTCAACTACTGTTTCCACTACAGGCTCCTCAACTACAGGCTCCTCGATAACAGGAGCTACTACTGCCTCAGACTCCTTACGCTCTTCATTGGTGAAGAACTGG